TATATTATTTTATATAGAATATTCATTTTATCTATTTATTTTTTCTATATTCTTTTTATAAAATATGGAATATTTTATTTTTATATATTATTATTTGTAATTCTGTTTTATATTATATTATTTCTTTATATGAAATATTTATTTTATTATTTTCTTTTTTTTTTTAATTTTATATATGAAATATTTTATAATTCTATCTAAAAAGTACCAAAAGAAAAAAAAAATGAATAAAGCGTTTACTTCCTCTAGCATAGGCACCTATAGTTCTTAGTCGCGCCAAACGCGTATTCTAATATCCTGTGTTTTTGTTTCTACTGATGGATATTCTTAGGGAACACTTCTCCACCAATATCCTGCGTCTTAGTATCTTTTCTAATCGCGTATATCGCGCATGTTTTTGTTCTTTTCTAATACCCACGTATTAATCGCGTAAGCGCGTATGTTTTAATCGCGCTAACCGCGAATATTCTAGTATCCTTTGTATTAGTATTATACGTTCTTTTATTGGCGCTATCGTTGTGCACTGGAACGCACTAGAGACCCTGGTGGGACCTCTAGTGACCAAGAATAAAAACTTTTTCCTATCAATATGTTTAGGTTGTAATATTTTTTAACAAAACTTATTTCAATCATATACTATAAATTTGAAACAATAAAAATTCTTTTTGAAAGGAGAATATTCTATGAGTTGGAATTGGAATCGTAATAAACATCGTGGTGATTACGATTGGGAATCTAAAAAAGAGAGATATAGACGTCCATATAATTATGGTGGATATAAATCACCTGATTTTAAACAAAGAGAACAAAGATGGAAGAGAAGTGCTCTTAGTAAATTAGGTCCTGAAGATTATCATGAGGATCATGCTTTATCTAGAGAAGAAGTTGAGAAGAGACTTATATATAGAGGAGAGATACCTAGAAGACCTAGATGTAATTTCAATGTACATATCATGAGAGAAACAGAATATGAAGACTTATGTAAAGAAGTAATGGATATGCATTTCGTAGCAGTAAAGTACCCATTAGATGATCCTCATTATAATGGACGTATGATGGGTAAAGCTAAAGCTAGAAATACGATAATAAGAAAGGTAAAGGAAACAGAAAAGGCTTATGCCGAAAGATTCAAAAGAGAAACAGGAAAGGAGATTGTTACACCACTTTATTTTTGGGTGAAACAAAAGATACATATATGAGAATAGAATATCCAGTATTAGATTTTAAACCACATGTAACTAGTTTAAGAGTAGCAGAACCTATAACAGCTCATTATGAGATTATGGATGGATGCGTATTGAGTTTTGTTATTGTATTAACCAAATTCTTTAACGTCGAAGTAATAGACCAAATGGATGGTACTAAGACAGTTATCAATGGAGGATTAGACGAAGCTATGAAATATGCTCAAGCTAAATTCCAATATGATATAAACCAAATTTTGGCACGTTGTGGTGTTAAGGAGGATTAATATGGTTAGACGTGGAGATATGGGTTGTGAAGAGAGAGATGAAATAAAATGTTGTGAGGTATGCAAACATAAGAACACAGATATATGTGACGAATGTGATGCAGATACTCGTAGTAAATGGGAACAGATTGTAGGTAAAACTGTAATAACAGACCAGATGATAGCATATGCATCTATGCGTAAAGCTGAGAATGGTTCAATATCTAAGAAAGGTTTAAAATAAATAAAATAGAGAGGCAAATATAGCCTCTCTATTATTTTTTGTAAAATTTTGTATTGATAATTATATACTATAATAGTGAATATAGAGACAAGGATGTTTCAATATTCAAATACTATAAATTATGCAGTCTGGTTTAGGAAACCAGAGAGAGGAACATATTATGTGTAAAACTAGAAACTATAGAAACGAAAATAAGCTCCTTGTTGATATGCTTTTAAAGCAGGCGTGGAATATTTCACCAATCTTTGTTAATGGAAGGATTGATTACGAACAATCATTCCGTGGATGTTCTCAGCACAACTATCCCGTCGGTGGGCTTGATTTCTCTTCAAAAGGCGTTGTAGTTTACGAGACACATCAGAGCGAAACTGATTGGGGTGATTTGGTTGACACCGACATTGTTGTAGAGAATTATCACTTCACTCGCAAACAAAAGAGTGTGGTTACCCGCATACTCAATTTTTGGAAGAAAAGATACTCCATACTTGAAAAGCTCTCTGAAAAAGAGATGCAGAAAGCATGGAATTATTGTCACCTTAAAGGTGAGCAGCAGAAAGAGTATGCAGAAGAGAAAGGTCTTGTAATGGTCGAGAGGGGTAATTCAAGATACTTCCTTGACTATCTTAAAAAGGTAGTCATTGCTAACAACCTTGCTTAAAAACATAAAATAGATGGAGGTCTTAACAACCTCCATCTATATTTTTTTTTTCTTATACACGTTCTACAGCACGTTGTTTATTTCTTGCAGTAAATGGAGTCATATATTGTTCATCTATAAGATTACTATGTATATTGGCTGCTATAAGATATACATTAAGCATATTCTTAGCTAAGTTATCGTCTTTTTCAACAACGTAATCTTTTTCACTTAAGTATCCTTTATCTGCTATAGTCTGATCAGCTTGAGCTGCAGCATTTAAGCTATCTGCTCTCATACGAGAGAATTCGTCCATATTATAATCCAAACCATATGCAGCCAAAGCCTCAAATTCTCTATCTGTATTCTTAGCAGCTTTATCTTCTCCAGACAATAATCCAGTCTTCATATCTCTCTTTTCTGCCGAAGATGCGATATGAGATTTGGCAGCAAGCATCTGTTTCATTCTCTTAATATGAATATAGATTATCATACAAGGTTGTGATTGTACAGGTTTACCAGTTCTTGGGTCTACGTATACATGTGGTAGATTTACTCTTTCTATTAATGGTTTCTTTAATATCTTAAAAGCATCTACAATTTCATCCATCTTTGGTTCCACTTTAAATATCTCATAATGGAATCTTATTGGTAATCTTCTCTCCCAAAACTTATAGAATTGAGCATTATCCATTTTAGCGAATATTTCTCTATAGTAGTTGCTATTAGTTTTTGTACTATCTACTTTATCTAATACACTATAGAGAAGTTCTTCTGCTTCTTTACGCTGTTTAGCTGTAACTTCTTTAGCCATATATAAACCTCCTTACAAAGTTAGCCCTGTACCATAAACAATGCCATCTCATAGAATTCGGCATTATCAAGTTCAGCAATCATTTTTCTATAATAATCTCTTTTGTCATTATCCATTCTATTTATCGCGTCATAGAGAATTTCTTCTATTTCTTTACGTTGTTCGGCTGTAACCTCTTTAGTCATATATAAACCTCCTTACAAAGTTAGTATTGTATCTGTAACATTAATTTGGTCTCCTACCAATCCAATAATAGATATATTATTTATATTAGTAGAACCACCTATAAAAGTACATAAGAATTTAGTACCTTTAGGAATCATTTGTTTATATTCTCCACTATAATAATCTCCTGTATTTGGGAAATTAGTATAGTCAGGATATTTATAAAAATTCATAGCAATATATTTAGGAATTATTAAGCTGATAAAATTACGAGTTATATATTTCTCAGCATTAACACCTTCTCCAGTTACACCACCAGTTTTAGGTGGTTCAACTTCTTTCTCTTCAGATTTACCATTTTCTACTAATGGAAACATCATGGGGATAAAGAAGTTACCTATAACGTTTGTACAAACTTGATAAGGTAAAAAATATGGATCAGCATATTTTATAATCTTACCTTCTTCGTCTACTGTATTAGAATGATGCTCTTTAAGAAGCTCATTAGTTAACGGTTCAAGAGATATGGATGGTAATTGTACATCTTCTTGTAGTACAGCAATTTCTATACTTAATTCATTACTGTACATATTTTGTGTACCTTTATCTATATATGCCATTTTATATATTTACCTCCTTGAATACTTTTTAATAAGATGTCAAATATAGCCAAAATATGGTTAAAATATATACTATACTTATGAAACAGATAAATGTAAAATTTTGGAGGAACTATTATTATGACTTTTACAATGGACGGAAAAATGGTGTTCGATGATATTTATGATTTGACATATAATATATTGAACGAATTATCGATATCATTATTACCGGATGGTTCTCTATTATATCGTAACGAGAATAATGGAGAGAAGAGATTACTTCAGATGGATGGTAAAAGAATCGTTGCATCTGTAGACCCAAACAATATTCACTATCCAGGTCCTATGGATATAAATTTTGACATTCTTAATGATATCAAAATGGTTATGTTTATCTTTGGATTTTATTTGGAGCATGAAAAAGGAGTTGGTAGAGAAGGCGGTATGCCTTATTTATCACATTTTCCTGAAGAAAAGATTATAACTTTTAAACCAAAGAAACACAGAACACTACCTGATATTGAATTGAAATTTACAGCACAAACTATAAAACTAACTTCTGCTTCTTCCGTTACCTCATCTTATTATCATAATAGATGTCTTAGATTTATAGATCTGATATTCTGTCTTGAAGAGGATCCTGTTGACTTGACAAACTTTGATTATATAGATCTAGAGGCAGAAGAGGAAGCATTATTCAATAGCACTAGAAGGAGATAATGTGTGGAAAGACGTCAGGATAAATGGAGCAAAAAAGCTGGATATGTATCTAAAAGCTATAAACTGAAAAGAGAAGTAGTTGAAAAGTTTGCTAAAGCATGTGATAAAGCTGGTGTCTCTAAATCTTCTCAGTTAACTAAAATGATGCTTAAGTTTGTAGATGAAGTTGAAGAAAAGGAGATAAAATGACACTTACACAGAATCAGGAACAAGTTGTTCAAGAAGGAGTAAACTGGTTTAAAAATTCATCTGATCAGATATTTGAAATTTCTGGTGCAGCTGGTACTGGAAAGTCTGTTGTATTGAATGAGATTGTACGTAGATTATGTTTAAAACCAAGTAAAGTATTACCTATAGCATTTACCGGTCAGGCTGCTATAGTAATGAGAATGAAAGGGTTTTGCAATGCCAAAACCCTTCATTCTACTTTTTTTCATATTGTAAAAGAACCTATACTTCCTAATCCTTTCGATAAGTATAATAAGAAATATAATAGACCAAAATATAGAGTAGAGTTTAGACCTTTACCTGTTGGTGTATATAGAGATAAACAGCTTATAGTAGTAGATGAAGGATATATGATTCCTGAAAATCTTAAATATGTAATAACGAAACATGGTATGAAAATACTTGTAGCAGGAGATAGCGGACAATTACCACCTATAGGTGGACAACCAGCATTTCTTACTGGAAATGGAATACATTATCTTACACAGATAATGAGACAAGAAGCAGATAATCCTATAATATATCTAGCAGATAGAGCTAGACGAGGATTGAATATAGATTGTGGTTGTTATGGGGATAAAGCTATAGTTATACAAGATACAGATTTAACAGATTCAATGCTTGCCAATTTTGGAATTACTATATGTGGTACTAATAGAACTCGCGACATTATTAATAATAGGGTGCGGCAATATATAGGAACTGCAGATACACCTTATCCAAAATATGGAGAACGTATAATCTGTAGAGATAATAACTGGGATATTGAATTAGATGGTATAGCATTAGCCAATGGATTAGCTGGCACTGTAGCAAGTCCTTATAGCATTAATTCATTTGATTCCTTTGAAAAAGGCACCTTTTATCTTGATTTTTTGCCAGATTTATTACAAATTCCATTTATGAATCTAGAAGTAAATTATAAATATCTTATATCTGATTATAGCACCAGAAATGAACTAAAGAATCTGAAGAAGACAGATGATTACTGGATGGTTCCTGGTGAATTATTTGAATATGCATATGGTTTAACAACACATTTATCTCAAGGTGGAGAATATCCTGCTGGAATATATTACGAAGAATTTCTTAGACCAGATATTCAAAACCAATTAAATTATACCGGTATTACTAGATTTAAACAATTTCTAGTATACTGTAAGAAAACAAAGAAATATTTTTAAAGGAAGGAATGAGATATAAATGAGTTTACGACAGAGTCCTATTGATTTTGAGCTTATAAACAAATACGATGAAAATGGTAATCTAGTTCTACATGTTGGTACAGATGGAACTAGAAAAGAATATCGATATGATAAGAGAAGCAACCTTATTTATTATAACAGCACCAAAGATCGTATCGAAGAAACAAAAGAGTATGATTCTAAAGATAGAGTAATTAGGATCACATCTTCTACAGGTATAGATACAGAAATACAGTATATAGAAAATCCTAATGATGGAAAGTTGATTGAGGTTAGAACCAAAACAACAGACAAAGAAACCAATATATTCCATATTATATTACAGAGATATGAATATTTCTTAGATGGATCTTATAAGATTTCTTATTTTAGTGATTTAAACGAAACTAAAACAGAAACTTATGATAAAGATGGTAATATTACTTTAGAAGATTCTAAGAAGTTTACTCGTATATTTATATATGACGAATGTAAACGTAAAGTAAAAGAAATCAATTCTCTTGGTATAGAAGAATGCTGGATATATGATGGTGATAATCTTATGTCTCATTATGTATGTCGTAATAATAGAGAATCATTCAGGATAGACTATAAATATGACAACCATGGCAATCTTATAGAAGAGAACAATGTAAATGGTGCTACCATTACATACGAGTACGATGGTAATGATCGTAGAACCAGTCTACATTCTAACACAGGTTATTTCGAATTGATCGATTATGACGAGCAAGGAAGAAAATGTAAAGTAACAACACCTGAGTTGTACAAGACTTATGAATATGACGAGCATAATAGATTGGTTCGATTCTGTAAGCATAAGATAAATAAAGAGGTATAATATTGGATAAGAAGAATTTATTTAAATATAAAGGTCCTGCTAATCCTTTTAAAAAACCTGAAAAGAAAGAGAAAGATGATAAGGAGAAGAAAATACAGGAAACTGTGGAATCTTCTCCTAATCATTTCGAACCTGATACAAGTTCTTATAAAGGAAAAAGACAGCAACAAGCTGATAGTGGAATTATAGAACCTTTATTCTTTTTTAAGGATGAAGAGAATCATAAAATAAAGCCTATATATAATATAGACGATCATCCAAATGATAAATATAAATTTGCTATACTCAGGACAACAGAAAATGGTAAATATGTAGTCGGTAATTTACTTTATTTTAAATTAAATGGAGTTGAAATAACAACAGAGCTTAACAATGTGATATTCGTAGATCTTTTAAATAAGAGTGTATTTATCAAGCAATTTGATAAAGTAACAGAGACTGTAGATCCAGTTGATCCAGAAGAAAGACAATACATAATCATGATGTGTTGTATAGATCCTGATACTGGAGAACAGGAATATCGATGGGAAGCTATGACTGGTAGATCTACTATGTATAAATATATAGCAGATAACGAAGATTATATGGGAATAGATCCAGATACATCGTTAGTATTAACAGAAAACGTTCCTTATAAAGATTCTTTAACAGTAAGACAATTTGTTAGGTATGTAAAGAATAAAGGCATGTTTGTTAACGATGGATTAGAATTTGAAGATGATTCAGAATATTAAATTTAACCACAAATATATACTATATTTATGAAGTCGAAAGACTTTATATTTAATCTAAAAGGAGAAATGAATATGGCAAAAAATAATGGTAATTATTTTACGTCGTCAATCGGTAAATATAATACCGAAGATTTTGTTACATTAATGACTCCTGAAGAAATTCAGAGAGATGCAAAAAGAATATTTAGAGAGATGATAAAAGGTAAAATAGATTTTGCTAAATACGGCAAATATTTTCAAGATCCTAAGTTTACCGATAATCTTATAGCTATCTGTGATTCCGAATATAGATATAATGCTCAGAATAACGAAGCATTGAGATTTTATGATCTACAATTTCCTGGAAATCAGCAGGTAGCTTATAATATCTATACAACCAATATATTGTCTTATTGCTATGGTATCATATCTAGCAGATTACAGCAGGTTAAATCATCTATGTATGAAAACATAGGCATATTAACAGAGATTCCTATACTTCTTAGGGATTATAGAAACATTGAATTGAAATAAGGAGAAAAACTTATGTTAGCTTCTATCTATACAGATTTTGTTGAAAAGCTTAAATCGGTTGGTATTTATCACTGGCAGGTTAGATGTCAGGGTGGTAATAGAGTTATTTATAACAATGATAAGCCGGATATCTTAGGGAAAGATGTATCTTCAAAGATTATCTTAGATGGAGATGAGCTTGTTGTTTGTGAGATGACAAGAGCTTCTGTTATGTCTGAAAGAACCTTTGATGTATCTAAGTTAAATATAGAAAACTGTGATTCTATTTCTGTACAGGATTGCCCTGTAGATAAAACAAAGGAACTTATACATGCACTTGGAATATGGGATGAAGAATGGGATGAATTCTTTAGAAATATTCCTCATAAGAGAGATCTTCGCATTGAGAAAGACGGTTCTAATGCTGGACTTAGAGTACTTCGTAATGAAGATGGAGAACCTATATTACCACCTCATTCAAGCGGTATGATAACATCCGGAAAATCTTAATATAAAAATATTATATTATTAACAATCTGATACAAAAGAGTGTGTAATCGAGTCCTAAATATAGTAAAAAAGGATTTGGTTATATACTATATACTTGATAAGTGGGTAGCTTATCAAAAAATATTTTATTTATTGGAGGATGTAAAATGTTTACACAATTTAATTCACCATTTGGTGGAACTGGTTATCAGTACACCGGTCAGCCATTAGTTTACAAGCAGTGGCTCACACCTGACGAGCTTCAGAGTATTGTAAACAAAGGATCAAATCAGCTCTCTCTTCAGATAACAGAAGATGAGAGAAGAAGAGCAATTTGTAACCACAGAACAGCAGATGGTACAAATGATGTAATTGTACCGGATGGTGACGATGGTACTTGCAAGTGCTTATTCTGCGGATATAGATTCAAGCCGGTTCCTGAGAATATGTCTAAGGAAGAGATTCAGGAATGTGTTGACAGTGTTGTTGATATACTTCAGACAGTAAAGCTGTTCTATGTCAACTTCCCGCCAGAAGCAGCAAGAGAGTATATGCAGATCATTCCGTTACTTCTCAAGCTTCCTCAGCTGTTCGATTATGCGGTTAAGGATTTCGTACAGCATGCTGAATATGATCCTACAAGATACAATTCTCGTGGAATGTCAGCATTCTCTATGTTTAACAGCATTCTTGGTGGTGTTCCTCAGACTGGTGTACCTAATCAGTATGCTCAGCAGATGGGATATACAGGTATGCCTGGAATGAATCCGGCACAGGGAGTTCCTGGATCTAATGGATTTGGATACTATGGAACAGCTCCGGCTCCTAATATGGGTGGATTTGCCGGACAGCCACAGATGGGTGGATTCGGTCAGCCAATGCCGATGCCTCAGGGATATCAGCCACAAACACAGGGATTCCAGTATCAGCCTCAGCAGCAGGTAGCTGGATTTGGTCAGGCTCCTCAGGCAACACCAACACCAGCACAGCCAACACCGGTAGCTCCATCAGCAGTTCCGACAGTATCAACTCCAACACCTTCAGCAGATGGTTCAAAGGTTGATGTTCAGGCTAAGTTCAAACCTTGATCCTGATTAGAGTATAGAAAACAAGTACAAGTTATAGATTTGCAAATTGATAACTTTGGTCAGAGAGGACATTGTTCTCTCTGACTTTTTAATATATTGATAGTATTGGGCATTATAGTCCACATTGATTTTTTGTAAAATTTAAACAAAATTTATACAACCGATTAATTATATCGATCTAAATCATTTAAAAGTACCAACAATACTATTAGGTAGGTATCTTAGAATGAATTTAAATATATGAATTAAGACAATAAATAGTAGTACTTAATGACTACTCGTAAAGATAGTACTTTTAATACAACTATTTTTGTAATTTAAGGGAAATGAATTTGAGAAAATAAAATAAGGAGAAAATCAATAAATGTAAATGAATATTAAAACTAGAAATAATATGGAGGTCTATAATGGCTAAAGAGCTAACCAAGGAACAAATGGAAGCCATAGATAACTATGGTTCACAAATAAAACAGTTAGAGACTTTCCAAGAAGGTGTACAAACCAGACCTGGAATGTATATAGGCTCATTACAAAATAAAGGATTAAAATCAGCTATTAAGGAAATATTCCAGAATGCTGTTGATCAGATGCTTGATCCAGATAGTCCATGTGACTGGTTATCTGTAAAATATAATCAGAACACACGTGAAGTAGAAGTTTGTGATAATGGATCTGGTATTCCATTTGATATGATTATCAAAATTTTGACGACAATGCATACATCAAAGAACTTTGTAAAGAAACCATTCCATTACTCTTCAGGTTTAAATGGTATGGGTGCATCTATTGTAAATGCATTGTCTACAGTATATATTGTAGAGTCTTATAAATACGATGGTACTGCAGTAAGACAGGAATTTAAAAATGGTTATCCTGTAACAAAAGAACCTAAGAAGATTCCTAATAAAACCAAAAAGCAGGGTACAAGAGTATACTTTATACCAAATGAAGATATATTTGGTTATATGAATTTGGATTGGAAAGAAGTATATAATCTTGTAAAACTTATAAACTCTTTTACACCTATAGGATCTGAATTTGATTTTATCGCTATAGATGATAAAGGTGTAACACATAAAGAAAGAATTGTAAATAAGGATGGTATTATAACAGACCTTATTATGAAAGTAAAAAATCCGTTAAATGCACCTATAATATGTGCTGCAGATACCGGATATTACAAGTTGGAAACAGCATTTTGTTTTGATGGTGGAGGTTCAGATGGACCTGATCCAATTGAAAATGTAACAGCTTTTTCAAACTGGTCGCCAACTTTAGGTGGAACTCATGTAGATGGAACTATTGAAGGAATAACTAAATGGTTCTGTGATTACATGAATAAAATCTATTTGGTTTCAAATACAAAATCAACCACAAAGTCAAAGAAAGCACCATTAAGGATAACTCCTAGTGATGTAAAATCTGGTCTTTGTGTTATTATAAATGCCGCTGCACTTGAACCAGAATATTCAGCTCAGGCTAAAGAAGTTATATCGAATCCAGAAATGCAGCCATTTTGTAAAGAGACTGTTATGAAAGGATTAGATGAATGGGCTAAATCAAATCCAAAAGATTTGGCTACTTTATGTAAATATCTTAAAGAAGTTGCTGAATTAAGAGTAAAAGAATCTGGTGAAAAAGCAAAAATAGTCCAGAAATATTCATCTAATATTTTAACTGGTTATCCTAGAAAGTTTGCAAGACCTTCTAAGGTAGAAAAAGATCTATTCATAGTAGAGGGTGATAGTGCTGGAGGATCAGCAAAAACTGCTAGAGATGTAGCAACTCAAGGTATAATGCCTATGAGAGGAAAAGTAATCTCGGCATTTGATCATTCGTTTACAGAATTCTGGAGTAACGAAGAAGCTCAGGCAATTCAGCAGTTATTATATAAGCATCCATATAAAAAGGGACAATCGGTAGATGAGGTTCCATGGGAAAAGATTATCTTTATGGCTGATGGTGATGTAGATGGAGCTCATATAACTTCTTTATTGCTTCGTATGTTTGTACGATATTATCCAGAGCTTATTGTAGCTGGTAAAGTATATAAAGCTATACCACCACTTTATGGTGTAGTGAATGGTAAGCAGATAAAATATGTAATAGATCAGTTTGAGTTTGTAAAACTTGTAGAGAAATCTTTCATGAAGAATAATACTATTTCTCTTAATGATCAACCTCTTAATATGAGAGATCTTACAGCATTATTCATGAAGAATGAGGATTATGTATATGAGTTAAAAACTCAGATGGCTGATAACTATGGAGTAGATCCTAAGATATTGGAATTTGCTCTGTATTGCTATATAAACAAATTCACATTTAAGAAGATTCAGACATTATTGAAGAAGAAGTTTAGATTCTCTGAAGTAGAAAATAATAAAGGATTTATACTTTATAAAGGATCAACTTCACAGAGAAACTTCTTACCTATGACTGAAGAGGTTATCAATGAATGTGGAAAAATAATTAATATCATGAAAGAGAATTCTAATATCTATTATACATTAAATGGAGTTGAAGCATCTGTTTATGATATTATGAGTGCATTTGAAGCATCTACTCCTTCTAATATACAGCGATATAAAGGTTTAGGTGAGATGGATGCTGAGCAATTAGCAGAATCTACAATGAATCCTGAGAATAGAACTCTTATCAGATATACATTAGATGATGCAAAGGAAGAGATTGAAACTATTAGAAAATTTGAATCTAATAGAAGTAAACTTCTTGATCATGTAGGAACTGTAAAGAGATCTGATCTTCTCGATTAAAGGAGAATATATGGTTGGTTATAATACAAATATTAAACCAAGACCGACATATTATGTAAACACGGATGATGGTCCTAAACCTTTATGGACTAGGACCAATAAAATCCCTGTAGAACAGGTATTCGATATATTTAACGATAAACAATTATGGTTTATGATACCAGATTATCCTGGATATGAAATTTCTAATTATTTAAATATAAGATCTTTTAAGTTCCTTAATCAGTATAAATATGGAACTGTAGTAAAGATAGCTGCAGATGGCAGTTGTCAATTAACAGATAAGAATAATCTTAGATGTAAAGAGAATGTAAATGAGTTATGGCCTGTAGCATACGAGTATTTTAATACAGTACATCCTGTAGGATATCCTAAACCAACAATGGCAACTTATGAAAGGTTATCGGCAAGAAATAAACGTATGTTTATAGATAATAAAGCTATACGTGAAAGTACAAAGAAAATAGTTCGTAAGCCAGCCAGAGTCAATAAAGACAATGATACTCTATTTACACCTCACTTTACTGTAGTAGAACAAGAATTTCCTGTAAAGAAGGTTATTGAACCAATATATTTTATGTAGGAGAAATATCATGGTAGAAGATTTTAATAATTTTAATAATATGAGTCCAGCAGAAATGAAAAAGAAAGCTATGGATATGATGCCTATAAACTTTCGAGCTGGTCTATATGGTGGAACACCATTATTGATTGATAGTACTATAAAGAATATCGAATCTGTTATGTTTGAATTAAAGACATCTGCAGATATTGCCGGTAGGATACAAGAAGGATGGCCTACATTTGGTACAACAGATGCTGGTCAGCCTATAAATACAAAGATATATCCATTCCCTGCAGATGTATATGCAGATGCTTTATCAGAACTTCATTTCAATACAGGGTTTACTATGGAATGTCTTCCAAATTCTCTGATTAAAACAGAGACAGGATTCAGTAGAGCTAGTGAATTACTGGATGAGATAAAGAATGGTAAGCCTATAGATAAACGTACAAAAGTATCAGCATGGGTTGCAGATCCAGAAGTTGGTATAAAGAAATTAGAAGATGGTGTATTTGTTGATAGCGGAGATACAGTAATACAATCTGTACAGACAAAAGTTTATTTGTCTAAAACTGATTGTGGAAATATTCTTTTACCATACTTCCTACCAGAAGATAAGAAAATCATATTCATTTGCATAATGCAATAAAGGAGTAGATTAATGGAGAAAATTATCGATCGACGTTCAGACGAAATGTATGTCGAAGATATGGTAAAATATCTTATAGTCATAAATCGTCGAAGAGCGTTTCCTGAGGTAAAAGATGGATTAAAAGTTGTAGAACGTCGTATATTGTACGATATGCTTGAACTTAATGCAGTAAATAAGTTATTGAAATCTGCACGTATAACTGGTGATACAATGGGAAAATATCATCCACATTCATCCAGTTATGGATCTATGGTAGTAATGGCTCAACCGTTTACATATAAAATCCCTTTAATCAGTGGACATGGAAACTGGGGTACTGTAATGGGTGATGGAGCTGCAGCTGAAAGATATACAGAAGCTAAAATTTCACCTTTTGCATATGATTGTGTAATATCAGAACTTAAAGAATCAAAGAGAGCTGTAAACTGGAAAGATAATTATACTAGAGAGTATAAAGAACCAGAATATCTACCTGTAAAAGTTCCTCTTCTTATTATAGAGGGATCGTTCGGTATTGGTGTTGGTATTCAGAGTTCAATACCATCCCATAACTTAGTAGAAGTATTGGAAGCAACTAGAGAGCTTATGAAGAATCCTAATTATGATCCGATACTTATACCTGATCATTGTCAACCATTACAGATATTCGATGCTGATTGGGCTGAGATATCTCATACTGGTACCGGTAAATATACTGTACGAGGAATTATTGATCTTGAATATGAGAAGAAAGATATACCTGTATTGCATATTAGATCTTTGCCGGATAATGTATCAGAATCTAAAGTTATAGATAAACTTATGGATCTCTATAAGAATAAACAGCTTCCTATGGTAACAGATATAAATTCTGGTTCTAAAACAGGAATAGATATTAGAATTGTATTGAAGAAAGATTCTGATGTCGAATATGTAAGACAGCTGATATATTCTAAAACTCAGGTACAAACTAATGTATCTATAAACTTCTTGGTTGTAAATGATATAGAACCAAAACGAATGGGATATAAAGAATACCTCCAGAAGTTTATCGATACAAGAATGACAACAAAGCTTAGACTCTATTGTAATAAGAGAGCTGTTGCAGATACAAGGCGTCATAGACTTGAGACTTATATAGACTTTATAGAGACAGGTAAGATAGATAAACTTACTGCTTTTATAAAGAAACAGAATGTAACCGAATCTTCTGTGTTAAACGAATATCTCGTTCAGAAGTTTGGTATGACTGATTTACAGGCAGACTATATACTGACAACCAATGTAATGCAGTTATCTAAAGGATATCTTAATAAGTATAAAGCTGAATATGCAGAACTTGTTAAGAAGATAGCTCAGTATGAGAAGATTATCATGGATGGTGGTAAATCTATCAAAGCTGAGATAGATGCTGAATTACTTGAGATTGAAAAGAAATATGGTACACCAAGATTATGTCGAGTTATAAAAGGTAAAGATGCTGATGGTATTCCTACTGGTACATTCAAGATTGTCGTTACAGAGAATAACTTCATAAGAAAACTTCAAGAGAATGATAAGATTAATGTAGTCAAAGGAGATAATCCTAAGTTTGTATTAAAGGTTGATAATCAAGAGAGTATTCTCTTATTTGACAATAAAGGTAAAGTGTTTAAACTTCCTATACATAAGATACAGCTTACAGATAAAACATCTCCCGGTATCGATGTAAGAATTCTTATAAAGAATCTTACTGCAGACATTATAGCATGCTATTATGAACCTATGATTCAGAAATTTATGAAAGGTTCTAGAAAGCATTACCTTGTCTGTGTTACTAGAGATAATCTTATTAAGAAAATGGATTTGGCTGATTTTGCAAATGTAAATACATCAGGATTGATATATACTACATTGAAAGAACCAACCGATGAAGTTGTAGGTTTAGCTATCTCTCCACTAGCATTAGACGTTGTAATCTACTCTAATCAGAAGGCTTTACGAACTGGCACGAGTCAGATTCCAAATGGTAAGAGGATGGCGCAGGGTAGTAAGGCTATGGATACAGAATCTTTTATAGAAGGTGTATCTGTAATTTATCCAGATGAAGATTACATCTTGGTTGTAACAAAGAAGGGTAGAATAAATAAGTTCTTATTGTCAGCATTAACTCCACATAAGAGAGCAACATGTGGAAATAACGTTATTAAGTTGGAAAAAGGTGATTCTATCTTTTCTATATATGGAGTCAATAACAATAATCATTTGAGAGCTGTAACAACTAATGGTGTTGTAGAGATTCCTGTATCTGATATAAAAGAAAGATCAGCTGTAGCTGTTGGAGATAAAGGACTTATCAAAGGTACCTTAATAAGAATAAATATATTTTAAAATAAAAATTTGGGGAGAAATAATATCTCCCCAAATTATTTTTTATGTATAAAACGACTTTAAATTATATACTATAATTTTGAAACAATAGATTCTAATTCGTAAAGGAGAAATACGATGGCAACAAAAACAATAAGAATCGGAAATAAACGTTGTGAATTAAACGGTATAGTTTCCGAATTAAGAAATGAAACGGTAAAAAAGCATGGTAAGAACTTATACACGATAACAGAGTCTCCTGTAAAGAAGACAAAAACAACTTACGAATATGATGTTTTTAACAATCTTGTTCGTGCAACCACAACTATTATTGGCGATAATGAAAACAAAAAAGTTGTTAAGATTAGACCTGATGCTGAACCAAAAGTAGTTAATGAAATGGAGTACGATCTTAAGAACAGAATTACCCAAATGGTTATAAGAAGTGAGGGTGACGGATCTTCAGGTATTCAGGATACAAAAGAAACATGGAAGTATGACGTTAAATCGAAAGAATATGGAAAAATTAATATCCATATTAAAGAAGATGCAAATAAAAGGGTATCAGAAACATTTCATTGTGGAGATGATAAGCCTTTTAATATTTCCATTAAAGAAAATAATACAAACACCTTCAATTATAATATATTAGTATATGAAGGTGGTGCAAAAGCGGTAGAGAGGATCACCTCACAGATAGAAGATATTGTAAATAATTATGAATTATCTCCTATCGGTTACATATTAAAGACCACAGAAGTTAATCAGCATATAGAAGAAAATATAATAGAGCAACATATTTCTTATGAATGGGAAACAACAGATAGTGGCTGTGTTAGACTTGTATCTAATACAACAATTACCGAAATGGGGAAAACAAAATCTACAGTAAAAAAGTTATATAAGTATAGTGATTCTAAAGCTGAATTTCCTATGGAGATGAGTCTTATTGAAAACGATAAGCTGGTTACATCTACTAAGTTTGCCAGAGTATATACCTCTTTTGGTGCATTTATCCAATTTGGTGGCTATCTTATGGAAATGGGTAGTGCTTATGAAACCATATTTGAAGATTTGATTCTTAATATGAAGGATAATAAGGAAAAGCGTGTTGCAAGAACCGATGGTAAGAATATCGAAATACGACAGAAGAACTTCAGTTATGTATCAAATAATAATGGTATTGAAATATCATACGAAAATAACAGATCATCTTATAATGTATTCACAAAGAGATTCTTTGCACAAGATGGTTCCGTTATGGTAATCACCACTATTGAGGTAAAGAGAAAGGATAGATATAAGCCTGTAACTGAAACATATACCATTAAGGTTGTGGATGATTCTGTTGATAATTTTGTTGAAACATTACTGGAGGCTTCAGGTTATAATCGATTCGTAGACTTTGTACTGGGCGGATATAGAAAACCTAAAGAACCAAGACACGAAGATGATGCTTCCTGTGTTATAAGTAGAGGAGAATAAAAAGAGAATAAATTTGAGGGGTTAATAAAATCCCTCAAATTTATTTTTTATTACGTTTATCACTTATACATAACCACTATTAGATTAGTAGTATTTAATTGAATTTATGGAGGAATAAGTTATAATGGCTGGCAAATTAATGTCTCTTTTTAATGACAAAATTAAAAAGTCAAAAAAGAATAATCAAATTGCTGACGCAGACTTTCTCTATTCTACTGGTTTTTTGGAAATAGATTATGTGAACGGAACAATTATACATGTAAAACCAGAAGATGAAAGTATACCTGAATCTCAATATGATGCAGTTGGTATAGTTGATGGAACCTCAAATACATTTGTAGGAAGAACAGGTTGTGGTAAATCAACTTTAGCTATACAGATAATTGGAAATATGCTTAGAAATAATCCTGGTTCTGAAGCATATATAGATGATATCGAAGGTTCTCTTCCGATGTTTAGAAAAGAGTTCTTGTTAGGATTACCTGAGAGTGAATTGAAACAAAGAGTAAGATTCAGATCTACAGGTATTACAACAGAGAACGTATTTGAACAGGTTAAGACTATACGTGATATAAAGGTAGAGAATAGATCTGATTATCTTTATGATACCGGAAAGCTTGATATCTTTGGTAATAAAATCTTTAAACTTACTCCTACATTCTATTTTATAGATTCATTTGCAATGCTGATGCCAGAAGATATACAAGAGAGTGACGAACTTGCAGGAAATATGACTGGTGCACAAACAGCAAAGATGAATGCATCTCTTGTAAAGAAGATGAGTCAGCTTTTGAGAGAATCAAATATAATCATGTTTGTTATCAATCATATACTGGATGATATCAATACAGGATTTATGCCTAAGCCGGTACAGATATCTGGATTAAAACAAGGTGAGAGGATTTCTGGTGGTAGAACAGCATTGTATCTGGCAAATAATATGTTTAGACTTGACGATGCTGGTACTCTTAAAGAATCTGAAGGATTTGGTATTAGAGGTAACGTTGTTAATCTTAAGGCTATCAAGTCTAGAACAAATGCAAACAATATACCTGTACCATTAATCTTTAATAAGACTATAGGTGCATTTGATAATGTATTAAGTTTGTATTACTTTGTAAAGTCAAATGGTGCTATATCAGGTGCTGGTAGGTCAATGTATCTTGAATCTTGTCCTGATGTGAAATTCTCACAGAGAGATTTCAAGGATAAGTTAGCTGAAAGTCCTGAGTTACAGAAAGCATTTGCTATAACGTGTAAGCAATATCTGAGAGATTTGTTATCTGATACAAAGTCTCAGGAGATAGTAAAACTTGCCGATATAAACAACATGATTATGTGTGCTTAAATAGCATAAAAATCCATATAATTATATACTATAATATTGAAATGAGAGAATGACTTAATTGTCAGTCTAACACAATTAATATTTTGGAGGTATTTAATTTATGGATTTTGGTATTTTTTTAGACCACGCATTTGGTATTGGTAAAAAGGTATTTAATGCGGTTAGGGATAATGTGAAGATTGGAGTTGATGTTACTGTAGATACACCGTTTACGGATAATCAAAAGTATCATATCGACTCCGATCAAGTAGCAGATAAATTAGAACAGATGATTTGGGAAGAAGAATCAGAAAGAGAGATTATTCATCCTATATATTTTATGAGTGACAATGAGGTAAAAAGAATTCAAGATGAAGCCAATCGCAGATCGTAAAGTTGTTTTCAAAGAAATGGATTCTAATAATGAGCTTGGACTTAAAGTGAAGGACAAGCTCACTTATTATGTAACAAAGTTGGGTGTACAGAAATTTAAACCAAATCAGAAATATGGGTTTGAAATGTGTATAGATAGAATTCCTCTTAAAGCATCATTTTTAGGAGATGGTGATATAGAGGTAATAAGAAGGAGAATAAATGGCTGATTATTTTGAGGAAAAGATAGAAGAAGCCAAATCAAGAGTTCCAACGATGGAACACTTATTGGGTAAAGGTCTAAATCTCCCATATGTAAATATGAACTCTGGACCTAGAAAGATAATGTCTGGTGTACATAGAGATCATATTTTACCACTTTTTCTTGGAGAAAAAGCTATAACTGAAACTGGCTATGAAATACGATTTGGAGATTATTCATCTTCAATCGATAAAGTAGATGATAATTATCAGATCGTAAGTAAGATAAGTAAGTTTTCTTTTTCACCAAATCACGACTATATTCTCATACTTGCTAATAGTAATACAAAAAGACTTACTATGAAGCATAGAATATCTTATGAATATATCACAGAATCTTATGGTTACTTATATAATAATAGCTATATGGATAGTAAGATGGTAGGAGAATATATTCCTAAAGATACAATAGTACAAAAGTCTTTAGGATTCGATGAATATAATAATCGTAGAGATGGTGCTAATCTAATGACAGCTTATATGTCATTAGATCAGAACATGGAAGATTCTATTATATTATCCGATGTAGCGGCAACAAAATTTACTTCTCCTTTGATAAAGAAAGTACAAATAATGATCAATGAGAACAATATTCCGTTGAATATATATGGTACTGAAGAAAACTATAAATGTATTCCTGATATTGGAGAAGATATAAAACACAGTATACTTATAGCTCTTCGTAAAGAAAAGAAAGAAGAGATGGCGTATACTGAATCAACAGAGATGCTACGTAAAGTTATAATGTCCGATGAACGTAGAACATTAAACGGTACTGTAATCGATGTTGATGTATATTGCAATAATATTGCTAACCTTGAATCTTATCATAATCAGCAGTTCAAGATGTATTATAATGAGCTTCAGAGAAGAGCTCAAGAGATTGTAACGACAGTAACAGCATATCAAGCTCAGGGATATACAATAGATTACGATTTACAGAAAGAACTTGCTATCGCAAAACGTACTTTGAATAAAGATCAGTATCTTGATAAGAAGTCTTTCAGTAATATGATCGTAACAATAACAGTTCTTGAATCTCTTCCTATGAAAGAGGGAGATAAGATAGCAAACAGATATGGTGGAAAAGGTGTTTGCTCAAAGATACTTCCTCAGCATCTTATGCCTAGAATAAAAGAGACCGGAGAATATGTAGATATCATAATGAATGGTTCTACAATGTATGGTCGAATGAATCCTGGACAGATAATAGAGATGTCTGTAAATAGAGTTGGAGTTAAGATTGTACAGCATATTGTCAAGACAAATATGAATCTTAATGATGCACTTGGTATGATTGTTAAGTTCTCTGGATTAATATCTCCTGAACTTGGTACTGACTTGTCAAATATGTTCAATAATATGAGCGATATGGAAAGAAGATATTATCTTGATTCTGTTATCGCAGATGGGCATATCGATATATCTACAAGACCTATAACTGATAGCTTTGATATTGACAGGTTAGCAAACTTGTACGATCAATTCCCATTTGTAACCAAAGATGAAATGGTAGTTCCTATTAAGGGAAGTGATGGTAACTTTAGATATATCACAGCTAATAGAAGAATGGTTGTTGGACCTGAATATTTCTTTAGACTTAAACAGTATGCTGAAGAGAAATTCTCAGCCACATCATTATCTGCTGTAAATATCAGAGGTAATAATGCAAAGTCTAAAGCAAACAAGAATTTCATAGAACCATATTCTACAACACCTATCAGATTTGGTAATATGGAAATCAATTCAGAGTCTCATCTTGGTGTAGAAGTTGTTGTTGCAAATCTGATGCTTCATTCTACATCTCCTGCAGCAAGAGCATTAGTGGAGCAGATGTATTATACAGATGATCCGTATCATGTAAATATAATGCTTGATGGACTTAGCAAGAATAGAGGAGCAGAAGCAGTATATGCTTATCTTAAAACTATCGGACGTAAATTGGTATTTGAGAAGATACCTAAGAAGAGAGTAAAAATTGCTATATCTCCACTATACTTCGATCATCCTAGAAAGATAAATCCAATATTCTTCAGAGATAAAGATTTCGATTTCGACAAGTATTATGAAGATATGGATAAGCTTGCTAATAAGATTGCGGAAGATCAAGCCAAAGGTAAAGAAGTTATAAAACCTATTTACTTTGATGGTGGAGATTATGAAAGACAGAAACAGCAGGAGAAAGATAACGAAGAGGCTTATGAGTATATAAATACTCCACCTAAAGAAAGACTCAAATTTAAGAAGGATAACGAGTAGTAAATTTATACATGATTATATACTATAATTTTGACAATATGAAGATAGAACCTCCAATTATTAATTTAATAAATTCTATCTGAATATTTTTATCAAATCTCATTTCCTTTAAATGTACCGAGTAATATTCCTATCCCCCAAATAGGTATATCAACTCGGTACATATACTAAAAGAAATAAGTCAATTAGTGATACAAAAATAATTTCTTTTTGGTAAATTCCACCTGGGCATTGAAGTCCAGGTGGTTATTTATACTATTACAATAGTAGTAATATCACAATTTAACGAACGATTTGCTTTGTAAATATTTACAAAGCTCGTTACACTTAATTACAAGAAAGGATATTGTAAAAATGTCAAGACCACAAACTGCATCAGAACAAAAAGTATTAGAATTTAGAAGACATCTTAGGGATGCTGTAAGCGGACCTATAAACCTAAGCGATGTGGAATATTTTAATACATCTTTTGAACAGTTTAAGAAACAACGTAGTGTTGAGGATAAACAGAGAGATCAAGATATGTTTAGACCTAAGCTTATAAATAAGAATTAAGATGGATAATAATAATTTAGATGTAAGATTTCAGTTGAATGTTATACTGGGAGAATTATCAAAAGGTCATATAGCTGTTTTAACTCCAGAGGTTAAAAAGTTTTTAGCAAAATGTGCTGTTACATATGCACAGATGCATGTAGACCAATTTGATAACGATCAAAAAGAAGGATTGAAATATCTGATTATGATATGCAATATATTGTATAATAGAACAGATATGCAGATTCTTCCAGTTGAAGATGGTATTTACGACATGTGTATGGAACTATATAAGAAGTTTGATCCAAACTTTCAAGTTGGTTCTATAGTCGTTCAATTTAACGATAAGATTGATAAAGAACTTAGGGAAGATGGTGTACAGAAAACCATTCAACCTATTTACTTTATTGAGCAACCACCAAAAGACGAAATAAGAGATGATTTTAGACAGCAGTTGAAATCCTTTAATGGATCTATATCTTATGTCGATCTATTAGCTATGGAAAGAGCTAAAGCAATAACAGGTGGTGGTATTAATGGTAAAAGAACTCATGATACCAAACACAATCATCCGGATTTAGTTGGTACACTCGATAAATGTAAATTTGTTCTTGATAAAGATGCTATCGAGAAAGATTGTTATAATGACGATAATGTCGAAATACTTGAAAGAGACTTCTTTGTAAAACATATACAAGAAGGAATCATATTACCAGATCAACAACTAGATATTGTCATTGAGTTAAAATATGATGGTATATCTGTAGAAGCCGATTGTACTGATAGAATAATATCAGCAAGAACAAGAGGTGATACTGGTATTGGTAAAGCAGTTGACTTATCTTCTATATTAGAAGGATATGAATTTCCTCATAATACGGTTTTAAAAGACCGAACTGTAGGAGTTAAGTTTGAAGCAATTATAACCAAATCTGCGTTAGAGCAATTTAACAAAGAAAGAGGATATAATTATGCTAATTGTAGGACAGCTATTGTAGGACTATTTGGTGGAAACGACTATAGAGAATTTCAGAAGTATATCACTTTAGTACCATTAGCGTTAGATCGCAATGATGTACCTGAGATTAAGAATAGAGAAGAAGAAATCAATGTACTAAATAGACTGTATTATTCTAAAGGAGAGAAGTTACGCCATGTGATAATTCATGGAAATTATAAGACTTGTCTATATCTTATAAAGAAATTTGCAGAAGAAGCAAAATATGCTAGAAACTATCTAGACTTTATGTTTGATGGTATAGTTGTAAGTTATCTGGATGAAGGTATAAGACAAAGATTAGGTAGACAGAATTATATAAACAAATTCAGTATGGCTGTAAAGTTTGATCCATTAGAGAAAGTAACTATATTCGAAGGATATACATATGAAGTAGGACAAACAGGTAATATATGTCCTATGATACATTATAGCCCTGTTTCCTTTAATGGAACAATACATGATAAATCTTCTGGTCAAAGCTATAATAGATTTAAAGAATTGGATTTGAAGATTGGAGATGCTATATTAGTCACTTATACAAACGATGTAATGCCGTATGTAAATAAGATGACTTGTGAAGCAAACAATATCAACCATCAGAAAGGTCCATCGGAACAATTTATAACTCATTGTCCTATATGTGGATCAAAGTTAGTTATATCTGAATCTGGAAAGACGGTAAGTTGTCCAAATGTCACGTGTGCTGGTAGAAGAAATGCTAGAGCTGTGAATATGTTGCAGAAGCTGAATATAAAAGGATTTGCAGAAAATCTTTTAGTTAAAGCAAATCTGTTTACATTGACAGATATGGTCAACGTAGATTTGGAATATCTAATTGAAACTCTCGGTAATGGATATGGTACAAATTTCTATAATGCAATTCATAGATTATTTGAAACTCCAACAGAAGATTATCGATGGATTGGATCTCTTGGATTTACAAATGTAGCAGCAAAGAAATGGAAAATTGTATTTGATTATACAACTCTAAAAGAATTTGTTGAGACTATGGATAGATCTATAGATGATGGAACTCAATTGTTGTTGAATATACCTAAGCTAGGTGTATCAGCAGCACAGACAATAATTACAGAGTATAAATTCTATAAAGAAGATATACATACAATATTGGAAAAAGCCAACGTAATAGACAGTAAGTTTGTTAAAGTTGGTAAGAGCATCAGATTCACAGGTTGTAGAAATAAACAGCTGGAAGAACTATTACGTAACAAAGGATATGATGCTGATAGCGATGGTAGTGTAACTAAAAGTACAGATATATTGATAATACCATATAGTGGATTCACATCAACAAAGACAGCTAAAGTTGGACCAAGTACTATAGTTGTTCCTATAGATGAATTCATGAATGATATGGAAAAATTCTTATAAAAGTACTTTTAGAATATATACTATAATAATGAAACAATAAACAATTTATTTTGGAGGACAAAGAAATGAAAGACTTAATGAACTCAAGCATTCCACAGATTTACTCAAACGGATTATATAGAGAAATCGGCTATGATGTTCCTGCAGAGCATACTGACAAGGTTCTTACAACTTTGGTATATGGTATCACAGATCTTCTTGCAGCAGTAAAATCAACAGCAGAACCAATCTCTGTAGTTATCAAGGAAGCTAACGATGAATTTATCGTTGCAGCAACTGTTGAGTATTTTGAGAACGAGGATGATCCTAAGGCTCCTGGTAACTGGAGTTATACATGGACATTCAACAAGGACGATGTTCCTGAGAATGCAAGAATCATTTCTCTGTATGATGGCGAATATGCTAGCTACTTCAAGAATGTAGCCGCAAGCAAATTCAATATGGGATTCCATAAGTCAGAGTATCTTGGAGATCTGGGAAGATATCTTATGAAGATTATCAAGAGATGGCTTATCGACAATGCTGGTAAATCAGACGATGAAGGAAATCCTATTGATGGTGTATCACTTGAAGGAATCATTCAGTTCAGAACAGGCGTCGAAAATGACGATGTTGTACTTTCTGCAGAGCCGGATGGTGAGATCAAGCAGATGATCAAATCTGATTCTACAATAGAGAAATAATCTCTAGAAACCAGTAAACACTATAATGGAGGGATTGTATAAATCCCTCTAATTATTTTTAGTAATAGGAGGCGATTATGCCTTTAAATTTTAATGAAGAGGTTGCTTTAAATGGGCGAACCATGAATGTTTTCGATTATGATACATTCAATGAATATCGAGACATGTTACAGTATTCTGCCGAAGTTGCGATTAAATTTAATAGAGGAGATCGTGAAGCTGTACTTCCTGTACGTGGCAGCATACATAACAATGTAAATCAACCTGGAGTTTATCTGGGGGATCAGTTTGATATAATAACCTTTCCGGAAACACCTGAAGAGGAAAAAGAATACTATCCAAATAAGGATAGATTATTCAATTTTGCAGATTCTAAAAGTATGCAGGAGCATCTTGATAAATCTGATAGATTGAATGAAATCAAAAATCAGATTTTGGAATCTCCTGACAATCTGACACATGCACCTTTATCAGATGACGATAAACCGGCAATGAGAGGATTGAAATTGGCTATCAATTATAAAGGAATTGATATCGATAAGTATAAAGATAGATTTGGTGAGAATTTCCCTAACAATAAAAGAAAATTAACCGATACCGATATCACCCTATTTCAATTGAATCGTTACTGTGAATGTCTTGATCTTGATATGGATATTGTGTTTAGAGATGCAGAAGGAAATATTGCAAATCCAATGAAAAAGGTGATAACTGTAAATGTATTTCCTGGTAATGGTGATTATACAAAAATAAAAGATTTGGATAGCGATAATGACACATTGGATGAAGATGAGGAGTAGCTATGAAAATAACTCAAGATGCTTATATGCGTCTATATAACGATACTCATCGTGAAGAATTTAATCCATTTTTCTTTACAAGATCTAATCAAGAGATTATGGATAGTCTTAAAAAGATAGTCTTATCATGTGAAAGAGATGGATATTTTACTCTTAAGGTTCAGTCGTTAAGAGAGATATATGATTATGAAGAGATTTATAATTGTCTCAGACAACATGAAGAAGACCGTCGTAAGAAGAATAATAAACAGCCTAACTCTTTTGACACCATTAATATTAAAGATAGTGATATAATGCTTCTTGAAGTAAAATGGTTTATTCGTCATAATGGAGAAGAAATAATTTCTGATGCACATGGTGGTGCAGAAGAAAGAGTATTAGATCCATGGGATATCATGACTGTTTATATAGCCGCCCCAAGATTCGTAAAGAAGTATTACTTTAGACTGAATGGAAATTATTATAGTGATATATTCCAGATAGTAGATGGTAGTACTTATAATAATACAGCATTAGGACAAAAGACAAAGAAAGCTCCATCTACATCGATGAAGACTATGTTTGCACCGTTGAGAATATTCAAATTATATCAAGACGTTGTAGACTTCTATTCTAATACTGTAATACGAAATGTAAAATATACATCGATAATTCATAATTATCATGTAGTGTGTATGGATTACATTTTGGCAAACTATGGTTTTTATGGCGCACAGGAGTTTTTAAATATACGATGTGTAACTGTAAATACCGAACCTTATAATGACGATAGATATTATAACTTTGAGAAGAATGGTTTATATGTAACCTATCCAAAGGATTGTGCAAGAGATGCTATGGTTCAATCATTTGCTATGACTTTGTATAGTGCTATAGGTAAAAATACAACTCTTGAAGATATAGTTGATATAAGATATTGGTTGGTAGTATTAGGAAAGCAGTGGAATAATGCTTCTATCGAGAAAGGACTCTATGCTTTGAATAGTATAGATGGTGCTTATGACTTGATAACAGAAGAAGAGTTACATCTACCTTCAGATATGAAAGCCAATATCTATCAGATTCTACGTTGGGTAATGCAGGAGTTTAATAACTTGAGTAAGAAGAAACTCAATGTAGATGTAACTTTAAAGCGTGTAAGAATCGGACAAGCTATTGCTCATAATTATGGTACAAAGCTGTCTAATGCATTATATGCTTTAGCTGATCAAGGAAAGAAAGTTACACTTACTTCAGTAAAGAGACGTATTTATACACCACCAATGTATCTGATAAATCAGGTTGTCAATATGAGTAACTTGGTTGAATACAGAGACTTTGTAAATGATAATGATGCATCTCTTGCATTAAAGTGGACTTTTAAAGGTATATCTGGTCTTGGAGAAAATGGTTCTGTTCAAACAGGATATAGACGAGTAGATCCATCACATGTCGGTATATTGGATTTGGACAGCTCTACAACATCAGATCCTGGAATGAGTGGAACTCTTTGTCCTCTAGCATCAATGCATGGGGACTGCTTTACAGAATTCGAAGAACCTCATGAATGGAACGATAAATATAAACCCATTCAAGATGAATTCAAGAGAGAAAATTATCCTAACTTGATTAATCCTTTGGAATTCCATGGAGAAATACAACCATCATATCTTAATAATAGACAGAAGATTATAGACGAGAATTTGGAAATAGATAAGAAGATTGTACCTCTATATGATCTCAATGGTGAATTTGATTATAGTTTAGCTGGATCTATGGTTAGAAAACAATTAGATGAACAACCGGCAAAGATGCAATCAATATTCACTATAAGATCAGAAGATAATACAGAATAATAATAGGAAGAGGATAACTTCCTCTTCCATTACAGGAGGTATTATCATGGAAGATAATGAAACAAAATATTTTGTGTTTTCTGATATGGAAATGAAACACAGAAACAAAGTATTGTCAAAAATAGGACTGAAGTTTTATTGTGGCACTATACCAGTAGAATCTAAAATAGAAAGATTTACCAATATAATCTCTAAAGATAAATTTGGTAATATGAGACAAATGTTTCCGGATGTAAAAATTGTATTGGAAGGAATACCAAGTAAACTGACTTATACAAATCCGGAAGAAAGATAATAAAATATATAAAATAGGGGAATTTAAAAATGTTATTTAATTTTAATGGAATCGTAATGGAAGTATCTGATAGTCATGCATCAAACAAGGTAAAACGCAGAACTGTTGTAAATGGTATTGAAATTCGTCCAGATGTAACAATTTCAGAAAGGAGTAACAATGAGACTACCTCTTTTAGAACTAACTACGGAAGAAGCGGCATTAGCATTTAATATTGCTTCAAGGATAATCTATTTTGAAACTCACAGTGAAGCTGCTAGTTATACTGTGCATAGATATGAATCAAATCATATCACAAAAACAGATAACTTTATTATGTCTCACGACGATGAGTTATCACGTGCAGGAATACTTCCTAAAAATATTCAGGCTAAATATTTAATCGTACCGAGTAATAAATCTGATAACGATGATGTAATCATTTACGACAGAAGAAAATTACAGATTGTGATAATGATATATAAGTCTGACGATAAGGAAAAAGAAAAAATTATCGTAAAAGATTTTCCAAGAGTGTTTGCTGATTCTTCTTATTCTAGGTATGTATTTATTCCTGAATATTATCTCAATGAAGGATATCAACCAAATATAAATTCTTCTATCAGTGCAATAATGCAGGCTATATTCTTTGGAGAGACAAGTGAATCGGATACTGTTAATCATAAAATCACAATCGTATCTGTATTTTCGGCATTGTTGAGACCTAATCATGAAATCGATTCAAGATATAAATCATTACAGCCGGTAGTTGACTCTTTGGCTGAATATCTTAAACCGGATCAGTATGTTCCAAACAATGTTCTTTCACATCCTGTAGTTGATGTATTAGAAGAATATATGTTGAGAATCGTATATCCTGATAATAATGAGTCAAGTAAGATGGATTCACATTCCTAAATTCTAATGATTACTACATGAAAATAATATTAATTTAATGAGTAACGAACTCTATAATAAATTAATATTTTATGGGAAAAATATTAAAAATGGTGTTGTATCCGATATATTTTACAGACAACACTTGTATCAAATGCGGTGCAAGTGGAACATTAAGATATCTAGACATTAGGGGTAAACTTACAAAGGACCCTATATATCCCATCGCAAGTATTGTGTGTACAAAATGCCATGAACAGTTTTATATCAGTTGGCTTAAAGAGGGAAATAAATACACCCAGCCTATCTGTGTTGGACGTTCATATGTAGATGAGATAGAATCTAAAATGGAAAAATACGCTATCCAAAATAGAAAAGGCGTAAGAATATCGTAAGCTTACAATATTTTTGCCGCTTGGCAAATAAACTAATTGTATGGTATCAATATCTTGTCTTTATATATTATCTCTAAATTCGAAAACTCGAATTTTACAGCGCATTATATTTCAGAGGGTCTTAATTGATCCTCTGATTTTTATTTTTATCAATCTATTCACCTTCAAATATTAGAAGGAGTTAAATATGAGATTTTTATACGTAAAATTAGTTGGCTATATTGGACTATATAGTGGACTTGGATTAAAAGAAATAGAATTGGATTTTTCTAAAGCTGTTAATAAGATATGTGTTATATCTGGTCCTAATGGTGTTGGTAAATCTACAATAATAAATGCATTAAATTTAATGCCAGATGACAATAATTGTTTTGTACCATCTATGGAAGCATATAAGATTATAAAATTGACAGATGGTGCTAATCTATATGATATCACAATATATCATGGATTGAATAATCATAATGAAAGACAGACAACAAAAGTATCTATAATAAAAAATGGAATAGAGATGAATCCGAATGGAAACGTTCGATCATATAAAGATATAATTCAAGACGAATTTGAATTGGATAGTAATTATAGTGTATTATCTAAAATTGGTGGAAACGATAGAGGTATAGCAGATAAGACTCCTGCAGAGAGAAAGAAGATAGTCTCTAGTATAATATCCAGTCTAGAAGTTTATAATAATATCTATAAGGTATTGAATAAAAAAGCCAATACTTTAAAATCGCTTATAAACAATTTAGGATATAAAATACAAAATATAGGTTCAGAAGAATCTCTTAATACTTCTATAGTAGGAATGGAAAATAGATATAATAGACTTATAGAAGAAAGAGATAAAGCAAAAGAATCTATAACTAAATCTAAAACTATAGTTGCTATGTCTGACCCAGATGGAAGTATGCAATCTAAATTAGAGACATATAAAAATAAGTCAGATAAATTAAAGATTGAGATAATGAAACTTCAGGTGGATATAGAAAGAGCTGAAGCTAATGGAGTTGAATCTAAATCTGAAATAGAAGAATCTATAAGAAGTGCTGAGTTATCTAAAACTCAATTATTATCAAATATCAGTTCTACATCAGAAAAGATTACATCTACAAAGAACGAAATAGAACAGTTGGAATTGAAAATAAATAAAGCTAATGGAGAAATAGATCCTAATCTTGTTACTCAGTTGAATATAACTAAAGGACAGATAGATAGACTTAAAGCTATATTTAATGATATAGATATAGAAAGTATTTCTAAAGATGAAGTAGACTTTGTAATAAAATTCTGTTCTAATTTAGTAGATCAGATTGATAGTATCAAAGAAGATTCTGACTTAGATAATCTGGTTCATGCTTGTAATTATCTTATGGGAGCTGTAGATATAGAGCAAGAGTATAGAGATGCTATAGCTACTATAGAAGATTATAAGTCTAATATAACTATTACTGAAAATATAATAGAAGATCTTAAGAGAGGATATGAAGTAATAAAGAATCTTGAGATTAGACCTAATAAATGTAAAATTGATACTTGTCCTTTTATTGCTGAAGCATTACAAATTGCCAAAGAACAAGCTATACCTATTGGTGAATATACAAGTAGAATTAATACTGCTACTAAACAGCTAAACGTATTATATGAAAAAGTAGATAAAGCAACTACAATGCTTGAAAATTTCGAAAAGGTACGTAATATATCAACCAGATTACGTACACTTACAGACAGTATACAGCTCAATTTGGAAATTTTAAAGAAATTCCCTGTAAGTAAACGTTTAGTCGAAATAAATTTGTTTCTGAACGATTTACGTAATCAATCTATATTCTCAGAATTGAGAAATATGAATCTATATATTGATATGAGTAATTCTATAGTGGAATATAAATCTCTTTTAAAAGTACTATTAAATCTTGAAGCAGAATATAAAATACAACAGAATACAGAAAAGATGATAAATCAGTATAAGACAGAAAGAGATAATAAATCTAAGTCTTTAGAGAATTTATATTCTGTATTTAAGAATCAAATTTCTGATAGAGATTTTACAAATAGACTTATAGAAGGACTTAATACAAAATTAGAGTTATCAAGTAAACTTGAATCTAATAAGAAATTATTAGAAGAGAAGATTATTGATAAAGAAGAAGTTGATATGGATATAAAAACCATAAACAATAAACTTCAGAAGTCTATAAATGAAATAAACAATATCAATATTATGAGTGATAAGCTTAAACAGATAGAAGCAGAATTAATGCCTATAACAGAGGCAAAGAAAAAAGCTGAATCTCAAATGGAAATGCTTAAATCATTCAAGACTGAATATACTACATATAAAGATCAATATAATCTACTTGATATATTACGCAAATATAGTTCTCCTACAGCTGGAAGCATTCAAAGTTTATTTATGAGTATTTATATGGATAAGACTCTGGATATGGTTAATAAATTATTGGGAATGATATTTAATGGTCAATATCAAATAGCACGATATGTAATAAATGAGAATGAATTTAGAATTCCATTTATAAATGCTAATGGTATGATGGTGGATGATATAAGTGGTGGTTCTACATCTCAAGTATGTATAATGGGAATGATAATCAATCTTGTATTATTTACAACTGGTTCTACAAAATACAATATTGTAAGTCTAGATGAAATTGATGGTGGACTAGATCATGAAAATAGATATCTGTTTGTAAATATATTACAGCAGGTATGTAATATGCTTAATATAGATCAGTTATTCATAATTTCTCATTCTGTAGAATCGGCATTACAAGCTGTAGATGTAGTATTATTATCAGATCAAGAATATTATTTAAATCAATTTGGAGCAGCAAATGTAATTTATCAATATAGAAGATGAGAGAATATCTCATCTTCTATTATAAAAATTTTATAAAAATATATACTATAATTTAGAAAATAATATAGCTGTATGAAAGGAGAATCAAATGTATACAGTTTCGATAACTAATTTAATAAATTCAGAAGAATCAACTTCGACAGTTGATAATGAAAAAACAGTAATGTCTATAATGTCTAATTATATACAAAAAGCGGCAGAATTAAATTTAGAAGATAAAAAATATCATTGTACAAGAATTTATGTAGATGATCTTAGAGCAGATAGATTCTTTATATGTAATATTATTGATAAAAGATATGATAGAATATATCAGATCGATGTTTCTGAAACTGGTAGTTGTAATCCATTTGATAGTTCTGCATATTTACATGCTTCTGATATTGCTAGTCAAGTAATGGATATGGTAAAAGAAGAGTCTAAATAAGACTCTTCTTTTTTTTTTTTTTTTTTTTTTTTTTGTAAATCTATATATTATTAATTATATACTATAATAGCGAATATTGAGACATGGAGGTTTCGATATTCGTGTAACTATATTATGCAGTTCGGGTTTAGGAGCCCGAAGAAAGGAGCGCATTATGCGTAAGACTTTCAGTCCAAAGAGGAGATTTTCTCCATCTCGTTTTATTACACCTGTTGTACCACTCACATCTGCTGAAATCAAAGAAATCATGAAGGATACAGGTGCAATAATAGGCATCGAGAAGATGAATGAGTTGATCAAAGAATCAATCGAAAAGGGTCTTAATACGGTGTCATTTATCTGGTACAAAGATTGTACCAATAATCCTGGAGAGTTCTCCAATAATTGTTACAACTACTACGTGGATGATAGTACAATAAGCATCTTGAAAAGATCTGGATACGATGTTTACGTGAACAGAATCCACAGCAGGTACGTTTCTATTAACTTAGGAAGCATGCTTGGATAACAAATAAGGCTAGGTGAAATGGGATTTCATCTAGCTTTATTTTTTGACTTACTAAACCATTTTTTAGTTATATACTATAATGGTGTAGTAAGGTAATAGTAACCTTTTAAACTTTGTCTCTGCACCCTGGGGTTTACCCAGGGTGTAATTTGTTTGTTTAGTTTTTGTTTCTAGAAAGGAGAAACGTTATGTCACATATCATTAGCAAATTTAACGATTTTTCAACAACAGAGGGTGTTATTACATACCTCAATGGGTGCACAATTGATTTCAATTATGATAACGCACCTATGATTTATCAGTCGCTTGTAGATATTGCAAACTTCAATAATATCCACAACGATGTTGTTGCTGACCTGTACACAAGATCATGCCTGTATACTGCAAAGCATGAAAATGAGCTCAGCAGAGAGTCTATCGTGTATCACATTGTCAAGATCCTTGCCGAGTTCAATAAGCAGAAAGTAAGTCTTGACAAGATCGAAGAGATGGTTGAGAAATCAATCAATTCTGCTGAAAAGAAATACGGAAAGAGAATCGAGGAGCTCTTCACAAAGAAAGACCTCGATAGTATACTTTATGTATATAATCACCTTAATCTTATCGACAAGGTGAAACTTGCAGGTTGCAAGAACTTCTCTGATGTCGTTGATTTCTTCAAAGAAAAGATTTCTGAGAAGAATAAAAAGGAAAATAGTAAGAAGAAGAAATCTTCCGAAGATGCTGAGGATGACAAGGATGAAGATCAGGCTAAGAGCAAGACCAAAGATAAGAAAGAAGCTCCTGTCAAGAAGGCAGAACCTATCAAACTTATTGAGGTTATAACACCGGAAGAAGCTGCAAAGATTGAAGCAGAAGCAATTGATGCAGAGTTTACAGATGTAGACGATAAGGACGAGAAGCTTGATGCTAATACTGTCGTTCCGATGCATGTAGATAACGACATGCTTTCTGATATACTGAATAGAATTCAGGATGATCAGAGCACATTGTTACCTCATGTATCAAGAGCAATTGCCCTTGGTGTATTGGCATCTGTTGATGCTGTCACCATCAATGATATCATGGATGATATTACTAAGCATGGTGGTGACTCTACAACAGATACTGCTACTATCGAGATAGTTAATTCCATTACAGCTAATTTCAGCGTACTTGGAGCTATAATCCCGGGGAATCCAATAGTTCCTATTGAGGATTGTGTGTCTAAGGATGCATTGGTCAAAATTGCTGTAAAGGTAACCGATCTGTGTTCCGAGAAATCTATCAAGGAGCATCTGAATTCATTGGTAGATAAAATCAGAGCATATGAGTATAAGGTTAAGGACAATGATACGTCTACACCTATAACTCCGATTGTGTTCAGCAATACAAAGCTGGATACAAATACTTCGAATGAGGTGACAGAGTCAAAGAAGAATGAGATAAAAGCTGCATTCGGAAAACTTTTGAAGAATACAAAGTATGAGCTCAAGAAGAACGGAGAACTCATTACTATGTATCTTCCTGGAGTAATAGTAAATAATAGTGTTGGTACTCTGACAATCGATCCTAATGTCGTTATAGGTGATGGTATTAATATCATCGCTGCAAGTCCATTAGGTGGTTCAACAGCTTTCAACGTAGCAAAGAACAGGGATATCGTGAAAAAGCTTCTGGAGAATCCGAACTATATCATGACAAAGGATGAATATCTCAGATCAAGAAAGGGACAGTTCGTTAACGACGAATTGTATTCTGTAGTAGATATGTCCGGAATGTCAAAATATGTAGGTCAGATGTCAAAAGAGCAGAAAGATGCGTTTGAAAAGAGACTGCAGACAATCTTTATGACACCTAATCCGTTCTTTGCTACATTCGGTACGATACCAAGATTCAGATTCAGCATTTTTAAGAGTGTAAATGAATTTACATTAGTATCAGATGATAAGGTTAAAGTACCTTTCGTTGCTAATAGTGTAGTACCAGGATGTGTTATCACTGTATCTGAGAAATCATATAATGTGCAGTATAACAACAATGCAGTATCTATTCAGTTCTAAGTTCTAGTTATTACCTTACTACAAACAGAATAGCTGGAGCTAAGTTCAGATGAATTTGGGAGGTTCGATTCCTCCCTATTCATTAGCAGTCGTTCCCATACTTCCTATATGGGCTTGAATAGGCGGCTGTGAGCATAATTATAGTAGACCAGAGAGGATTCCTTTCCCTCTCTGGTCATTTTATTTTTTGTATTTTTGGGTAATATATACCCTCGAAACATCGTATTAAATGCACGTGTTTTATTGCAATAAAATATTTTTAAGGAGGTATAGATAAGTGAACGCCATGGCATATCTTAAGAATGTCGGTAAGAGCATGGGATATATCGCTGTAGATATCTACAAAGATTATCATCCTGTATCTTCCTCATTCATGTCTGAAAGCAAACAATTCGGTGAAGAATTGTACGAAGGTGTTAAATCTTTCTCCGCATCTGTACAGGATGCAAAAACAGATCCAGATTCACTACTCAACCTAGGAAAAAGTAGTGTTAAAGAAGCTGCTATAAATATTATATCAGATCTTAAATCTGGAAAATGGTATAATAAACAGCGTTATGACGAACAGACTAATGCTGCTATAGCCGAATCTATGGGTTTTAGTTTAGACGGCGATGATTTTGATTGGGGTGATAACGATTCTGATTTTGACGATGAGGATTCTACACCTGAAGATGATATCGATACAAGAAATACCAAAGCACATATGGCAAATGATAATCGTAATACTATTGCGAATATCAAATCTATGGATCGTATTGCTCAGAAAATGAGTGGTGCTATTGGTACATCTACTTTTAAATCTATGCAGTATCTTGGAGAAGTTAATAAGCATGGATTTAAAGAGATGATTAGAGTTAATAATAAAGGCTTTGCTGGTGTATTATCCGGTTTAAGTGCTGTTAATGCTAATATGGGAGCTCTTATGCAATTAGGAGAACCTATAACTCAGCATATTAATAACTCTGCCACATTCTATACCAGAACTGGAGAATTCCAGGATAAGGTATTAGAGAAATTAGATCTCATAGTAAAGGGTGTAACTCCACAAGAGGCAGAAAAACGAAACTCAAGTAGAAGATCAGTAAAAGATTTATTGAATGCTGATGGTGCTCTTAACCTGTCTGCTATGAAAGATATGGTTACAGAAAGCATTCAGGATGCAATATCCCCAATAACAATGATGTTTGGAATGATCGACCCTAAGACTTTAGCTGCAGAGCTAAAGAGTAATCCGCTGGGTGCGATTCTTAAGGGAACTATTAAAGCATTTATACCAACAAAAATGTCAAATGCATCAAAACGTATAGATTCTGCTTTAGGAGATTTCTTTGGTGGATTATTGACAAAACATCGTAATGGACAGTTATCTACCGGTAATGGATTACTGGATAAATTACTTGGATTTGTTAGACCTGAATCTGCATATAAAGATTCTATAAGTACAAGAAATTATATCAAAGGAAAAGTTGATTGGGATGGAAAATCTAGAAAAGCTCTTATGGAAGTTATCCCTACATACTTAGCAGAAATTTCTCATGCTTTAGGAAATCCTTATAGACTTTATGATTATGAAGCTGGAAAATTTAAATCAAGAAGAGCTATTGTTTCTGAATGGAAAGCTGAAAAACGAGGATATGCTGAAATTAACCAGGGTGAGTTAATCGGTGGTATGAGAAGAATGGCTTCTAATCTTCATGCTAATAGACCTGGTGAAATGAGTGAACAGCAGATGAATCAGTTTATCAGAGAGATTGGTAATTTTAATGAAACCGCTTATCACTCAGATGATCTTGGATTCGTTGATTTGCTTAAAGTATATAAGAATGAGAATGAAAGCAAACAGGCTTATCAGAGATTAGGTAAAAAGTATGGTATATCTAGAAATACTTGGAATATCATGCAGTCTTACTTAAAAGGATTGGAATCTAAAGGTAGACTTGGAGAGAAGAATAGATACATTACTACTATAGAACGTGGAAGAAACGACTATGGTGAGAGAATGGATATGCTTGCAGATGAAGGTTCTATCTACACAAATCTTTTTAATGGATCTATGGATTATATTACTCCTAATAAGAAGACAGGTAAGGATGTAGGAACTTCTAAAAATGCTATAAAAGGCAGAGGAAATTTCTTAACAAATCTTACTGATAGATATAACAATAATATTTTCTTCTATCTTCAGAGATTATATCTTAATTCTGAATACTTTGCACAGAACTTACCTCTATTTGTAAGCAGCAGTTCTTATAAGACAGCTATTAAAGGTTCTAAAGGAAGTAATACTAGTTTTAAAGGTAAAGGTGTTGCTAGAGTTGTTACTGTTAACAGAATGCCTACTAATAATGCTAAGTTTAGACCAAGATCTTCTATTTATCTTAAGATGAATAACGAAGAAACTGTAGAATCCAAGGGTGATGCAAATGATCGTGAATTATATGAAGATAATAAGAGTGAACGTGCTCCTGTAGGAAAGATATCAAATCTTGATAATGCCGTTGTAAACGCTATGGATGAGGATAGCTACGACGAGTATGGTGCAATAATGAAATCCGGTCTTGATAGAGATATCAAGAGATATTACTCAGATAAAATGAGTGGTAAAAAGGTAAAAGAAAATAAAGAGTTCGAAAAGAAGATTGAAGCTGAAAAGATTAGAGCTAAAGCTGCTTGGGAGATAGAGCAACAGTATAAAGGAAAAGTAAATAAGTTTAAAGACAAATTACTTCCAAAAACATCACAAGCATTAGATAACGTAGCAACTTCTGTTGAAAGCGTTATCGAAGATTGGCTCTATAACAATGTACCATTATTAGGTGCTATGAAAGATAGATTAGTTGGTACTAAAGATGACGATGGAAAATATCGTGGAAAGATATTTTCTAATGCCGCTAACGTTATCGAAGATTCTAAGCGTTCAATTTGGAATTTTATAAAATCAGGTAGAATGGACGAAGAAGTAGCCGATGAAGATACTTCTGGTGCTGGTTCTGGTTTATATGGAATATCTGCTGGAAGAAGCAAACGTCATGGTAGAGGTAAACGTACAAAGGCTCCTAAGCCAACTTCAAGTTCTGACGATGCTGCCGCCGATGCAGATGCAGGAGAATTAAAAGAAAGAGCCAGAACTATATATGAGAAAAAGATTAAATCTGGTGTAGATCAAATCACAGATAGTATTACATCTATCATGGGTAGATTTGGTGCTAATCAGAAAGAGCGAGCTAAAGAAGGTGACGTAATAGCTAAAGTTATTGATGGAGCTATGGAAGACGCCGGAATTAGTAAAGGCTCTATGACTACAGGAGCATTAATCGGTGGAGGTGTTTCTCTATTCACTGGTGGTCTTATTAGCCCGATAATAGGTGCTGGTATTGGTGCTGCTGTTGGTCTTGTAGCAAAATCCAAGAAAGTTCAAGATGCTTTATTTGGAGAAGAAAAAGAAGATGCTGCTACCGGTAAGAAAGAAAGAACCGGTGGACTATTAAGCAAAGATATATCTAATTTCATAGTAAAGAATGCACAGGGAGCTGCACATGCAGGACGTGGTGCTGTTATAGGTGGAGCTGCTGGTGCTTTCTTTGGTAGTCCAATAATTGGAGCTATTGTTGGTTCTACTGTTGGATTTGTAAATCATTCTGAAACAGCTAAAGAAAAACTCTTTGGTAAATTAGACGAAAATGGTAAGAGAGATTTTACTGGTTTAATCAAGAAAGAATGGTTAGACAATATCCTTAAGAGAAAGAAAGGAATAGGATTTGGAGCAATAGCAGGATTAGCTTCTAAATTATTACTTGGCAGTCCTTTTGGGATGGCTGGTAGTATTGTATTAGGTTCTGCTTTAGGATTTGCTGCTGATACCGACGATTTCAAAGATTGGTTATTAGGTACAGATATAAATGGAAAACGTCAAGGTGGATTTGTAGGTCTTATCAATGATAAAATTATCAATCCTCTTGCTGATATTCTCCAGAATGGTGCAAGACAGCTGTATAAAGATTTAACCAATACATTTAAGAATTTTATAAAGAAGCATACAGCTAATCTTTTAAAGAAAGCTTTTGGTGCTATAAACGGAAAATTTAAAATTACCGATAAACTTAAAGCTGCTGGTAGAGGAATAGCTAACTTCGGTGTTAATATGATAGGAGCTCCTCTTGGTGCTACTAGAACTTTCTTACAGAAAAGAGGCCTTAATAAAGGTTATGGTGTTTATGATAGTAAGCAGGGTCGATATCTAGATGCTGCTGAAAGAGAATTATTAGCAGAACAATTAGAACTCAATATGGATACAAATCAGCGTAAGCTTGATCAGTATCTACAAGGAGCATCAGCTGAAGATCTTGCAGCACTTCAAGAGTATTCTAGATTTGCTACAAATCCTACAGGATTCTTTACAAAGCAGATTAGAACAAATGGTGCAAAAGCCAATGCTGCTTTTAAGAAGAGTAATGTAGCGCGTAAAGATGCTAATAAATTCTTGAACGATATCAGCGAAGCTACAACAGAAGAGCAATTTAATGATATCGAAAAGAGAATAAATGAATATGTAAATCCTGTATCTAATCAACCTATATCTCCTGAGATAAAACAAGAGATTCTTAATATTCTTGCAGAACATAAGAGAGTTGCTTTAACTAAAGCTGATATAGAATCTGGAGTTACAACTGCAAATAAAGCACTGTTTGATTCTATGGGTATGAAAGCTACAGGTCTTTCTAAATTATTTGGAAAAGATTTCAAGCCTTCTGATAATTTCTTAAGAGCTGTTGCTGATCTTGCTGGACAAGAGCTTGCATCTGAAAGATTCAAAACTCCAGAAGAAGCAGAAGCTAAGGCTAAAGCAGAAGAAGCTCAAAGAAATCAAGTAAATATGACTGTTAGCGAAAAGATCCCTAATTTGTTGGAACAAATTAGAGATGCTATTCGTGCTAACGAGAGTAGTAAATATAGCGATGAAGATTTACTAAATGCAAAATACCGTAGAGGTAAAGGTGAATCTTTAATAAACGGACAGATTTTTGCTAGAAATGGTAAAGTATTTAAAGTTGTTAATGGAAGACAGATTGTAGATGAAGATCTTACTGCTAGAAGAGAACAACTTATAGCAAATCAGGAATCAGAAGATACAGTTTCTGGTGCTGGTTGGTTAAGATTCTGGAGAAATATGTCTGGTGGAGAATCTGGAGAACCTAAGGAAGGTGATACAAAGACTGTAGATACACCTGATGGACCAGTAGACATGATTATGTCTAATGGTAAATGGGTTAAAGATCAAGAGTCTACCAATACTAATGAGGCAGAAAAGAATGCTAAAAACAAATCAGGCTTTATGGATACTGTCAAAGGATTTGGTAATGGTATATCTGATATAGCTACAAATATAAGAAAAATAGCAGATAATCTTACTGGTGGTAAAGAACGTAAGAAAGGATTATTTGATACACTTAAGGATATGCTTCTTGGTGGAAGTGGTATGCTTGGTGGATTGCTTAGTTTCTTTACAGGTAAACCTGGTACAGCTAAAGGAATTGTAGGATCTCTTCTTACAAAGTTCCCATTGCTTGATGCATTAAGACTTTCTATCGGACCAGCATTAGGCATTGTAGGCGTTACAACTGCTCTTAATCAAGGATTCGATGATGTTGGTAAAAAAATCGGAGAACTTCCAGCGCTTAATGGAAACGAACCGGATAATTCAGATAAGGATTCTGCATTTGACGATAATACTAAACCTACTGCAGACGATGAGAATGGCAAACCGCAGGAGGTAGTGGTAGATGATAATGGCAATCCAGTAAAGGATAAAGACGGGAATTATAAACTTAAAAATGGTGGAGTTGGTAAACCTGGTACATTAAAACTTACTGGATCTGATACAAGAGTATCCACTCAGCTTAAGAAGAATCTAGCAACCGGAATGATTATGAATACCGGTTCCGTTGTTGGTAATGTATTAGTTGGTAATACAAACAAGATTCTTAGTAATTTTGGTTTTAAAGGACTTACTAATGCTAGCGGAGAAGTTATAAAAGACGTCGGTAAATTAGGATCTGATTTAGCTACTAATGGCTCTAAATCTGCTATAGCTCAAGGTGTAATAAGCACTATCAATAGTGGTATTGGAGAGAAGCTTCCTGAAATTATTCAGAAGATTCCATTCCTTCCGGCTAAACTGAAAAATGGAGCGATTGCGTTTTCTAATGCTGTTGCAAGTCAACTTGACGAGGTATTAGCAAAATCTGCTGATAAACTTGCTAAGTTTGCTAGTGCTGTTACAACAGCTCTTGCTGTAGTTAGAGTTGCTGTAATTGTAGGAACAGCTGTAAATGCTTGGGGTGATGCAGAATCTATCCTTGGTATTACAGAAGAAGCAACTATAGGACAAAGATGTATTGCAGTTTTGATTGCAACTTTAAATGCAATGATTCCTGTAATCGGAAATCTTATTCCTAATAAAGTCCTTGTTAATATCTTTATGAAAGTGCTTCCTATGTTTGGTGTAGATGTATCTGGTCTTGCCGAACAGAGAGCAAGAGCTACGGCTGAAGTAGAAGCATATAACCAAAAGAATGGTACTGCTTATAGTATCGAACAATATAACCAAACAGTTAAGGGACGTGGTGGAGTTGTAACCAAATTCAATAACTGGGCTGGTGGTAAATTTAAAGAATTTACAGCCAATGCTGGAGAAAAATTTAACCAATTTAAAGAAGGAGTCAAGAACGCTGCTAGTACAGCAGGTAATAAGTTTAGGAAATTTACAACTGGTGTTGGAGATAAGTTTAACCAATTTAAAGCTAATGCTGGAGAGAAGCTTAATCAATTCAAGGAAGGATTCCAGAATGCTGCTAATACAGCAGGTGAAGCTTTAAGAAATGCCGGTGCTGGTGTTGTTGATTTCGTAAAAGATGGAGCAAAGACAACAAAAGATTTACTTGGATTTGTTAAATCTGGAGATATTGTCGGTATGTGGCAATATAATCCTAACGAAGAAGGCGAAGAAGGTATAGTGCCTGGATTAAAGACAGCTGTATCTCTTGCTCAAAAAATATATATGACACCTACTGCTGCTATTAGCTGGGTCGGTCACAGAATTGGAGACGGCTTTAAGAAAGTAGTCGATGGCGTTAAAGGTTCTATAGAATTTATAAAACAGCAGAAAGATCAAGCTAGAGAGATTCTTTCTAATAAGGAATCTAATTTACAGCAATATTTAACAATAAAGGATCCTACTAATAAAGATCAGGTAATGGGTGGATTTGCTGGTGCTGCAGCTAAAGCTGTTCGTATAGGATATCTTCCATTCCTTATTCTTAAAGGATTAGGTAGAAAGATTAAAGAGACTGTAGATGAGAAAGTTGTACAGCCTGTTAAAACCGAAATATCTACTGTTATAAAGATGGCTGGTAAGCTCGGACAACATGTAAAGAGTGGAGATCCGATAGGCATGTGGACAGATGGAGGAGATTCTGCTATAGATGAGAATGGTTCTCCATTAGCATTATTCAATAAAGTCATTTATAACGTAGCCAAAGTACCATTAACTGGACCGGCTGTAATGGTTGCTATTGGTAAGGGAATATATAATAAAATCGTTTCAATGATAAATGGTATTAAGACAGAAACATCTAATGTCTTAGGAATAGGATCTGCATTATTTGAGAAAATCAAAGGTGGAAGTGTAGATGAGCTTTGGAATGATAATTATAGTGCTGCAGATGATGGCGATGTATCAACTCCATTAACTCCGTTTAGTAAAGGTGTATTATTTGCTGGTAAGCTTATAAGCACTGTACCTACATTGGCTGTAGGTCTTGGTAGAGAAATACATAGCAAAATCATTTCGATGATAGATGCTATTAAGACCGAAACGGCTAATGCTATAGGAATAGGAGCCGCATTATTTGAGAAGATCAAAGGTGGAGACGTAAACGAACTTTGGAACGATAACTATAACGCTGCAGATGATGGTGATATATCATCTCCATTAACTCCGTTTAGTGAAGGTGTATTATTTGCCGGTAAATTTATAAGCACCGTACCTACATTAGCTGTAGGTGTTGGTAAGGAAATACATAATGGTATCGCCTCAATGATCGATAAGATTAAATCGGAAGTCCAGATTGCCAAGAATATGGGAACTGCACTTTCTGGTTATATAGATAAAGGTGATATTGATGGACTTTGGGGATCTAATTTGAGTGCTATGGATGATGGTGAAAAATCAACTCCATTATCTCCATTCAATAAAGTATTAGGATTTGGTGCTAAGCTTGTAGTTAGTATACCTACACTTATACATCTTGCTGGTAATAAGATTGGTGAAGCGTTTAAATCTATTACAGGAGATACAGGAAAGAACTTTAAGGCTCTTGGAGATGCTGTTACTTCAATGAGTGATACAGCTTCTAAGGGAAATATAGGTGGTGTAGGAAATTATAAGTTTGCGCCTTCAGGAAACGATCTTCTTAAACCTATCGAATCTGGTATGTTTAGTATAGCTAAGATATTCATGTTTATCAAAGCTGGATTAATGAAATTCGGAAAAGGTGTCAAGGATATTCTTAGTGCTATCGGAATTAAAATTGGAGATGCTGTATATGATGCTGCATCTGCTACAGTACAAGAAGAGAATGCTGCTAACTCAGGTGGTAGATCTGGATTGTCTGCTGGTGCTTCATTTATATCTCAGAACAGTTCTGCTAATGCAGGAAAGAAAGTTGGATTTAATAATGTAGGATCTATGGGTTGTGGACCAGCCGCTGCTGCTATGGCTATGGGTGATTCTTCTATGGATGGTGCTATAAGCCGTGCTGGAAAGTATCAGACAAGTGGTGGTACAGATGCTGGATTCTTTAACGAATACTTTAGAAGTAAAGGAAGATCTGCTAATTATATGAGTGATAAGAGATCTATTGCTAGATCTATAGCATCAGGAACTCCTACAGTACTCATGGGCAGAGATGCTTCTAATAGATCCAAAGCTAATTCTCCATTTGGTCCTAATAACCATTATGTAGTGGCTAAGGGAATAGATGCTGCTGGTAATCTTATAATCAATGATCCAGAGCAGAAGCATGGAAATAAGAGATATAGTTCTTCTATATTGAACAATGTTTCTCTTGGAGTTGGTGCAGGTGGTGCATTTACTTCATATCCGGCATCTGAAACTGAGATTGGAGAAATTGCTAACCTTACAGCTCAAGAGCAGGGTAATGGTGTTGGAGCTGCGGCTGAAGCATCACTTATTGCTAATAAATATGATTTGGCTAACAAGTCAAAGTATAAATCTATTTATGACTATGCCGCTAATTGTGGTTGGTGGGCTGCTACACCTGGTCATCCGTCAAAGGATGGAAAGGATGCTCTTAAGGGCATAGGTACCACCAAAGCAAATGCAGATACTCTTGCTAGAGTTAAATCTATTATTCTTGATGGTAATCGTACATTGCCTAACTATGTAGATGAGCATGATTGTTTCTCAGACATTACATCTATATCTACAGGAAGCAATAAGAGAGATAGATCTGCTTATATAAAGGATAAGACTATCGTTAAGAATAGTATGGGTTCTACATATACATTCCATTCATTCCCTACAGATAAATCTGATCCGTTTGGATATACAGCTAATGCATATAATAAAGCAAAAGCTAATGGTATCATAAATCCAGATGGTAGTTCAGAGGGCACTACAGCTACCACCAAATCAACTGGTGGAGATCTTGGACAGCAGGCATGGAATTATTTCAAAGCTCTTGGTCTTTCTGATAATGCTATTGCTGGTATATTTGGAAATATCGAGAATGAAGGTGGATATGAACCTACGAAACTTGAGAATTTGTTTATATCAAGAGTAAAGAGTAATCCTGATTGGCTTGAGCAGTATAAACAATATGGATTAGACTTCTCTACTATGAGTAGTTCTGAACTTGGAAAGAAATATACAGAGGGTGTTGATTCTGGAAAGATACCTAAGGAATATTTCTTATATCCTGGTGATGGTAAATCTAAGAAGTATGGATATGGAATTGTACAATTCACATCTCCTAGTCTTAAACAAAATCTCTTAGATATAGCAAAGAAGAATAATTCTTCTGTAGGAAATCTTAGAGTACAGCTTGATGCTACAGCTAGTCAGCTGAAGTCTGCTAAGGAAGGACTTTGGAATGAGCTTACAAATCCTAATATTACTTTAGAGCAAGCTGCTGAATCTGTTCTTAAGAAATACGAGCAGCCTTCTGATATGGGTGCTGCCGAAGTTGCAGAAAGACAGAATGCTGCTAAAGGAGCACTTCAGAAGTATGCAAATAGTAATAGTAAAGAGGAAGCTCTTTATGGTCCTATGAATATAAATGGAGAATCTTATACTGGAACAACTGGTGGTGTAAGTTCTGGAAGTACTTCTGGTTCTTCAAGTTCTAGCTCATCTGGTTCTAGTGGTGCTCCCAAGAAGGGCTTAAGTGCTATCTTGTCAGCATTTACCGATGCATTTTCAAAGGCATTTACTGGTACATCTTCTGATAGTGGTTCTACAGGATCTACAGGAAGCAGTAGTAGCAGTAATGGTAGCACTGGATCTAGCAATTTAGGAAATCTTAGCTCTGGTATAGATTATAGCTTAATAAATACTAATGGTGCTAAGAACGTTCTTAAGATTGCTGATAGTCAGCTTGGAACTATAGAGAAAGAACCAAACTATGTAAAATATAATGACTGGTATTGGGGTCCTGGAGTTGGTGGTGATTCTTATAAATGGTGTGCAGCATTTGTATCATGGGTATTTGATCAAGCTTATGGTGGAGATAAAGCAAAAGCTCAAGCCGCTTTACGTGGAAAATATTCTGCTTCTGTTGATGGCTTATGGGACAATTTCAAGAGCCATAATGCTATGACTAATGAACCAGAACCTGGTGACGTTATTATCTATAAGAACGGTACTTCTCATACTGGTATCGTTGAATCTGTAAATAAACAAGCACAGACATTTGATTCTATCGAAGGTAATACTTCTGGTGGTGAAGATGGGTTCGACCGTAATGGTGGAATGGTTGCTCATAAACGTAATAGAGGATATGGACCTCATAACAAGTTCAATCTTCTTACAGCATTTGGTAGACCTGACTGGTCTGTAGAACCTGATAGTGCTTTAGTTGGAGGAACAAATTCTTCAAGTAGCGACACTACAACAGATACAACAACAAGTGCTTCTGGATCAGGCATTAACAGAATACTTGGATTGTCTGCTGGTGATTCTGGATTATCTGCAATTTCACGCAATACAGCATCTTTAGTTAGATCGTCTAGAGTGAATAGTAGTAATAATACAAACACCAACAATACATCAAGTGTAACAACTGCTAATAGTGCTGATAAGGCTATTATGAATATGGATAAAACTACAGCTCTTATGCTTAAGACAATTATAACTGTAGCAGAAAGCCTTGATATGAGTGCTTCTAAGATTTCAGCTATATATGAACTTCTTAGTACTTATATTGGTAATGGCGGAGTTGCAGCTGGACTTGCCGCACAGCAGGAAGCTTTATTAAAAGCATCTAAGGCTTACACTGATAGTACTGTAAATGCATCAGCAAATACAAAAACTCAGGATGAATTAGCCACATTAAAGAAGACTGTAGATGCTATCTTAGCTAGTTAATCTATAATTTTGGAGGTACCTGTAACAAGGTACCTCCATTTACATTTAGTTAATTATGAAAGGAGGTTAATATGGCAAACATTAACCTATATAGTGAAGAAAGTCTATTTGCATATAGTGGTGCTGAAGCTGATTATGATACGAGCGTAGCAGAAAACGTAATGACAAATATTAATGGTATTTTTGGAATACCTTATCAATTTACCGAAACTGTTGATCCTAGACCAGAAGGATCAGAAATAGGTGCTAAATATGCATCTAAGATATTAGGTCCTATGAATCTTTTAATGATTGTACCCTGTAAACAGGTATTTATGAAGAACTTCAGCGTAAATGATAAAGGTAATATCTTAGGTGCTTTAATGGAAGGTGTTGCTGATCGTGCTAATGCTGTTGAAGGAAGTGGTAAATACTATACAACAGAATTGGCATATGCTGATTATTACCAAGAGGTAAATACTCTATGTAAAGCCTTAGCTCATTTCATGGGAATACAAGATGAAATGGTGTATTTTGGAAACGAAGAAGGACCTGCTGGAGATATAAACTATGAGAATGTAACAAACGAAGCATTGAATGATTCTGTATCTGCTAGTAATGCTGTTATGTTTTACGTTGATGGTGGGGCAGAACAATCAGAAACGTTTTCTAATGATACAACAGAATCATCTTTAGCAAGTGCTCTTAATGGATATTCTGATCAGATGAATGAATTAAAATTCTTGGTAGATGATAGCTCGGTATTAGGCACCCTTGTTGGTACAGGACAGGAATTAGGAGAATCTATTGGTAGTGCATTAGGAAGCATATCACAGAACTTAACTGGTGGTATGTTGGCATCACTTGCAAAGAAAGGTACGTCTACCATACTTGAAGGTGGTAAATTACTATTTCCTAAACTTTGGAGTAATTCTGGATTTAGTCGTTCATATAGTTTTGAAATTAAATTACGTTCTCCTGATCATGATAATGTATCGATATTTCAAAATATATTTGTTCCTCTTATGCATTTATTACCTCTTGTATTACCTATAGGTATGGATGAAGATCCTAATGGATATAAATCTCCATTCTTGGTAAAGGTTTATGATAAAGGATTCTTTAATATAGACATGGGTATTGTAACAGCACTAACTGCAATAAGAGGTGGAGAATGTGAATGGAATGACGATGGTTTACCAACACAGATAAATGTATCTCTAGAAGTGGAAGATCTGTATAGTACACTATATCTACCAGCACTAAAAGGATTTGATATATTTGGTGGTGCTGGTGCTCTTGTAAAGAATACTGCTATGATGGATTATCTATCTAACCTTGGTGGATTAAATATAGCAGATGTAGATATAGAGCGTTCTGCTACATTAGCAATCTATATGGCATCACACGGACCTAGAGAAGCTCTTAACTATTTCTGGAATTCTGTAGATAATGGTACTTCAAATATTATGTATAATCTATATAGATCATTAGGATCTGTTAGAAGGTAATATTATATCAGGTAGAGTTGTCTCTACCTGATATTTATTTTTTAAAGTCAAAATAACTAGTGTATAATCCATGCTACTATTGGGTTGGTAGCAAAAATGACAGATAAGGAGAGAAAATGGAAAGCAAAGAAGTTTATAAGTCATCTTATAATTATCTTGATAACTTGTGTAAACGATTAAATTCTAGCGAAATCGATATAAATTATAATTATATCGATGCCGAATCTGAAAGACAGCTTAGAGAATTAGTTTATCATTCTATAGCTGAGAAAATAAAAGATTTAGCTCCCCTTCAAGCTAATCCAGATACACCTAGTGAGTGTAAGGATGCTTATAATTATCTTTTAATTTTACGTCGTAGAAATACGACAGATCATATTAATATAGAAAGCAATAAACTCGATAAAACATCGTTTTGTTTGATTCATGATAATATCTATAAATTTATAGTAAGACGTAAGATTGAAATGTATCATGTAATATCAAAGATAGTATAAATTACTGTGTTAAATGTTATGGAAATTATATACTATAAAAATGAAGAAAATAAAATATTTTCAAATTTAAATGGGAGGAAATATGGCAATATATCAATTTGACGAAATGACGAAATCACCGGAATCTATGCATACCAAAAAGATTCCAGTTGTGACGTATTTTGGTCAAGGTAATGAAGATGAGATTGGGATAAAGATTAATTTCTCTTATCCAAACGATCCTAATTTTGATTACGTGACTTATATGCCACGTATAGATTTTGATAAAGAAATGGAGAATGATTTGAGAACTGGTAATGGTTTTCTAATCAAGTCTCCAAAGGGATCTCTTAAGAAAGATATCCGAAATAAAGATGGTATTTTTTCTACAAAATTTGGTCAAAGACTTGGTGATCTTAATCCATTCATGGATAGATATAGTTGTCCATGCGGAGAAACAACTTCTAAGATGAGAAACGGTGAAATCTGTAAGAAGTGTGGATATCCGGTTGTAAAGGTTGGAGAGAATTTCCACATGTTTGGATGGATGCATATAACAGACGAGTATGCAATAATACATCCAGATATGTATAAACAGTTGGAAAGCTTCTTCGGTCGTTCTAAATTTTCTAAAGAGAGAAAAGATACCAAAAAATTTGTCTTGAAGAATATGATCGATTACGATAAAGAAATATCTCAAGATGGATTTGAAGTTGGCCAGATACAAAAACCGGGAGAACCTTTCTATGGTATAGGAATGATAGAATTCCATGATCGTTTCGATGAAATTATGGAATTCTATTATAATAAATATAAAACTAATAAAAAGAAAATGGAGATATATAACGATATAATGATGGATAGAGATAAATTGTTTATCCACAGTATACCGGTATATACAACACAGTTACGTCCAATAGATATCAATGCGGATACAATGTACTTTGAAAAAACCAACGGTATGTATAATATGATGGTTCGATTAGTACAATCTGTAAACCGTAATAAACGTAAAATGGATAGATCTCCGAAGTTAAAGAATGAGCAGATCTTCAGACTACAAGAGAAATTCATGAAACTTTACGACGAAATTGTAAGTATTCTGAATGGTAAACGAGGAGAACTTCGTAGTCTTGTATCTGGTAGATTTAATTTCTCTTCTAGATCTGTTATCATACAGGATCCAACTTTACGTATAGATCAGGTAAGATTACCGTATAGCTGTTTAGTTATAGCTTATGAACAGCGTATCATAAATATCCTTATGAAGACTTATAATATAACTGCTAATGAAGCATGGGATAAATGGTATAAAGCTATAACCGTAAAAGATATTACAATATATAAAATATTGGAAGATATGATTCATGCATCAGGTGAAGGATTACCACTTATTATAAATCGTAATCCTACAATTAGCTATGGATCTATCATGCAGTGTTTCTGTGTTGGTATAAATGATAATTTCTCATTGAGCGTACCTCTTACAATTCTACCACCATTAGCAGCTGATTTTGATGGAGATATTATAAACGTATTGACACTTATTAATGAACCATTCTTTATAAGAGCATGGCAGGTATTCAATCCTAGAAATGCTATGTACCTCAGCAGAGATAATGGAATGGCTAATAAGCAAGTATTCCCACAGAGAGATACAATTATCAATGCACAGGCATTGAACGATCTATCATGGAAGTTCTATTCGAAAGAAGAAATAGATTACATAAATGCTTTAAAGAATATGGAGTATGAAGATAGTGATATTGATTTTGCAGAAAAATCTGTACATGTGTAATATTAAAATTTCTATGTAACGGTATAATAGAGAAGATAAATAAGTTATTGGGTAGTAATTTATTTTAGATTCTCTTTTATAATATATTTTAATGAGTTACAATTTATATCAGTTTAGAAAGGAGACAGCTCATGAGTAATGCATCAGGAAAGATCAGTGCTACATCAAGCGGTCGAATCGTATTTATTCTTAAATACACTAAAGGTGTAAAGAATAAAGTGGCTGACTATCAGAGGAGAACTTCGCAGTACATTTCAAGGAAGAAATACTGTGTTCAGTAATGTACTGTAAATAACTGAAATGAGGAAGTAATATAATCATTGTGCTCTGTAGGATTAAATTCCTACGGAGCATATTTTTTATAAGAAAGAAGGACGATAATGTATAGTGATTTTGAAGAATTATTTAAAGATAAGGTATCTGAATTTAAATATATAAGTTTACCAACAAATGATATTATCATATATAGAGAAAATGAAAGAACGATTGCAGTTAGCAAAGAATATTCTAAATGCATTATGAGAATAGATGAATATGACCCTACAGAAAAAGATATTGTAGGTTCTAATATAAAAATATTTGAAAATAAAAACGAATTAGCTGGTTTTAAAATCGATATATCTGAATTAGCTATTGAAGAAGATTTACCTAAAGTATTTGATATAAATGGTACCGAAAAAGCAGAATCGTTTAGATTAAGTAAATCTGCTGATATTGATATGGTTATATCTACAAAAATGGGAGATAAAAGAGTTGAGAGAAAAAGATATATAGATTATTTATGCGATACACCAAATAATACTATGGAAGAATATATACGTATCTATAAACCTGCACCTAAATATAGAGGCGTTATGGTAAAGTATTGTGATAGTAATAAATGCCGATTATATAAAGATGCAAATTCAACTGGTAATATTGAAATATATAATATAAAAACAGACACAATCTATACTTCGTATTTATATAACCCTATAGCAATATCAGAGTATAGCATTGAGGGTTCAGAAAATATAGTATGTAAATATCATATAAACAAATATGGAGTTGTAGATAAAGTATCAGGTCAACCATTTTTTGTTAATAAAATTGGAAATGATATTGAATCTCTCTATACAATAAGATCAATATACCATGTTCCGTATATTGTTGGACTTAATGGAATATACGTTGCGGATAAAGAAAATTGTTTTATAATTATCGAAGATGCGGATATAGATTTAAGTAAAACTAGAATGGGTAATTATACCAGGAGGTGTTACTATGGATCTATAGAAAATTATAATAAATATTTTACAGCACAATAGATATAATATATCTGGTGGATATTGAAATCCACCAGATTTTTATTTTTCTTATGTAGAGACATTATATCAAAAATATTACAATTAACCCTATAGAAACAGGATAATCCGTTTATTTTTTGATACGTAATAAGGTCATAATACACACTATGTTAAATAGCTATTTAAAATAGAGGTTGGTATTTATTTATAAACAAAGATAATCAATAATGATGATTTTTGGATATTTTTAAATTAAAAAGTACACTAATACGAAATATCTGAATACTACGTTTAAATAATGATTATTTAAGAATAGCAGAATTACTCATACAAATATCTATACAGATAACGAAAATAGGTATGGTTATAAACTAAAAAAGCATTTAAAAGTGAGTAATTTTAATTTGTAAATTTTTACATGATATTTAGACCATATTGCTAACACCGTGTTAAATAGCTATTTAAGCACTAGTAAAATAGTAGCATATTAACGAGAATAGGGGTATATAAAAACTAAGAAATCTGCATTTAAAAATCGATCTATCTTGTATACCAAACTCCATATATGCAATAAGCATCAACTTTTGATAATTGTCCATCTGAATATAGTCCAGCTCCATCTATATAAAGCGTTACCATTTCATTATATGACGTTAAAAACCCAGTAATATAGCCAGTTGCGTGTGTTAAAGCAGTTTCTGGGGTGATTGAAAATAATTGTGAATGAGGTGCTATTTGTCCAGTTATATTACAATATAAACTAATAGCTCCAAAATAACCAAAGCTAAATGCAAATTGTTTTATTAAATTGCTCACTGATGGATTTGCAGATTGTACGGTTAAATCTACCGTATTATTTTCAAAAAAGTGTGTTAAATCATCAGTAATATAATTATTAATCCTACCTTCAATTATATATTATATAAATGATTGGAGGAATTTATAATATGATAGTAGAAGCAAAAAATCAAACTTATGTAACTTTTAAAAGAAATAAATTTGGACAATTTGACATTTCTAAAATAATAATAAATACTAAATCACGTAACGGAAAGCCATCAAAAGCTTTATGGGGATCGCCGGAGAATGCTGATTATAGTTGGAAAGATTATTGTGGACGTGAATGTGAAGAATTCAGTGATACTTATGATTGGGATAATCCTATAAAATGGAGGTTGAAAGAGAATAGTAAAATATATCAAATTGATATTGCTGATGTTGAGCTTAATCAAGATAATCCTTTATTGAACTATATAACTATAGTAAACGATAAATTGCTTATCGAAGAAACAATAGAATGTACTAATGAAGAAAAATTAGAATATATAGAAGATTATAGGTATGATGTATTAATAAACTTCTTTAAAATGAAAGAAGATGGTATTGTAGCTGTAGAACTTATGAATGCTTGCATTGGACATTATTTCGAAAACAGATTAGAAACAATGTTTAATGGTTGGGACTGTGAATCTATCTGTGTATTAGATCCTTCTAAAATAATCTGGTTATAAAATAATATAAGGGATGGTTTTTGCACCATCTCTTATTTTTTATTATTAGAACTAATTGATAATTAAATATGCTCGTAATTATAAATAATAAGGAAGGGGAATATTATATGGAAACTTTTATTATAATTACAATGATCTTTGCTCATACTATAGCAGATTTTGTTTTACAAACTGATACGATCATAAAGTTTAAACAAAAATCTAATTGGAAACCTTTTGGAAGTGAGTATAAATATGACTATATACCGTTTTTATTTATACATTCGTTTATGTGGTCGTTTATTGTATTATTACCATTATACATAGTAAGACATGATCACATTATATTTGTAATTCTTGTTATAACGAATACATTGATTCATATGTATATAGATAACGAGAAAGCAAATAATCATACTATAAATTTGATATGTGATCAGCTACTACATCTAATACAGATAATAATAAGTTTTGTTATATGGTATAGTTACTATACCTATTACATATGATATGTATTCCCAATAGGATTTTATCCTATTGGGATTTTATTTTTCAGCATCTTCGAAAAAAAAAATAATTGTAGGTATATTTCACAATATTCCTAAATTATTTTTTCCACGTGGCGTTTCCTGCTGCCGGAACCTTGACCCGGCTCTGTTTACAAGGTGTTTCTTTTAGTTGCTCACGTAGTTTTTGTTTGGAGCAGGCGTTGTACACACATTCCTTATATATTATATATTTATACTGAGGCATAATTATTATGCCTCTTTACTAATTAATGATAGATAAGATAACTACTATTATCTTTCTATCACTGTTATAGTATATAACTGAAAAATTGTATATTTACAAAAATACATAATAAATGACATATCTATAAATTATTGTATTTGTGGGGGATCAATATGAGTTATAATATTGGCGATATAGTAGAATATAACTATGGGTTTAATGATTCTGAGACTAGTATCGGAATTATTATAAATCTTAATAAATATGCCACATCATCCTATATAGACTATTGTATCTATAATCCTAAAGATAATTCTATTAAATGGTATTTAAAAGATAAGATTGTAAGACTTATTAAATCTACAGAGTTTATGGAGAGAATAGAAGATCTTAAAGATGATATTGACGAATATATAGAGGAGAAATTATATGTATAACAATAATAAATCTAATCCATGGTATGGAAAAATGAAGAGAGCTGAAGATGCTATTATTCATACTAAAAATATGGAAAAAGAATATGGTGCTAAAATAGCATTTGCTGTAGAAAATACACATGTATATGATAACAATAATGTATTAAAACAAAATACAACTTGTGCTCCTATAATGCAGCTTATAAAGTATGATACCGTAGGGGAAATTTTATATATTAAATCTATGGAACCAGAATCTGTTACCGGTAAAGTAGCAGCATTAAATTTTGCATCATATAAGAATCCAGGTGGAAAATTCCTGGAGGGATCTATGGCTCAAGAAGAGGCTCTTTGTCATGAGTCTTTTCTATATAATGTATTAAGAGAATTTGATTCTACTTACTATGAATGGAATAGAAATAATCTAAATAAAGGTATGTATACGAATAGAGCTTTATATATACCAAAAGTTATATTTAGAAGAACTAAGACAAGAGCAAGTTGTGATATTATAACTTGTGCTTGTCCAAATAAATCAGTTGGATTAAGATATGGTGCTTTCTCTGCTATGGATAATCTCAAAGCTTTGACAGATCGTGTTAATTTTATAAGACGAGTTGCAGAATCTGAAGGAGTAAATACATTAATCGTTGGTGCGTTTGGATGTGGTGTATTTAAACAGGATCCTAAAGAAGTTGCTAGTGTGTTCTTGTCGCAATTTTCATATACATGCAATATACATCATGTAATATTTGCTATACCAGGTGGGGAGAATTATGAAACTTTTGCTCGATATATACCGAGTATAAATTAAAGGGAGGAAATATGAGTACAACTAATGATATTATTAATACTATCGAAACAGATTCGGCACTATTCGATATCTTGACTAATTTCTCTGACGATTATATTGATAATATAACCAGAGAATCTCTGGAAATGAAATTTAGACCGTTTAATAATAAATTGCCTAATTATCCATATATTTTAGAGAGAAATTTCCAAGCTATAATCGATCATTATACCGGAGATAATATCGAGATGATTAAAGAAAAACGTCTCGATACTTTCAACCGTATAATATCTGTAATCTGTGAATATTACAATCTCAGTATTGTAAATCCAATTCCGGATGAATCAATATATGGTGTTACATTTTGGCTTAACCAGATATTTGTTGTTGAATTTACAGAACGAATGATAAATTTCTATACAAATTACATTATGAGAAATGTATCAGCTTTTATTAATGTAATACCAGAAGAAAAGAGAACTCCAAGAACAAATTACGCAAAGAATATATTTAACGACAAAGATAAAGTAGATTATATTATACTCTACGAAAATATCAATTATGTATTCAATGCAATGGCTTCTATGGATATTCCTTTTGAGAATCTCGTTACAGAATTATCAGATGAATCTGTATCCAGATTTATAACTTCTTTTATTACAGAAATAAGAGACTGTTATAAGAATAAATTTGCTATATATCTTGTAGATGAAAACTATAAGACAACTATGACGGCTGCCATACAGCTTAATCTCATGAAGATTGTTCTTGGTTCAAATTCTATATTAGATCCAGAGAATAATCCGTTTATCGTAGAATCTGAATATAATTAAAAATAAAAGAGGTAAATATATGGAAGAGAATAAATCTTATAAGCTTACAGATGAAGAGCAGAAGAAGATATCTGAAGAACTTGAAAATTTAAACAAAAAAGACTTTGAAGAAACAGTTAAAGCTGAGAGAGAAGAAAATCCTGTATCTGGATTACCAAAGGTAGTTGTAGATGCACAGACAAATACAGAGACAGGAGAGACTGTTTTAGGATCAGAAGTAGAGGGAGCCGAGCTTGCAGCAGAAGAGATATTTGCTAATTTTGGTAAAGCTATAACAGCAGCAAATAAAGAATCTCCGATAGATAGAGAGGATGTTATTTATGCTCTTGAACAACCTACAGTTATTGGAAATCTTAAAGGAATTTCCGATGAAGCAATAGATAAATTAACAGAATTAGTTAATTATAGAATAAATAATATCGATAGTAGAATCAAGTATACCGATCTACCAGATGAGATTATTAATAAATCTAATCTTGGATCTGGATTAAGAGCTCCTATGAATATGAACTCTATTATGAATGATGCTGCTAATAATTTTATCAGCGAGATTCTTGATTCTGCTACTATCAACTCTACAATGAAGAAGTTCAACGAACAAACAAATGCTCTTTATATGCAAGCTCAGGATGAGATATTCCCTATGCTTCAGGAGTATGAGAAGAATAAAGAAAAAGCTCTTAGAGAAAGTATCAAAGATATAGACGATCCAAAAGAACGTCAGGAAATAGAAGATACTCTTGATGCTATGGCTGATGCTTATTCTCTTAATCCATTGAAAGAAGCTGCTCCAAGGATAAAGATAAAGAAGTATGATTTGGAAAGACCTACTAAGATTTTTGACGGTATACATATTAAATATCATAAAGATCCTAGATACAATATTTATACTTTGACATCCGCTGCTCCGGTTCTTTCAAAGAATCTATATAAATGCAATAAGATAACAAAAGAAGATGCTGATAAGATGACAACAGCAAATAAGTTTCTTATTACTTTTGCTAAATACTGTCAGAACTTCCATCTTGACGTAGTAAAAGAACAGTCTTTCATGTACTACGTTGTATATAATATCTATCTGCTCTCTGTATATCACGGAGAAGCCTATGATACCTTTGCTAATCCTTTCTTAACGAGTGTAATGGAAGTAGTTGCAAACGTTAGAGGATGTAAATAAATTTTCTCCTTTCTATTAAACTGCTTTTAATCCCGGTAGGATATAATTCCTACTGGGATTAAATAATTATTCGATTAGATACTATATAAATAATAGGAAAGGAGATTCAATCTCTATGAATTTATCAGATGCTATTATTAATCCATGGACTGTAAATATTTTTTGTGATGCGAGTACAACTACACACAAACGAAATATAATAGATGCATGCTATGGAGCATTAGCTTATTCTATGAATCATAAAATTCTAGAATGGTATCGTGTATTGCACGATACCACATCTAACCATGCTGAACTTAGAGCTATTAATTTAGCTGTAAGATTGGCATTGTACATAAGAAGCAATCATCCTGAATATAAGAACTTTAACATTTTTTCTGATTCTATGATATCTGTATTTGGTATGAGGGATAATTGTAAAAGATGGAAAGTATTAGATAATGGACTATATAGTGCTTCAGAGCAACATCAATTGATATCACATCAAGAAGTATATTTGGAGACATTAGCACTAATAGTAGAGAATGATCTAAATATTTCCATATGGCATCAGAAGGGTCATGTAACTCTATCTAATATGATGTCTTTAGAATATGCCGCAGAAGTTTTTGCACGTAATAATTTTAAACGTGCAAAGATAGATTTGAATTTTATTAAGTATATATCTATATACAATAACGAAGTTGACAATGCTTCTAGACGAATATTACAGAATACTAAGGTATATGAAAAGAACTATTCTGAACCAATATATTTTATACCTTATAATTATAATTGGTTGATAAAAGAATATGAAAAAATACAACAAAGAGGAGAAAATTTATGTTAACTAACGAAAACAATAAACCAATAAAGCCTATGTTCTTTTTCGAGAAGAATGATACTATAGATGATTTGAGGAATAATATCACTGCTTCCGAGCAGTCACCAGCAAAGGTTGTATTCCCATCATACTATAAAGATGTATCCGGTACACTGAATAAAGTTATGACAGATCCAACTTGTGGTAACTATATGGTATTCCATGATTTTCCTCAATCTGAAGAAAACAAATTCTATCCTACAGATCTGCCTATGAATAAAGCAGAGAGAGTATTGTTTGTAGGAGAAAATGCAGAAGCTATTAATGCTAATGCTGTTTGTCAAATATCAATCAGATATGCAGATACAATGAGATCTAATTTCATTGCTATAACACGTAATGAGCTTGTTGTATTCTTAATGAAGTTTACCGATATGACAGAAGGAGAACTTATGTCATGTATGGAATGGGACTTCAAACCTACATCATGTCTTTCAGAAACTCGTAATGCTATGAATAGCGATACGATAGATGAAACAATGGTTCAGGAGATCGTATATGATACAACCTTCCATGCTGCTATACATTTCCAGAACTTTGTATTTAGAGTTATGGAGACAGGTAGAATAAATACAAAAGAAATGCTTAAGTATTTAGGATTTATAACAGATATAAATTCTATATCAGACGAGTTTGCATATTGTATGGCTTTATCAGCATTGAATTCTATAGCAGAAGGATGTACAAATGCAATGTATGAAGTTGCTATTCCTAATGCTATAAATCTTGTAAAGCATATAATTGCTTATAAGACTAATAAAACTTTGTCAAAAAAGATACTATAATATTGGAAGATTACTAAATGTATTTTCTACGTAGAAGAGAGGAGTAATGTCAAATGTACTTTACAGGTACGGGAGAGATTATATCCAACGGCCATTTTGTTAATCCACCTGGTGGATTTCAACAGCAAATGAATATGGGGCAACAGAGCGCAGTTGCCCCACAATTTATGAACTTAGGTTATGGATACAATCAACAACCACAACAATTTATGAATCTACCACAGATGCCGGTACCACCTGTGATAGATGCATATGGGAATGTAAGTGGACCATCTGAACCAGGATATCATGATATCAGATTCCCACAATATCAAAATCAGGCATATGGTTTTAGCCAGATGCCAAATCCAAATTATCCGTATTTCACGGGAAATTCAATATATTCATATCAACAACCAGATCCATATCAAACAGATCCTTACAGATATCATGGTTCTATCCCAGCTTTAAATCCAGCATTAAGACCACAGGTTACTGATAGAGTTGTCAATGTTCCTGGAATTATATTAGCTCAGAATCCATTAATAACTCAACAGGATATAAACAAAGTCCATGAGTTATATGATCAGATGGTTGAAGAGCAGGATGAATATTATGATAGAACAGAGGAAAATCCATATCAATACAACTATAATTATTATGGTCAGAATGCTTATTGGGGAGCAATAGGAATTCAGCAAAAATATGATGCTCAGGTTCAGGCTATCTTAAATGAAGCTGCACGTAGAAGAATCGATTGGAGCAAGAGATTATCCAGAATCGCTCATAGCTACTTAGGTGATGGCATTGGTGATGAGGAAATAGATAGAATGTATGATGGATATACATATACAATTCCTGGGGCTAAGGTTGAGGAAGATAATATGTATGATATATTGCTTAACGCGACTCCTATTAATCCAGGAGATCCAAACTTAAATGTTTACGCTAGGCATTCTATGGAAGTAAATCATATTTATGAGACTCTCTGTCCTCCAAATTGTGATATGAATACTTTCTTTGGAAAGCTTCATTTGATTGATATGTTTTATGAGTATACAGCTGAAACGTCTAGAAGACGTAATACTCAGAGATTATTCGATAGTACAGGATATCGTGCATTAATTCGTAAGTCCAAGAAAAATCGTAAATTCGGCTTAAGTGCTGAAGATCGTTTAGTCGATCAGATTAAGAGTACTGTCGATCCAAATGCTTCAACTGATAAGCAAATGATTCAGGCAGCATCTATTGCAGAAAGTATGATGCTCGGAAAAAAGGTTGATCCTGAAACAGAATCAATGCCTTTTGGAACAATGCTTAAAGGTATGGAGAAATATGGTCATTTCGAAAATGGTGTATTCACTATAGAGGCACCAGACTGGTTTAGCGAACCCAATGAATTGGAAAATGAATATGATGCACATAGAGATGCATTCATAAAATCCATTTATAATACGGAGAAATAGTTATGGATAGAGCATCAATTCTGGATATGATACAATCTAGAATAACTACAGTCTATAGCTTTAATTATGATAATCTTATAGGACCACCATTATCAGCATTGTTATATCAGAGAGATGTAGATGATTTACACCATATCGTTACATCTATAAAGTATAGTGGAAATATAAGAAAAAGATATAAACTTGTAGACGATATTCTAAAGCCAAAAGGGTTCGTTATTGCAGGTGCTGGAACTAATAGAAGATGTTATAGATATCTTAATGACGACTCTTTTGTATTAAAAATTGCAACTGATGCAGTTGGTATTAAGGATAATCCAAGGGAATTCAAGAATCAAATGTTTTATAAACCTTTCTGTACAAAAACATTTGAAGTGGATAGAACTGGTACTATTGGTATTGCTGAAAGAGATGACCCATTTACAAATAGAGAGGAATTCGAATCTGCAGCCAATGATATATATTATCTTATAACAAATTTTATTATAGGAAAATATATAGCAGCAGATATAGGTTCTCACTATTTTATGAACTGGGGATTAAGAAGAAACTTTGGTCCTGTACTTCATGATTATACGTATTTGTATGAATTGGACCCAAATAAGTTAATCTGTATGGAACCGGATAAATTCGATAGTAGCAAACCTTGTGGTGGTGAAATCGATTATGATGCAGGTTTCAACAAATTATATTGTACCAAGTGTGGCAAGTGGTATCGTGTTCAACAACTTGCCAAATTACACCATTTACGCGATATTTGTGAAATGAAAGAAGGAGATCTCATGGACGTTGTGATCAACAGAGGAAATGGAGTTACAATTCATTGTAACACAGAAAAATCGGTAGGACTTAATAATAGTACACCGAAAATTGAAAAGAAAAAGACAACAGAATATGCAACAGAAATTGTTGTTAAGCCTGTAAGTAAGATTGAGAAGAAGCCTGAAACTAGAACTGAATCTAGAAACAGAAAGCCAATGGTAAATGATTCCAAGATAAATACAACTAATAACAGTGGAATCGTTACAGAATCTAAATCCGAATCAGAAGGATTTAAGGTTATAACAACAAAACCTGTTAAGACAGATAAACCGGTTGATAATGGTATAGTTACAGATACAGTGGAAGAACCATCTTTTAAGGTAAAAGTAAGTACTGATACAACAACTTATGGTTACTTTAAAGATAAATCTAAAGAAGCTTTAGGAACAGCAGTATTAAATGCTGTTAATGATAGTATTGCTAATGCTAATTTGATTAAAGAAACTGAAAAAGAACCGGTTGATGTAAATAAAGTAGAAGAAACTCCGGTTATAAAAAGAGGTGTTGTTCCTGTAGAACAGAAAGAATCAACTGTAGCTTCAGATATACCTCAACCTAAAGGTGGTAAGAAGTCTAAGCATTTTAAGAAAATATCTTATAATGAAAAATTCAAGACAATTACGCTTAATGGAGAAACAGGAGCAGATAGATATGTAATTGAGCTTGGACAGCATCCTGAAATTATTCAGCAGATTGTAGATGGTTCTGATTATATGAAGAACGTACTCGATATGAAATCTAAGAGTATGGAAGCGTTACAAAAGAACAATTCTGACTTAAACAAAGAGATAGAAAATCTTAGAACAGAATCAGCTGAATTAAAGAAGCAACATGAAGAACTTATAGATAGACTTAAAGTATTACAGAATCAGCTTCTTGAGAAAAATACATTCAGTGATGTTGTAGATGAGGTAAAGCCGAATATTCCTATACCAGTTCCGGGCAAAGAGGAAGAGGAATTTAATCCTGAAGATATAAATACTTCTGTATTAATGAATGGATATGTATCTTCTCTTATGGCTCTTGGACTTGTAAAGGATGAAAAAGATGATCATAAGGTAATTATATTCCCGGATGATGGTGAAGGTAATTATGTCTGTGATACAGAAGGGCATTTGATTTGCATGGTTATGATTAACGATGTCATGATAGACAAGTATGATCAAATCCAGCAAGTTATAAGTTACACGGAGGATGAAGATGATACCGATACTGACGGGGCAGTTTCTGATAACTGATAATAAACAGGAAATCACCGGTATATTGGCTACCAATCCACCAGATATTAGAGTTATCGATTTAGAGGAAGGGGATACTACTTTTCCTCTAGATCATCCTTTGGTATTTGGAGGAGTTCAATTATTACCACCGGTAGATTCTATTATAGCAGAACAAGATGGACTTCCTGATTTGTATATTGATTATTATCTGAGAAGATTATCAGAACCGGATCAAGAAGAATATATGACTGCTATGTTGTGTTATCTGTGTAATGGTGGGATACTGATAGTATATGTACCAGATTTAAGATCTAATCTAGCTATAATGTTTAGACGAGTTATGGATATCAAATATGGTATTAGAATCGGTATATATGGTATGGAGCAGACAGCATATAATTATGACTTGGCTCCAATATGGCTGTGGAAAATGTATACTGTTGGATTCTTTGATCCATATATACTATTGAAATTGTATCCGGCAAATATGCAGATACCAGATTTCATATTGGATAGATTGGTTATAGACCTAAATCCATATGGAAGAACAATTGAAGAAAAGTTCAAAGCGATATATAGTTATAAAGAACACGTTAAAGAAAATCCTAGACTTATATCGCCATTATTTAGTACTGCTAGATAACAACTGGCAGTACTTTATTTTTAAGGAGGAATAAAAATGAAGTTAGTTAAAGTACAGAATTATGCACTGGATGTAAAGAAGATTTACATGGTAGAGATGGTGTTTCTTGATAACAAATTAGTATCTTCTATAAGAGAATTCGATATCGTAAAGGTTGGAAAAGATAAGCTATTTAGCTATATCGATACAAGTGACAATGTTGCAGCAATTCCATTTGATGCTATATTTGATATCAAAGAGAATAATTATGAAAGACCGGATGCTTTAGTTGGTATCCGCAAAGGTTTCAACGTACCATTTGTAAACAAAGATAATGCTAATGAATTTATCGATAGATATACAGATGAGTATATCGAAAAGTGTAAAGATATTGCTAAATCTTTAACTGTATCTGACGTTGCATCTAAGATTATCGTTGATCTTGAAAATTCCATAGTAGAATTATATAAAGTAGACAAAAAGAAAGCTTGTGAGCTTATGCTCAAAATTGACAATACCTTTAAATCAGAAAATATCGAGAGTAAGGCAAATGCTAAATCTGACAATGGTAGCAACTCCTAAATAGGGGGTGATATAATATGCTGATGTATGGACCGGCAAAAGCAACAATGTATGTGGATAGGCCTACGGTATTCTTAAATCTATCTAGTTTATCAGAGCAATATCCACGTGTGTTGTTAATGCCACCAAATAATCTTGGTGCTACAGATAGCTTTAGTTTTGATTTTCAATATATGCGATATGTTACCGAGACTGATAATGTATTTATAGAATTAATGAAGGTAATGATACCATTATATCAGAATACATCAGATGTATATCTTGTTATAGAAGATAGAGATGCGTGGAGTCTGGAAGTTGTAGATTCATTAATGAAGCTTATACAACAACGATATGGTATAAATGGAGTATTTATTGAAACTAAAGAAGATTATCTCGAAGCAGTAGATGATTACTTTGATCCATATAACGGAATACATATGATGGATATGGATATAGAGAGATATCAATCACTCTATTATCTATGGTATTGTAAAAGTGGAGGTCCGATACCAAAAGAATGAATGAGGCTTTAGAAAAAGAAAATTATCTTTCTGAAGCCAGAGCAGTATTCGGGGGTACAATATATGAATATGATATAAAGCAGGCTAATATAAATATACTGTACTCCTATAATCTTATATCAGATTTTGAATATCAATGGTTACAACTTGCACCAAAGAGTGATAGAAACTGGTATATTGGCAAGAAAGCTCAAATGGATATAGTCTATAATGGTAAAACAAAATCCGATATAAATAGAGCTATATCCGAAGGGGTATTAAAAGCACGTAGATTATTGGTTGAGTCTAATAATATTCAACTGGATCAAATATTAAGAGCTGCTAAAGATAGCGTATTTGTAAATAGAACGCTTCCTTTGGATACTTTGAAATTTGATCTGAATGGTAATAATAGACCTATTGTATTTACACTTAGAAATATCTATGATCATTATATAAGATTCGAAAATGGGATAATTATAATGATTGCAGATAAAAAATCATCCTTTGACGTTGAAGTCAAAGGAATAGATGATAAATTATTACCATTACATCATGATTTTATTTCTGTTTTAGCAAAGCTTATTTATATAAGAAGCTATAATAAAGAAGCATCATTAAAAGAGTTTAATCAATTCTACGAAGATTACGTGAGTTTAAAATGTCCAGTAAATATGTATAGAGAATTATCATCTGCTTCTGGATTCAGATATAAAAACAACTTACATCTTATGATACAACCAATGCCTTTGGTATTGCCGAATGATTTCGATAAGACGATACTTGATATATCTTGTAATTTATCGATATTACGAGAGTTATATGTATTGATTTATAATAATTAACCGGCAGGGCTATTAAACCCTACCGGAAATTATTTTTTAAGGATGATATGAATTTATTATATTGTTTACACGTTAATTTTATTCGCGTAATTAGTTACAGCCAGATTAACTTTAACAAATATAATCCATTCTAATGTAGAAGTATCTGAATTATCTGGTTTATAATTATCAAGATTAGTCTTACTTAAAAACTCCTCTATATTGAATGGTTTAAAGTAGTATATAATACTGAGCATCTTTACGATATCAGGAGTCATAGACTTCATGACTGTAAAGTACACATAAGGTAATAGCTGTTCTTCTATCTCTTTAGATGTAATATACTGGTAGTTTCCATCTATTGATGGAGTTTGTACTCTATAAAGATCTATAGCGTTTTTTATTATATTCTCTATAATATCGTTTATCTTATCTACTATATTATCTGTAGATAGTATAAGCTCTGTTCTATCTTCTACTTTATCATTCTCAATTTTATCTTTTTCATTTTCAGATTCATTTATTTTTTTAAACTGTAAAAATAAAATAGTTGTACAAGTTATCAGATATACTATAATAAATAACAGTAATACTACCAATCCAAAAGTTAAATTAATCATTACCAATACTCCTCCTGTTGTTCTATTCTTCTATAAGAATCTGGTACAATCTGTATTTGATCTGCCGGCATTCCATATTGATTATAATATGCAAAATTCATTAATTCTTCTTGCATCTCTGGTCTTATACTTATAGGCATATCAGATTGATATAAATAACTATACTTGATAATCTTTTGTGCTATCTCATAAGTGATTCCATATCTATATTTTGGTAATAATTCCCACCATCTACCAAATGTCATATTTGGTGGAATATATCCTTCCATATCGCCTGTAAATAACTGATGCATTGTTGTAGAAAGCATCACTACACCAACTCTATTTTCTCTGTGTTCTTGTATTAATAATTGGATTAATTCGAATGTGTTTATATGTCCAATGGTGTTTAATACATGCTCACAGATTAGAATACATATATCAAATAATCCCAATACATTATGGTGTAATTCTATTTCTACTTTGTCTCCTGATTCTATATTACCCATTACCTGACAATGAGTAAATCCTAAACTCATGATATAATTTTTATACTGTTTATATTCTTTAGAACCTCTAAATCGTCGTTCAGCATTCTTTAAAAAAGATTTATATCTCTCTGGATCAGATAGAGTTTCTTTAGTTTGACTAAAGTATAAATCGTATTCAGCATCAGGAGAAGATAATTTTGGGTTTATATCATCTTGTGTTATTATACCAAAAATACCATTCTCTTCCATTATAATCCCTCCTTAAATTAATAAAGTGTAAATCTGTATAAAATTTATTTTTAAAACTTATATAACTATCTAGTAATTGTGTGAGAATGATTCCCGTACTATTAATTTACGTACTTCCTTTCTATCGTTTTTGTACAATTAGTAATTCTTTCATTTCATTACGAATTACCCGGTAGGATTGGCTCCTACTGGGCTTTTCGTTATATATGTATACCCCGAACATGTTGATAATGAAAACTTCAACAGAAGGAGGTGAATAAAAGGTGTCTTACAGTGTAAATGGCAAAATCTATACAGACCATGCTTTAATGGACGAGATAGTATATAATTGCAAACTTATTATGAAAGGTATACTATTAAAGAACCAAACTGCAGCTGATAATAACGAAACTGCTAGCTCGATTCTATTAGCACAAGATCTCAAAAATATAGTGGAAAACAATTATGTATTTACACAGTTTCCATTTACTCATGCCGATTTTATCGAATATGGATACACCTCTACCGAAGCTTCTCAGTTCATAGACAATCCGTCATTAGTGCCGGAAGAATATAGAGCTGATATTCTAGAGATAGGTAAAAGAAATTTTATTAATAATTACGTAGAGCAAAATAACTACTATCGTAATTTGAATGGACTCCCAAATTATACCACAGATAGCGATGAAGAAATTGAACGTGCTGAAAGAATATATACTTACGTTCCCAATGGTACAGTTCAAACTGCTAAATTCGCTGTCAATCAATATGGATATGTTTATATCGGATATAAGAATCCACAGATTATGGCTAATCCAGATCTAACAACAGAACTTCCATTAGCTGCTCCTATACATACATGGAATAATTACGAATTAAGTGTATTGAAGCATCTTGGTATATTTGACGAGATTCTTGAAATTTATGGAAAGCAATCGTTATTCAAATATTTAAATTATATGGGTGACGATCCGCTTGATTATTATGAAGCTAGAAAAGCAGGAAAGTGGGATATATTACGAATACCTTCTTGTGAAAGCTTAGTACAGGATGAATTTAAAAGATTCTTTAATATTGAAAGACATGAATATCTGAGAAAGGCAGATCAGTTAGCTCTATCTTATGGATCAGATTATTATGACGAGATGATAATGATAGAAATACTTTGTCAGACTTTTGCAGATATGATTGTAGATGTACCTGAGTGGTATATTCGTAGAGACATATTTGATTTAAGATCTGTACAGTATTTCTTGGAAGCTAACGATATAGCTTTTTATAAACAAATACCTTTACGATATCAGATAAGAATCGTAAAGAATATGAATAAGCTTATACGATATAAATCTACAAATCAGAATATTAAAGATATTCTGGAGATTTTTTCGCTTCAAGGTACAACCGTTTATAAGTATTATCTTATAAAGAAATTCTTATATAACGTAAACGGAAGAATATCGGATGAGGATATAGAAGATGAGTCGTATGATTTTGGATATGACGATGAAGACGAATGGTCTGCTGACTTATTGAATTTGGATTTCTTTACTGAGGAGAATAATAAATTCTATCCAGAGTATAAAGATCTAGCTGTATTTGATTTTTCAGTATGGTCTGAAGTTCCTGTAGACTTAGATGATTACGATTTTGGATATGAAGTAAACGATTCCACTATACCATCTTATGATACAGATGTAGAAGAATTAGATTTCTATAACGATACTGTAGATAGTTTTGATCGTACAGTAAAACTTACAGTATACGATTTTGGAAATATGGATGGTTCTTCTGCTGAATCTGTAGAAAGAGAAGAAGAGAGAGACAACTACAAAGAAAGTCAGAAGACTATTGTAGATGAAGATGGTAATGTATATGAATTAGTATTTGCCAGATGTCCAGTAGATGAGAATTATGATAATTATATAAGAGATCCTTTCAATCAATACTCTTATGAATATATCACAGAACAGGATAAATATTGGGATGGTGAAGATGTACACAACTACGTTAAGAACCAGCATATGATGTTGGATGTAAATGTAGATGCTACAAAATATATGAGTCTTGATTATAATATATCTATGGAAGAATATATGTACCAAATGGAATATTTCTTAGGTATGATATTCAATTCCAGAATAGATACTTCTAATATCAAGATTCCTTTACCTATAGTAAATGCAAATATATCATATGCTATTACAGATATATTCATGCTTATGTATATCTTATCATATGCATATAATGGAAGAACCTGCAATATCAAAATACCTACAGTTTCCAATATAGAAGAGAAACCAGATTATTCTAGTTATAAACTGGTAGATGGTGGTTTCCCATGGAGTGGTGGAGAGGTCGATCCTGATTGGAAACTAGAAGATATGGATTTTGGTTGTGAAGAGACTGATGTTATAATATGGTCTGGAGATGAAGAAGACAATTTAGACTTTGGATTCAATGTGGTTATAAACTATAGAGGATACTATAGAGATTATGATTTCAGTAAAGGATACGAAGAAGAATATGATTTCATAATAGATGATTTTGGATGTGAAGAAACTGATAAGTTCTACTTCCCTGCATCTATTGGAGGATTATTAGACTTCGGATATCATTGTGATGCAGGTTCAAATGTAGATGAATTTACATATGACTACAGAATTGAAATCAATAATGATCCAGAACCAGAATCCGACGATTATGGATATGACGATAGTGATACATATGAGTATGACGAAGAAGATCCTGTATTAGATTTTGGAGACGATGATGTAGATGAATATCAAGCTTGGAGAAGAGAAGATTATGATTACTCTATTATGAATGCTGATAGTTATTCTAATGGAAATCTTTTATTAGCTCCATCTATGTATATCTCAGCATATAATAAGGCATATAAACCTAAATCTAAAAAGAATCTAATGCTTAAACCATTAATGGCTTCTAAGAATGCTATTAAGCAATTTGCTAAATATGTAACAGCAAATGAAGAAGAAGTTGAAGGTGTTATTTTAGGTTCAACCAATAAATGGGTATTTGGAGATTTGTACGATTTCTTAGACGAAGATCCAGATTATATTGAGCCTAGAAATAATAAGACATATACAGATCCAAGTTATGACTTTAAGTTTGAAGACAGAGGAGATGTATATGCTAGATATCAACTTAGACGATACGATTTCCAACCAGAAGAAGAAACTGATGTATGGGAGACTATAGACCCAGGTGTATATGCAGAAGCAGATGTATGTGATGCTGGAGATGTGTCTGATGGTCATCCACAGGATAAGTATCGTAAACGTATTGATGGTGGAGATAAGGAATTCTCTGTTGTTACAATAGATAATTTTTATAATTGGTTAAAGACAAAACATCCTGATTTATGGGTTGATAAGACTTGTAAGATATATGGATATAATTTCAAAGCAGATTTAGAAGAAATAAAATCTAATATGGAGATTATGCATTCTAAGTTTGGTTTCCATGATTGTTTTGGAGCAGAATTAAATTTGTCTAAGAATATAATTACATTCCCTAAGTTACTTACAGATGAAGGAGCACCTATATCTTTCATTAAACCATTAAATGGTGTAATACAAACTTATGAGGAGATGTATAATATCTATGAGATAAATACTGTTTGTTATAAGGTATTATCTAAGCTTATAAGTAATGCTGCTACAAGAGATGAACAGGTAATTTATCAATATCTTTTTGATACATTATTTATAACTCCATTTGATTATACTTTATACTTGGATAAATCTGGAACTCCTTATAATACATATGACGAGGTTCTGAGAGATAGAAACTTTAGTCTCTACACGTTCTATCTGAGTATAATGGAAGAGAATGATATAGAGATAAGAAAAGATAATATAAGACAAATATTGAATTCTATTGTAGATACTCTTGAGTATTATATTAAGGGAAATAATTTACAGTATATCTATTCATATCTGCCAATATTTGATTTCCATTCTCTTATGAAGTATATGATGCTTTTATTGAATTTCTTCAAATCTTGGAAAGTACATTTCTTAGATCCAGTAACAGAATTTGTCATTGGTGGAGATATAGCAGGCAAGAGAAATAAAGGTATCAAGTCTGATATGTTGGCCGAACATCGCAAGATTCATCTATTACAGGATTTATATGGTATGAGAGATTCAGCGAGAGTTACTTATGGATTTAATCCTGTAGAGAGATATAAGGTTGGAGTTGCTACTAAGGAAGTCGTTGATACATATGTATACCATAGACCAGATATAAGAACTATATGTCTGTTTGATGGAATGACTCCTGATGTAGAAGTTGATCACCTTGAATCTGTAAGAGCTACAACTTTTGATCAATCACTTCTTGATGGTGGAGATGTAACACAATACGGTCCTAAATATAAGATTGATTGTGGAGTTGTAGGAGCTGGATTAGACATACATTATCTTGATGGTGGAGATCCTATTACATATCAATATTCTGCTGTAGCAGATGGTGGAGATATGAGTGAAGACCTAACACCAGAAGATTATTATTTCAAGAGAAATAGAATTGATGGTGGTGGTATGGGCGATAGAATCTACCAGACTAATTCTATTTGGAATGAATTAGAGGATCAGACATTAAAGAGTGATGTTAAACTTAGTGGTAAGATTACTAATAGAATTGAATCTACAGAAGATGGATTATATGTGAAAGATGATATGGTTCCTGTAGATAAATTTAACCGGTTTAAGTATGATATGTATCAGAGTAGAATGAGACACCATGAAACATTCGATACACAATATACTTATCTTATAGCTGCTAGTGACGACGATGCGTTAAGACGGTTAGTATATAATACAACTGAAGATTTGTTGAAGAGTTCTAGAATAGCTATAGATGAAATTGGTGGTGGAACAGCTAAAGAAATACTTACCAATAAGGTAGATGGACCTATTAATGAATTTGAGAGATGGTTCCAAGAAACTAACCCATTCACTTGGGAATTTTTCTAAAGGAGAAGGATATGAATTCTACATATAAACCTAATTCAAAGAAGATTGTCGACATAAAAGATGAAGGGAAAATGGTTGACAAGCTTTCAATAAACAAAGTGATTGAAAAGCGTATGCAAGGTGGACCTAAAGGAACACATATAAAGATTATAAACAAAGCTACCGGTGAAGTTATTGACGAAGGACATAATATGGTTATGCTTCCTGGTTCACAGCAGGCAGCTTGTAAGTTATTTGGATTGGATCAGGTAGTTCCTGTTCCTACATATAATTCAATGCTTGGACTTGATCATACTTTAGGATCTGATTGGAGTTATCAGCCTTACAATGATCCAATCGTTTGTTTATGGGCTGCAGGTAGAAATGGTTATAATAATTCTGCTAACGAGGTTAATGCTTTATCTAATCTCGATTATATTACACCAGATACTATATTACCATTCAGATATGTACCAAAGTCAGAAGATCTTCCTCAGGAGTTAAGATCAGTATACTTTGGTCGTAAAACTATGCCTGATAGTGATTATATTGCTTATTACTTTAAGGCACCTGATACTAAACCTTTACTTCATATAAGATACCTTGATGGTACAGAGGTTACTTCTAATCTCTATTCAGTAGATTCTTCTCAGATTGCAGAGATTTGGGTTGAGTCTAGATTATCTGTAACAAGAAATGATTTCAGAGATTACTTTGATTTGGTTCTTGGATGGGATAATGCAGATTTCAGTACTATATCATTGCTGATTGGATGGTATGATAATAGTATACCAGAAGATCCAGATGCTTCTGCTGCTGATGCTGTTTACTATAAATGGTACCAGGATGTAATTCCATATTCTAAATGGAATTTCAAAGCAATAGATCTTACTGATCTTACAGAAGGTGTATCATTTATATATGAGGTATATTTCTAAATAAAAGTAATCGTCCAGTAGATATTCTACTGGACGAACTTTTTATTAATAAAGGAGGCTATAGATATGGCTGATAGAAAATCTACAACGTGGAAACCTACAGGTAAACCTGTTACGGTAGAAGAACCTATAACTAAAAATAATTTCGCTGATAAGATTATCAATATGAAAGAACCAGAAATCAATTATGATTTCATGATGCAGACATTTGGTCAATTTGGTGGAGAACCATTTGCTCATCCATATGATTTATTGGTTGTACCAGCTGGAGCTTATTCTTTTATAGATGATAAAGGAAAAGAGGTAAAGAATAAAAACGAATTTACAACAACTCTTGGTATATGGATAATCAATATGATAATGTCCAAATTCAAATTCAATAGATTATTTGGTGGATATTATAATCATACTATAAATAAGAAAGAGTATGGTAAGATAGAGAAAAGATTATCTTATGCATTGATAGAAGATGAAATTACTGTAGATGATTTAAAAGGATGGGAGAATTATGTACAGTGGTTAATGCCATTTGAAGATGTTTTATCTCCTAATCATACAGAGAAACTTCTTACTTGCTCTAAAGTTATTTCAAAGAAGAAGAAAGAATTACTTGAGAAGTATAAAGATGAGGTTGAATCAGGTGATCCTGCAATTATAGAGAAAATTTCTAAAGAACTTATTGATTTTGCTACAGACTATCTTGGAGATGATCCTGCTATAGATACGATGCTATCTGGAGCTGGCGGATCTATTGGAAACAATTTTAAGAATACTTATATTATGAGAGGTGCGGTATTAAATCCTGATCCATATGCAAAGAAGAAATATAATATCGTAACCAGTAATCTTATAGATGGTGTATCTGCTAAAGAATATTCTACAATGGCTGGTACTGGTGTACAAGGAGCTTATTCTAGAGGTAAGAAAACTCGTACAGGTGGATATTGGGAGAAACTTATGATATCTGCTTATCAGCATATACAGTTAGATCCTAAAGGATCTGATTGTGGAACAAAGCATACAGTTACAGTTAATCTTACTGAAAAGAATATAGATTTCTGGATGTATAACTATATTCTTAAATCAGATGGTTCTTATCAATTATTAGATTATAAGTCTAGAGATAAATATATTGGTAAAACTGTTAAATTTAGATTCTCTAGTATGTGTAGTTCTAAGACTGGTATATGTAATATATGTGCTGGAGAATTGTTATATCAGATATCAGATAATATAGGAATGACAATGTCTCAGGTTGGTTCTACACTAAAGAATATCGCAATGAAAGCTTTCCATGATTCTGTAGTTACAATTACTAAATTTGATGCAATGGAAGCGTTTTATCAGGATGACAAAGAATAAATATATTGAGGTGGGCATTAAATGCTCACCTCTAATTTCTCTTTAAAATATATACTATATTTATGAAAGGAGGATTTAATCTATGCTATTACCATTTTTCAAAAATAGACATGAAGAATCTGTAAAGAAGGTATTTGGATTACCAGCATTTTTATTCATGCTAAAGAATGGATTCGAAAGACCCGATGAAAGAAAAGACGATAAAGAAGTTGTAAAACCTATCTACTTTTTCGAAGAGGACAAGAAATGATTAAATCTCTACCATTATACTGGTAGTTGCCATATGTAAAATTATACATATGCGGCAACTTAACTATAAATAGTTATTGAAAGGAAAAGTATAATGGTAGAGAATGATTTTCTTGAAATACTAAGAAGAAATAACGAAGATGAAATCAGGATGTTCATACTTCGATTTGGGAAGAAACCTAAACCTTTCTCACCCATTTATTTTTTCGATCCACAAAATGCTTCTATGAAAGGAGATAATGTAAATGAAAGATGGCGAGTTAACAATGAATGAGCTTATGGGTGAAATCCGTGAGACAACAAAGAAACAGAAGAGTGCTTCTAGAGTAGATGAGATCAGGGTAATGAAGACAATGCTTAATGATCCCGACTTTAGTGTATCTATCTATGATAAGAATAAAGGTCTTATCGGTCAGCGTTGTCCACATGAGGAAGCAGTGAAGTTCTTAGCAAATACTACATCTGCTATTACAGGATTAGATGCAAAGAATGCAGCTGAGTTAGCATCAAAGTATGAGTTCACTAAGAAAGATGCAATCTTTATGGTTGAGAACAGTAGAGACTTTGTTCAGACATATCTTTCTACTGGACGTAAATTACCTATAGCTCAGACCGAAGACACAGAAGCCTCACTGTTCTACAGAGCAGTGCCATCTAAGGAGAAGGTTGTTCCTGGTGCTCAGAAGACAACAACCATTCCTTCATTCAATAAGGTCATCTGCAAAAGCAAGAGTCCTAAATATCATAGTTTTGACAGTGAGAAGTAAAGATTCATGTGTGAGGTATATAAAACCTCACACATTTTATTAATATTTAAGGAGGCAATTATTATGCAGTATATTAATCGTGAAGATCCGCAGGTAGTAATGAAACGAGTTGAGTATATAAATTATATCGACGAGCATATTCAGAATGTAAATAGAGCATTTTCAAAATTATTTGGAAATGTACCAGAAGGATTTACTATACCTGGATATGATGCTGTACAGACAGCAGAGATAATAGAGATATTATCTACAATTGTTCCGCACCATGATTCTTCTAAATTTGGAGATATAGAATTCGATCCATATAGAAGACATTTCCATCCTACAGATATGGAAAAGAGTGCTGGAGAATCAAAAGAAGATACAGAGGCTTTTGATAATGCTTGGCACCATCACTATACTAGTAATTCACATCATCCTCAGTTTTGGTGTTATACTGATATAAAACTTGTAGGAGCATATGGTGTTCCTAAGAAATGGAAATTATCTCCAACCAAACATGATCCTATAGATATGGATATAATTTCTATATGTCATATGATATGTGATTGGGAAGGTATGAGTATGAAATTCGGTGGTACTACAGTAGATTGGTGGAATAATAAAGCTGATAAAGAAAAGAGTTTTATGAGTAAGAATACTTTAGATACAACAAATAAACTGATTGATCTGCTTTTTAAGGGAGAGTGATAATAAATGGCAAGGCAGGCGTTTAAAGCACGAATACATCAATTTGATCTTATCAGAAAAGATGGGTCTGCCGTACAGATAGATCCAATGCTTATAAAGTATATCTTGGTAGAATACAACTATCTTACAAGACATATGCCTGTAATATATCTGTCATTATCTGTAACAGAAGAAATGTATACGATGTTTATTACAGAACAGCAGACAAATGCAGGTGATGGAGAAAACGTTGATAATAAAGCTGGTCAAGTTGCATTGATTATAGAGAGATTTAATGCTAATAGATCCGAATCGTCATTATATCAAAATATGATATTCGGATATTTTCATTATATCCCTTCTACCAGTAATCCAAACTATACTCAAGTATTGAATGAAGATTCCAATTCACAGGATGTACCATTTAGAACTCTTACTTTAGCATTATTAAGCATGAATCTAATGAATAATAGTAAGACTTCTTTTAATGGTATATTAGGAGAAATAGATCAAGAGACATTGATTGCTAAGGCTTTAGAGAATATGGTGGATGCTAAGGGTAAACCTATGGAATGTGTCATAATGAAGCCTAAGTATAATGCTAAATTCGATACATTCATAGTACCACCTCTTACATCTAGAAATGAACTCATTGATTATTTTTTCAAAAAGAACCCATTTTATGATACCAATTATGAGTTCTTTATGGACTTCCAGAGGTGTTATTTGAGAGATTGGACAGGAGAAGCTGTAGATGCAGGGGATGGTGAACCAACACGCATTATAATATCTATACAACAAGTTACTGATCCTAGAGCATACTATGAAGGAGTCGAGAAATTATCAGATTCTTATCTCATGTATTTAAACCCTGCTAATACTAATCTATCTCTAAATAAAACTTCAGATAATGTAGCAAACCAAATGGTATTTGTAGATGATACTGGTACTGTAGAAAAAGTAGATCTAAATGTAAATAATGCTATAGGATCTTCTGTAAAACAAACCTTTAGACGTGGTGGTAGTGCTGCTTTATATAAGAATAACGCAGAGAATGATGCTGTAATTCTTGAGATTATGAAAGAGAATGTAAATGCAGAATTGTTTAATCCTAATATGTCTATCAAATTAGAGAACTATGATGGTTATAGTGAATATAACGGAGATTATTGTATAATGTATAAGAAACAAGTTATAAGCAATAATAACGGAGAATTCGGTATAGCTGTAATACTAGGATTAAGGAAGATAACACATATAGTTCCTATAGGTTCAGAACAGACAGCAAAAGCAGTACAGAGCAATCAAGGTGCTGCTGCTAGATATATGGGAGCTATAAGAGAACCATCTACAGAATCACATACATCCGCTTCGTCAAATTATTATGGTCCTTTAGGATCTAGTAAGAATAAACAATCTGCTTCTGTAAATTCTAATAGAGAGAAATCTAGAGCTGCTGGTGTTATCAAATTAAATGCTGGTGATAAAGCAAAAGAATTTAAGAAGTCTAAAGATGTATTACCATTAACAGCACCTGAACGTATTCTACCTAAAGTAATACGTACCAAAGCTAAAAATGATACCAATGGATTTCAGATAGATCTAGAAGAATGTGACGTTACAAAGAAGAAGGACTAATTGTCCTTCTTCTTTTTTTTTTATGCCTTGTAAATACCTTGAGGATTAACTTCTATATAATGTAACAAAATTAATAGGAAAGGAGAACTGTTATGAGCAGTCTTATGACAATTTCATACGAAATTATCCAGAGTGCTAGAATCAATATGGGATTCGATGATGGTACTATCAAGAAGCTCTTGGTTAGTCCTGGTGATGTCGTAAATGTTATATACAACTATAATGGCGTTAGAACCGATCTTACCGGTAAAGTAACAAAGATTGTTTCCGACAAACAGAATAGCTGTGAATGTTCATGTAGCAAATGGATTATGGTTATCGATGCATCAGCATATGGTGGATCAACGGTAAACAGAATCGATCTTGCCAAGATATTAGATCTCACAATTATCACAAAGGCTGAAGACTACAACGAGATTACCTCTCCAACCGGAGAATACAATATTTCAAATCTTAGATTGGTTGGTAATTTGGTACAGCTTTCTGTAGATAATGGTGCAACGTGGCTCAATATGTGTGCTCTTCCAAGTGTAGATCCTGGATTGGATGACAGTGATGCTGTATATATCGAAAAGGTTAAAGCTATACTCCCGTCTAACCTAAGACCAGATGTATATGCTTCTATGCTTAAGAGTATGGTTGAATTGCTTAAAGCAGCTGATGCTGAGGCAGGTAATTAATAAATAGAAAGGAAGATTATCATGGCTAATATTATCAATGGATATACTAACGATTGGTACCCAAAGCAGGAACCTATAGTACCAAAGGCATATCATAAATATCTTAAATTAGATGATCTCAAGAACAGCTATCCGGATATCTTTTCAGATGACGAGGCTGCTACACTTCAGGATAGACTCGATAAAGTATCAAACGGTTCTACTGTAAGACTTGATAAGAATTACAAAGAGGATATCGTTATTAAGGCTGGTAGAATTATCAAGCTTGATCTTGCCGGATATACTCTTACAAATAAAGAGTCTGATACTATCACTGTTGAGTTTGGTGCTGCTCTTACAATTGTTGGTAAGGGTACTATCGACAACACAACTGCTGGTATGGCTGCTCTTTATAATAATGGTATTGCTATTATCGATGGACCTACACTTACAAAGTCAGAAACCGAATACTACGCAGTGCTTAACCACGGCTCTCTCGTAGTAAATAGCGGTGTTATTAAGCTGGCTGAAGGAATGACATCTTCTGTACTGGTAAACGGCTACTATGACTTTGGAAGAGATAATCCTAAGTATGGATATGTACCTGGAGTAAATATGGAAGCTCCTACATTATATCTTGAGGGTGGTTCTGTTCTTGGTGGTCGTAATGCTGTTAAGAACGACGATAACGGATATGCTTATATCGATGGTGGAATTGTTAAGGGAACACAGTGCAACCTTTTCAATGTACATAAGATGAACGTCAAGGGTGGTTCTTTTATCACTCCAAATCTTGATGGATCTACAGTAGAAGCTTATGGAACACCTGGTTGGTGTGTATATTCCAAGTACTATGATGGTGGATGGGATGATGCCATTACAATTATCAATGGTGGAGAATTTGCCGGTGATATGTATGCTGATGGAGATGAGGCTCTTACATGGATTATGGGTGGCAAGTTTGATCGCGAAGTTGATTATCTCCCTGAAGGATATCATTGGGAAAAGATCGCTGGAAGCTATGTACCGGTTGTTGGAAATGCTACTGTCGATGAGGAAGGCTAATCATATAAAAGGTATGGGGAGGAGAAGAATTTCTTCTCTCCATATAATATTTGAAACGATGAAAGGAGTAGGCTAAAATGGCTACAACAACGTACGATCCAAATTTTACCTTTAAGTATGGTACAGAAGAAAATCTAGAGAATCTAGACTATCAAACCGGTTCGATTATTTTTTGTAGTAATGGACAACAGTTCGTGGATGTGGCTGGTACTCGACATCGTATTACTAGCATAATTGCTGATTATACCGAACAACAGATACATTCAGTTGATGGTAAATTTATTCCTCAAGAAGACGATACTCCAGATGAAGAAGATCCAACAGATAACACAAATACCACTACAGAAGATAATACTGGTGATACGAATACATCTACAGACGATGATTCAAGTACTGATAATAAAGAAAATTCTGGTACTCTATTAGGTGCTGGAGACAATGAATCCGGTGATAATTCAGATACCAATACAGACGAAAGTAATGGAAATGACAATACACCTTCAGATGATACACCAACAGAAGATGAAGAAGATACACCGGCATTTAGACCTTATGGTCTCCCTGTAATATATATTGCATCCGATACTTATAATGTATTCTTCTATAATACAGAAACGTATAATATGGAAGAACTTACAATAACTCTTGCTAGAGCAGCAACAAATGATGGATTAGGTAATAATATTGCAGAGACTTATTGTACGAAAGAAACAGAGACTTCTGATTATAGAGAAGCATCTGATAAGATTGAACAATTATTTGCCAGCATAGCAGCTCTGCCTAAATTCATTATCAGAGTTTGTGAAGATGGAAGTTTGCCTGTTGTTGGAGAAGAAGGAGTTCTTTATTTTGTTCCTATATCTACTACAGCAGAGGAGACAATATATACTACATATATCTATTCAGTAGATGATGGATATTATATAAAGATTGGTTCTTCAAGTGCTGATCTTGATAATTATCCAACGAAAGTTGAAATGCAACAGTCGTTAGCAACTTTACAAGCAAATCTCGAAAATAAGATGAATAATGGAGATGCTATATTACAAGCATCTATAGATAATTTATCATCTAGAGTAATATCTGCTGAATCGGCTGTTAATTCAGTAAACACAAGAGTTTCTTCATATGATTCTAAGATTAATAGCGTTACTGAAAAGGCAAATAATAACGAAGAGAATATAACAACTCTTAATAGGGCTTTAGCAAATGACGAAACTGCTATAGCTAAGCTTAGAACAGATGTAAATACCAATACTTCAAAGATTTCTACAGTTGAATCTGTATCTTCAACAAATACTTTAGATATAGAAGGTCTTACTGGTAGAATGAAAACAGCAGAGACAAATATACAGCGTCTTGCTGAAGCTTCTTCTGGTAGTGGAGAAACCTTTGACCAGATATTCGGAATACTTGATACTGTAGAAGCAAATATAGATACTATTAGCGAGCAGTCGAATACTAATAGTGTAGATATAGCTGAGCTTAAACAGACAACAAAAGATAATTCTACTGCTATAGTAAACAACAAATCAAAGATCGAAACAAATACCGGCAATATTAGTTCATTGACATCAAGAATGAATACTGCTGAATCTGATATAAGAAATTTGAAAAATGTTGCAAAACAGGTATCAACTAATACTAACAATATAGCTAGTATAACAAATACTCTTGATACAAAACTTACTTATAGTAGTGGAGAATTAAGTAACGTTGATTTTAACAATTATACTACAGCAGGTTGTTATGAGATAACAGATCTATCTGGAGCAGCAAATTATCCTGTAAATGAAATTGGTACCTTAAGTATTACTGCTAACCAGTATAGCTTAATCCAGGAATACGTTACCAAGACTAATATTTATATTAGATCTTATGTAGATGGAGATTGGACACAATGGATACCCATTCAGAGATGGACAGTGGATGGTTCTAAACTTGTAGAGGATTTTGGATATGAAGGATAAGGAGGTATAAGATGTATAATTTTGTAATATGTAATACCGAAGATCTCCCTATTTCTTTTGAACGAGACGATAATACTTTCTACTATGTATACGATAAACTTATCCTGTTTAAAGGAAGAATATTATATACAGATCCATTCGCTATAGTTTCGTCCGTACCAACAGATGAAGATGTGCTTCCTGATAACTATATGATTTATATCTATATGGAAGATGGTTCTATTTGGCAGAATAACGATTATGTAGTTGAACAGATAGCAACTTTATCTGATCAGTCTCAGTTAGAGTATCTTAAAGCATCTGGAGCAACTTATTTTGCCAAATCTGATTATAGATATTTGGACTTACAGACAAAGTCTATAATACTTCCATATCATAATGGAAAATATCAGCTTGGATTATCTCTAGCTAACGATTTAGCTATAGATGAAAATCTTGTAGTAAAATTCGATCCTAAAAATTCTAGATTTATATTCGATGGAAATCTACAAGAACCTGAATCTGGAGATTGGCATCGAATACAGGATTATAAAGGATATAGAAGTGATACAGTAGAGACTGTTATTGAAGATGGAGTTGTAAAATCCAATGTACGAGTTTCTACGGCGGCAGATAACCTTATAAAGACTTATGGAGATGGTCTTTTTGTATATACAGGAGATCGAGCCAAATTGTCAGATTTCAAAAAGCTTAAAGAATATTTTGAAGCATATAAAACTGATATAGACGCTTATCAGAGTATAGTTGCAGAGGCTGTAAAAAGTACAGCAGAGACTCTCAATACATTACCTGAGAAGATACTTGATGCTATGGAAGTATATGGGGATAATATACAAGAAGCATTGGAAAAATATGACGAGATAGTTGAAGAATATGAGCAGCTTAAGGTCGATATAGATACTTATATGACAGAGTCTACCGGAGAGTTATATGAGCAGGTAGAGTCATTTTTACAATCTATAAATGACCCATGGAGGTACTTCTGATAAGAATAACATCATGATAAATGCTGCCCATAGAAAGGAGAATTTTTATGGCACTATCTACTATTTGCCCTAGAAGAGGAGACTCTTATTCATGGCTTACAGTTGATCCTGTTTTACAATCAGGAGAACTTGCAATAGAATATCCATCTACCGGTGTTGGAACTGGATTATGTAAATTCAAAATCGGTGATGGATCTACTAACTATAGTGGACTCCCATATGCATTTGATGGAGAGTCTGCAAATTCAATTGACGGAGGTACAGCTGATTCTTCACATTTAATTAGAATCAGAAGCGATAGCTCTTATAATTGGGATATAAATGATCCTATATTAGCTTTAGGAGAAATCGGTTATGATATCGACGTTAATTCTTTCAAAGTAGGTGATGGCAGATCCTTATGGTCAAGCCTTAACTATGTCAACTCTGTATCTGACGTTGAAGGTATTATCGACTGTGGATTCGAGGGTTGATTTATAAATTTAATCTCTTATAGCGCTGTAAAATTTCTAAATAAGTCAACAATTAAAAAATAAATTATACAAAGGAGACAATTATGGCTAATTTACAGAAATATTTCGCTCCACGTCGTGGAACAAGTACTGTTATGGCTTCTAAGGGAACTATAGTTCTCAAGTCTGGTGAGCTTTTCATCGAGACTCCGGCAACTGGTACTGGTACCGGTCATTCCAAGATCAAGCTCGGTGATGGCGTAACTCAGTATAGCGCACTTCCTTATGCATTAGGCGATACTTCAAATGATGCTATCGATTTCACACCTGATTCTTCTGCTACTGTCGATGCGGCTTTAGCTAAGGTTGTTACTGGTGCTGCTCTTAAGACCGATATCGCTGCTATGAAGCAGGCTCTTTCACTCCTTGCTGCATCTCAGGCTGCTGCATATGCATTCGGTACTGTTAATGTAGATGGAACAAATGTTGCCGCTACAGCTGTTGGTGATACTGTATCTCTTGTATCTGGTGCTAATGTATCTATGACTGTTGATGGTAAGTCAATTACTATCGCTGCTACAGATACTACATACGAGAATGCTACTTCTGCTGTTGCTGGTCTTATGTCTGAAACAGATAAGGCTAAGCTTGATGGTATCGAGGATGGTGCTGAAGCTAACCAGGCTGCAATTGCTTCTGTATCTGTTGGTGCTGTTGCTATCGAAGCTGACTCTGAGCAGACAGATATCAAGCTTGTTGCTGGTGATAATGTAACAATTACTCCTGATGCTTCAACAAAGACAATCACTGTTGCTGCTACAGATACAACTTATGAGAATGCTACTTCTGCTGTTGCTGGTCTTATGTCTACATCTGACAAGGCTAAGCTTGATGGTATTGAGAGCGGTGCTCAGGTTAATACTGTAACTGGTGTTAAGGGTGATAACGAGGCTTCTTACCGTACAGGTCAGATCAATATCACAAAGGATAACATCGGTCTCGGAAACGTTGAAAATACAGCTGACGCTGATAAGGTAGTTGCATCTGCTGGTAAGCTTACAACTCCTATCACACTTTCTGTATCTGGTGGTGCTACCGGTTCTGCATCTTTCGATGGATCTGCTAATACAGATATCAATATCACATCTATCGATGCTACAAAGATTTCAGGTACTATCTCTATCGACAACCTTCCTCATTCTGCTATCGAGCGTTGCGTAGTTGTTGCTGACGAAGCAGCTCGTCTTGCTCTTACTATTGAAGACGTACAGACAGGTGATACTGTTAAGCAGAACGATACTGGAGTTATGTACTTCGTAGTTGATGATTCAGCTCTTGGTACAGCCGCTGCATTCGAAGAGTATACAGCCGGAACAGCTGCAGCTGTTGAGTGGAGTAACGTACTCAACAAGCCAACAGAGTTCCCTCCTGAGGAACATACACACCTTTATGCTGGTTCTGCTACAGCAGGTGGATCAGCTACACATGCACTTGCAGCTGATGCAGCTACAAATGCGACAAACGATGCTGCTGGAAATAATATCCGGTCTACATATGTAAAGGGAATCGATGCAGTTGGAACAACTGTTACTGTAACATACGGTGATGGATCTACTACTACATTCGAGACACAGGATGAAAATACCACATACGAGAACGCTACAACAGCTGTTGCTGGTCTTATGTCTACAACTGACAAGGCTAAGCTCGATGGTATCGCTGAAGGTGCTGAGGTTAACCAGAATGCAATTTCTTACGTTCAGGTTGGCGATACTCAGATCGCAGCTGGTGCTAAGCAGTCAACTCTTAATGTAGCTGCTGGTGCTAACGTTCAGGTTGCTGGAAACGCTGAAACAAATACTCTTACAATCTCTGCTACAGATACTACATATGAGAATGCTACAACAGCTGTTGCTGGTCTTATGTCTACATCTGACAAGGCTAAGCTCGATGGTATCTCTGCTGAAGCTAACAAGACAGTTGTAGCAGCTACTCTCACAGAGGGTGTTGCTATCGCTACAATCACAATTGATGGCGTTGCTACAACTCTTTACTGCGAAGAGGATACAGATACTCACTATGCAAGTACAACTGTTGTTGCTGGTACAGCTGCCGCTACTGATAATACAGATACCGCTCTTGCAAATGGTAACGTATATCTCAACCACGTTGAGAATGGCGTTGTTGTTGGTTCTCACAAGATTACTGGTGCTAACACAACAACTGTTACAACTGATGCATCCGGAAATATTATCATTACAGGCTTAGGAACTGATCAAACGGCTTCGACAACTGAAAATGGTCTGATGTCTGCAGCTGATAAGCTTAAGCTTGACAGTATGGCTGATGTATCTGGCAACGAGGTTCTCTACGACTTCGGTGAGGAAACTCTGTCCTAATTATTAAGTAATACTTCTGTGTATTATTGGCTAAAAATAAATTGTCCAGAGAGGTTAATCCTCTCTGGACTTTTTAATGTGTTGTAAAAGCACCTATTTAGATATTTATATATCACTATAAAATGCTAAAAACAAAAAATAAAGTATTATCCCTGTGAGTACAGGGATAATAGTTTTAATGCCTTATATTACCGTCCAGTTATACCTTATACATGATACCATGTCTTCTATTAGTTCGTCCCAGTCGGTATATGCAGGATATCTATATCTTCTGAGCTTTGCTCTTATATATTCATCTCCATCTTTAAAATTAGATAAATTTGTGAAAATGAATTGTTTATTTTTACCTTCAGATGCTCCATAAACATATTCTCCATTACGTTCTCTAAAACCTCCTCCAAAAACATATTCGTCGCTTTGCTCTCTGAATTTTGCTCTTGCTAATGCTTCTCCGAATTCTATTCTGGTAGTTCTAGCATACGATCTATCTACAGATGGAGTTTCTGTATATTTGGTAAAACCGAATACTATAATATCAGCACATTCAAGTCTTCTCGTTTCCCACTCGAATTGAGTATCGAAATCAAACTCCATCGTTCTTTCCGGATTCCATCTTGGAGAGAATATTGTAATCCTGTCAAGCAGACAGTCAATCCATTTTTCTGTTTCAGAACTTTTTTCCTTCTTTGATAAAATAAAACTTTCTAATTTTTTAGCAAACTCAGATTGCCAATCGTAAACATATGATACAGGTCCAGCTAAAAAGATTTTAATATCAGTTGGGTCAAATTCTATACTGTCATTTGGTCTAATAAATTTCATATGTAACCTCCTATTTATTTATTATTATAATAATAGTATATGATTTTATATATTTTTAATTGATGATATAGATATAAAAATGCAACTGTACACCTTTTTTATCTGATAAAAACTATGCATTTAAATTACGTACATTTTAGTAATGCATTTTTGCAGTTACTCGAACCAGATAAAATGGTTCAAAATTTTATTTTTCATTTATCGATAGGAGGTAAATAGGTTATGGCTGTAATTAGTAAGATATTTAAGCCCCGTAGAGGACTGGCAAGCACTATGCAAGGAAGTAAGGCTGGTACTGTACTGGCAGACGGTGAGATGTTCATAGAAGTACAGGGAACAACCGTAGGAAAGGCTAAATGTAAGATGAAAATGGGTGATGGAACCACTGCATACTCATCTCTTCCATATGCAATGGGTGATACATCGTCTGATCCGATCACATTCACACCAAACTCTGCAACAACAGCAGAGACAGCACTTGCATCAGCAACATCCGGTGCTACACTTGCAACTATCGTTGCAGCAATGAAGAGAGCTATTTCTCTTAACGCTGAGTCAATCACTCAACTAAATGATGACCAAAAAGATTTATCAAATGTAATAGGTACAATGGTTATACAACAATATTCTATAAATACTGTAAACTCAGCAGATTTTTTACTTTATAAAAATAACAAAATCGTGAATATCTTTAATGCTGGTTCAATACATTTTCTTAGTAATGTTGGTGCATATTCTACTGTTACCCTTTTCAATATTCCAGAAGCTTATAGACCGGTGGACGATGATATTTATATCCCTATAATTGGAGCAAACGGCAAAAGACACCTACTTACGATACACATAGACGGAATTGCGGCAATAGATTCTTGGGTGGACTCTATTGATGCAGGGACATATTTATCAGCTAATGGTGTTTACATACTCTAAACTATAAACGAATACACAACTGTGATGACGTAACTTCGCTAAATGACGCTATTACCCCTACAACACTATCTGGAGTTAATACACATGGTGCTAAATTTGATAATGGAATGCTATTTTTATGGGGTGAAACATCCCAACCCACAACAACTACAGGTGGGTATGTAAGTACTATAGATTTTCCGCATTCATTTAAAGATCTTACTTATAGTGTAACTGCCACATTACAAGATGTAGGTCATGGATATTCAATAATTACAACAGCAGTTGCTGTTGGTATTAAATATACAAATAAAATGACATTAAATGCAATTATTGAAAAAACGTATCCTGGTTATACATATATTTATTGGATAGCTATTGGTACTTGGAAATAAGTCTAATGACGCAATAAATAAAAATTGGACTAAACTTGGAGATTATAATTTTCAAAATGGTACCAGAGTAGATATTTCTAATATTACTCTTGATGACAAAAATAAGAGATTTAGAAGGTATAGTATTAATCCTAATAGTTATATAGATATAAATCTTGAAGGTGGTTGGACTTATATTGTAAGCACATCTGGTAATGCATGGAGTGGTGTATATATTATCCAAATGAGAGAAACAGTTGGTTCTAATATGGAAATATATAATATTATAACTGCAGGTGGATGGTCTGTATCTTCTGTAAATAGTTTTACACTTCGTATTTCTAATACTGACCCAAATTATACTTGTTCGACATACCTTTCTCATATATAAATATCAAAATATTCCCAGTAGGAGTTATATCCTACTGGGGTTATTTATTATTCTAATTTCTCTTTGATTGTATTCTCTACATCTTTGCTTATATTAAAATCCGGATTCTGCTGTCTTATAGTTAAAGATTCTTTTACAGCACCATATATAGAACTTATTAGTGCTTCTGTGATAATCTTTGGTGCTAACTCTTTAACCAAAACATTGAGTCTGCCAGTTTTCAATAAGTTATAGACTTCATCTTTTACATACTCGTCTATATACTTCTCTGTAGATTTCTTAATCTGATTGTTTATAGCGAATCTCATAGCATTATCACCAGTCAATCCACTATCATTGATCTTTTCATTTACTCTAGATTTAATCTCGTCTTTTACAAGCTGTTCAAATTCATAGTCGTTGATATTATCAACAGCTTCCTTAACTGCTTCTTCTACAGCTACTTTATTTTCTTCATCCATAAGATATTCTCCTCCTAATAGATTTATTTATTTTTATATTCCATTATTGTTGTATGGAAAGGTTCACTACACTGAGGACAATTTACAACTTTATATGTTTTATCTGTTTCTTTATCATAAACCTTTTCTGTATCCTCATTCTCATAAGTAAATACACAACCACAATTAGAACAAGTTGCTCTCTTTTTGGTACCAAATTTTATAATTGTTATCATAATAACCCCCATCCCAATCTAATTTATTATAAATGTCGACTCTATAATATTTTTATATAATTGGAATCAATTTGATAATACCGATTTGATTATAAGTATTACCAATAAAATAATATTTGGATATATACTATAAAAATAGAATAATAAAGGAGGATAGTTTATATGGAAAACTATGTATTTGAAACTCAATTTGATACTTATGGTTATTTATCACATATAGAGTGTGACAACAAGATTGATATCTCTGATAAGAATGTCAAAATATTACTTGACGTATTATCTAGATCTCTCGGTTCGATGATTAAGAGAAACTATAACATGCGTATACAGGTAAGAAATTATCAGGATTATCCAGATCATGATCTTTATGTTCATGTAACGGTTGACAAGTTATGTAGAAAAGGTGTAGAGATAAAATTAATTCCACCAACTGATAAATGTACATATACCATGGTATGTACAAATCCTAAGATGATGTATCATTTTAACGACGAGGATGAAAACAAAGAAGAGTGTTTAGAGGACGATAATAACGACAACGCTAAACTTGATGCTAAATACGATGAGATATTGTATGAGAAGTATGAGGCTAAAAAGAATATTAAAAATATAGCTGTTATCCTCCTTACAGACATATCATTATCAATACTGAAGCTTGGAATAATGTATACAAAATTTGTCGGTTACGATGATACGATGTATGAAAAGGTTATAGGTGAATCTAGATATAATTTTAGTACAAATGAGTTTGTTATTGAAATCAAAAAGGAGATTTGATAAAACAGTTAAATCACAATAAAAAGAAAAGTACCAATTAAGGTACTTTTCTTTTTTTTTTTTTATTTTATAATTCTGGATATGATGACTTAATCAAAAGACAGACAGTAAAAACGGGTGTAACCGGAACAATAATACCTGCTAATGGGGCACAATTATATCACTTACCACCGACAATACCGAGTGGATATATCTATCTTTGCGTTAATATCCGACAAGTTGGAACCGCAAATGGCTGGTTGTATCACGAGTTTTGCCAAGATGAAAATTACTCTTTGGTAATATTTAATCGTTATTCGAGTGATATAAATCAACCGTATGCAATTGATTATTTCTTTATAAAGGCAAATGTATTGCCGTATTAAATTAGAATAAACTAAAATTAAAGCTACCACAACATTTTATTATATGGTGGAGGAAAAGTGTAGACTCTAGTTTATATACTTTAACTTTCGAGTATACGAAGTACAAGGTTGTTTAAACGAGGTAGAAGCCGACCATGCAAGGTGACAGAAATTCAAATCCTTGCCCATATTAAATTTTTGAGGAGAGCATCAAGAAATGAATAAATATCATTATGTAATTATTGCTTTGATATTTTTATTCGGTGTCGAAATCGGTTTTGCAATAGGTGCGTATGTTGCACAAAACTTTTTAAAATGAAATATTAAAATCTTTGCAAGGAGATTATCGAGAATGAAATATTTTAAATTACACCGATTCTTACATCCTTTAAGGTGGCAGGAAATGCAATTCTTTTTTGATTTTCCATATCATGATTTTGATTTCGGAAAATTTAGAAGATAACTATTTTAAAACGAAATATTAAAATCTTTATATAGAGCATCAAGAAATAAATGAATGTGGTGGTGGAATAGAGTAGACACAAATATTAAATTGTATGGTTGAGTCTGTTGACCCCAGACAGTTATATTGGTACAAATTGACCGTGTAAGGTGACAGAGATTCAAATCCTTACCCACATTAATTTTTAGAAAGAGGTTGCTATGTGGATATGTAAAATAGAACCTAATGTAGCTTTATTAAAGTTAGGTGTTTATGAATGTTCTAATTGTCATAAAACCTTGATTGCATTATCGGAAGACGAAGCAAATACAAAACAACCTAGTATTAGCAATTATATTTTTTGTCCATATTGTGGTAAAGAGCATAATAAGAAATAAATGGATGTGGTGGAGGAAAAGAGTAGACTCTATAAAGGTAGATGTTAGTGTGACGCTTGTTGGGAATGTAAGCCGAGATAAATCTAAGCTATGAGGAAACCCTAGGCTATGTACGACCTATATAACATCATGCAAGGTGACAGAAATTCAAATCCTTGCCCACATTAACTAGACTTTTGAAATGATCCTTAATACCAGTAGGATATTATTCCTACTGGTATATTTATAGCCAAAACATTATTATAAATAAGGCCTATTTAATTTTAAAGATAAGGAGAAAATGCCATGGATACTCCATTATTTGTTATCAAAAATATTTTTGAACATGAACTTGTTCCTGCTTTTAGAGTTATGTCTGCTAGATATAATGAAAGCAATAACAATAGTATGCTGGATATTACTGATAATTTATGTGATATCACAAATAAGATTGTTACCGATTGTGAGTGTAGTGCTGTAATAGCAACGTTTAACCCAGATAAACCAAAATTCGGTGTTTATGTAAGCCCTACAATAATCGATTCAGATCTTACAAAATTTATCTTTGATAAAGAGGATATGAAATTAACACGATATTCTGCAGAGATAGATTTAGGAATGTTTGATCTTCTTACTCCTGAAGAAGTAGCAGCTGTATATATTGAGGAAATAACTACAGTAATGAGTAAGGTTACTATCGATAAGGTAAGAGGTATATTTGAAACTATTATGACTGATAGAGATCTTACGATTAATTTTAGAGAATCAGTAAATTTCTCTCAGCTATTAATATTTGGTATAAAGGATACAATTCGTAAAGTTGCATCTTGCATATACAAACCAGAAGATGAACTTGGTACAAATGAATATGCTATAGAGTTTGGTTATAACGAGGCTTTGAAAACTATTATAGCAAAACTACATACATTTATTTGCGATGGTATGGCTGTGGAAGTTAATCCTAAACTTAGTGTATTAAGCTGGGTTCTTTCTGTATATAACGAGCCAAGTATCAATTACAGACTTATGCTTGAAGATCTTAATGCTGCTTTAGCATTAACAGGTTCTAAACTTGAACAGGATGAAGTATCTAAAACTATAACAAGTCTTAGAAGAGCAACAAATGAAACTCTTGTAGAGACGGTTATTAAAGAAGATAGTTTATTTAAGAATCTTAAGCAGAATGGTTTACGTTCTATAGAAGACGATCTTTATGAATATAAGATAAGGGTTAAGACTTGCGAAACAGAAGACGATGCAATGTATATTCTACATCAGGTATCTACAAGAATAAATATTCTTGAAGATTACTTATATAATACACCAAATTTATCTGAATATGAAATTCAGAGATGGACAAATGTAATTAATGCCTATAAACAGTTAAGACTCGAAATCAGCAAGAAACCTATAGTTGATAAGAAACGTTATGGTATATTTGTTGATTATGATTATCTTGATAGGCTTGATAATAAAGACTGATAAGGTGGTATAGAAATGGTTAACAAATTTGACCTAGTCGATTTAGACGAAGAATATTGTGAACTTGTCGGGCTAAACAACGGAATTCCTGAGTGGTGTTTGGAAGCCGCTAGAATGAATTTTAATGATTATTCTGTAGATCGTATCAATAGTCTATTTAGATCAATAAATAGTATTTCTGGATTAACAGAGGATGCCATTGCGGGAGCTGCTAAAATAGATACTATGAAAGATCTACGTGATATTGCTTCTAAACTGCATGTATCTATAGATCCTCAAGCAGGAAAACGTATTAATCGTGCTGCTACAGAAATAGCAATCACTATAAAGAAATACGGTTTATCTGATACTTCCAAGAATTCTATTGCTCATATATACAATAAGAATCTAAATGATATTGTTAAATTCTCAAATGATTATTTTCATTTTAGTGAATTAGAGTTTGAGGGATATGATGCAAATAAGATTTCAAAATCAGTAATGCTGGTTATTGCGGTTATTTATTGTAATACACTATTTCATATTGTTGCAAATATGTTATTTGGCCCAATTATGGGATACATATTAACAGCTGTTATTGCTGCACCATTTTTTGAAGAGGGAGCTAAAGCCATTGCAACTCGCGATGAATATCCATTAGAGTTTGGTGTTGTATTCAATGTATGTGAAGCATCAATGTATATACGCAGATATGCTCCGCTTGTTGGATTGAAAAGGATCGTCGGTGCAAGATTATTCTGTGCTGGATTCCATTTTATTACTATAGCTATTCATGTGCTTGGAGATATGCCTGAGGTTCGTAAGTTGCTTAATCTTGATACAGAAGAGGGACAAGAGAAACTTGCGTTTATAGCACATGTAGTTTCGATGCTTGTTCATGGATTATGGAATGCTAATGCTATCTTTTAAATAACACGATAAGTTGCTGTAGGATATCTATTATCTATAATAAAAATATCCAGTAGGTTATTAAACCTACTGGATTTCTTAAAAGGAGGTATATATGAATCTTGTTTATATAAAAGCAAAAGTAATAAATGGTACTGTTGCATATCCATCTAGAGTAATTCAGTTTAATAATATTATACCTATAAAAGCAGAATTAGATTCTACAAATCATACTATTATTACATTGAATTATGAATGTAAGTGTCTATATACAAAACCTAAATGTATAGATATATACATGAATAAGAATCCATATGTAATGGATTATTTCTATAAAGCATTACATGGAGAAAGACATATAAAGACAGATTATATAGAACACATATACATTACAAACGTTGATTCAGCAGATGCTATATTAACCAACAGATATAGGCTTTTTAACGCAATTACACAAAGTTTCTCACCAGATGGTAAAGAATTCGATATAAATCCATTACAGCTTCGTATAGCTCCATATAAGTACCATAATAGGAACATCTACGAAGAGGTTATTGAATGGATTGCATCTATAAACAGAAAATAAATTATTCCAGTACTCTTATAGAGTACTGGATATTTTTATAATGTATTTATTGTACTATCTGCTTTATTTCTAAGATCGATAAGCTTATCTGTTTCATGATACATACCATTATTTTTAAGAATAGATTCTATATTCTTAGCATGCCCATATTCATCTTTAGCCATACCAACAAGTATATCTTTTTCATTTTGATTGGTTGTTACAAATGATAAACGAGCATAATCTAAAGCACCTTTATACTCGTCATATAATTCTTCGTCTAATTCTTTAAAATATACTCCGGTAGGAGTTTCATTGAAAGCTTCGTTTAGAAATTTTATACCATAACCCATAATATAATACCTCCTGTATAAATTATATAAATGTCTATATAAAATTATACTACTGATGATTTTACTCTTTTGTGGACAAATCCTAATATAATTGCAGAATTTGCTGCACAAAAACTTTCAATTAATTTATCGAATTATAAAGGTGTTTTTATTGATTTTTTAGAGTATATTGGTGAATCTGTTCGTCAGAATATTGTAAATATTATTGCAATGGTGGGCACACCATATAATTATATTATATTTGCTCCATTTTTTCAAAAAATGGACGAATCTGAAACTCCTTTAACACAAAATATGTCAGGTAGAGAATTTAAAATTTTAGATAACACAGGAATTACTTTTTATAACACTTATACTATAAAAGGTATAAATAATAAATTATGTATACCTTATAGAATTTATGGTATTAAACATAATTAATCAAAATAATATTTCTTGTACTGATCTTTGATTATTCTATATAAAAGTTTATTATATCTTCTAGAGATATCTCTAGAAGATATATTTTGGGTTTATACTTCTAATTTTATCATAAACAGCTTTCGTTATTGGTATTTGATCATAATCTTCTACACTCCAAATTTTTTCTAATATATCTTCTCCTACTCTATATAAAGTACAAAGACTTCCATCCATACCAGTAACTTTTTCCGGAATATTTTCTATATTATCAATAATCTCTTTATCTATAGTAACCAAATTATCAGGTACATAATCAATTTTTAACGATCTTTTTGCAATTATATTTTTATTATTGATTATTTCTTTTGGTAAATAATTTCTTCTACAAGCACCTTTAATAAAATTTATAATACCATTTTCAGTAATTAAAAATGCATGATCTGTAATACCCCATCCAGATTCTCCGATATAAACAAGATATTTATAATTCATATTAAACCTCCTTTTAATTATAAAAAAGTTTTATAACTATTAATCGTTTATTATACTGCTGATGACGTAACTTCGCTAAATGACACTAAACTAAATAATACTGCTTATGTTATATCAGAGCATTTTGTTGCTAATACAATATCAATACAATATACTATGCCTTCACAACCAACATGTGGATTATTAATAATATCTGCATTTTATGATGGACAAGATCAATATGGATCAATTTGTATATCAGTCCCATATAATGGAGGAGCTATTTCATGCATATCACCTGGTATTGAATCATATAGTCCTATAATAACTTATATTGATATTATTAATAACCAGGTTAATATATCTCTTGAACATCAGCAGTCTTGGGGAGGCTCGACAAAACTTATATACATTAAATAATATAAATGATGATTGCGTTGAGCTTGCATCGTATTCTAATACCACTCGAACAACCATTAATTTAGCTGATAATATTACTAATTATAAATTTTTAATGTTGAATTTATATACAGGTGGACAGCTCAATACTACAGTAATAACAACTGTACAGGATTTTATAAATAATTCTGGAGTTTTAAGACCAATTGTGGTTAATTTAGCCGCAGGAGCTTATCGATATTGGCAAACTATTGCTATTTACAATACAAATACATCAATTTTAGGAGAATGTGTGACAGATTTTCCTTCAAATGTACCATCAGCAAAACTTTTTGGAATTAAATAACTTTGGAGAGTATTAAAAACAAAATTAATGTGGTGGCGGAATAGACATCAAGGAAGATGGTAAAAATTGTGTGCTGTGATTACAACAGAGTCAATTAATAGTAGACGCTTTATCGAAAATGTATACCTACGGCAAAATGGAACATTGTTAGAAAGACAAGTAGTCCGTTAAACTTGTCATGTAAGGTGCAAATCCTTACACACATTAAATTTGGAGTATGTGGTGGCGGAAAAGTGTAGACGCAAATATTAAATTGTATGGTTGAGCCAGTTGACCCCAAACAGTTATATTGGTACAAGTTGACCATGTAAGGTGACAGAAATTCAAATCCTTACCCACATTAATTTCGTGAAAACCTCGTGATTTTGGAGAACATAATGAGTACATGGTTAGAATGTTTATTCGGAATATGGCTTGTATTGAATATCTTTAAAACCATTAAAGACCTTGCATCATAATTGGAGAGCATCAAGAAATGACCGTTAAAGAATTAATTGAACTACTCAAAAAGCAAAATCAAGATGCCGTTGTTTACCATGATTATGACGGTGAATTGGCTTTGATAGTTACCGACGTCTCAGCAAATGCAGTAGGGAGTCAAGAGGAAACGGTTTTGCTGTCTTAATTAAGGAGCATCAAGAAATGAATATCATAGAAACAATCATAGCTATTTTATTTAGCTTAATATATATCGGAGCTAACATTCTTGTTATGCTTGATGACAAAATTAGTAATTTTGGTAATGTAGATGGATTTAAAAAGACTTATCTGTCAGATATCGGAAATAAGTTTGAAGTAGTAAATGATTCTTCGAATTGTCTCATACCTATTTCAGAACTTCCGGAAGGAGGAAATGGTAATATTGTGGCCATTTGGATTGGATATGTACAAAATGTTGGAAATAGATTATATGTCAAAGATAATGAAGGAGCAGTTAGATACATCCTTTTAACAGAACCTTAAATTTAAAATAGTCAACAAAGTAAACTACCATCGTGAACTGATGACATAAATAGTAAATTTGGATTTATTGATAGTTCTAAAGTTGAGTTTGAATTATTCGAGGGTAGATTTTTGATCACTATATATCAAAATGATACTTATAGAAAGCGTATAGATTTTAACCCAGTAAATAATACTATCAATCTTTGTGATACTGTTAATGGGAAGTATGTTATAACAAATAGATTAGATTTCCCAAGAGTATAAAAAATAAATTGAGGTGGAGATAAACTCCACCTCAATAGTTAAATTTTTGCATAAAAATATTTGTTGTATTTATTTTCTAATCTTATGAATTCATTTATTTTGTCAATACTATAACGATCATGATTTTTTCTAAACATATTTAGTTTTATCCAATATTCAATACAGTTCCTAAAATATCTCTTAGTACTATATAATACTATAATAGATACAGCAATATAAGTAGCACCAACGAGAAACGATCCAAAATAGATTGCTGAACTTATAGGATATTCTGTTAGTGTCATTATACCAATAATAATAGATACTGTTACAAATGCAAGTATTGGTAAAATAATAATAAATGAAGCTTTAAAACTATCTTCGTAAACTTTTTTAAGTAAGTTAACCTTTTTTCTTCTATTCATACTAATATTCTCCTTTTAAATAAAAGATCTACATTTTACAAGAATATAGTATATAATTTTAATATAAATTAAAACCCGAGGAGTTAATATCTCCTCGGGTAATTATATTACAGTAATTTAGCAGCTAATTTACTGAGTAGACTTCTTACACATTCATCTTCTGTAAATGTAAGTTGTCCAACCATAGTCTGATTCCTCATCTTTTCTGCAGTATAGATCAATCCATTACTTGTATAATCAAGTCTAGGATTATCTATCTGATTTGGATCTCCACAGAGAACAATCTTTGTTCTTTCACCGGCTCTCGTTACAAGAGTCTTAGCCTGTATTCTTGTCATATTCTGAGCTTCATCTACAACGATAAAAGCATCCTTAATACTACGACCTCTTATATAAGCCATAGAACAAATCTCTATAATTCCTTGATCAATAAGATCCTGTGCTTTCTCACTTAATACAGAGAGATTATCATAGAATGGATATAATAATGGTCCCATCTTTTCTTCAAGATCTCCTGGTAAGAATCCTAAGTCTTCTCCATCAGGTATAGTATTTGTTCTGGTTATATACATCTTACTATATTCACATTTATCCTGAATAAGATATAACCCAACAGCTAATGCTAAGAATGTCTTTCCACAACCAGCTGGTCCAATCATTAAGTTTAAAGCAATATCAGGATTAAGCAGCATCTCTATAGCATACTCCTGAGCAGCATTACGAGCTTTACAACCAATCTTCTTATTACCAGATATAAGATTAAGTTGTCCATTCTGGTATATAGTTAATGCAGAATGTCTGTTACCACTTAGAGTTTCATAATCCTCAACTCTGACAAATTGGTTCTCTTCAAATGGTTCGTGATTTTCTATTTTATTTGCATCTACAGATTTATTACTATAGATTTCATTAACAATATCTGCTGAGGTTAAAATCACTTGTCTTCCTGTATATAACTTCTCACTTGATACATGATCGTTCTTATAGTTCTGAACTTCAACTCCTAATGCTAAAGCATCTATAGTTAAATTTGTATCGTTTGTAATAAGAATTACTTTGTTCTTTGGATGGAGTTTTGCCAACTTCATAGTTGACATGATAATTCTATTATCAGGTTTACTCCGATCAAATCCTGATGGTGTATCGACATCTTCGAAGTCATCCATAAAGAGGAAAAGTGTACCTTTATTTTCCATCTTTACACCTTTTACAAGGTTCCCTTTAAGTGAGACTATTTCTCTCAATATTCTAAAAGTTTCTCTGGCGGCAAACTCATGCTTATGCCTGTCTAATTCTTCCTTTACCACATATGGAAGAATTACGTAGTTGTCATCGAATCCTCTTAAAGCATTTCCACAAGTTTGGAATAGAATATTGGTGTCGAGAACGTAATATTTCTTCATACGATTTCCTCCAGTCCTTTAATATATAGCAGATATTATTAAGATGTATCAGCATTAAAAAGAAAGCCCCGGTGGAAATTTTATCCCACCGGGTGAAAGGACATATAAACACTTATGGTGATTACTGATTACTTAAATGTTGATGTTTGGGACGCACAATGATTTTCTCTATATTATCAATTTTCTTAATGATATCGTAATTACTGTTATGAATATGGAATTGATCTATTTCCATCTTATATAGTTTCTTAGTGATATGCAATTGATTTATAATTATAATAATACAAAAAATAATAATTGCTATTCCTAATATCAAATACATAATTTACTCCTTTGGAAATAACCATTCGGGTGCTTCTGAGGTATTAAATCCACTAGCACCTTTATGACCACCTCCATTGTATTGATTGGAGATAATGGTTGTATCTATAGTATTACTATAGAGAGAATATTTAAATTTATGTGTTGAACCATCATATCTCCACAGGCAACACACATCGTATTTATCAATCAAATCTCCAAATACAAAAGAGTTACCTATACCATTAACTACAATTGCCTTATAACCATTTATAGTTGTCTCGTATGCTCTTCTTCTCTGATACTTATTTTGCTTTCTCTCATAAGATCCAACAAGATTTCCTATTTCTATAATCTTTTTAGTAAGCTCATACGATTCTGTGGATTTTGATCTAATAAGCATTCTCCATAAGTCGGCTGTAGGAGAATCATCTTCTATAGCATCAACTCCCATTTTAAAGCTATCACTATCTTTTAGCTTCTTTTGCCAACAATCATAATCACTTACTAGCTGTATCCACAACGGGCAATTTTTGATATTATATTCTCTTTCACAGTAGAAATATAGATAAGCTAAAGCACAACCAGAAATACCTTCTAATCTTATACCATTCACATGGTTTAACTCAGGATGCATCTGAGTTATCTCTATAGAAGTTTTATGATGGTCTATCCAAATAATATTAGCAGCTTTTTGTCTTATCTTTTTAAATTCGTCATAATTAGATTCTTGTAAAGAAAAGTCAACTATAACAACAGTCTCATTTCTTTTTATCTGCTCTACAGGCCAAGCCATTTCATAATTCATTTCGTAATAATGATTAGGATTATAATCATTATAATAACTAGCTGCAATGGCTGCTGCAGACTTACCATCCATGTCGTCATGATGTATACAGAACATATTATATTCCTCCCATAATATTCAAATTAGATATTATCAGTTAGTTTGTTGTTTTAATAATTTTTGTTAAAATTATTTATCATTTAGACATGTTGATAATCAATATTAACATTTTAGGAGGAATAAAATTATGTCAAATTCAGTTGATCATCCCGATCATTATAATCAAGGAGGATATGAATGTATAGAGGTAATGCTTTCTATATATGGCCCAGAAGTAGTAAAGAATTTTTGTATCGGTAATGCTTTTAAATATCTATTTCGTTGCCAGCACAAAAATAATAAAAACGAAGATATTAAAAAAGCAGCCTGGTATTTAAATAAATACGACGAGATAGATACTAGATTTTCTAAATCAGATTCAGAGTCAACTTCTGGTACGAGTAAATTCCTCAAAGGAAATGGTTCTTGGGATGACGTTGATATACCATCCATCACGATCCCTGGTCTTCCTAAATACACCAATACTATAGTTGCAACTCCTGAAGAACGTAAGAATATTGCTACACTACATAGTTAACCAGATTACAGAAAAAAATCCAGTAGGTGAATAACCTACTGGAAATTTATTATTCTTCTGTATCTGTATTAGCCTCATTAACCATCTGCTTCATATACTCCGGATGGAATTTCTCTATGAGTTCTCTCAGCTCCAATAATTCATCTTTATTGTCATTTCCAGCTTCTACATTTGCCCCTATTTCATTTACAAGTGTAGTATAGAAGTTATAGGTAAATACTTCATCCGGAATAAGAGGCTTAAAGTGTGCATTCTGCATTCCTCCCATCATTCCCATAAGACCACCAAGTGCACCTAAATCCGGATTAACCGTATCTACAACATCCTGTTTAGGGGCTTCTACAACAGGTGTAGACTCAGAAAGCTCGTTTGGAGCCTTAATCGTTATTTCTATAGGGTTTCCGTCTTTATCGCATATAAATGGTGTTTTATCCGGATGTGTAACACCATCTCCAACACGCATTCTAAACAGTTTCTTATCCCCATTTACATCAACGTAGTAGATTCCTTCAGGATATGGATTTTTCTTCTTGTTAAAAAACATACTTCTTCTCCTTTGATTATTTTAATTTTCTATTAACTCGCAAACCATTCAAATGGATCTATAGGATGAGATATATCAGGTTTACGATTTAATTCAGCATCTTCTTTAGAATAATCGAAAAATCTTTCATCTCTAAAATAAATAGGAGTTATTATTCTAGGAGCAAGAGTTTCTATATTCTTATTCTGACGTTTCTCTATTATTTTTTCATTACGTCTAGCAAGTTCATATGCTTCAAGAGTTGTATCAGAAGTAGAAGAAGCATATGTATTGAATACAGGTAATTTATAATAATAGTATTTTCTTATAGCATTAAATCCCATATCTACAAGTTCGATATATAACGTATTAGGATCTCGTGTTCTTCCTAAAGTTTGTCTTGCCAATACTTCAGATTTAAATGGTTCTGCTAATACTACAGTAACTTTAAGTCCACCAATATCTTCACCAGCACCAGCAGATTTGGTTGTACTAAGTATTATTCCTTTATTACGTTCTACATTTACTTTATCTTCTTTAGATACCAAAGAAGTAAATATTCCAATATTACCAATATATTCAGGGAAATTTGTACATATCCATTTGTAGACTCTCAATATTCCATCATTAGTACCAATGTATATAAGAGTCTTTCCCTTAAACCCTTTTATCATATCCATTATAATTCTCAATGCCATATAGAAATTTTCATTTTGAGTTATATAATCTACATATTTATTTCTATCCAACCCATAAGCATTTCTAAATGCTGATATGTATTCTGGTCTTGGTCTACTATTAAACTTTATAGCAAGATAATCAGTATGAGGATCATTATCTTTATCAAATAGATCTATAAATGGTACATTCTTAAAAGCAGTCTTATATATAATCTTCTCCCTGAAATCGGATCTCAAAGGAGTAGCAGTTACATAATACGTTTTAAATACATTGGTAAAGAAATCTATTTTACACATATTCTCGAAATTCTGATGTGCTTCATCGAAGAATTTCATACCTATGCCTAATTGACGAAATGCTTGGTTTAATAATGCCCATCCATTTTCGTCTGCAAAAGAACGTATAGCACCATGAGTACATAAAAAAATACTACCTGATTGTGCTAATCTACTCTTACCGGTTAATGCTAATTTCAGCATTGCTGCTGATACAAACACAATATCTCTATCTGTTAAATTTGTATACTCTTTTATATCTTTTGCCCACTGTGCTAATAGAGAATTAGAACCAGTTATTACAATAGACTTGATTTGATAATATGCCATTGTAGCAATAGATACATAAGTTTTACCAGCTCCAGTATTTAGATTTATAGATAACTGTGGCAGATATTCGTTCTCTTCATATTCTTGACCAATTCCACAAGTAAACTTCAATGCTTCATATTGTCGTTCATCTCTAGGTGGATATTTCATAAGTATATTTGTTTTTGTTTTCTTATATGGATTTGGTCTATCCATAATATGCTCTTTACATCCTACTTGCTTTTTAGCATACCATATATCTATTCCTCTAGGTATATATAAGATTCTCTCTTCTTTATCGTAATACATACCTACAGGATCATAGTTATGTCTTATAGGATCCCATATAGAAAAGCATCTCTCTAATTTTTGAGATTGATTAATAGTATAATCCGTTATAAGTATACAGGAATTTCTTACTATAACTTGGCTCATAAGTATTCCTTTCGAATAATTTAGGGAGACTTTAATTTAAGTCTCCCTAAGTTTATTATCTTTTTGGTGTTAATTGTGCTTTTACTGTAGCTTTGATATCATCCATAGTTACAGTTTCTTTATTAGTACTATTTATACCGGTGTCGTTATCCATAAAGTATATAGGCTTTATAATCTTTCTCTCAGGAATATCATTAGACCTATCAACCAGTTTTGGATTAATAAAGTCTTGTGGTCTTTCCATAGCAAATGGATCAAGATTTGATGGTTTATATAATACATGATTAGCCGCACTGGTTAATGTCTTCTTCAACTTACTTCCCTGAAGTCTTACACTAATTCTAGGAGAATTTGTTATAGCGTCTTCAAGAGTTATAAGCTGATATCCAGCATTAGACTGTTCCCAATCAGGCTCTAATAATATATCATCCGGATGTCTAATCTGATTAGAGATAAGAACCTCAAAATGTACAGAATTGATCTTTATACCACCCTGCAGATTATATGCAATGAAATCCTGAAGTAATGTATTTCTGTCATGCATCTTGATAGAAGACTTATTATCTATAAGATTCTTAATCTGCTTCATGGTTTTAGATAACTCATTGTTTTGAATATCTATATAGAATAGATTCAATCCAATCATTCTTGTAAGAGGAAGTACATAAACACCATCATCGTTTACATCTTCTTTTTCAAGTTCTGATATAAGGTCGTCATCTAAATAAATAGGATCGGACTCATTGGTATAAATAGATTCTATTCTACCATCAGGATATTGAATCTGGAAGTTGTATACATAATCATTGTTATCCTCATCTACATCTGTAGCACCCTCTACATCATCGTCTCCACTGTCAGATTCATCTATAATATTATCAGGATCAATAATAAGATTATATCTTCTATAATCTACATTATCTTTTAAGATGATTCTGTCATATTCTACATTAAACAAATCGTAGAATGATTGAACCCATGTCATTTTGATAATAGACGCTTCAAGAAGATGTTTAGCAGACAATAATCGCTGAGTATATTTTGAAGATAATTGTTCCGAAGCAATCTGTCCAACGTTGATATCGTTATTAAGATAAGCCAATAAACCATAGCATCTATAACAGATACCAAATCCTTTAGCCGCAGATGCACATGTAATAGGAGATCTAAATAATAATGTCTTACCGATAAGATGTTTATCAATCTCAGCGTTTAGAATATGCTCTACACCATCATATGATAACTTATAATATCGCATGTCAAACATGCTGAGCATGCTATTATCTTTGATATATACTTCTTCAAAGTTCTTTGTATCACATGAATACTGTGGATCAGGATTAAGGAAAGTATCCATATTATTTAATCCTAATCTACGAGCAAATGCACCAGATTGTCCTACATTCTGTTTTGATATAATCTGTGCTATACGTCCTATAGAACTATCGATAACGATATCTTCTATACTCTTTAAACCACCATTGATAAAACTATGGTTTATAGGATGTGTAAATAGACCACCTTGACCATTAGGTTTAGGACCTATACATACATTAACTTCAGCAAACTGTTTAGGGTTTGTACCCTCTCCAGTCTGAAATGCATATTTCTGATTATGAGTAGATTCTGGTGCTGTAATATATTTCTGCTGAATCTTCTCATTTTTCATAATAAGCTCTTTAGCATCCTGCATTGGTACACCTGTTAAATCCAAATGCATTGTCTCATTAAATTCAGGATACTTTCTCATAAGCTCTACAGTATCGTCAAAATCGACACTATTAGCAAAAAACATTTGATAGTTCTGTAGAGGTATAAACTTACTTATGCATCTATCTATGGACTGATTGATAGTTATTCTATCCATAGTCCTTAGATTTTTTCTTATGAAAAACTTATTTATATAATTAACCATCCAGTCTGTTTTTATGACCGGTTCAAATACAATATGCTTTGTATCAATCTCTTTTCCAGATCTAGTAATCAAAGTCCAAAACATTAGATTGTATAAATACTGCTCTATATACAAACTACAATCTCCATGTCTGAAATGAATATTTATCTTAAATCTCTGCACTTCAGGATCTTCTATTCCATCATCTAAGATAGAAAGGATATTCTTGAAGTGATCATCGATGTTATCGTCGTTAATATCTTTGGTGTAAATATCTTGTACACCATTCTGTGCTAATTCTTTGTAATATCCGTAATTTTCAAAGTGTGGTAACATTTAATACCTCCATAATTCACTGCTGTTATACTATTGTAATAGCATTGCTAACTTTTTACCTCAATATTATAGTATCTAATTTAATCCAGATTTACATCTTTATAAAGGAGGATTATACCTATGGCTGTATTGAATTCTAAGACTTTACCAGAACAGACTTTTAATTATAACGATTTTATTAGTTCTGGAGAAAACAATGACTTTACATTCGATAACTTTGAAATCAGTATGCTGATAAATGGAATTTCTATTGGTGATTGTAACGTAATGGAATTTTATATACCAGAGATAATTGAGAATTGTGTCAAAGTTACTGAATTTACCAAAGACGAAATATTAAGATATAAATATAATCCGGATCTTTTGGCTTGGGATGTATATAAGAATACTCAGTTAGATTATCTTATTCTTTTATGCAATGACATGTGTGATCCAAAAGAGTTTGATTTTAAAAAGGGATATTTATATCTTCCTAAATCTTCTATATTAAAGAACTTATTGTCTTTAATACATAATTCAGAATCTCGTTGGATAAAAAATTCTAAAGGTAAATCGTGGTTGTTATAAAAATATGGGATAGGCTATATAGCCTATCCCGATTTTTGTCCAAGTGCTGCTCTTATAGATTCCAAATCATTTAGATCCAATTTATTCTGTGGTTCATTCATAAAGAATATTGGAACTATTACATTTGGTTTTGTTATCTGAGGATTTGGATCATTCATACTATCAAGCTCATCTACAGAATCATCCATAACTACAGGTTCGTTAAGTGTATATACACTATTTGAATCTGAGAAAGTATTATCTTTCTTAGAAGTACCGGTAGATATAATATCATTAATAGTAGACAATACATTAGAAGAAGTTGTTCTAACTGATGGCTGTCTACCATTTATCATCTTATTCATATGGAGATAAGTCTTATACATTGGAGGAGTATCTAAATCTTCCAATAGTCTAATACCGCTTCCATATACAAATGGTTGAGCTATATAAGTAAGATCGGTTTTAACTCTTTTCTTGGTTAAGTTAAATACCATATATTTATTTCCCTCATCGTCGTAATCTAGATTTATAATAATTCCTAAATCCAAATTATCCAGCATAAGGAATGATTCACCTGTATTAGACATACCAAGTTGCATTGTTATATCTGTAGGTGTTGCTCTTGCTTTATCTTGCTCTACAGCTCTAGCGGCTTCTCTATTAAGATGAGATACTGTGATAAACGGAATATCTTTTTCAACTGCAAATGACTTAAATTCATTTACGACATTACCAAGTTCAATTCTAAGATCGGGAGTATATTCAGAAGATCTTATTCTCTTTACATGGTCCTGTATTACACATATAACTTCATATCCATCATCTTCCATATCTTCACACATATCGTATAGAAAAGTTGTATCAACTGTTCTATTGGCTTTATACCTAATTACCATATCGATAGGTGAATCATTTGTAAGTTTCAATTCTCCATCTACACGGAGTTTTCTAATAACTTCTTCCTTAGTAAAATTTTCCATACCAGAAGATGAGGTTATAAGATCAAATAGTCTATCTATAGTTTCTACTACAGAGTTCTCCATGGTAAGCATTACTACACATGGTTGTTTAGTTGGATCTTTTGGTTTATAATGCTTATTGTATTTTCTAATCTGATACATCAGGTTTAACAAAGTAACAGATTTTCCTATGTTTGTTATACCTAAAAGCATATATACACGACCGGATTCAAATCCACCATTAATCATTTCATTGAATCCTTGCATACCAGTTACAAGTTTTCTAGATGGATTTGTAAGTAGATCGTAAGTTTCACCCACTACATCTTCAAATATACCATCTCTCAAACTAAATACCATGTCTACGTTATTTGTAGATACTCTTGATTTTCTAAATTTAGAATGTGTATCGTTTACCAATACTTCAAAGTCATCTATCAAATGACCTTTACCTTCATATTCAGTTTTTGTTATAGCCGTACATACAGTCAAAAAATCTGGTGCCGCCATATAAGCAAATGCGAATTTGATATTATGCTCTATCATCTCATTTGCCCATTTTATCTCATTTGTAGTTAATAAGAATCTATCGATATTATTTGGATCTATAAAATCAGGTTTAAAATCCAAAGTTCCAAGTATATGATCTATCATTATATCCTGATCTGTAATCTTATAATCCATTCTAACTTCTAGAGCTTTTTTAATAAATTCTACATAATGAGTTTTATTAAGATCATTAATATATACTTGAGGATTCAATAAATTTAAAAACTTCTTTAGATTATTTAAGTGATTCAAACGAATCAAATTGGATACAGTTACAGAATATCGTGCTAATATTCTAAAAGATCTTAAAGGTAGATTTAGAGATACAGTCTTTTTTACCTTAGGGGTCTTTATCTTTTTTGTATCATTAATATCAAATTTATCAATTACCATAATAAGATTACCCTCTTCCAATAACCAGTATTATATTTCTGTTTAAAGATTTTTATTATTATAAATATTGCATTTTACTACCATTGTACTGGTAGTTATATTTATAAATTGCTTGATAAAATCTCTCTTAATTTATCTACAGAAATTATATTTCTTCCTTCTTTCATATTGACATACATAACAAACTTTTCTTCGTCTGATATATTATTGTCTAATATAAAACTATACTGGTCATCTATTACACTGATCCCTTCTTTTCTATCGTTATATTCTCTTTCTTCCATTGCTGATAAGAACTCAACTACTACTGTTGGATTAGTTCTATAGTAATTCTGTATTATTACTTTATCAGAACCGATAATTGGAAAATCAAATTTAACCTTCAAGAAGTCTATACCATTCTCTCTCTTAGTAGTATTTATTTTTTCTATTATAGCTTTAGGATTTTTATCTACTACATGGCTTAAATGTATGGTCACGTATTTATCAGATATAATATTCTGGAAATGAGTATAATGCATATTAGAATCCAAATCATGAATCGTTATAAGGAATCCTTTATCTTCTTCCTCATTGAATTTATATCTATAAGGAGTACCACAATAATAGAAATACTTTTCAAAACATTCTGGTTTATGTACATGACCTGCAATCATAAATCCAGTACAATTAGAAAAGTCTTTCATAGTAAATAATCTACCTTGTCCGACATTATTACCATATACAGAACCTTCAAATGTACCATGCATTAAAGCTTCATCGTATAGACCAGATTTATGAAGATATTTATCATATACACTTTCATCTAATCCATATAATTCTGGTATACATAATATTCTTGCATTTCCAACTTGTTCTATAGATAATTGTGTTCTTATTCTTACATCTACATCTGATTTTTCTTGTAAATGATAAAAAAGTTTTAATTGGTCTGCATCATGTGAGAATGTACCATGAATCATGATAATTGTAGAGTTGTGTCTTCTAGCAACTGCTACAATATCATCTATTAGCTTTATAGCATAATATATACCACTACTATTTCCCATTAATTTATGGTCAAATAGATCACCATCTATAGATATCATGTCTAATTTTGGCAAACTATCTATAACTGGTATAAATTGTTTTATTAAAATCTCATACTGGGCTTTAGCATCAAAAGCCGCAAAATGAATATCGGCAATATGTGCCGATATAAATAATCCACGTCCCATTATTCTTACCCCTATTTATTTTTAATCAATTATGATTATCATTTTTATAGTATATATTCGATTATCCATTTAGCAGAGATTTTAAATCGTTTATATTCTTTCTGAGTTCTTCTATCATATCATCTTTTAATATTTTACCAAAGGTTGTAGCAACAGTCATAAATTGTTCTGTATATTTAGCTTCAACCTTTGGAGTTTCTAATGATGGTATCTCACGTACATTATCTACGGTATGATTCATTGTAATTTGTCCACGTTCATTTATATATGTATACCGTATAGTATAATTAGAAGAAACAATTACATTAGCTTCGGCTTTACCTAGATTATATTTGAAATATGCTATTATACTATCATCCGGATTTACAGTACATTTAATACAATGCTGTACTGGATATAATGAATTAACAAGTACAGTTGTATGAGCAATATAATTAAGATACTCAATTACCTGATCATATGGAATTATATTTATACTTGACTCATATTTATCGATAATAGATTCTACCTTTTCTATATGCTTTAAGCACTTTCTTTTCTTTAATATTCTAGCTATTTTATTTGATTTCAAATATTCAATTATTTCTTCTCTAAGACTTGCTAGTGTATATAGTGTCAATTCAAAAAATCCCATATCATATTATCCTCTTATATGAATAAAACCAGTCTATCATGGCTTTGAATGTATGATGTAAATTTTCTGTATCGTTACGACATTGAGGATTATTAAACTCGATTGTTTTGAAATCGAATTTACCTTTCACATCTTTATCGACTCTTAAAATGGCTAATCCATTAATATCTGGAATAGAGTTATCTCCCATACAATATTTATTATACATTAATCCCCAATAGTATGCATAAGTCTGGAGATAGTAATTAGCTGATATTATTTTAGAGGTTTTAAAATCCAATACATAAACAGTTTCTACTCCATTCTGTTCTAATCCAATAATACAATCTGCTGTTCCACCAAACCAAGGACAAGTAATCTCTTTCTCTATAGCGTATATATGAAGATTTATATTTTTATCTCTCATATAATTATACCAATTCATAAACCCAGAGAAAGAATTCTCTATTTTTCTAGCAATCTTATAGCTATCTTGATATTCATCTGAGAATCTAATTCCTTTTCCATATAAAAGAAAATTTTCTATCTTCTCATGAACAGCTGTTCCTATAGTAAGAGCGGTATCTTTTATAGATTTATAATTCGATCCCATAGCAGCAGCCCATCCAATAAGATGCGAACTATCTGTAGTTACCTCCAATATTTCACTAACTCTAGGAATAGGTTTACCATTAAATGTATATGTCTTCCACATATTTGATTCTGTTAGCTCAATATCATTAAGCATATTGAGCTCGAAATCATAAAAATAAATTGGATTAATCATCTTAAATTCTCCCTAATAATATAATTATGGGTATGTCTTATATAAAGTAAAAATTAATGTTAAATATGAAATTCGTAGGGGGAACATTCAATTAATAAGTGAGCTTTTCCACTTTAGAGAACTATAAATTTTCAACAAAAGGAGACGAAAATGGCTACAATAAATAAAATTCTTATGCCGCATCGTGGAACTGTTACCGTGATGGAAGCTAAGCCGACACTCGTTCTTCAGGAAGGTGAACTGTTTGTAGAAGGCCCAGCTGCTGGTATTGGTAAAGGCCATCATAAGATAAAAATAGGTGATGGTGTTACTCCATATTCCAGTCTGCCGTATGCACTCGGTGATACCGATAATGAAGTTACAAACGCTTTAGTTACATTTGTAGAAGATACAAGTGAATCTATATCGGAAGCATTAGGTAATGTCGCTAGTGGGTATAGACTATCTGTTCAGATTGCTGCCCTTAAAAAGGCTATAGATCTTACTGCTAGTCAAGATCTTCCAACAGCAGCTTTCACGACGATTACTGATGGAACAACTGATATCGATGCAGGTTCTACATCTGATACCCTTACAATATCTGCGGGAGAGAATGTATCTCTCGATGTAGATGCAGTAAATAAATCTATAACGATAAATTCTACAGATAATAATACCACATATGCTAATGCTACAACAGCCGATGCTGGTCTTATGTCTGCAACAGATAAAGCTAAGCTTGATGGTGTAGCAGCAAACGCTACAAATGTATCAGTAACAGCAGCTCTTAGCTCTGGTGTTGAGATTGGTACTATTACTGTAAATGGTGTACCAATTACAATTTACTGTGAGGAGAATACCGATACTCACTATATAGCAAAGAATGTAGTTGGTTCTGCATCAGCAACAACAGATACATCTGTTCCTCTTTCTAATGGTGCTGTTAATCTTAATCTTATCGAAAATGGAGAAATCCGTTCTTCTCATAATATCAGAGGTGATGGTGCAACAGAAGTTACATCTGATGCAAATGGTAATATTATTATATCTTCTACAGATAATAATACTACATATGCGACAGGTAATAGTACAACTGCTGGTTTAACAAAGCTGTATTCAACAACCGGTTCAAATTCAGATGGTACTATGACTCAGGCTGCAATCAATAATGCTCTTGGACTTAAACTTGGTACTAATGATACAGCTGCAGCAGCTAATAAAGACTCTGATAATCAGCAGATTAATACTACTTATGTCAAAGGAGTAACTTACTCTGGCCATACAGTAACTGTAACTAAGGGTGATGGTAGTACGACAACGTTCAATACTGCTGATAATAATACCACATATGCAGCATTTACAGGTGCTACATCTGAAGCTGCTGGCACAGCTGGATTAGTTCCTGCTCCTGCTGCTGGAGAACAGAATACTGTTCTTTCTGGTAGTGGTGTTTGGGTATCTCCAAACAACATGTCTGTTGGTAATGCATCTACAGCTCAGTATGCAGTAAATGCAAATCATGCTACATCAGCAACAAGTGCTGGATCTGCTCAGAATGCTGATACAGCTACATATGCAAACAATGCTGGTACTGCATCTTATGCTGCTAGTGCTAATTCTGCTACCAATGCAAGTTCAGCTACATATGCAACTAATGCTGGTACAGCAACACATGCTACATCAGCAACACGTTCAACCAATGCAACATCAGCAGACTATGCTACTAATGCTAACGAATCAGTATTTGCTACAAGAACTCTTAATGATAATGCAGGACATAATATTCAGCAGACATATGTTTCCGGAATATCAGCAACTGGTCATACAGTAACAGTTACAAAGGGTGATGGCTCTACAACAACCTTTGAAACTGCAGATGATAATACCACATATGCTGCATTTACAGGTGCTACATCTTCAGCAGCTGGTAAAGCTGGACTTGTTCCTGCTCCTTCTGCTGCAGATAGGAATAAAGTTCTTAAGGGTGATGGTTCTTGGACAAATATTTCCGCTGTAAAGGTAGATGAAGCTGTTAATGCGGATAGTGCTACTTATGCAACTAATGCTGGTACAGCAACACATGCTACAAAGGCTGATAGTGCTTCTACAGCTACAAGTGATGTAAATGGTGCTGCTATTACATCTTACATTAAGGGAATCTCATATTCTGGTCATACTGTTACTATCACATCGGGTGATGGATCAACAACATCTTTCGATACAGCTGATAACAATACCACATATGCTGCTGGTACTGCTAATGTCGCTGGACTTACAAAGTTGTATGGTTCTAGTGGTACAGGAACAGATGGTACAATGACTCGTACAGCAATAACAAACTTTGTTAATGATGTAAAAAATGATCTTGAACAGCAGATTGGCAATATATCAAGTTTCGAAATCGTTATACTTACAAGTACTTCTGATTTGCCTGTAGTTGGTGCATCAAATACTGTATACTTTGTTCCTGAAGATGGTGGTTCTGGAGATCATAGGTATGCTGAGTATATGTGGATACCAGATCCTGGTTATTATGAGAAGATCGGTCTTACAACAGCAGATCTATCTAATTACTACACGAAATCTCAAACAAATTCAGCTATTACAAATGCTACAAACGAATTAGTTAAGACTATTAGTTATAGCGGACATACTGTAACTATTACCAAAGCTGATGGTACAACTTCATCTTTTAATACTGCAGATAATAACACCACTTATACTACAGGTAATAGTACAAATGCAGGTTTAACAAAACTCTACAGTGGTACTGGTAATAATACTGATGGTAGTATGACTCAGGCTGCTATCACAACAGCTCTTGGTGGAAAACTTGGTACAAGTGATACAGCTGCAGCAGCAATAAATGATTCTGCAAATCAGCAGATTAATACCACTTATATCAAAGGAGTAACTTACTCTGGTCATACAGTAACTGTGACTAAGGGTGATGGTTCTACAACAACCTTTAATACTGCTGATAACAACACGACTTATAGTGAGTTCGCTGGTACAACTGCTGGTCTTGTTCCTGCATCTTCTGCATCTGATACAAATAAGTATCTTAAGTCTGATGGTACATGGGCAACTATTACTGGTGTTAAGGTAAATAATGCTGGTACAGCAGATTATGCAACCAACGCTGGTACTGCAACACATGCTGGTAAGGCTGATAATGCAACATCTGCAACCAATGCTTCTAGTGCTACGTACGCAACTAACGCAGGAACAGCTACACATGCTACAAAGGCGGCTAGTGCAACAAGTGCTACTAATGCATCTTCAGCTACATATGCCACAAATGCAGGTACCGCTACATATGCAACCAATGCTGGAACAGCTACATATGCTAATTCTGCGGCTTCTGCTACAAAGGCAACAAATGATTCTGCAAATCAGCAGATTAACACCACTTACATTAAAGGAGTAACTTACTCTGGTCATACAGTAACAGTTACAAAGGGTGATGGATCAACAACAACCTTTAATACTGCTGATAACAATACAACCTATACAACATTCTCTACAGGAAATAATGGTCTTGTTCCTGGACCTACTTCTTCTGATACAGGTAAATTCCTTAAGGGTAATGGTTCTTGGGTTGATATTGCTACAGTTAAGTCAAATAATGCTGGTACAGCAGATTATGCTACAAAGGCTGGTAGTGCAACATCTGCAACAAATGCATCTTCTGCTACATATGCAACTAATGCAGGAACTGCTACACATGCTGGTACAGCTGGTTCAGCAACAAGTGCTACAAACGCAACGTCTGCAACTAATGCTTCTAGTGCTACGTATGCAACTAATGCTGGCACTGCAACTTATGCTAATTCTGCAGATTCTGCTACAAAGGCTACTAAGGATTCCGCAAATCAGCAGATTAACACCACTTACGTTAAGAGTGTAACTTACTCTGGACATACAGTAACAGTTACAAAGGGTGATGGTAGTACGACAACCTTTAATACTGCCGACAGTAATACTACATATGCAGCATTTACAGGTGCTACATCTTCAGCTGCTGGTAAAGCTGGACTGGTTCCTGCTCCTGCAACCTCTGATACAGGTAAATTCCTTAGAGGAAATGGTTCTTGGGTTGACATTGCTGGCGTTAAGGTTAATAATGCTGCTACAGCAGATTACGCAACTAATGCCGGTACAGCAACACATGCTACAAGTGCTAATAGTGCATCATCTGCAACCAATGCAACTTCGGCTGCATATGCAACTAATGCAGGTACTGCTACATATGGAACTAATTCTGGTACAGCTACATATGCTACATCAGCTGGTAAGGCTACTAAGGATTCTGCAAACCAGCAAATCAATACTACCTATGTCAAGGGTGTAACTTACTCTGGTCATACAGTAACTGTAACTAAGGGTGACGGATCAACTACAACTTTCAACACTGCTGATAGCAATACTACATATGCAGCATTTACAGGTGCTACATCTTCAGCTGCTGGTAAAGCTGGACTGGTTCCTGCTCCTGCAACTTCGGACGTAAATAAATTCCTTAGAGGAAATGGTTCTTGGGTTGACATTGCTGGCGTTAAGGTTAATAATGCCGCTACAGCAGATTACGCAACTAATGCCGGTACAGCAACACATGCTACAAGTGCTAATAGTGCATCATCTGCAACCAATGCAACTTCGGCTGCATATGCTACATCAGCTGGTAAGGCTACTAAGGATTCTGCAAATCAGCAGATTAACACCACTTACGTTAAGGGAGTAACCTATAGTGGTCATACAGTAACTGTAACCAAGGGTGATGGTAGTACAACAACGTTTGCCACTGCAGATAATAATACCACATACGCAAACTTTACAGGTGCTACATCTTCAGCTGCCGGTAAAGCTGGACTTGTTCCTGCTCCTACAACAGCTACAAGAAACTATTTCCTTAGAGGAACTGGTGCTTGGGTTGATATTGCTACAGTTAAGTCAAATAATGCTGGTACAGCAGATTATGCAACCAATGCTGGTACTGCATCATACGCTTCAAAGGCTGCTAATGTAAACAGTGCTACATCTGCTACATATCTGTCTGGTGCTGGTGCAACTACAAATATCATTGTTGGTAATACCCTTGTCGACTTTGGATATGAAGGTTAATCTATAAATATTATCAATTCTCCGTTGAAAATTTATAAGTGGTAGGTGTTATTTTACTACACCTACCACAATTTAATAATTTTTATATAAGGAGAGAAATCTATATGTCTAACAGTGTTGTATATGATGGTAAACCATCAATTGAACTAAATCACAGGCCTTTCTTCTCTATCGTTATTGCATGCTATAATGCTAAAAAGTATTTAAGTACAGTATTGCAATCTATTGTAGATCAGCATATGAATGACGATATAGAAGTTATCTTATCAGACGATCATTCTACTGAAGATTATACAGAAGTAGTAGATTTATTTAAGAACACTTTATGTATCAAAAGAGTTCAAACAGATTATAATTTTGCTCCAGGTAATACAAGAGAACGTGGAGCACAATATGCAACCGGAGAATGGCTTGCATTTGCAGATCAGGATGATAAATATGTAGCTGATACTTTACCTTATATCAAACAGGAGATATTAAAAAATAACGAGAAGTATTATGTAGTATCTAGTTTCTTAGAGGTAAATATTAATACAGATGAAGTTATAAGAGCTTTTAAATTTCCTCTTGGATGGAACCATGCTAAGTTCTATAACTTAGATAATACATGGAAAGCATATGATATCCATTTCAAGAAAGATTTAAGATCTCATGAAGATATTTATATCAGTTCTACCATGAATAGCTTCATGAATTTTATGAATCGTCAACCATTATATCTGGATATTTATACTTATATATGGTATTGCAATCCTGAGTCTATAACACATACTGTATATGATGTGAAATCAGGTGGTCATACATTCTTAGAGGTATTCTTTAATGATTATCTCAGATCTACAGGATACGTATATATTGAGCAATATCTTAAAGGTAAGATATCAAAAGAATATGCTATTAGACAGGCTATCAATATAACAGCTTATGCATACTTCTATAATCAAGGATTTTTATTCCATAATCCTAAGAATTTCTTACGCGAAAATATCGAGTATGCTAGAGGATATCTTGTAATTATAAAACGTCTATATGGATTAACGAATGAAGATATATGGAATGGTCTTGCTGCTAATGATGCTGAAGAATTTACTTCTGTAGAAAATAGTGCACATGTAGGAGCTGGTCCATTTATTCCTTTAATGACATTAATGGAATTCTTAAATTTATTACATAAAGATGGTGATCAATATCCTATAGAAAATGTAAGATATTGTGTTGATACTTGTACTACTTCTGGGTGGAGTGTAGACGATGGAGCAGGACGAGTGCAAGTATCTGGAACTACAGCTACTATATCAAAAAATAATTAGAATTCTGATAATAATACGATAAAAAATATTACCGGTAGGATATAACTCCTACCGGTAATATTTAATCAAAACTACTTGTTGAATTCGAATATGCTTTAGATATATCTTTTATATTGTACATTTTAAATTCTCCTAGATCATTTGATATCTTCGACAATCCTACAAATAGTCCATATCTGTCTGTATTTATACCATTTATTACATATTTGTCTATCTTTTCTCTATAAATATTCCATATAGTATCAAAAGACAAGCTTATATGTAGTTCTGGATATGGTAGAGTCTTTCTATCTTCAGTATACTGATATATCTTTAATGCATATACAGCATTACTAGACATGATAGCATCAAGATCTCCATATACATATACTTTACCATAAAACATTAATAAATTATTTATAAATTCATTCTCCTTTAAATTCTTTCTAGGAAACGAATCAAATATAACCTGCTTACAATACTCATTAGTTTCATAATTATAATGAAAGAATGCTAGATTTATTTTATGATCAAAGCAAACTTTAGTTATAGATCCTAATGCAGATTGTAATCCTGTTACGTATACATATAAAGTTTTATCAGCTACATTATCGTTAAATTCAATATTATTCAAAATAAAATTTTCACAAATCTCATATTGTTTTTCATAATCAAACATCAAACTAGATGAAAATGACTCTTCGAATATAAAAGAATCTACCGGCATGTCATGTCTGTTTGATATAAGTCCAACAGCTTTTATTGGATTCTTATATAATACAGGATTATTTCTATTTTCTATTATTTGTTCTTTTATAAATAATTCTGATAATATAACATTTGCTGCAGCATTAGCTACATTATTCAAACCATATTCTCTAGCAGTATTATTTATAAATTCCAATCCTATTTTATATTTTTGAGCCATCTCTTTTTTTGTCATCTTACTGTCTGGATTTTTCATTGCATCTTTGATTTCTTTAATAACTACTTCTTTCATCTTTTTCCATGGAATTTGTCTCTTCACTTTCATTTATTCTCCTCTCATTAGTATTTAAATAATTAATTGCTATATAGGAATAATCTACTGTCAATATAAAAAATACAATAGCTAATATGAATTTTCCTATAATTGCAGCATACCAGGCAATTCCCCCAAGAATAATACCAGTTATAACAATAATAATTTTACCAATTTTTCTCATTCCTTTAAATTATGTCTCCTCTCATTTATGTCATATTTATAGTATATATTCAAAATATATTTTTATAAAACTATTTAAAATCCTAGAGGAACAATATCCTCTAGGAATATTTATTTATATAGTAGCAGGTATACATATATAAGGCAAATCATTAAAACATGTCTTACCATTACCCATTTTCATGTATACATCATGTCCATCTTTTACAAGTATAAGTTCTCTATCATGTAAAATTGGATTTAATTCTCTTAAATTTTTCAAAGTATCAGTACGAAGTTTTACATAGTATCTTGATTGAGAATAATCTTCATACTGTTCATAAGTTATCAATCCTCGTTCATAATTATTCTTCAATTCTTCTTTTGTGAAATCAGAATCTTTATTAGTATATATGACATCACTTTTAAAAGATCTATTAAGCATCTTATCTCTATCACGAAGATATACGATCCATAATATCATATTAACAATAACAACCACAGCAATAATACAATTAAACATTTATTCTACCTCCGATTATTAAAATTGTTAAAGAGTTCTGTATAAAATATATTTTTGATAATTCTCTTAACCGCTTGATGACAAACCAAAAATATTACGCATTACACAAATAACTAATGAGGTTGGTAGTTTTACAATACCACGCACAGAAATCCCTAGTGATTTACATTATATTATCGGAATTTATGGTTCATCTAATGGAAACTATTATGTTGTTCAATATAATAATATTATATATGGTGTATTTAATTATACTCATACACCATATAGCGAACAAACCTTAACAATAGATTTTGTATATATTTAAAGGAGAATCATATTCATTAGTTAAAGTTACATCTAAGAAACAACTATTTGAAAATTATTCTCCAACTTTATTATATTTATTATAAAAAGAAAATCCCTGGAGAATCATTCTCCAGGGATAATGTTTTGTTTCAAAAGTCCACATTCGATAACAAACTGTGTACTATAATAAATATAGTTAGCAGTCTACGGTTCTACATCCGGCTCTTTCATTGGATTATCATTTATAATTATTTCAAAATGACTATAGGTGCCATCACCGTTATTATCGTCATATCTTATCTTTTTATGTAGATCAAAACTACATAAATAGTACATATTACTTAACCATATTTGAGCTGATTCACCATTAGTAAACTCTACATTTAATTTTATTTCTGAATCTTCATATTGAATAACAGAGAATGTTTTTATTATACCGGTATATTTATTATAATATCTAGCACCAGAAAAAGAACAATCATGATCATCTATCAAAGTAACATTGAGTTTTCTATTAGTGATATATTTTAAAGTCTTGACAAGTTTTCTTCTAGAAATATAATCTTCTTTCATAATATAACCTCCTAATTTATTTTAAAGTTTTCGTTATTGTAATTATTTATTAAAATAAATTATACTACTGATGACCAAAAATATAAATTTTACGGTATGTACCAAATAACTGTAGAAATCGTGTCTATTTCTGCACCAGCATCTTTTAATGAATTATTATTTGAAATAGGTATAACTAATAATACTCAATTGTATGGTTGTAAATCATTTATAATACCAAAACTAGAAGATGATCAAAATATTATATCGACAGGATCAATTTATAACGGAAGCGGAGATCTCTGTAGTAGTAGTGGTGCATATATATTTTGTGTAGTTGGAACAATAAAAATGCATTTATTCGAAACTCCTATAAAAGGAACAATATCAACTAGAATTTATTATAGATAAATTATATTGCTGATGATTTGGTGAATATTCGTAACTCTATAGCACGTTTCCAGTTTGGTACAGCTCAGACTTATAATGCTAGATATATAAAAGCACCTCTTGCAGAAAGAATAATAACATCTGGTGGGTGGCCATGTATAGCTATTGCAACCGGCAAATCTGGTGCCGATCCATACTTAGCTTTAGGAACAATAGATTGGCTTGGAGGTATTGGTGAAACTGTTATTACTAAAGGTTGGTCTAGTGCAGTTAAATTTACTGTAACTGATAATAAAACTACTGTTACATTTGATGCTTTATCTTCTGCTTCATATATCAAACTTACAGTATTCCAATTTTTCACCGACTAGCAAGCTGATGACGTAAATAATATATTTCAAGGTCCAACTATAATGGATGCAAATGCTGCTCCGGTTGGTATAAGTTTCTTACCAATCGAAGCAGCAAATAACCCTTTAAATTCTTGGGCAACACTTATCACTACTTGTCCACAAGCTAATTATAAACAGCAAATATGTACACCATGGTTTAATAATTTTAGAGAAATATGTTTTAGAGTTTATGATTATGATGGTTGGAAATCGTGGTCATTAATTCCATCAACAAGTCTTGGCGACCCTTTGAATGTAACTAATACAAATTTGTCTTGGACCGCTGCAAGTGGACGACAAAATGATTGTACCCCTGTACATTATGATGGTAGAGCATTTATTTATGTAGATGGTAATAAATTATACCTTACATAATATCATATTGATAATCTAAAAAGAAATTATCCCTAGGATTAATACCCTAGGGACAATTTATAATTTTCATAAATAAATTGGGAGATTTATTTTATGACATTATTTTATAGTTGTAAATTAAATCTTTTACAAATATATACTATAATTGTAGAAACATAAAAACCTATATGGAGGAAATTAAAAATGAGCAATTTAATGATGTGCCCACATTGTGGGAAAGTTTATTTAAAAGAAACACTATCGGCTGATATTCAGGGTAGATATTTTTGTCCAGATTACGAGGATAGAAATAATGAGCTATTCGAAGTAGATGAGCAGATGGTTGTTGTTTTAAGACGTTTATGGGATTTAGGTTATTGGACAGAATTCTGCTGTAGTGGTCATTATTCAGATACCAATCTTCCTTATATTCTGTTTGCTGATAGAGATCTTGCACCATGTACTCATCCTAAGAACTGGTTTATTCAGGATATAGAGTATTTGGATGATAATGACAAACTTGTTCAGAGTAAAACCGGAATATATGGAATTGTATCTAGTAAGAAAATAACAACACCAGAAGAAAGACAGATCCGTAACAATAAGCTTATGAATGAACTGGTTAAGTGGGTTATGGATCTTGAACCTAATCCTATACCAGAAGCTCATGATGCAACAAAATGCTTTAGAGATGGTGATTCCACATATTATGGAGAAGATGGTTATAATATCTTTCCAGATAAATGGATAACAAAGAGTACACATTGTAGATATAAGAGAAGACCAGAATAAATGTATTTATAAAGCTGAGGATAATTCCTCAGCTTTCTTTTTCGCATCTTCGACAGATTTACAAGCAAATACTCGTTGTCCGGCAGGATTATTCATTATAAGAGTATAACTACCAGCTTCATATTTTATAACAAATTTCAAATCTACTGTATGGTAACAATTACCGCAACTAATCCATTTAATCATAAGAAATATTTCCTTTCGTATTTTATTTTTTATTCTTTTATAAACCATTCATAGAATAATTCAGGTTCTATACCTTCTTTAAAGCAGGATAATAATTTCTCTGCTGATATTTCTATAACTTTTTTTCCAATACACATATTTATTATATATGCATCATGATACTTGTTCAATTTCACTTTTTTATCATTTTTAAGTGTTGGTACAGTTAAAAAACAAGCATCAATGCCTATACAATTTGTAGTTATAAAAATCATTAATCGATGTAACCAATCGAGATAATTTATATATTCTTTTTCACATTCCGATCTATATTCGTTATCTTCTTTATTGTCTTTTAATGGCAGTATGGTCAAATGATTTTCACATATAAAAATACCAATAAAGAATAAGATAACCATAACCAAGAAAATACCAATAGCCACAATAATACTATAATATAATAACTCCATACTTATACCCCCATAAATATTGATTTATAAGAATGTAATAGTGATGCTTATTTTATATATTTTATTTATATTTCACTTTGAAATAATATAATAATCTATAAGGAGGAAAGTGTATGACATCTTGTAGAGATTGTTCTAGTAGAGTTGTATGGTATCATGGTATTGGGAATATGGATAAATGTAAGTTTATACTATGTGGATTTAGACCTAAATTGAGAATGAAACCAAAGACAGTTCCAAAATGGTGTCCACGTATAGATGAATTGGAAAAGAAAGGAGATAAAGAATGAATCCGGTTATATATTTTTTGATAACATATTCAATCGCTATAATATTTAGCTTGTTTATATTTATTATTGTTAAACTTTATAAAAAATATGGATTGTATGTAGCTGTACCTGTTATTCTTGAAATCGTTATTATAATTCTTATTGCTCTATTGATTCATGAATTAATGTATTGAATAAATATAATATCCATTCTTTTGGATTGCTTTTGATGACTTAAAATTCAGGATAAACGATGTTGCTAGAATATATGGTTTTTATAACAAGTTGTATGTTTATGTCAAAGATCTTTCGGCACAATATTTTTATGGAGCTGCAAAAGTTATTACTGAATATGGTGAAAATACAATTGGATTAATGGGCTACGATGGAACACAAACAGATACAAGTAGCCCTATAAAAACATATAAGCATAATAACAATGGTATGCTCGATATTCAATTTGTTTTCCCAAATACATATACACATGGAGTTTTATTATTAGGTGGTTCTGTAGTGAGAGGAAAAATAATAGATGGAACAGATTGATTAAAAGAGAATAAAATACAACATAATCAAACTCGTAAGAAATACAGTAAATATATCCCAGTAGGATACATTTCCTACTGGGATTATACTATCTCATAGCATTTGTCATTCTCTTTTCCTCATACATTCTTTTATCAGCCAATTCTATTAATTCGGACACTATTTTAGTTTCTGACGAGCTAGCCGCACCAATACTGGTAGATACTTTTATTTTTCGCATTCCAACATACTCTATGTTGTTAAACGCCCCTAATATGCGGTTCTTAATAGCATCTATATCTAACTTTGATTCAATTTGTGCTACAATACAGAATTCATCTCCACCTATTCTAGCTACTATATTATTCTCCCCAAATTCACTTCCTAATTCTATAGCAACTTTAATAAGCACGTCATCCCCAAATCCGTGACCATATGTATCGTTTATAATTTTGAATTTATTTATATCCAAAAAGAATACTGCATAATCTATATGATTTATCTCATGCATTTTCTCATATTCTTCAATATAAACATCTAATCCTCTTCTATTAAGCAATCCTGTTAATGGATCTTTTAATACGAGATCTTCAAGTTGATGTGTATGTCTATCTACTTCAGTTACATCAATAAAGTATCCCCATAGTCCAATAATTTCATTGGTTTTCTTATCATAAACAGGGAACTTATTAGCAACGATATTTCTATTCTCTCCTCGGATAATGCAATTTCCCCTAGCATTACATATAACTTCCCCATCTTTAATAACTTTAATCTCGTCTGATTTAAAAGGTTTAGGATTTACATGCCATTTCATTTCCTCGTCGTTTTTGCCCACAACTTCATCCAAAGTAATTCCATAGTAATCTAAAAAGAATTTATTTACCCCCAAAAACTTCCTATCCTTATCCTTCCAAAATATCCCAACATCAATATTATTTAAAATTGAGTCTAATAAAACTTCTGAGGTAAAAGGTATTAAATTACTCATAAATAACCACCTCTAATCTCATATGGATAATTTAATAAAATGTTTTAGTACAATAAAAAATAAAAGGCAGGTTGAATTTCCTGCCTTTTATATTTATCCGTGTGTCCAATTAGTAGCAATATCGAATGTGACACCACTACCATTATGTGTAAAATCTCCAGTATCGGCTACTATACCTTTACCGAGAGATGTGTCTACTATACTACCATATGGATATATGTCCCAATCAGCAGCGACCATTATATAGTCTCCAAACATCTTGGCACCATCTTCGCGAATCCAGTAGTCTCCCTCATATCCCTTCTCTCTGAGGGTGCGTAATACGCCTTTCATATTAAGGTCGTAATACGTCTCTTTTCCACACGGACCATTGAATACACCAAGTTGTTTGGTAAGCTTAGGACCATCTGGAACAGGATTTAATATCTTTATTTTTTCGTCAGATACCAAATCTGCTCTGACATACCCACCACCTTCAACTGCTAACCATGCAGTATCAGTGATTGAATATTCTATCTGGGTGTTGATTCTGAATGTATCCAGTATCTCTGACTCAGTGTTAGGTTCTGCTCTTAACCTAACACCATCCTTTGTGTAACCTGTTGCTGCACAACTACTTAGATTACTAAAAGCAATAACGTAAAATATCGCCATAACTAAAACAACAGCAGCAATTTTGATAACGTTCTTTTTCATTTTCTCGTCCTCCTTTAAATGAATTTCACGTTTCAACTACATTAATATAGTATATAATTTTAATCCTTCAAAATTACATACTATACGTTATATTATTTTTATAGTATATAACCAAAGTAAAAAATACCCAGTAGGAGTTTATCCTACTGGGTTATAAAATTTATTACCGTTTAAAATCGCTAAAGCATATTGTACATGAACCCATCCTAAGCCATTTCTATAAAAATCTGTTTTTACAAAATGTCTTTCTATCTCATCGTCATAGTCTCTAAATCTTTCATCGTCTATTACACACCACGCGTCTATGTTTTGGTGTTCGTTCAAATATTTATGGATAGCTGTACCACGTTTACCACCTAGATGATCAACCTGATCAAATATAAACAGTTTATGTTCTGCTAATCTACGTTCAAGATATAATAAGTTCTCTTCTATATTCATCCAACTAGAAGTCAAAACTAAGTATGCATTAGATTGTTCTACAATAGACTGTAATACTTCTATCTTTTCGTCATCTAGTCCAATTATAAATTTACTTAGTCTATCTTGTGTATCTTGACAGTTTAAAACCCCATCTATATCAAGAAAAATAACTTTCATATTACCACCCCCTTATTATATTCATATTAATCTTTATGCTGATTCTTGATTCTAGAATCGTTAATATTATTCATTGTAATAATTGTCTCATTTACATATTTCATATCTGCATAGAATACCAAGTTGAGCATTAACTCTTCATCTACAGGGTTCTCAAGACATATTATCTTCTTACCATAATCAACTCGTATATCAACGCATCTAGCTTGATCAAATTGTTGTGACAGATACACTTTAGTATCGATAAACATTCTTGGATCTAATCCCATCTTTATAGTATAATCTATAACCTGAGTTATATTACCACCACCATTCAGTATAGAAGATATATCGATAGTCTTTTCATTTCTATCTGTCATATAACTTGTAAGAGCAAACTGAGCCCATCCCTTTTCATTAACAGGTGGAATCTGGAATGGATTGACAGTATATAGAGAAACAGAAGTTTCTGGATCTTTATCATACACAGTAAGTTCATTACCAATATACTCTTCTTCAAATAGCACAAAGAAATGAGGTATTGGTATTGTCAATACCGCTTCCATTTCTATATCATAGTTATCGTATAATTTTCCAACCTGATCCCCATCATTAGGTTGTAATTTATTCAGACAAGATATATGAGTATAGAGATCATCTATTCTCATAAAATAAGCCGGTTGTTGGTTTATTCCTCTCATCTTACATATGATAGGAAGATGACTATGTCTATTAAGATAATTTGTCAAATCGCATATATCTTTCTTCTGTATCAGCATCTTTCCAGTCTCTGGATTCTTTACTAATTCAAATCCAGCTTTACATGCTAATCCAATAATACATGATTCTGGTATATGAAAATCTATACTGCATCTATCATGCCATGTAGAACCAATCTTAAAACATAACTCCATTCTATTTAAAGCATCTAATTGTTCAGATCTAGTATTAAATCTAGCTCTAAAAGCAAATGTCATCTTTAAAGCTCTCATACGACAATAGAGATATTGTTTTGATTCAAAGTCTTTTAAAAATGATTGCTCATAGTCTGAAGTTTTTAAAAAGAGATGCTCGTTACCTTGATATAAATCAATATTCTCTCTATTGAAATCATACTCTATAGTGGGCACTATAGATAACATTGGTTTTTCTCTTTTGATATTATAATTATTAAACTTTTTCCAGTCTGATAATACATGTTTACCGTTGATATATACTGTTTTAAAATACTCTTTAGGAAATTTAGCAAGAAACCAATCTCTCATATATTCTATAGCTAAACTATATCCATGTACATATGACGGTAAAGATAATTGTTTATATAATTTAGGACGATATAAGAAAAAGTCTATAGGGAGATTTGTAATATGTGTCTGTGCACCATTCTTACGTTTTTCATTTACTATCTCTCTAATACTAACTGGTTTAAATCTATTCTCGTTCATAAAGGTTTCCCTCCTTTGTTATATAGATGTAATTCTTAGGATAAATTATGAGGTTGGGAATTATATCCCAACCTCGTTATATTATACATTTATGACAATGGTTTTATTTCTACAGTCTGAACGTAGTTTTCATTCCAAACTCCATTAGAATCAAGCCAGCAATATCCTCTACCCTTACTATCCTTGATATAGCAATTCTTAGCCATTGCACCATCACTCTTAAGATAATACCACTGACCCTTATACTTAATCCACTGATTAGCAAGCATCTTTCCATCAGCACCGAGATAATACCACTCTCCCTTATACTGAAGCCATCTGTTAGTATAAGCAGCACCATCAGAACCAACATAGTACCAATCATTTCCGGTCTGAACCCAAGTATTTGCAGCCATTGCACCACTCTTTCCAAGATAATACATCTTACCTTCGTCGGTAATCCATCCAGTCTGCATAACACCATTATTATCAAAATAGTACCATACTTCTTTGATTTTATACCAACCATGTGCATTCTGACCAGGAGCTATTCTATAATACCATACTGATCCAGTATCTATCCATGTAGGATAATCTGCAGTATCAACATTTGTTGTATTAGGCTGAGCTTTCTTACCTGTAGTAAGATTTGTTGCTGCATGATGGTTCTCATACAATAAAATATCTCCAGGGAGAAGATAATCGTCACTTGTGAGATATTTAGAAGCTGTCAATACCTGGAATCCAGCTTTCTTAAATGCTTCTTTCATATTACCGGAATAGATATCTTTTGAGAGTGATTTAAGTTTAGCTATATTATATTTATATCCGGTAGCCTTTACACATGCAGTAACACCAGCAGTACAATCAGCATCACACTTATTAACGATCTTGCTAGGATCATAATTAGCATACTGAAGCTGAGTCCAGAATGAAGTACGCTTATACTGATTGTACCCAACGTTATCATTCATTGCTGCTTTATAAGCATTCTCTGCTATAGTATAAGCAACTGTTGGATCTGGATATCTTAATACTACAGTCCAAGGACGATTATACCATCCTATAACAGCCCACTCTGTTTTAGTCTGGTCTCCGGCAACTCCACCATGATACTTTCCATTTTCGTCATGTCCACTATTGGAAATCATAAGTCTATCCTCCTTTATAGATGATCACTAAATTATTATCTTCATGTGAAAGGATATGATAAATTACCAAGAATATATAGCATTTTTCTCACCTTTTGATGAAAAACATTATGGAGAAAAATATATGAGTGTATATACTGATACAAATGGTAATATAAATTTAACTCAAGAAACAGGTGTTTATCCTACCAATTTTATATCTATTACGGCAGACAACACAGCAAATTCATTATTTATATACCCTTATACTTACTATGAAAATTTATATTGTAGAGTAAAGCATGGATTTATAGTTGAAGATTATATCAATCAACGAGCCGATTTTCATATAATCTATATAATAGATTAGTGTGCCTGATTTGAGTTATGAATAAGAAAGAGAACTAATACATAGCCAAGATATAAATTATTTTTTTTTAATACGATACATACATATTATTAGAAAGATTGCTGTGGTTACGTTTTGGTTCCTTTCTGTTGTTCATTTCCAGATTAATTTTCAGCAATCTTTCTAAAGCCGTTAAAAACTGTGTCATTCGGAAATCCCAGTAGGAATTTCTTCCTACTGGGATTTTTCGTTTTACATAAAATATATTGGTTCAATAATCTTCTTTATAGTAACGTGAGGTGTAGATAAAGCATCGTCATCTTTATTGGCTATCATATCTTCATATCGACTATAGAATCTCTTTCTTTTCCTTTCGATCTGTTCTTCATCCGGAACTAGATTAAATTCTCTAGCACACTGTATAAGATCAGAATATTCTTCTTTTATATTAGCATCTATCTCTTCCTCTATTTTAGGAGTAGGATTTTCTCCTCTTAATTTTCTAACCTTTTTCATACACGCTTGTATTAATTCACTAGCCTCTTCTGCAAGTTGTTCGTACATAGCGGCCTCACCAATACACTCTATCATAATTACGATCTCCTTTACGTAAAATATATTAATATAGCGTTATTATGTAATAATCTTACATCTTATTAATTGTATGAAATATTAACCTATCTTATTAAAGGAGGATAAATTAAAATGAATAATTCAACGTGGACAATTGGCGATTTAACCACAGAGCAGCGTAAAGTTATTGGAAGTGATAAAAACCTTGGGTCTATTATAGAGAAGGTAATTCTTCCTTCTGCTAAATCTATAGCAGATAAAGCAATTTCTTTTAATAGAGAGATTGTTAAGGTTGTTCCTGTAGATACTACAAATTTCCAGATTCGTCCAATTATATCCAAGAAGCCAACAGATGAAAAGTACTCGGTTGTTATTTATATTACAAAGGATAGCATTGATGGTGAAAAGGTTGCTGAGTTTACAGGTGCATTTGCTGATTATGCTTCAGCTGAGAAAGATCTTGCAGAGTTCAACAAAGAATTACTTAAATAATAATTATAGGGGATAGGAAATATCCTATCCCTGTTTAACTTTCTATTAAATACAAATACCCCGGAAAGGAGACTAATTATGTCTACAAACGTCAGAACTAAAACGTATGCTGATACGTTTATTTTTTCTGTTGCAGATGGTTCTACTGATCATGAATTACAAAAAGCTATAGTAGAATTTGTACATGAAGCAGATAGAATCATTCCAGTAGATCCTTCATTTAAGGCTGTTGCTGATCAGATTAAACTTAGACAGACTACAACTGTTCTCTATAAGATTCTTATGAGAAGGGATATTGTTCTTTGCTCTTATAAAAAAGAAATGCCTGCTACAATGAAAGTATTTGCTGCAAAGGATATCAAACTTGATAAGAAGAGAAGAATCTTTATAGACTGTACTAATTTAATCCATATGGAGAATGGATACTGGGTATGTAATGAGATAGATAAACTCTGCTCGTATCTATTCGGTGCAATGATCAATCTCTTATACCATGCAAATACCGATAAGATTACATCTAATTCATCTATAGTAAAATCTTCTACTCAGTGTTTCATAAAGATGTTTACCGGTATATTAAACAATCTTCGTACTATCAATTTCGCTGAAAATAGACTGAAGATAAGTTATATATGTGCTGTATATTATCTATACTCAGTTATGGGTAAAGATATCAATTATGCACGTTCTGCAGCTGTTGGTGCTATGAAATTATCACCACGTGAATCTCAGGCTTATGATATCTATTATGATGCAGATAAAGACTTTATAAATATCGATACATTTATAAAGTGTATTACCAATACATTCAATCTTAAAGATATGACTACAGATGTCTATATAAATAGATGGAGTTTTGTATATGGTAAAGGTACAATGTATGGAACAGAATATCTACCGGCATTCTTAGATATACTGGCATATGCTTTTGTAGGAGCTTATCTAAACAATCAGAAATCTATAGAAACAATGTGTAGATCAGATATGGTTGAATGCGCTACAACTCTTCTTAAAGTAGGTTCAGATACTTTAAATAGTGGAGAGAAATTAACTCTTGAAACTGCTTTACAGAATAGAGTAACAGAGAAATCATATTTGAGTGAAGCTCAGATTGATATCATATTAGAAGGAGATTCTGTTGGTTTGAAACTTGCTAGAAATGCTGTTGTATTTGGTATGTCTAGACCAGCATCTGCATTGGCTACTGTAGCTGTAGTTAAAAAGGAAGTAAAACAGATACTGAATTCTACAGATACTGTAACTGAGAAGAGATCTAGATTGACAAAACTTAGAACGGGTTTAAGAAAAGGTGCTGCATATAGAATGAAGCATGGTAATATTGTACCTGTAGTAGACAAAGCACTTAAGAAATCCTTATATGATAAAGTAGATAAGATATGTACAGATGCTATAGAGTCTTTAGTAGAATCTGTAGATATACCACAACCTAAATTTGTTCAATCTTGGGATTAAAATAAAAGCTGGGGATTGCAGAATCCCCAGCATATTTTATCAAACCATATTGCTAATACCATTTTGATGAACTACATTACTCATCTGTCGCTAGAGCGTTAGGAAATTTTGGTGAAGCATCGTTAACTGACAACCAAGGAATAAATTTGCTGTATAGAGACGTTATAGTACTAAATGTAAGTACAAATGATAGTCTAAACACGATATGCATACCTTATTACTATGGTAGTGGAAGTTGGGGAGTTCAAGTCAAGCAATTAGTAGGAGGAGATTATGCGACAGGTACAATTACTATAGATACATTATATACAAATAGAAAGTGGTAGAACTAATAAAATTTTAGGACTAGGGAATTATCCCTAGTCCTATTTTTATTCATTTGTAATTGGCTGATTCCAAATTTTTTCTAAATCTTTTATTCCAAACGGTATTTTGATAGAATTATTTTCTTTATAATCTGTCACATAAATATTGTCATCTTCAACTTTAAGTTTAGGTGGTTTATCGTCCAAACATAAAGATTTTAATTCCTCTACAGATATACCTGTATTTATGGAAACGCAAGACTGATCTTTTGGAATAATATGAAGAGTTGGTAAACATGGATTCATAACAGATCTTATAGAGTCAGTCAAAATAATATCGCTTAATTTCATTATATAATCCTCCTTATAGCTTTACTTTCTTTATTTAACAGTTGAAATCCTAAGATTTTTTCTATTTCAAAAATATTATGAGTATCTTTCAATTTACCTGCTACAAATTTACCTGCTACAAATAAGCCAGCTCTGCAATTATCAAGTTCATTATTACCGAAATAACTATTATACATATTAGCTGTAATTTTAACGGTAACAAATTCGGTGTTAAAAAATAATACTTCTCCTATTATATTCTCAATAGGAACCACACCGTAATCTGGTGAATCTACAAATAGAGGCATTCCTCCATTTTTAACAACTTCTTTTGTATATTCAGATTTCATAGCTTTTATAAATGAATCTTTATCCATTATGATTCCATTTATATTTGGCTCACCAAGCTTTGTTATTAGTGGTATTTTTATAATATTTTCTTCATCTTCTGTTTGCTTTACTTTTTCTTCATTGTCCATTATATAATCCTCCTTATAGGTATACCATATTTTTTAATTGTCAACTGAAACCCTAAGATTTTTTCTATTTCAAAAATATTAGGAACATCTCTCATTTTACCTTCTACAAGCAAACCAGCTCCATAATAATCACGTTTAGGATTGTCATGATATGTATTATATGTATCAGCTGACATTTTAACAGTAACAGATTCAGTGTCAAAAAACAATACTTCTCCTATTGTATTCTCAATAACCGCAGTATAGTCATTTATAGGAAAATCTACAAATAGAGGCATTGTTCCATTTTTAATAGCTTCTTTTGTAAATTCGGAGTCCATAGCTTTTATAAATGAATCTCTGTCGAATATAACTCCATTTATATTTGGTTCACCCGGTTTTGATATTAGTGGTATTTTTACAATCTTTTCTTCATTGTCCATTATATAATCTTCCTTACAATAGATTTACCTTCTTTTATAATTATCAACTGAAATCCTAAGATCTTTTCTATTTCAAAAATATTATGAGCATCTTTCATTTTATGTGCTTTTGTAAATAAATCAGCTCTGTAATAATTAAGCTCATGATCGCATAAATAAGTATTATACATATCAGTTGTCATTTTAACAGTAATAGATTCAGTATCAAAAGATATCACTTTTCCTATTGTATTTTCAACAGGAATAGTATTATTTATAGGAGAATCTACAAATAGAGGTATTCCTCCATTTTTATCAGCTACTTGTCTATCCATAGCTTTTATAAATGAATCTTTATCGATTATATATCCATTTATATTTGGCTCGCCAATTAACGGTATTGGTAATTTTACAATAGTATCATTACCAATTTGTTTTACTTTTTCTTCATTGTTCATATTTACCTCATTAAAGATTTAGCTAGAAATTCAACATATTCTTCTTCTCGTGAAGTGACAGCAGAATATTATACAGTTTTACGATTTTTAGCAGCTATACCAGTTAATAGCTGAAATTCGATAATATTTTTAATAGCAAAGGTATTTACATTTTTATCCTGAGATCCAACAAATTCACCAAAGCCTAAAATGCCAGCTTTTATTTTAGAAGTATTTTCAAAAGGTTTTATATATAGATTATATTTATCTTCTGTCGTCTCTACTTTAATATGATCTTCTGTCCACCCTACAACTTTTCCTATCCAATCTTCTATAGGAACATATTTCTGTTTAAAATAATTACTATTAAGAGTTAGAGGAAGACCGATATTAGTTTTAAATACTTCTTTTATACGTTCAGATTCCATAACCTTTTTATATGATTCCGGTTCGAAGAATATACCATTCACATTGACATCTTTACCAGGTCTAGTAATAGGTATATACGTAATCTTCTTATCCATAAACTACCTCTCATTCTTTATTCTCGTCACGCATAAACTTACCATTATTACATTCTTTAAAATAATCTACACAATTTTCGTATCCATAGTTCTTAGGATCTATCTCTTTATCAGCTACACAAGATCCACCATAATGAATAGCTCCAGAACTAGAAGCTCTAAAGTTAGAACACTTTCCACAATAGTGTTTTTGGTCGTATTCTTTTATATCACGTTTTAAACTTGTTAAACATTCTCTACAAAGAGGTATAGTTATACTGTCTATTTCTAAAACAGCTATAGTAGTATTACCACAGCTATCATAATCTTTATCATCGTAATCCGGTCCTCTAAAACGTAGCATATAAACCTCCTCCAATTTAATTTATATTTACTCCTTAGATCTCTTTTCTATAACATAGGATTCTATTTTATCGTCATATTTTATATGAAGAAAATCCATCAGTTTTGCCATACATTCTTCACATAATTCAAAATACGGCTCAACTATTGGAATCTCCTCATCCAAAGCATGATTATAAGGACCATTTAAGCTGCGTATCTTGACAGCAGATATATAATTAGATTCTATAGGAGTACCAGATTCAGTATCCCAAATATAAATACCTTCATCTGTTCTAGTTGCTTTGCTTCCACAATGTCTACAAATTAATCTTGCCATATAATTCACCTCATTCTTCTTTCTATCTTTCTTCATAAGTTTGACCTAATTTAAAGATAATATCAACTAGAGGTCTATGCTGAGCATCATATAACTGATATCCGGATATACTATAGACATCTGATACGCAATCTAAACCTTCCATATGTTCAATATATGCTCCAAATACTCCAGCAGAACATTTGTCCTCATTAGTTTCAATATATTCAAGTATCTCTTTATCTAATCTAGGATCAAGACGTACTTTGATATATTCTTTATCTACACAATATACAACTCCTAATTTATATTTCCTTATAAATTCTGCATCCAAAGAATCGCAATTATTAGCATATAAATATACAAATCCTCTATTTACAATTTCTATAAACTTATTATCAGATATAAGTTTTTCATAACTAGATCTAGAAATAATTCTACCAGTAAAAGGATTCATAGTATCTAAAAATTTTGAAGTAGGAATTGTTACCAAATGATATTCCTTCTTGTCATCTTCATTCATAATATTTTACTCCAATAATCTTTTATAATTCAACTCTAAGATTAACTATAGCTTTAGATAAATATTCTTTATATTCGTCTTCTGAAATTTCTTCGATATATCCGTTATAACAAACAGAATTGACTATATCTATAGATGTATCTTTTCCCATCTTACATCTAAATTTAAGTTCTTTGCCACATCTAGGGCATTTTATTATAGCATCAGATGGAGTATATGGGGTTCTATAATTAATAATATCGAAATCGTCTTTAAATATAGAAACAAACGAACAGCAATCTGTATGCTTTATTTTATAAAATTTATAAGTTTCTTTTTTGTCATACAATTCTACGATAGCCCGCATAATAATCACCTCCTGTATAAATAATTTTAACTGAAAGTTGTATAGATAATAAAAATTCATTATCGTAAAAATAAGAATAAATGGAATAGCTTTATGCTACTCCTTTTTATTTTTGTAAATTAAATAAATAATAGAGGTGGAAGAAATTCCACCTCTTTATTTTATAGAAGATCCATTGATATAGATTTGAGTGTCTACTGATGACATACAATATTATAGTGTTCATACATATAACAGCGAATACGGTGGAAGCATTCATGCTTTTAGAACAATGAAAATGGTGACATTATATGGTGTAGATTTGGGAAGCACATCAGCTCCACCCGAAAACACAGATTGGCTTATTCAAACATTAGATGAAATATATCGTCCTATATTTTCTGTACATTGTTTAGGTTTAACTTCAGAAATAATTTCATATGATCATTTGATAACTGTAACCATAAACACAGATGGTGTTATTTCGACATATACATATGATATATATTCTAGAATTGTTTTGAGTTTCTGTGCATCATATATCGTAAATTAAAAAAAAAAAAAAAGAAGAACAAAAATAAAATACAACAGTTCTTAAATATAAAAATATTCCCAGTAGGTGTTATCCTACTGGGAATATTTTAATGTAATTTGACAAGTGTACCTGCTCTATAACCACTGTCTGTAATTTCTATACCTTCAGAATTATCATCTTTATCAAATTCCCAAAATACCATTTTATATTCGAGATTTTTATAAAAACCTAACTGTTCCGGAATTTTATCCACTATGGTATTAATTACAGACTTTTCTCCAGCATAATCTAAGTACTTTTTATCACCTTTTATAATTGGATCTGTGTTATAAATACTCTCATAGAAATCTTTCTTCTCAGATTCAGGTAATTTAGTTGCGTCAAGAAATAATCTATGATCTTCACACAGCCATAGATAACTATCACTTTCCATGTTTCTCCATTATTTATCAATTATCGTTCTTATCATTTGATTCGTATTCTTTATATCTCTTGCATCTTTCTTCAAAAGTTTCACCTAATTTGAATATCAGATCTATAGGAGGTCTATACTGTTCATCGTATAACTGATATCCAAGTATAAAAGTAACGTCTACTTTCGGATCTTCTCCCATAGGATTCGTAGAAGCACCAAATATACCAGCATAAGAATTAGCAGCATTCTTCTTGATATATTCAATAATCTCTTTATCTAAATGCTGGCATAAACAAACAGAAATCTCTGATTCATTAGCCTCATATACTATTCCTAATCTATACTTAGCTATAAAATCAGAACTGATAAAACAATCCTTAACAGTACCATCCTCATTATAAGGAGAGCACTTATTTATATACAGTCCAATATTTCCAGCATTCATATTGCTAATAAATTCATCTGACTTAATATACTCCAGATAACTATGCTTGGAAACAATGCATCCGGTATAAGGATTCATTTTGTCAAATAATTTTGATGTAGGTATTTTTACAATAAAGTCTTCAATTGGTTTTTCGTTCATAATTTTATTTCTCCTTAATTGTTAATTATTATAGAATTGTGAAAATGATACTATACTTTTACAAATAAGTTTTTGATGAAATTTTCAATTTTAAATATGAAAAAATTGCTCCTAATGTGTGGGGATATTATGTCGAGTTTCCCAATGGTTCTGGATTGGCTATATCAGATTATGGTAAGGTAATGTATAAAAATTTGGTACATAGCGAATGGATAGATGTTTGATTGATAAATTTGTTTAGTTTTATAATATATTCTTCTACATTTTTATAGATATAACATTATGGTAATATACACATATAGAGATAAAAATATCTTTATAAAATCTAAATTACCGAAAGGAGATTTATTATGCCAAACCCAAACATCAAAGTAAATCCTGAAGACATTGTTACAGGTAAGATCAAAACAAATGCAGAGCCGCCTAAGGTTGATATGCCGGGTTCAGAAAATCCTGATATCGTTACAAATAAGGTGAAGGTTAAGGCTACAAACGAGCCGGATATGAGCGCTACCGATACAACAGTTGATCCTAACGCTCCTGGATACGCTCCAAAGCAGTAAAACATAAGCAGCGCATTTCTATACACATTATTGATCCAAAAAAAAAATAGACTCTTAGGCTAAAATGCCTAAGAGCTTATTTTTATTTGTTATTAATTTTATTAACAAAATTTCCTAATAAAGAGCAGCGTGTTCTACCTATATACTTAAGCATTTCAATTTTATCTATACAATATCTACCAAGTCTAATTGATATAATTAATACTATATAAGCAAATACATGTGGCACTATAAATGATTCTATAGATAAAATGATATCGCTAGTAATCACATATTTAATTAATATAGATACTATACTTATAACATACCCTACAGTTGCTAACGGCATCAAATCGATTGATAATTTAAGCATCCATATATAACGTTTTAATTGTTTTAACTCCTTTAAAGACAAATAGTGCATATATTTAGTATCATAGTTTTTATTATTCGTATTCATATTTCTCCTTTATATAAATTATTTTTTTATTTACTATTATTTTCTCTCAAATATCTTGTTTTAGCTATATCTTCAATTGCCTTAATTTTATCCATACTATATCTATCAACTTTAAATGATATAAGTAATACTATAAGAGCAAATGATTGTGGTACTATAAATGATTGTATAGATAAAGTGATATCATTAGTAATTATATATTTAATTACTATAAACGCTGTAGCTAAAATATATCCTATAATTGATATCAATGATAATCTGTTTGATAATTCAAGTATACGCAAATAATGTATTAAACGTTCTATCTCCTCTAAAGATAATTGGTCCAAAAGTTGGTCTAGATCCTTTGTTAAAGATGGTTCCGTAAATTTAGTATCATGATTTTTGTAGTTCATATTCATATTCATATTTCTCCTCCAGATAAAATTATTTTATTGTTTTCGTATACATTTTTATAGTATATATTTATAAATAATAATTCTCTTTTAAACTACTGATGATTTAAAAGTTCAAGAATTATCAGTTTCTCTGAATCCCATAAATTCACGTGTAACTATAAACGAGAGTATTTTTATAAAATTAGCAAGTTATGCATTGCTGAAATAATATTTACAACAAATCAAGCAATATCAGGAATTGTAGTTAATCCTATTTCATTATTTGATAGATCTCCTACACCAATTTCGAATACTCATATTACCGCAACTTTTCGTAATGGTGAAAGTGCTCAATGTGTTCTTCTTACGAATGGTAACTTTATTTCGCAAAGTACTATATCTAGTGGTACAACATCTTATGTACATTATGTATACATATTGTCGTAAAAAAAAAAGAAGTTTCTAATTAACTGATTAACTCCTAGGGATAAAACTCCCTAGGAGTATTATTTAACATGTATCAAAACTAAAAAATAAAAATATCTTTAAAATATATACTATATTCTTGAAGTATTAAATCTATATCAGTAAAAGGAGTAATAAAAATGGGAAATGATACTTTAAACATCCTGATTGTTGTTGATATGCAGAACGATTTTACTTATGGTTCTTTAGCAAATCAATCAACAGTTGATACTATTCCTGCAATCGTAGAAAAGGTAGAGAAATATCTGAAAGATGATAATGGTAAAATCATATTTACAAAAGATATGCATTTTGACTACTATCTCGAATCAGAAGAAGGAAAACATCTTCCTATAAAACATTGTATATTTGGAACAGAAGGTTGGGATCTTGTAGATCCTTTAAAACGTATAGTGGATAATAATACTATAAAAGATAAGATTATTCAAGTTCCTAAATCTTCATTTGGTGCAATGAAGCTTAAAGATGCTATATATCGTCCTGGTACACATTTTATTTATAGCAAAACAAATATAGAGATAGTTGGTACTTGTACTAGCTTATGTGTTATAGCAAATGCATTTATGGCTAAAGCTGCAGCACCTGATGCACATATAATTATCGATGCAAAGTGTTGTTCAGATGTAAACGAAGAGAATCATAATAATGCTTTGAAAGTTATGAAGAATGCTCATATGGAAATTATTAATTGGGAGAAATGATTATGGCACGATTGAAAGATAAAATAAATAATTTATACAACGAGGTTAAAGATAATATAACCACAGAGGATGAAATGATAACCTTTATCAATGACTTTACTGATAACTTATCTAAATTGTTCTATATTATAGACAATACTCTTGCTGAAAGTAGTATAGTTAATCCTTTTTATTATCCAGATCCGGCAATAAATAACGAAAATAAAGGATTTAGGATGTATTATTACAACAAGTGTATTACTGAAATTCTTTTTGGTAAACTCAATTTCACTAAATTACATATCTTCTCTGTAGCAATATACAGAAATGCTGATAAGTATTTTCTTGAGATTCGTCAAGATAAACGTCCTGGACATAAAGAAGATGATAAACGCTTTTTTATAGTTGAAGGTGAAAAATATGAAAAGGCTGATAGTAATATAGATCTACATACAGTATATAATATTCTAAATACAACTTATATGAAATTAAGTATAGAAGCAGATATTAAAATAATCGAATTAAAAAAATAATAAACAGAAAGGTGAATCACAATGAAAGAAACTGATACCGATTATTCTATAAAGTTTTATAAGAGATTTTATTACAATAAAAATTCTATATCATTTATGAGATATCCGGATTATATGTATATGGCTGAAATAAAAAATCCATATTCATCTTTATGTGGAAACAGGGTATTTGAAATCGAAGAGCTTACAAAATCACGTGATGTTAATGGAACTTGGAGTATAGATATCCTCTTTAGATCTAATCCTAAATTATTAGATTATGATTATAGTATGGTAAAGGAAATATTTGATTATGATAGAAATTGTTTGGCATTTTACGTTAGCAATAACTTTAGTAATTCATATTGGAGAGATCGTATATTTACCATTATAGGAGATAGTTTAAAATTAATTAATACCACTCTTAGATGTACCAGAATTGACGATTCAGATGAATATTATACTTTAAGTGGTATAATTGTACCAGAGGTTGTAGAAGATATCGATAGAAGTTCAATAATCCCTAATCAGATGATCGATATGACTTTGCCTGCTCTTCTTCCTAAGCCTATAACTAAGGATGAAAAATGGCCTACAAAACCATCTACTGCCGAGATGGATAAAGAAGATATAGTGTCAAAAGCAATAGATGAAATGACGTTATATCCGGAGAAAATAGTAGATTATATTCATTTTAATAATACGACCACAACGAGGCTATTTCGTGATATAATAATTAAAAGTCTTAAAAAGGTATATGGAGATGATTATAAGTTAGGTTATAAATCTCAGATGGATTCTACAAGAAAATTAATGGAGGATAAAATGAAATTAACAAGAGTTGGAATGATGTGTTTGGAACTGAAGGATGTAAAGTTCTCTGGAGATAAAACTATCGCGTTCTGGGAAGATGGTGAAAAGACTATTGTTACTATGCAGGACGATGAAAAGGAGTATGATCCCGAGAAGGCTATTATGGCTTGTTATATGAAGAGATTGATTGATATTCAGAAACAGGTTACTAACCATAATATTTCTATAAAGAAGATCTTTGATAAGTATCTTGCTAAGTATGAGAAAGAGAAACCGAAGATTGAAGCTCAGATTCAGAAGATTAAGCAGAGAAAGGCTAATAAAAAAGAGAATACAAAATAAGCTTCTCAAGAACTGTGAATAATAAATTAATCCCTGGGTGATTCCCAGGGATTTTTCTTTTATGAAAGGAGTATTATTTAACACATATCAAAACTAAAAAATAATAAATAGAAAGGTAATTCAGAATGAAAGAAAACGATAATATAATCGAATTAGAGAAAGTTAAACAGGAGAAAGAAAAGAAACGTATTAATGAGCTTACAGAAAATTTTGTAGCAAATGATTTAAACAAATTTCTGGAAACTCTTCCTGATACATACAGTGAATTCGAAAAGGATGTATCATTAGTATCCTATGTATTTACAACTGGTTATCTTTATGGAAAAGATGATGCAAAGAAAGAAATAGGTGAATCTAAATAGAAAGGTGGTTCATAATGAACGAAAACGATAACGTAATTGAATTAGAGAAAATTAAACAGGAGAAAGAAAAGAAACGTATTAAAGAGCTTGTAGAGCATTTTATAATAGAACAATTGGATGATTTTCTAAAAACTCTTCCAGATACATATAATACAATCGAAAGAGATATATCAATATCATCTTGTGCATTTACAGCCGGTTATCTTTATGGAAAAGAAGATGCAAAGAAAGAAATCGAATAAGGAGATAATATATGGATAAATGGGGTCGTAAGAATTCAGATTCAAATAATTTTAGAGTTGTACTTTTTGTATCTAGAAATAAAGATAACAAAACACCAGCAAATATTGTAAAAGGTTTTAAAGAAAGGAAAGAATCTTTTTTAACCTATAAAGATACAGATGAGTTGATGGAAGATTTTAAAAACTTTGCTAGTAAAGGTGTTCCTGGAGAGATAAGCAGATTCTATATATCTGTAAATGCAAGAAATCTTACAAGCATTAAAAGAGCAGTATTGCATGCATTGATAGACGATGATTCAAATAAATTTATTGCAAATCCTCTTCCTTATATTGCAGGTATAGCAGCTTTAAAAGAAAATGCTTTGACTAGGAAATGGATGCTTGATATAGATACAAAAGATGAATCTGTATTAAATCAGATAAAAGAACTCATATCTAAAAATACTGTAATATCTGAAGAAATAGAAACTCCAAATGGTTATCATATTATAGTAGAAAATGGATTTGATACTAGAGAATTATTGAATAAATTCCGCGATGTATCTCTAAAAAGAGATGATCTAAAATTCGTTTCTATAGCTACGAAAGTATAATATACAAAAAATAAATAGCCCTAGGGACAATAAATCCCTAGGGTTATTTACATGTCTATGTTTCCTAAGTCTTTATTATTAAAGGAGAAACTTCAATTTTTTAACTTAGGAATTTTGAGAGGTGTCAATATATCGATATTACGACACTAATGTAGAAGATTCTATACCGACATATTGAGAGCTCCTAATCTGATTCGAACAGATAACCTACTGATTACAAATCAGTTGCTCTTGCCAGTTGAGCTATAGAAGCTTAAGTCTTAATCTTAGTAGGAGGGAAGATTAAGACTTATGGTTGATATACACAATATATCGATAGGCGCAGCTTTGTATATACCAACTTCCAAGGATTACTTATATGTAGATAATACATATTTTTATTTTTTCATATTGCTCTTTAATAATACAAGTAAAGCTTTCTTTTGTGTATCTGTATATCTAAATATATTTTCTTTCATACTTCTAAGTACAAAATTAAAATTGTTTACATCCTCATCTGTATTATCAGATAATAAATATCTTAACGATATATCAAATCTATAAGATATTTTCTCTAATATATCACTATCAGGAATTAAATCTCCAGTAAGAAGCAGTACTAAAGTATGTTCTGGTATATCGGTATCTTTTGATAATTGCTTTAGTGTTAATTTATCTCTTTCTATTAATCTGAATAGATTAGAGCTAAAAGCAAATTTCTTACATCTATCACTAATACGTACATCGCTTAATATATAATCTGTAGGTACATCGAATAGATCCGCTATCTTTTTCAATAAAATTACACATTTATAAGAACCGTTTATAAATTTATAAACGGTTGGTTGTTTGGTTTTTGTAAGTTCAGCGAGTTGTTGTATTGATATTCCTTTACGATCTAACAATTCATCCAAATTATCACACATTGTTTCTTCTATCTTATGATAATCTTTCATATGATACTCCTATATAAATTACCATTTAGTAGAATCTATATCATTCCATATAACCTTATTATTATATTTCTTACCAAGTTCTATAGAATGAGATGTACCTTTACCTTTGCTCTGTTTATCTTTATAACAAAGAACTACTCTATGAGGATATTTAGCTATAAATTGATGCATTTCTTCATTTCTTATAAAACCAGCACTTGCACCAAATTTCTTCCAATTAGCCGGAAATACTATTAAACGATATCCATTTCTTCTAGCATAATCCTCTGCAATAGAATCTACACCAGTAGCCCCACCTGATACTATAACGATATTGTATCTATCATTAACAACCGATTCTATATCTCTAGTTATCATTTTAGATATTTCATTGTATGCTTTTTCGTATTGCTCTGAATATCTAGGCGAATCTTTAGTTACTGTTCTAGATCCTGCAATTAAAACCATAAAAGTTGTCTCTGTTGTCATATTGTCGTTGTTCATTTTATTTCTCCTTTAGATTTATATATTAAAAAAGATAGTTATATTTTACTATCTTCTTTTTGAAGATAAGTTTTATTTATTGCTATTGCATCGTCACCGATATGTCTATACATAAAATCAAATTTATCTATACGTAATCTTGATGTTTCACCATTATCAAATCTTACATCAGCATAGTATACAATAACACCATCAGATCTAATAGATTTACCAATTTGTGTTATCACACAATGCTGACATTCTTTAATTTCATCTATACCATCATAATCAGATAACGATGTTATACGGTTTATGCTATACAGTATGACTATAAGTGATAAAACTATAGCAACACATCCGGTAACGAGTTTAAAATACATTAAAACTAATCTCTTCTTTTCCATATTCAATTGTACCCCTTCTAATGACATTTAAGCCTAAATTAATAAAATGTGATTCTATCTGTATATAATTATTATTATCTTAATATAATATTAATAAATGATAAAGGAGCATAATTATATGGAAACTAGAGAATATTATAGATACATTGGTAGATATAGATATTTTGATAGAAAGATAATCGATTATTCTAATGGATTGATAATTCGTTGTTTATCTGATAGAGAATTAAAAAATAGACAGAATAATATGTGTGAAATATATGAGAAAATAAAAGTAAACAATAGCTAAAACTAACTTATAATATTAGTATAATTTAGGAGGTTGATATATGAATATTGAAGTTGTTAGAAGAAAAGGTGAAATTATACCAACAAGAATGGTTATCAGAGTAGATGGAGTTGAGGTTATCTATAATCCGTTACCAGATAAATTTGGATATAATTTTTGTATGCCATCTATAAAGGATGAGAAGAAAGCTATAGAAATTGCTGAGGGTATAGCAACAGTTATGGAGAATCAGTCTTACGATCATGGTGCTAGTTGGAGAAGAACTTCTGTAGAGATTGTACCACAGAACGAAAGATATAAGATTGGTACTATTGTAAGAGTATTGTTTAGAGTGAGAGATGCTGGTTGATATTTTATTCTCTATGGTTAAAATACCGTAGAGAATATTTATTGTATAGTAAGCTCTTATATAAGATACCCCCTTAATCTGATAATGGTGGTATATGATAGCTTCAGAAATATACACTAAGATTCTTTTTTTTTTTTCGATATATATTTAATGATGAGCTTACTGGCAATAGCACAGCTGGTTATCATAATGCTAAATATAGGAATAAAGATTTAGGTACGATAACAGCTGGTAATAGAGATGCTTGGGTTCAAACCTATGTAAATGGTGGTAATTTTGAAGCTTTTGTTGGTGACGAAGTTACTATACAAGATGGTGTTTATAATGCTAAATGGTTGGTAGCAGGATGTGATACTGAGTTGAATAAAGGAGATACCGCTTTAACAACACATCATGTTAGCTTGATTCCAAAAACACATTTATTTAGTGCTAGAATGAATAGCTCTAATACAACAGCAGGTGGTGTAAAGGGATCAGAAATGGTCACATCTACATTGCCAGCTTTAGCAACAACTCTTAAATCTGCTCTTGGTAATAGACTTCTTGAGAGAAGAGTTTTGTACAGTAAGGCTGTTGATACATCAGCAGTTTCACAGTATTCTAAATGGACAGGTATGGCTTCCGATTGGGAATGGTTTAGCGCTTACTGTAGTTTGTTATCAGAAGTACAAGTTTATGGCTCTATGGTGTTTGGTGGTCCATACGATATAGGAGAGGCTTCACAGCAGTTACCGATATTTAAATTTATCAATTTTATAAATTACAGTCGTTCCCTCTTCTGGCTTCGTGGTGTCGCGAGCTCTACGGATTTCTGTCGTGCCAGCGGCAACGGCATTGCCGACTACACCAGCGCTTCCGCTTCCAATGGTGTTCGCCCGCTCATAACTGTTGGATGATGAATGACAGCGTAGCTTAATGCGGAGCTGGAAATTCATCATCTGCACATATTTATTTTGATAACTTATAGATGAGAAATAAATATTTTTGCTGGCGGAATTCCGCCAGCAAAAGAAAGAGGTAAATATTGCTGTTCCTAAAAGTAAACGTGGCGAGTCTAAATTAATGTATTATTACTATTCTTTAAGACTTACTGATGCTATAACTATGTTTCTTATGAAAGATTTTGGAATGAAAATGCACACCAAAGATATCCAAACAGCAACATATAATGCAAAAATGAGCAAAGAAGATACTACCGCATTTAAAAATATCTGTGGTAGATATGGTATCGATGTGGTTGTTAATTATCCAAATTGGTTAATGGATAATTTTCGCAATATGATACTTGCCGATCTTGATTAAAATTAACAGAAACTGGAGCATTGATTAGAAAAGTAAATTCAGAAGTATTTAGAAGAGAGTATAAAAGAATAAACAATTTTAGAATATTGCTGGATAAAGGTAGACTTAGTTTAAAAGATATTAGAAATTGTTATTTATCGTGGAGAGGAACATATTCTAAATTTGATTCTGGATATGATATATTAGATATGGATTTGTATTTTAGATATATTTTTAATCTAAATAAAAATTTTGAATTACCAGAAGATATAGATAAATCTAAAAAGAAGACGAAAACAGATAAAAAGAAAATATATAGAAATAATTTTTATAACGAACCAGGAATCAATTGCTAATATAGTAGAATTCTCTTCTACTATATTTGTAAATAAATATAAAAAGTATATACATATACCCCCATCACCCAGATTAAGGGGGTATCTATACAATCACTATATTTGTAAATAAATACATGACTACCAACAAACTAGTATAAAATACAACATAATTGGTGTAATTAAGGAGGAATATAATATGAACAACACACCTATTTGTCCAATTTATTTTGAGAATCATGAGTTTGGTGGTCATCTCTATAGTATTGAGAATTTTACAAACTTTAAATTTGGTTGTATAAGAACAACTATTCTTAACGGTAAACCTTACTTTTCCGCTAAAGATATTTGTAGAGGATTATGTCTCGACACAGATAATGTTTCTAGATTTGTTTCTGAAGCTGTCAATGATTTGGGTATGTACATATACCCTCCTTACCAGATTAGTGGGGTATCTATACAAGAGCTGTATTATACAATAAATATCGAAGTAACACATCCAGGTAATAATGGCTGTCAAGTTAAACAAACGGTACAAACGTTATTTATTTCTGAACCTGTTTTATACATGCTAATATTTAGATCTAGAAAGAAAGATGCTGTTGGGTTTAAAGCTTGGTTATCTGTAGAGATACTTCCTAATCTTAGAATTTTAGGTAGAGAAAGAGCAGCTTCTATTATAGCTGACGAAACTAATGCTATGAGAAAGGCAGTAGCAGAAATCAGTAATAAATATGATAAGCTTGAGCATATGGCTGAAACAACAGGTCTTATATTTAGCAGTGTTATGGAAGTTATTGATAAAGAACGTAGAGATCATAGTGTGGAAGCCTCTATAATAGATTCTAAGATTAAAGATCTAATTATTAGAGTTGATTCTATTGGTTGGAATAGTAGTGAGCTTATCAATGGACAGATGGACTTAGCTCAGAAAATAAATGGTATAGCATCTGGATTAGATATGATATTCGGTGGTAGAAGAAGTGCATAATAAAATCCCAGTAGGATATAATTCCTACTGGGAATTTTTAATTATACAGAAGTTTCATCGTATGGTATACCCAAGATATCCTTTATACTTCTATCTAATTCAACCAATAGTTTCTGCATACCACCATATATAAGCGTAGATGTAACCATTCGCTTATCTATAGAAGTAACAGATACAAATGCATCTACTGGTTCTTTAGGTCTAAAGTCTGTATAAGGTGCTTTCTCTTTAGGGATAATAGCATCTATAACTGCTTTATTGGCTGAAAAGTATACGATTTTATCTCCAACAGCGACAGTATCAAGAAACTCTATAAAGAATTCAACAAAGAATGCATCTTTTGCTTTCTTAAGTTTACCAGATAATTCCAGTTTATAATCTGCAGGAAGCTCATTAGTTTCTATACCATTAGCAACTAATTCTTTCTTAAGATCACTTATAGGTTTCTCATATGCTTTAAATATCTTCTGTACAGAAGGAGACATTTCATCTATATCATTTGTTCTATATAGTCTTATATCAGCTATTCTACCAGTAGTATTAGCTTTAAGACTTCTACGTCCAAATTCTGATACTTCTTCTGCTGTACTTCCAAGAGCTCTAGCTAAAGCTGTAGCATCCTCTTCGTCGTGTGGATCAGACCAAATAACCAAAGGATCATTAACTTTAACTTCATCTCCTATCTTCGCAAATTTCATGATATCTGCGTCTTTAGATATAGTAATATCCATCTTCTTGATAACTCTAGATGCTAATTTCTGTGATAGTGATTCTCCACATATACCAGCATCGTCGTATCCACTATCAGAATTCATAATACCTATCTTAGCAAGTTTACCAATATCATAAGTTAGCTTATCAGATTCACCGGCTCCCTGAGAGAATGACTTACTATCATAAGCAATAATATCATTCTTCTTAAGTTTATAACCTTCTTTAATAAATTTACTTTTATCCAACTTCAATGGTACATAAAATCCACCATCTGAGTTTTTCTCTACTTTCTCTTTTAGACTAATATAGTCATGTGTACCATCAGCATATTTAACCAGCACCATCTCGTCAGTTACTTTTTCTACAACTCCATCCTGTTTAGCTTTAAAAGCAAACTTATCGGAAGTCATATAAGGAACAACCTGATCAAATCCATTAGTAACCAATAATGGGTCTGCATATTCAGTACGCATCATATGCTTAGCAGTCTGAATATAAGTCATATTAGTTCTGTTTGCATCATCTCTAGTTGTACCAAATGGAGTCATAGCTTCTGTTGCTGATAGAGTTTTAGCTGTATTAAACTGACTTGTATCACCATTGATGGTTTTGATATAACCTCTTTCACCTTCGATATTCATATCTATAGATGCTATACGGTTTATACCTACATTAGCAGAGAAGTTAGTAGAAGCACCTAATACATTAAGCATCGAATCGTCATAAAGACGTTTATCCAAACTATAAGATTCACTGTTATTCAAACCAGCTTTACCTTTAAAGGTAATTTCATTTGTTGTTTCTATTGCTGATAATGCTGATAGAGTAGAACTATCAGAACTTATATCACTAGATAAAAACTTATCTATTACAGCAGATTGTTTAACAAAGAATTCCGGATTTGTTTTATGAGCTCTTATCTGATATGCATATATACCATATGCTAATCCAAGAGTTTCATATGCATACGCAGCAATCATTTCTGTTCTTCTAATACGTCTAGAAGCCATATTAGTATGAGCAACAAATTTATTATCAGACAGCAATACATTGCTGTATAATAAGATATCTATAAAATTTGTCGGTAAATGATAATGCTTAAGATTCTCATAAGTAATAGGATCTACAAAACAATCATAGAAGTTATACAAACCATCTGCTTTAATACGTCCACCAAAATTATCCAAGAATTCAAGATACATATTTCTACTATCTATTTCTGTTACACTAAATAATTCTGTAGAGCAATCATTAAGTCCGTTAAGAAGAAGATAAGCATCGTAAGAACCATCAAATTTCAACCATCCATCTGAGAATCTTATTACTCCTGCATCTTCACCTGGTTCTATTTTAGGTCTACTCTTAGTCTGTTCCAAAGTATAATTTATCTTTGCACGTTTAAGAGTTTCTGTAAGTCCTACTAATAGACCTGTAATAACAACCATAGGAATCTTAGAACTCATAATAGAGCATCTTGTATAAGCACCACTTGCAGGGGCTTTTGTTTGTAGTACTAATTCTTTGAAATCAGGAGATTCGTCTGCCAGCATATAGAATAGCTCATAACAGAATGAGACACCATGAGAAAAACTAGTAAAATATACTGCCTCATGCTTAAATTTGTTTATAGCATAAGGCACTCCTAAACTATCATCTATCTCTGGATATTCTTCATGAATTGTTTCCTGATTGAAATATATTTTGTAATTCTTTGTTTCTATGGTATCTATAGCAGATGCCATATCGATATAATCTATAGGCAATTCATACTTATTACAAACACGAGTATTATCACCTAATCTTACTTTTATATCTTTACCTTCATATTTTGTAAGAGCTTTAATAAGTCTACCAGCCATAGGATAAGTGCGTCCAGTAGATGTATTGTAACGCTCTATCATAATCTTCTGATAATTTGATATACACTGACATGTATCCAGATCAGTTTTCAATATAGGCATATTTAAAAGCTGAGTCTTGATAGATTTATCATTTCCTCTTAATAAGAAACGATTATCTTTTGCTCTAGGAATATCAAGTTTAATTGTAAATCTTTGCCCTAAAGCATCTTCACAATGACAAGTATACAAATCTAATCTATCTTCTGAAGTTGTATGGTCTGTAATTTCAAGTTCTCTTATACCAATAGGATGAGATACTCTTGTGAAATGATAAAAGCTAGCTACAATATCTCTATTGAGATCATAGTTTTTATCAAAATTCATATAAGTAAGATTCTTCCACTCTTCGTTAGGGCTAGATATATTAAGTCTTGTAACCTCAAGAGGTTTTTCTTCTTCAGAAGAAGCTAATATATCTCTAACAGAACGACCTTTAACTTCGCTATCCAAGAATATCTTATCAAGCTTATTCATTCTAGCTGCTCTAGCTGGATCTGTAGACTCGGTACCATCAACTGATAAGTTAGCAAGCATACTTTTGATATCTTCAGTATCGTCCATTCTGTCAAGAGCTTCATCTGTATTATTAGATTCTTCAGCTGCATCATCTATAGCTCTAGATATAACCTGCATATCGTGTTCCATATCTCTTTGTTTATCTATATCAGCTTTAAGAGATTTGGTTTCCATATCCTTTTTAGCTTCAATTTCATCTGAAGGCATATTATTTTTGGTTGTAGCAGGTACATTCTTACCAGTAAGATCTACACCTTTAGCCAATTCTATCTTATCGATAATATTTGCTCTGATAACTTCTTTTGTTTCTTTCTTATTATCAGAATATTCTATATCAACTTCGTCTATATCAAACTCTTCTCTTGCAAGAGTTTTTCTTACTAATATAGATAAAGTAATAGCAGCTTTTTTAAGATCTTTAGCCTCAATTTCGTTGAGATTCAATCTGAATAAAATATTACTTCCTAAGAATAGAATATCACAATCAGAGAATACTGTTTTTACTCTACTATCATTAGTAAGCATTAACTGGTAAAGTATAGATATAGGATTTATAGATTGCTTAAATAACCACATTCTTGTAGAAGAATTATTAGTCCAATCGTTTATAGGAATAACAAGTGTCTTCTTTTTATATCCAGCTGATTTTATTCTTGGATCTTGTATTAATCTGGTAAGAAAATCTAAGAATAAATTGAATCCTCTCTTGCCTTTCCACATAGTATTCTTAAAGAATATTTCTATATAGTAATGCAAATCAATGAATAGATTCCTAGAGTTATATTTATCCAATTCTGGATAAGCAAACTTAATCTCTGGTATATCAGCTTTAACAGTTTTAAGCATCTCTAATACCTGAGATCTTTTTCTAAGTCTTTCGTTATATAATAACTTCTTAAGTTGTACATCGTTTGTACTTTCAAATAATATTACCGTATTACCATCAGTAATATAAGAAGTTTCATCTAGCTCTCTGATATCAATATTAGCAGATTCTAATGTAGACTCATTGACAATATTTATATCCTGCTTTCCATTATCATAAAACGTATGATAGAAATAAGCATGCTCACCATATTCTCTAAGAAGATCTTCTGTTCTTCTTAAATCTTTTCTTACCTGTCCTATAACTGCTTCTGTTATCTCTTTTCTTATAGCAGATACAGATACAGATGGATTTACAATTATAGATACACAATTCTCTTCATGCACATCATATTGTATACCAACCTCATCTATATTACAACTTCTATCTGCTACTATATCTATAATAGGAATATCATCTGTTTTATTTACATATACACCTTTCATTTCTGATAATATATCTAAATATACGAGATGATTGAAAGCTTCATATATTTTAGTAATATCGGTATTATAACCGTTAAATTGAATAAAGTCCTCTAACAATACAGAATTAGGATAATTTTTGCTTTCTGTAACCAAGCCTGCTGTAACTATATCAGATTCGGTAGCGTTAGCGATATAATTTTCGTCTTGAACTTGATTTGTAGCAATTTTACCTGACATATAAAAAGAGACATCTCTTTCAAAATAATAAGACTGATATCTGAGTCTATTTACAAGCATATGATGCTTTATTATACTTTTTGAAGATGCGTAATTAGGAGTGAGAAGTAGTATTGCAGAATGCTTCTTCTTATCATTTTCCAAAGTAGGCATCAGCATAGGTACTTTGTAGACTTTCAGATTTTTCATCTGGTCTAATAAAATCATAACAAAACCTCCTTTTGTAATTATAAAGATGTAAAACCACGATAAAAATACCATGAGGGCGATGCATCCCTCATGGTACCAAAACGAGAAGATCGGTAAATGAAAAGAAACCATATATAGCATAAGTTTTATAGGAGGACCTCACACTATATAATTTATCTTATTGTTCTAATTATAAAACAAACAAAATCCCCGGTGGGGTGGGACCACCGGGGAGTAGAAGCAATAAACTTCTTTTATTTTGGATTTTTATACGATATACCTCTCTATTTTTTAATCATTGTACCCGCTGTCGTCTAGATAAAATCTAGTCGATTAATCCGGCTCTTTAAGAATTCTGAGTAATCGCATAAAATAATCGATCCGGAACAAACTATTCCTAATTTTCAGTTGAATCGATATAACCATTATCTTAATGTAAATAGAATTTCTCTTTGTAAATTTTTACATTAAAATTGTGGTTCTGTAATCATATCCTTATCGTTGTTTAATACCTTTGTGATTACGTATAGAGACTGAATACAGTCATTCTCTGATTGTTTGATATTTATACCATCAAGATTCAAGCAGTAACTCTTACTCTTTCTATGGTTAGATAACTCTTGGTTGGATTCTATTGTATATGGAATCTTTAAAGAAATTGTATCACCATCGTAGTCTCCCATCATACCAGGCATAAATACATTAGACATCTTACATACATCTACAAATTTTGTATCTGTATCTGTATCGATTTCTTTCTCTGTAATCTTAGGATAATACTTATAGTATTGATGGTTTACAGTTGCTTCTATAGTTTCTGTAGTAGAAGATACTCTAATACCGGTGGTTACAATATTAGAACGCTTATCTATAGGATATCTTGTAATCATGGCATTCTTATCTTTAGATTGATCTACAGCAGCCATGAATAATAAATCACACCAAGTAAGCCTTCTAGAATAAGGATCTGTTGAATTTAGTGATATAGGTTTAATACCATTTGTATCAGTTCTATCACCTTTAAATCTCATAAAATATTTCTTACCGGTTTCAGAATCTGTAATTGTAATAGGGATAAATCTATCGTTATATGCATGGATAAATTTCTCTATCTCATTTACAAATCTTTCATCTGAGAATTCTATAAGTGGATCTTTTGGTTTTATATATTTAATCTCTCCTGTAGAATCTACAACAGGATATAATTCTGTACCTACAAATTCATTTTCAAAGAAACGTCTTAACCAGAATATTATAAATGGTCTTAAACAAGCTATACATGCATACAGAGGAACAGCAGCATGATCCATATCAGCCATTAAATCTTCTGGTCTAAATACTTTAACTTCTGGTGCAGAGATAACAAGTCTAGCAGAATAGTTAGAAGTTTTATTCATAGCAGCTCTTCTAAGAATACCAAACTTCTGTCCTAGCCCAATACCTTTTTCTACTTGTACTGTATTATTACTATTACCACAAGCCCAATCATATATAGCAAGAATTATCTCCTGAACTTTTAATTCCATAGCACCACTCATATCGAATCCATATTCCTGAGTGGCTTTTAATGACTGTACTGCTAATAGTAGTCTCTGATATAGTTTATTGATTCCATCTATACCAACAGTGCCACCTCTACCAGTATTTACGTCTCTATAGTATGGTGGAATTACAATATACTTGTTGATAAACATAGACTTTCTATTATACTCTAGATAGTCCACTCTCATATCTCTTTTATGAGAATCTGTACGTTTAAACTTTATCTTATCGATATTATCTTTGATAAACTTAATACCATTCTTTCCATTTGGATCTGGAGTTAGATAACCTTTATCGTCTATAGAGAAATATTCTGTTTTAGCAATACACGCTTTTATATTCTTATCTATTCTTGTCCAGTTTTTATAACAAGAAGGATCAAGATAATATTGTCTTAAATCTATATAAGCATATATACCAGCACGTTCTTCTCTAGTAATACCAAATATCTTATTGGATAAAAATCCATCATCTGTAGGAGTTCCGTTCTTTTCAAAGAATACAGGATTTGTTATCTCTTTACAATCATTTACCTTTACAAACTTATCTACTGGCATTACTTCTAGACGTAAATGCTGAATCTTTTTATTGTATTCTGATTCTGTAAATAAGTTATGATTGTTATCTATAGCGGTATTAAAATTCTCTATAGCAATTTCAGGATTTATACTAAATTGCTCTTGAAATTCTTGTATAACGGAGTCTAAAAAATTCATAGTGATGGTCTCCTTTCAATTTATTAAAATGTACCTCCAAGAAACGTTTAATTATTTATCAACATGCATACTTTATATTAATATAGAATCAGCAAGCTATTGTGGGCCCTCCTTCACCTTTTCCACAATATCCATATCAGATGTTCACCCCCTGATGCTTACTGGTTCTTTATTATGGTTTGTGAAATTTTATAAAAGGAGAGATTTAATTTATGACGTATGAAGATATCAATAAAATTATAGATAATATTGCACAGAAGCTAGGGATAACTTCTGAATATCTTATCACAGAATATGGTAAATATCAAGTTAGTTGTGGTGCTACAAGATTAATTGTAGGAATTATATTTATAATAATAACTTGTATTGCCATAATAGTAACTAAAAAATCTGACGATGAAGATTTAGGTACGTTTGCTTTTATTATTGGTTTTATCGCTGCTATTATAGGCATTATTTTTATCATAAGTGGATTTACGCTTATTCCTTGGATAATTTCTCCTACAGGTGCTATTGTACATGAAATTTTATCGAAAATAAGATAAAAAACCAGGTAGGGTAATTCCTACCTGGTTTATTTATATCCAAATTTCTTTCTATATTCAGCAAATGTAATTTCCATAATAGAATCAGTTACAGTAAAACATTCTTCTACTAATGGGTATTCTTCTGGTAACCAGAAATATCCACCATCTCCATAAGAATGTCCCCAGCTATTTAAACATCTCCACCAAAGTTTTCCATTACTATCGGTTCTCCATCCTGTAACTAATATACAATGTCCACCAAAATTGACTACATCTTTATCTGGATTATAATTTACAACTCCATCTGATTTTACATTATAAGCAGATTCATATATAGGAATTCCGGTCATAAATCCCATACAAGTTATTATAGCTGTCTGCATAGCTTCTCTACTACGACATGCATAGAATCCACTTATTCTATAAGGATTTCCTTTAGCTAGATATTCAGCTTGTTTCTGTTTTACTTTATTCATAGCTTCTCTTGTACTACAAAATCCAGGTAAATCAGAATATAATATACTTCCAGCTGTTCTAGCTTTCTTTAAACAGTTTCTCAAATACATTCCTTCATAAGTCTCAATCGGATCTCTTGTACCATAAGTATATATAGGAGAGAAAGGTTTTGTTAATCCAGACTGTTTAGATTCTTGTAGATATCTAAGACTACTAAAAGCACAAGCACAGCATTGATTACTATCTCCTTGATCAAATACATAATTAACTTGTTCTGATTCATAATTAGCAGGTATATCTACAGCTTCTAAAGGTACATATTCTTTAAAATTCCAATCTCTTCTATCATAAGGTGATTTTAGCCAGCCACTAAAAAATACATTTTGTTGCTGCATATTTATCATATTATTTCTCTCCTCTCTAAATATTAATTTGATGTGATGGAATTCTATCACATTCTTATAACAATTTATTTTATATAAGGAGGAAAGTATGAAAGAGAAAAAACCTTCAATATTTGGTGCTGTATTTAGATTTCTTGGTCAAGATACAACTAAGACAAGACAGATAACTATGGACGATAGAATGAATAGAACCGCAGAAAAATCTATTGAGTTTATAGATTGGGTTCAGTCATTCACAAAAAGAATTATTGTTGTAGTATTTGCTATATTTATCATTATCGATCTGGTAACTCTTGCTGTAGCAGTTGTTGCTTGTTTTAGAAATGCAGATAGCAATGCTATAACTATTCTTATTACTGAAACTAACTCTACATTTAGAGATATAGTTGGTGGTTATCTTATAAAAGCAGCATTCGAAAATGTATCTATGGGTATAGAGAAGATTGTTGCTTATGTAGTGGATAAAAAGGTGGAGTCTAATAGACCAGTAAACGATTTAGATGGTGGTGTGGAAGATCGTGATATACCTTATAATCCAGAGGTTATGAAAACTTCAGAAGATATGTCTATACATGATATAGTAAAATAAACATAATACCCAGCAGGATATTATCCTGCTGGGTTTGTTGTTACTTTGTAATCATATTAAGTTTAACCGAGATTTCTTCGATGGTCTTCTTAAGCTGTTTCTGAGTTCTTTCAAGTTCAGAAATCTTATCATAAGAGTCTTTAAGAGCTCTCTTAATATAAGGCATAAGAATATTAAGTTCCTGACCAGACTTAATATTAGCAAGTACATCTAAAGTTGTACCTGTAGTGGCAAGATTCCATACAATCTTCTTTGTAGAGATATCAAGATCATGTAACTGATCTCCACTGATAAGTTCAACCGCTCTCTTTAGTCCAGCAATATCAGTATTAAGAGCTGCACCAGACTTAATATTAGCCAATGCTTCCTGAGCTGTGATAGAAGTATTCTCTACAAATTTAACAGTCTTATTTGAAATATCATCTGTCTGTTCTGTAAGCTCTATTGCTCTCTTAAGAGCTGCAATATTTGCAGACAATGAATTACCACTTAATACAGATTGTAAAGCAAGACTTCTTGTAGAAGCTTTATTTGGTTTAAATGCTACAGGTTTTGCTGATATATCAGCATTTGCTGGCATTTTGTTTTTATCAAGTAATAATATCGCCTGTTTTAATGCACTTACAGCATCTGCTATTGCAATTCCGGTCTTTACAGAATTTCCTACTGTAGTGGCAGAGGTACCCTTTACATCTTTTAATATAAGTCCTTCTTTGTTGATATTTACAGGCTGAGGTATCTTCTTGTCTAATAACTCAATACCTCTCTTAAGATCTGCAACTATAACAGATAATTCTGTACCTGTTACAATCTTAGCCATTAACTTAGTTGGATCAGATGTAGACGAATCTGCATTTGTAAATGATACTCTTCCAGAACCTACATTTGAAAGAAGTTGTTTATTCTTATCATCTACAGTCTTTACTGTGTTATCAACTTTATCGTTTAATAACTCAATAGATCTCTTAAGAGATGCTACGATAGATTTAAGCTGCTTGCCAGATTTAGCATTTGTCTCAACAGCTGCAACAGAAGTGGAGTTATCGTCGATATATTCTATAGTCATATTAGAAATATCTATCTCATGATCGATAAGCTCTATAGCTTTCTTAAGACCAGCAATGATTGTTCCTAATGAGTTACCAGATTCAACTGTATTTAAAGCAGCCTTCTCTGTACTAGCATTAGATTCTTTGAATATAATATCTTTATAAGATATATCTACTAAATCCGGAATAGCATTATCAACTTTCTTCCCTTCATTGGTTGATATATGTATCTGATTTTCTTGTAGAGTTTCTTCTGATCCCTGATATACACCTGACTTATCAATATCATCCATGATACTTCTAAGAGATGCATTAAGTTTACGTGCACCAAGAATAGCTGTCTCTTCTCCGTAGTCACTTGTATCATCTGTAAGCTCTATTGCTCTCTTAAGAGCACCAACAAGAATACCAAGCTCATCTGTCTGATCCACCTCGTCTAATGCATCTTCTTTTGTTTCTGCATAAGAAGGCACATATTCAATCTCAGATTTGGTTACATTGATATTCTCTCCACCACCAATCTGTACAAGTTTGATAGCAGCTTTAAGACCTGATATGATATTTTTAAGTTTATTTCCACTGCCAGCTTCATCTAAAGCTTCTTTAACTGTTTCTGCTTTAGATTCGTCGTAGGTTATAACTGAATTTCCTACATCTGTTGGAGATGGTGGAGTAGGACCAGGACCTGGAATCTCTTGTTCTACTAACTCAATAGCATTTTTAAGAGCTCCAATTACAACTCCTAATTCTTTACCAGCAGTTACATTTGCTAAGGCTTCTGATGCATCCTTATACTCATCTTCAACTACTTTAGAGAGTTTCTCTACAGCAATATCAATTCCTGTACCACCCTGCTCATAGGTGATCTTGATAGCCTGTGTTAATGTACCAAGAACAATACTAAGCGACTCTTTCTCTGTAAGAGCAGCTAATGCTTCTTCTACAGTATCATATTTCTTGGTTTCTAAATCAGGCTGTACTTTCTCTTTACCGATATCTATAATTTGACCAGAACCAGAAGCAGTAAGCTCTATGGCTTTCTTAAGATTAGAGATAATAGTTTTTACATCAGCACCGGAAACGACCTTCTCGAGAGCTTCACTTAAAGTTTCAACTTCAGACTCTGAGAAATACAGTTCATCTGTAGATGTATCTCCAAGTCTATAAGGAAGATCTTTATATTTAGTTTCACCATCACCATATTTGACTCTAATATTATCAGAATCATTTGGTGGTAATTCGATAAACAGTTCACCATATCCAAGAACTAAATCAGGATTTGGATAACCTGTAGGAAAATCTTTAAAAATCGACGTTCTCATTTATTCATTCCTCCTATAAATTTTCAGTACTTATATACTGTCTAATCTAGTTTGATTCATTATTGATATGTTTTTCGACAATCAATCTCAGTGAGATTAAATTCCCACTGAGAGTTATTTATTACACTTTATACTTATCCAGCTTCTCTATTAATCCACTTTTATTTATATAATCTTCATTTTCTGCTCGTATAACCAAAGTTAATTTTTTAGATAAATTTATAGAAAGAATTCCCATCAATGATTTTCCATCTACAATATAATTACCATCGATAATATCAACGTCTATAGGCTGGTCTTCTACTAATGATATAAAAGAAACAACTCTATCCATACTATTAAATTTTATAGTGCTACTGTATTTAAACATAAAATCTCCTCCTAAAAATAATTTAGTTATTATTTATGTTTAATACAACACCGTGATAATTATTAAAGAATTCTGGAGGAATTAAAATGATTGTCTTAATATTTTCACTTTCATTATTTATATCTACATGTATAACTTTTTTATCTATTTTTGTCTTTACCAAGATAATAAAGAAAGTTGATACAGCTGTATTTATTACACTTGCAATATTGATAGTACTATTATCATTTTCGTTTACTGCAAATTTTATATAATAAAAATTACCCGTAGGAGTTATATCCTACGGGATATATTTTAAGAATCCATAATTTTCATAGCTTTAATTTTCTTCTGTAGAATTTCTATATCAGCCATTAATCTATTGCAATAAGATATCATCTTTACCTTATATCCATTTAATGGTTCTAATCCAAGATCTGATTTCTTATAAGCTTTCATATCCTGAGATAATCCTTTTATTGCATTTACAATACCAGCAAATTCATTACTATTATCTCCACTAATAGCATTATTAATAGAAATGCCAGTAACAGCTATTTTACCAGCAACAGTTTTACTTATAGTAGCACCAAGAACAATAGTCAGAACAGGTATTGTAACTTGTACTGCTGATATAACTACAGCTAAACAAGTACCCATAACAGATTCACTAGGAGCTGAATTAATTTTAGATATTTCTGTTTTCATATTAGCCACTATAGGTTTCATATTACGAGCATGTTTTGCTGCTTCATTGTATTTCTTTTCTTTTATACATCTCTTACATTCTTTTGCTTCTTCTGTATATTGTTTTCTAAATTCTATAAATATTTTAGTAATATCTACATTTGCATCCTCTGATAACAACTGTGGTATATTATCAAATTTATCAAGTATAGAATTTAACTCCATTAAGTCGTTATACTCTTCAGTAATATCTATCATATAATCCATAATTTTACCTCATATATTTTTATAACAAAATTAATTATTAATTGAATGTGATTGTGTTATGGTGTTATATACAAGAATCATTATTATTATTATTATTATACCGATTGTGATCCAAATGATCTAGAGAACTTGTATGGTAATTATTATTGGCATGAGCTTTTGATAAAGAGAGGGGTAATACCTTGTGAAGATTTACCAGTTGAATACTTATTTCCTAAAGAAGCTCCACGTTTTAAAAGACGTAATAAAGACTTTATGCATAATGGTACTTATTTCTGCAAGTTTCAGGATAGGTAATTCATAAAAAGAGAGAGGAGACTATTATGTCTCCTCTCCATCTATTATTTTTCAATAATAAATCAAGTATTTTTAAGTACTTGCTTTAAGCTGCACTTATATTATACAACTGCTCTCTGTGCATCCTTGTTAAGAATACGTGCACGAGACTGAACCGGCTGATACTCCATAGGAAGCCATCTCTCAAAGGCATGTATACTTGGTAAGGCGGGATTGCTGATATTTCTAATCTCGTTAGAAACATAGAGCTGGTAATCATAGATTCTGTAGATAATACGCTCACTGTTATGAGGATTGATCAGAATGATAAGCTCATCTGTGTTACGAAGTTTATCAGAACCGATGAAGTTGTAAACTCTTCTATCAGACATATTGCAGATTGTCTGTGTATAGTCAAGAGTTACAGGTCCGATCTGTGCCGGTGCTGTGTAGCTATACTCCTTAGGAGTAATCTTTCTGATTACAAGAGGATCGCCGAATACTGTGAATGTCATATTAGGATCGTTGAGAACCATAAGCATCTTAGATGTAAGAGCATCGAACCAATCCATGAACTGGTGCTGACGATACTCTACAGCAGTAAGAGCGTACTCTGCAGGCGGTGCGAAATCGAACTCGTCGTAGAAGCTGTTTCTCTCATCCAGTCTCTTATAAGAATCATCCAGGAACTCATGAATCTTATCATCCTTGTAGTTAGACATAACTGTCTTGAACATAGCAAGGTGCTTTGTAAGCTGGTTAACGTTGTAAAGAGCAGCGATATCCTTAACTTCGTTAGGAGATATTGTTGTATTGATAGGAGGAGCTGAAGGGATCTCAATGAGATCTGTATCAACCTTCCACATTGTGTGGCAAGTCTCAAGCATAGCAGATGAAGAATCAAGCTTAGCCTGAAGTCTTACCTTAGCAACAACACCCTTCATATCGATGATATTGAAGAGGTTCTTATTCATTGTACCGGAAATAACGATTTCCTTAGTAACAACTGCACCAGTTGCATCTCTGAATGAAGCAGTAAGCGGCTTTGTGCAAATACGATCAAAGTGATGTGGTCCACCATAGTTAGGAAGGAACTTAATATCTGTACGGAACCAGATATCTGTTGTTACATCCTCTGTAGCGATCTTTGCCATCTCAGGTCTTCCGCCTACATAACCTTCCTCATCTGGAAGTGCATCGCCCTCTTTGATCAGAGCGTTCTTAATCTGAATTCCGACGATACGAGCATTGATATCAATGTTATCAAGTGCTGTGCCGCCGAAGTATGTTGTAACGATATCAGTATCTTCTGTTACAGGAAGAGTGAGCTCGATTGTCTTAACAGGGTTCGTTGAATCGATAGCCTCTGTCATCTTGTTCTGCTCATAGAACATATCGATCTCTGTTCCATCCGGCTTAACCAGGATACGTCTCTCAAGAGAGATAGGGAACTTATTTGACTGTGCAGTAACCTTCTGGATACCACCCTTGTCGAATACGTTATTCATAAGAATAAGCTTATGGATTGGCAGTGCCATACCGATCATCGGTGAATAGTCAGCCGGAGCTGCATGCTCGTTCATAGCTTCGATGTCGTTATCGAACTGAGCCTCTGCCTCTTCCTTAAGATCTTCGATATCTTCTGCATCAAGGTTTTTATTTGAAAAATCATACATGTTCTCTGTAAAGAACTTCTTCATATGATTCTTGGAAGCTCCTCTACGAAGAACCTTCTTAGGCTCCTCAAATATATCGAGCTGATCTTCTGTTAAGATAGCCTTAGCTGTTTCTGTAAAGGCCTTCGCAAAAGCGTAGTTCGGATCTTTACGATAAGAATTTCCAGCATTAGCATAGCTTTTCTGTCTTTCGCCAACTAACATGGTTGTATTCCTCCTTATATGTAATTAAATATCATTTCGGGTTGTATCTTAGAATATATTATGGGATAAATAGATTTAGTTTACATGCTTTTCGCAAATCGTTCTAAACTATTTACTTCTATGTTATTTCTTACCTATTGTACTGGTAGAAAAATGTAGTATAAATACACATTTTATACCCGTATAATTCCTATAAAACAATAAAAATTCCCAGTAGGAATTATATCCTACTGGGTATTAATTTAGTTTTTATTTGTATTATTTGGATCGTATGATTTATCTATTGCAATCAATACTTTCTTTACACTATTAAGCATTGCTATATTTGTATAATATGCTTCCTTATTCTCAAAATATCCTTTAGAGTCATAAAGATCGAATAAGTAGTCATATATATTCTGCTTAATCTGATATAGTATAGTAACAGTTCTTTTCAACTGTGGAGATACAGACTGAATATCAGAACCTATATTATTTATCTTCTCAATTATAGAATTACAGTTGTTGTAAAGATTCTTGAATTGAGTTTTCAATTCTTTATTCTTTACTCTCTGCTCTGCTGGAGATAATACAGAGAATATTTCTTTCTCTTTATCCAATATAGATTTCTGTTTAGACTCGTCGTTCTGATTATCCTCTTCTGCAGATGGTTCTTCATCTCCACCACCAGAATCAAGACCACTACCAGAACTATCATCGTCACCATTATCTTCTTCTCCACCTTCAACATCTTCGTCACCGGTATCGTCCGATGCATCTATAGAAAAGTCTGAATCTGATGGTTCATCCTCATCGTCTCCTTCGTCGTCATCTCCGCCTTCTGTATTATCATTTTCTGCAGTGGTATTTTCATCTCCACCACCAGCAGCATTATCTGTATTAGCATTAGTAGATGTATCAGCAGATGTTCCACCTTCATCTCCTTCTGCTTCCCATATAAATCTCTTTCTCATATATAATCTCCTTTAGTTGTTATCCAAATCTGGAACTCCGAATCCTGAAGGAATTACATTCTTTCCAAGTTTAACATTGAGCTTTATTCTCTGGTAAGTTCTCTGAAGCTGTTTCTTTGTCATAAGAAGAGCTCTCTGTTTCTTTATCTGTCCTCTGTTCTCTGCATTCTGAAGCTCTTTATCTACAATCTGTAATTCAACTTCTATTTCATCCAGCATATCAAGTTTAACCTTTCTGTCTATATGCTTAGAAACAGCTATTGAACCAAATATAGCAATAGCACCAGCAACAGGATTTATAGCTGTAATAATACCACCAGTTACAGCATACTTTATACACTTAGAGAATGATGGTATAACTTGTCCTTTGATAACAGCTTCTCTTCTATCGCCAATAATAGCATTCTGAGCAGATTTAGCAAAATGTCTAAATTGTGCATCAACCTGTCTAGCCTTATTAGCTTCTTTAGCAGATAAATCTTTTATCTTCTTACCAAATCCTCTTAAAGTAAGATCAAAATTAACCAATGCATTCTTTATAGGGTGAGAGTCAGAATTACCCGCCGGATTCTTTCCTTTACTATCTTCTGATTTACCAGTATCCTTTACAGCCTTAGCTTTCTTAGTAGCATTAGATTTAAGCTTTTTACTTAAAGCCTTGGCATCTTTAGCTTCTCTAAGAATATCATGCATGGTAGATACAGCTTCCATCTGTATTGACAAAGGAGCATTCTGTGGTTCATATTCACATGCTGTATTACATACAGACTCAGATATGAAATTAACCTCAGATTTATCCATATTAGCATAAGAACAACACTCGATAAATCTTTCAAATAATTCCTTATTATCAGGATCTTCATCTATCGCATCTTCAAAAGTAGCGATTACATCATAAGGATCCATATTACATGAATGATCTTCAGCTATAGATGAAAGTTTACTTATCAACAAACTATCCTCTTCTGTGATATAATTCTCCCATTGGATTTTCTCCTCATTGGTAAGATCAATTCTTGCATCCTGCCTCATATGAATATCTATCATCCGATTCTCATTTATGGTATAATAAGCACGAAATTTAAGCAGGTTTATAGAACTATTATAATTCTCAATCAATTTCTCTATATGGTCAATGATCTTATTATCGCAGAGAGAAACATCATAGCTGCTAACTGTAAAGTCAACACAGCCCTCGTTATCTATCATAGAATAAGAATCTATATTAGAAAAATCTTTCTCAATTATTGGTCGTAAACCAGTACTAGATTCTATATACTCTTTCAAAGAAATTGATTCTTTTAAAAGATTTAATTTGAGTCCAGTAGATTCAAATAATGGAAGAGAAATAAATGGTGCAAATTTAACAAATGCATTCTCACAATCTCTATTCTTCCAAGAAGTAATATAAGAAGCAGCTTCTGTAATTGCCTTATCTAATTCCTGTAGTCCGACAATATATCCAGCCATAGCTTCCTGCATAGCATTATTATCATGATCTATAAGATTCTTAATCTCTGAAGTTGCTCTTGTTATCTTATTAGACACAGCTTCTTTTAGACCAATAAGATTTTCTTTGAATCTTTTATCTTTTGAAAGTTCACAATTATAGATACTATCTATAAAAGTATTCATTTCTAATATAGCCTGTTGTTTATCTATACTACCAGATATAATCTGATTCTCTACAAAATCCAAATATCTACTTGTAGATGGTATAAAATCAAATGGACATACATTTGTTGCTAATTCTGCTAAATGCTTTACATCTATATCCTTCTTTAAACCATAGATATAGATATCTATTGGTAGATTTTTATTAAATTCATATTCCTCAGATAATACATCCTTCATACCATAGCTTATAAACCTTCTGGTCTTATCCGACATAGGCTGTGTAGAATAATATCCTAAGACAGATTCTATTATAGTATTATAGTTATAAGACACACCATGTTTATCCAGCAGATAAAAAGCTTCCTCTATACTTACAACTACTTTACCATGGAGTGGTACTCTTAGCTTATCAACAAATTCAGCAATTTTTATTGCTGAAAATGATGGGTCTAATGTATTGGCAATAAAATCATCCAGCTTACCAGATTTATTTATAATCTCGTCATTATCAATCACTCTATCGATAGCCATATTACGAGTTATCTGATCTTGTATAGCTTTCACATCCAGATCATCTATACTTTTTAATCCATCTATCAGAGAAATATCTTCTGATTCCATTACAGGAACTATATATCTCTCAAATAAATCAATCATCTTCTTATTTGGATAAGCTTTTATCATGTTTATTGCCAATGGTTTATGTGATTTACATATTTCCGGAGAAACACACATTTTCTCCATAAGATTCTCGACATTAGACTGGGATTTATCAATTTTATAAAAATCTAAAGCTCTATTAAAATTACTCTTTTCTGAACTTGTAGCTTTGGATTCTCTAAGCTGTTTCCGACGATATATATCGTCGTAATTATACAATCTCATATAAGACCTCCTATAAAAATAGCCCTTTGATTTAATAAAATGTTTCCCCTCCTGTATAATGTTGTAAAGCGGAACATCTTTATAAATTAGCATTATAGCTATTGAATTTCTTTACGAAAGGAGTAGAGTTATATATGGAATTCAAAAAACTTGGTTATATTATAAACGAGTCTGCTATAACTGGATTCGAGAATACCAATATAGTAAAAGAAGAAAATGGACGACTTATAGCCGAAGGAATTCTTCAGACAGCGGATGAAAAGAACCGTAATGGACGTATATATCCTAAGTCGGAGTTATTCCCTCAGCTTAGATCACCTAGAACTCTTGAATTACTAGAAGCTGGTTATTTGAGAGCAGAATTAGGACATCCTCTAAGCACTCAGTTGACAAGACAGCAGGTTATCGATGATTCCCGTACATGTGCCCAGTTCTTAAAATTATGGACGGAGGGAGATAATGTATGGGGGAGATTTAGAGGTACTAATAATGCCTTCGGTGAATCTTTTGATAAAGATTTAAGAGATGGCTGTAAACCAGCTTGGTCTTTAAGAGGCTTAGGTACATTAGTGCAGACTCCACGAGGAGCAGAAGTACATAATCTAAATATAATTACATGGGATAATGTAATTTATCCAAGTCATCCTGCAGCATATACACAGAGAATTGTAACGGAAAATGCAGCTATGTTTGCTGGTGTAGATGGAATGGGTGGAACAGATGAAGCTCGTCTTATTCCTTATAACACACAGGACGTAGTTAGCTATATCAAATCAGAATCAGCTAATCTTAAATACATCAAGGAGTGTTTCGATTTCGCTTACGATAATATTATCGTAGATGAGAATGCAGATAAAGTTACCCTTACATGTAATAACGGTGACGTTCTTGTAATTAATCTTGAGAAGTATATCACTAGAGAGATTCAGAATGCTTCTTCTTTATTAGTTTAAGTCTATATAAGGAGGTGATTTGATGGCTGGACCTGTTAATGATATTGCTAAATTGCTTGATAAAATTGAGCGTAGATTAGGGTTAACCACATTAGTTCCTCATTTACCTAAAGAATTTGGAAAAGATGCATGGGCTACTGTAATTGAGGAGGATACTCTTGTTACTTTTTCTAGATATTTTCCTCAAAAGATACCATTCGTTATAAATAGCGAAACTGCTTATAAAAAACGTGACCGTGATAAGAAAATGTATTATTACATAAAGGATGAATATCTTAATGGAGTTAAACTATTAGGTGTTAAAGATATAGATTGGCAAGATACAAGTTCCGATAATATATCTATAGGACAAACCGCTGGTTATGGATACTATACTCCAACCTATGGTGGAATGGAAGACACCCTTAATTCATTCTTAGAATTTCAAAATGCAGCTGATACAAATAGCTTATATAATAACCAGATATTTGTAGAGTTTACTTATCCTAATAAGTTATGGATCGGTAGAGCTGGAAATGTCGAAGTTAATCTACCAAGTTTCGTTGTAGAACTATTAGTACAACATACAAATCTTCAAACAATATCACCTACAATGATGGAAACATTTGAAGCGTTGGCTCAGGCTGATATCGCAAGATTCTTATATATGAATCTACGTTTCTATGATCAGTTAGAGACTGTATATGTCTCTATTGATCTTAAACTTAGTGAATTGCAAGATGAAGCTAGTAAGAGAGACAGTATAATAGATACACTGAAAGAATCTTATGTATCTGCTTCTAATGATGCAATTCCTTACATTATTACTACTTCGGGCTAAATATATAAGGAGATTGAGTATGAAACATTCATATTTTGGTATACAGCATCTTAATGAAGCTTATGGTGTTGATACCAACCTCGTACAAGAGGGTTACACTTTAAATGGTAAGAGGGATAATGAATGTGGTTATCCTTCTACAAACGCTATATTTAACGGCGTTAATATATGTATTGCTTCTGAAGATGAAAAAGTTATCGAACAATCATTAGAGCATTTGGATAAAGATTTAATCGTGGTTAAAAAAGAGTATGATAAGGCTGTAAACAATCTAGTTTCATGGTTAAAGTCAGACTCTTCTGTACCAGATTTCACAGTAGATGAATTTAAATCTGGATCTAAATTATATGAGGCTGATTACATATATAGCCATTATATAGCTAAATATTCCCCATCAGGAAAAGATGGAGATTTTGGTTCTTTCGCATTTAGTTTTGAACCAAATTCTTCGAAGATGCGGGATGTATTTCAGGCTGTTGCGTTAGAAGTTGTAATTTCAGGAAATAAAATAACAACACGTTGTTATGATATTTAAAGACAATATAAAGAGGGCAGGAAATTAATCCTGCCCTCATATTTTTAAGTTCTTATCAATATCGATATTTATAAGAAATATTTATTATTTCTCGTCAGATTCCGCACCTGATCTAGCACGCTTTATATACTGCTGCTGAGCCTTACGTGCAATTACAGTTGCCTTACGTCCGTACTTCTGCATAAGCTTAGCTCTGCTAGCCTTCCACTTAGAACGATAGAGCTTCATCTTTGCAAACTCTTTATCCTTAGCTTCACTTGCAAGCTGATATACGATAAGCTTTACACGACGATTCTCGTCATCTGCTCTTGACAGACGCATCAAAGTTCCCTTGTTCAGAACATTCTTCTCAAGAAGTGCCTGACCAATAGGGCCTTCGCAAAACTCTTTGATCTGTGCTTCATCTACATTGGTAATATTATCATACGCCATAAGATTGACATAAGTATCCATAGCAGACTCAGATATCTCATCGAGTGCATCGAAGGCGTTTTCATCGAGATTATAACCACGATATAACGACATAATCGTTTCCTCCTTGTAGCAAAAATTTGATTTTTGATTGGGATTGGTTGATATATTAAATTAATTGTTTATAATAATAGGATTGGGTCTATTATTAATGATATGTTTATCTATTACATGCTTACTATAAAATATAACAAATATCTTTACAATTAGATACTATATTTATAGAGAGGAGAGTTTTATCATGTATGATGTATTTTTAACTATAACGCTAATAATTATTTTTTATTTTACAAAAGTAGAAAACTCATTCGGTGGTATACTAAAATTTGCACTTATAGAGCTAGCAGGATATTGCTTGATAGCACAGATTTGTGGACTTGCAAATAGAAAATATGCTGCTATTTTATTTCTTACTGCAATAATTGGAAAAACGCTAAGAACTATTATTGAAAATAATAAAAGGGGAGAATAAACAAATATGGTAAGTGACATGCAGAGCTCAACTATAGATGAGTATAAAACAACCATGATGCAGTGTATACAAATGTATATGCCAAATGTGCCTATTCAGGATTTATCTAAAGCTGTAGATTATAGTATCGATAAGAGGTATAAAAGTACCAGAGTAAGAGTATCTAATTCTTATACTAAAAAAGAATATTGGAATACATTATTAGCATGGTCTGATTATATAAACGATAGACAACCAATTACAAATGCTTTTGGAACTATGTTTAAAAAGCATGCTGAATGTCCAAATCCGATGTCTGATGTAATACAGGAGTTCTTGAAACAGCGTTCCATATATAAGAATAAGATGTTTACTTTCCCAAAGGGATCAGAAGAATTCGAAAAGTATAATCTATCTCAGCAATTGGAGAAGATAAATGCAAATGGTTGTTATGGTGCATTAGGAGCTCCTACATGCTTATTGTATAATATAAACGTTGCAACCTCAGTTACATCTGCAGGAAGAACTTATATAAGTACAGCATCTATGCTGTTCGAATCGTTCTTGTCTAATAATGTATTATTTGGAAGTCTAGATGAGGTTGTTGAATTTATAAACCATATCGTTAATGAAAGACCAGATAGAAAATATAACGATATGGAGATATTGGATAATAATATATCTGCAGAAGATTGTTTTGCTAAAATTATCATGGAGTGTGGATATAGATGGCTTCCTAATGAAGACGAGATGGATATCATATGGAGAATTGTAAGTAATCTTGGTCAGGAAGATCTTAATAGAGTTTATTATAAGAATAATCTTTACTCTTTCTTATCTAATAAGGTTGTTTCTAATCTTATAGTAAAGATGCTTAAAGAACTCGATGTACCATATTTCGTTTCATTAAAACCACCTAAGTCTATAGAAAAAGACTTATTATATTTCACAGATCTACTTAAAGAGTATGTGTATTACGGATATATGTATATAGACCGTATTATACGTTGTGATAATATGATAAAGAAGTCTATAGCGGTATCAGATACAGATTCTTGTATTATCACTCTTGATCCTTGGTATAGATTTGTATTAAAGCTTATCGAGAATGAGGATATTGGGATAAGCAAAATTGATCCATTATCTGCATTGTATTTTATGGATATAGATGAATTTGGAGATTTGAAAGATTTGAGTCAAATATCTCCAATATATTTCGAAGAGCCAGAAGAAGATTATGACTTTGCTAACGATGAAATTGTCGAGATAAAGAAAGTTACTAATCCGATAATATGGTTGAAGTCTGATTACGTAAGATATAGTATAATAAATATTATGGCTTATGTATTGGATAGAATTATGAATGAGTATATGATAAAGGTAACAAAAAATCAGCATTCATATTCTGAGCTTAGAAAATGTGCTATGTATATGAAGACAGAGTTCATTATGACAAGACTTCTTATAACAGCAGCCAAGAAGAATTATGCTTCTCTTATGACTATGCAGGAAGGTAAATTCATTCCTGAAGGAGAACAGCTTGATATTAAAGGTATTGAGTGTCTAACTAAATCTGGTACAGCTAAATCTACAAGAAAAGCATTGAAGAAGATATTACTGGAAGATGTATTTATGACTCCTGCAATCAATCAATGGAAGATTGTAAAAGATTTGGCTATATTCGAGAAGAAGATAATGAATTCTATTCGTTCAGGTAGTAGAGAGTATTATAAACCTGCTACTATAAAAGCATTAAGATCATACGCTGATCCTATGAGAATTCAAGGTGTAAAAGCTGCTACTGTATGGAATGCTATGAGAGATTCTAATCTACCGGCTATAGATCTAGACCAACGTAATGCCGTATCTATTGCTAAAGTTATTATAGATAGAGGATCTATAGAGAAGATAAAAGACGAATATCCATATCAGTATCAACAAGCATTGAAATTGCTTGATGCTACTATAGATGATGGCGGTAAACAGAAGAAGATTTATGACGAAAGAATAGAAGCTATATCTATACCACTTGATATTCCTACACCTAAATGGTTGATGGAACTTATCGATTACAATACTATTATCAATGATAATATGGGTGGATTCCCATATAATTCAACAGGTATAGTAAAGATGTCTGATAATACAAATTTTAGCAATATAATACAGCTATGACATCTAATTAAAATTCAATAAAAATATATATTATAATAATAAGGAGGTAGAATATGGAATCTAATGAGCCAATCAGATCACTTTGTGAACAGGGAGATATGGGACTTTATGGAACACCACTGTCAGAAGCAGATCAGAAAGCATATCTTGAACAGCTGAAGAAGAAACAGCAGCAGGAGTCAGAAGATAATAAGTAAAAATAGTAGGCTGGATGTTTTAATCCAGCCTATTTTATATTGTTTCTAAAGGAGGATTATATGGATGACGACAAAATAGTTGATATTAATAAGGCAGTATTCAAATTACATGAGAATGATGGTGATAATTGGGATGAGCTGAATGTCGATGTATTACCTATGGATGATTTGGATTATGATTTTATAGAAGAATCTAATATGGATTCTTATATTAAAATTACAGAAGATGGCGAAGAGGTTGTTTGTAGAGATCACTTCTACTATCTTGCAATAACAAAATATTTAAAGAATAGAATCTATAAAAACATCGGTACAATAAAAACATACAGAATTATAATTGCTGTATTAATAATACTATTGGTAATGATAGGATCATTATTGATGTCAGAAATAAGACTTAATGATAGATTAACAAGTCTAAATTCAGAACTAATGACTGATCATCTAGAAGATAATAGTACTATTCAATAATATACTTTGACATTATTAGTAGGAGGTAATAACTATGAATATGGATATAAGCAAAGAAACGGTAGCAATTTTAAATAAGAATAGAAAAGGAGTAAAGACTATGAATTTTCAGTTTATAGGTATAGGTGCAGGTGGTAATAAAGCAGTTCTCAATCTTATCAATGATGGTATTTGTGACGAGATGGATGCTATTCTGGTAAACTCTACAGATAAAGATATTCCTAAGGAGTTTAATGGTGACGTTGTTATTCTATCTCCTGATAATGCTGGTTGTGGAAAAGAGAGAAAAATCGCTAAAGATTTAGCAGTAAGTTCTATGAAAGCCGGTCAGTTTGATAGACTTCTTAGAGCTGATACTGATTCTGTTCTTATTGTTACCTCTGTTGAGGGCGGAACTGGTTCAGGCTCAACTCCAATAATCGCTAAGTATATTAATAAAGTACTTGGCAAGATAGTACACATTGTAGCCTTTACCGGTTTTGAGGAAGATGTACGTGGTATAGAGAATACTGTAGAATTCTTCCAGGAAATCGACTTTGAAGCAGATGTAATGGTTATCAGAAACTCTGCATTCTTAGAGGATACTAATGGTAATAAATTAAGGGCAGAAGAACTTGCTGATAAAGAGTTATCTAAGAGACTCAGAGTTATGCTTGGTTTAGATTTGGTTGATTCAACTCAGATCATAGATGATACTGATTTGTATAAGCTTGTATCTACTACAGGTTATAAGACTATAGAGAAGATAGAGTTTACCAAGAATCTTATGAATGTAGATGAGTTTAATACTCTCTGCAAGAAGATGATTTATACTTCTAAGTCTATAAAGTCTTTAGACCCAGGTGAAATGAGGCTAGGTGTTATACTGAATATCAGGCAGGAATCAGAAGATGCTATTGATCATTCTTTTAATGTAATTAAAGAGGAATATGGTAATCCATATGAGCTGTTTACACATATCCAGTATGATTCAAAGCAGCCTCAGTATATTGCATTTATATCATCTGGTATGAAGATGCCGGTAGATGAGGTTAAAGCTATCTATGATAGATATCTTGAGGAGACATCCAAAGTAGATAAAGCTAATGACGAGTTCTTCAATACAGTAAAAGGCTTAAATATCAAAGAAGAAGACTCTATGTTTAATATGGTAAATAGAAATAGAAACAATACTTCTAAGGACGACTTCTTTGATAGTTTATAAAGGAGGTATACAATGGGATTATTTAAATCCTTAGAAAATTTATCAGATAATGATCAGGTACTAAATGTAAGATTTAGTACTATTGAGCTGAATTACAATACCGTTCTGGAAAATATTAAGAATGGTACTTTTAGTAATTCTAAAATTCAGCAGATGATTGCTAATAATTTATCTGTATATCTTGATTACGATAATTTCAATAATATATCTACAAGAAAAGTATTTCAAGAGTTATGGACAAATACAAGATTCTTAAGAAACTTCTTAGCGGTTATCACAGAATATCCTGATAACGAAAATATTCTTAAGTATATAAAGAAAAATTATACTATAACTATCAACAGAATTACTTATGACTATTATGCCGCAGCCCCAGATGATAATCGTCTGAAAGATAGTGAAGTATGTGATCTGTTGCTTAAAATAGCAGAGAAAGTAGATTTCGAATATATTAAACCATTAACGAGTATAATGGACGAGACTACTGCTAAGTTTATGTCACTATTCAATTTCAGTTCTAATGATACAGAGACTTGTGTTGAAAGATTGAATAGTTTGATAATAAAGGCTGGATATGACTTTGCCGTAAAGGACATTGTGTATATATACAGCAGGTTCTATGCAGACAGCTTTTCTGCACTATTCAACTACACAATGACCTCTATTCTGGCAGACTTACAACCTATAGAACAGCATAATTCAGATAGAATCAATTTAGCATTAGTAAATATTCTAAATAATATGACTAATTCAGATATATACAAAATTCTATCTCAATTCAGTTCTTACTTAATGCTTATGCAGAAAGCATCTGTAAGATTTAGTCTACGTGGATTATCTGGTGATTATTCCAGAATCAATGAGGTTGTTCAGTTATTGTTAGACGAAGGTGTATATTTACCATAAATAAAATCTGGGTGGATTATAAGTCCACCCAGTATATTTTTTTATTTTGTAGCTTTACAAATTATAAGAGTAATATAAAGTGTAACAGATCTTCTATAAGATGCATCAGTAGCAGGTCTCTTTCTTCTACGTCTATAATTTACAGAATTATCTGTAAGCCATTTTATAATTATATCCTGCAGCTCTATAATATATTTATCTTTTGTATTTGGTTTTGGTTTTATACTATGAGCAATAAAGTCTACAGAACCAACAGATTTATCCGGATAATATCTCATAAAGTCACAAATAAGAATATTTACAACTCGATATATCTCGTTGATATTTGACTTATTACCACATATAGCTTCCATTATAGCTTTAATCTCTGTAGCAGATACATTATCATCTTTACATTTCTGACAGATCTCAAGACTAACAGCATGTGTCATGATATAACTTACAGTTGCTTCTGTATATCTTGTAGCCCTTAACGAATCATTATCTGTTAATCTGAATTCTTCTTGAGTTTCATTCTGTGTCTCATAGTTAAGATATAGTTTTTCTTCATATGCTTTATTATACTGCTTAGCAATATTCATAAGAAAAGATTTAACTCTATCTCTTAACTGTTGTATCATCTTTCCTATCTCTTCGTCTGTTTGTTTACCTTTTAGATCTGACTTATAGAAATTAATCCATGTCTGTACCAAAGCTTGTACAGCAGCAAACATAGTTCCTTTCTCTTTAAGTATAAACTTATTGGTCAGCATATTATTTACAACGTATTCCATAACAGCTCTATATTTTGAAGGTGGTGCTTTAGGGAATGCAACTCCAGCAAATATAGATGCATAGAACTTACCAGAGAAAGCAAGATATACTCCCATCATTTCAGCATCTTTATCTTTACCCTGTATAAGATAATACTTCATAATACATATACTAACCAATACATATGGTTCTTTTGCAGCTTGTGGATTATATGGTATATCCCAATAGAAACAATCCTTCATAATATCACAAACTTGCTCTTCAGTTATTCCTACAGCTTTTAATAAATTATCTATATCTGTTTTTGTATATAGAATATTATCAAAAGGTGCTATGTCATATATCTGTTCGCTATTCTCCTGAAAGAATTTCTGTACAGCTTGTTTTACTTTATTAGAATTTGTAGCCATTGATTTTGCAACTAATGGATACAATTTATCCACTATAACTGTGGTATTGCCATTATACTTAGTAGCCATCAGGTTCCTCCTTTTATATAATGCTTAAATTAATTAAATGTAAATCTTATAACTATAGAATAAAAATTGTGGCCGAAAAAATATTTAACGGTACGGTACAAAAATACTCGGATGAATCACTTGCCAGATTCTTTCGATATCTCTTTTCTTTGGTTGCTTATAGTTACATTCTGTAAACATCATATGTTGTTGTGACATAAAATGAAGTAAACTCCTGCGGCCACAAATTTTTTAAAAAATCCCAGTAGGTTACAAGGCCTACTGGGATTTTTACATCTTTATAATTGACAACCTTTGAAGGAGGATAAATAAAATGGGACGTTATACAGAACAAGATGTAATAGCATATAGACAATACATCCAGGACGTTTTGGATTTAAATAGTTATATCAGCGGAAAGCTAGAAATATATGATAAAGCATCAGTAGATATCAATGCTGAACTATCTAAGATATGTAAAGCTAAAGCTTCTAAAGATGACATTAAAAATGGAATGTCTACTATAAATAAGATATGGGACGAGTCTAATAGCAAAGTAAAAGTTATGCTTTTCAATAAACCAGTTAATGCTGGTTCTGCTGTAGATCATCTCGTAGATACTAAAAAGCTTATTGGTAAATGCGATATGGTTAAAGATGACGAGAATACTTTATATAAAGCATTAGCTGCATATGTAAAAGATCTTAATAAGATTAAGGCTAAATGGGTTGAAGGTGGTTCTGAACGTAAGAAGATGATGGCTTCTTATAACTTCATTCAGGAAAATAATAGAGATCTTTTCCCTTATTTCAGAAAACTTGATTATATATCAGATATAACTATCGGAGAGTCTATTAGACTTATAAAAGATGACGAATTGGTTATGAAGAAATTATAAAATATACCCAGCAGGAATTTAATCCTGCTGGTGTTTTAATCAAATTTACAAATCTCTAATATGCACTTATTAAACTCGTCGTAATCTGTTGATTCATTTATATACTTCTTATAGTATTTATAGAATCCATTACTAGGAGATACCTTCGGATGCATATCATATTCTTTTATCTTTTTGATAATATTTTTTGCTAATTCAGGTTGGTATTTCTTTTCACACTTATCGAAATAAGTTATAGCAGATGATACATGCTGCTTATCAGTTAAAGGATATTTACGAAGTTCAGGAACTCCATAATCAGAATCTTTTAATTCTTTTCTATCTTTACTAGATAAAGCTTTTTCCTGAATTGATTCAAGAATTTCTTTATAGATTCCCATTTTATTTCTCCTTTAATATATTAGAGCTAGAGAATTAACTCTAGCCCTAATATAATGCTTTTATTCAAGTTCACTAAGAGCTTTCTGAATATACTCCTCGTTTACAGTTTCAAGCTGAATTGTATTGGTAAACTCAAGCATACCATACATACATTTAGCTGTATCGATAATCTTAAGAGTATCAAGCTCACCATCCTCATTTACATACTGTGTCTTAAGATTAGGATCTTTTACAATGGTATTCATAATAGAATGAACCATGGTCTCAAATACAGAATGAGAACGATTATTGTAAACAGCATTTACTTTTCTCTTACCAAGAGTAGCTGTTTCCTGAGCAATCTCTTCTTTCTGATCTTCCGGAGTTGTATTGTCTGCTTTTATCGATGCGATACGATCGTTAATATCGTTTACAATATTCTCGATCTTCTCTTTATCTTCAGCATTCTTCTTGATAAATTCCTGCTCGGCGTCAGCAATACGATCAGAAATAATCTTTACCGCATTCTGTACGTCGTCTTCTTTATCAAGCTTATCCATCATCTTCTCTTTTGGCTCATCCGGAACATTCTCTGCTTCTGCATCATTATCATCTGTTGTCTCTTCTGCTTCTTCCTCAGCTTCTTCTACTGCTTCGTAAAGAGTATTGAGAAGATATGTCTTACCCTTCATATTAGCAAGAATATTTTCGCTTCCTCTTTCAGAAACAAAATTCTCGATAAGAGATTCTGCCAGTACATAATTATGCTTTGAAAGAGATGTACATTCTTCAAGAGCTGCAATATAGATTCCCTTCAGAGCAGTTTCAAGCATTTCTTTCTGGATAACTTCTCTGTGTTTACGTCTGATATTGATACGATTGATTCTAGCTTCTCTTAGCTCTTCGATTTCTTCTCTCTGCTCTTCGAGAGCTTTCTCATATCTCTCAGTTTTAGCTTCAAGTCTTTTATTTTTACTCTCTTCCAGATTTCGAAGCTGTATGCTTCTCTCCAAAAGTTCATGATATTTCGCCATTATAATTCCTCCTTACAGCATCTTTATGTCCTATCAAGTTCAATATCAATGCATGGCTCTAACGTCTCTCCATCAGAAAGTAATCTGTTTCGTACATTGATAAGTTCTGGTACTAAATTAGGATCTGTTACTTCTTTAAGTAAAAGATGATTTACACCCCATTCATTTCCATTAAAGTTTTTGAACTCAATATAGATAATAAGCCCTTTGAATTCTTCTTTAATATCATGTAAAAGATTAGGTATATGTAAATCAGCACCTGTATTATTAAGATTTTCGATATAATCTTTGATATATCTGATAACGTCAGTTTTAGTATAAGTATCGTTAGAATTTGCAAGTTTCATTCTAAACTGCCATGAAGTGTCCACATGATCCAGATCTTTAGCATCTGTAATAGTTGTAGTAGATCCAGCAGCATAACACAAACTTGGTCCGTATGTATTATAAGTCTTGAAATCTATCTGCATATTATCTTCCAATACACTTGTACAATGATCTATATAAGATTTCTGTTCAGATAAAGCTTTTGCTAAATAAATAGCATGTGATTCAGATGTGAGATAATGACAACCAACCATAGGTACAGACCTAATATAATAGTGGTCAAATTCTCCATCTTCTGTAGATATAGCTTTTATCTTCGTATTCATAACGTCAGTATAGTTTTCAAATAATGTAATGCCATTATTTGTCTTATATGTATTGACAAGAGTAAACTTATTCTCTCCATCTTCATCTATAACAGATGCTGGAATATAATCTGTACACTGACTCTTTCCATAACCTCCAACAGGATCATCTTCTTCTGTAAATCTTGCAAGTATAAATATATCAGCATCAATAGATTCTTTAAATAATCCATCGTTTACACCTGTACTATTAGGAACTCCGAGACTTAACAGATTAAGTTCATTATCTACAGTAAACTTATTATCAGTTTCAAGTTCTATAGTCCAACTAGTTTTATAAGTTTCCTGATCCCATCCAGATAATTTAGCTTCAACCCATCTGTATGGTTGAGAATCTTTATATAATAGCATAAAGACTTTCATATTATTTTTGATAATTGTAACTTCTCCTGTGGTTTGATCTTTCTCTGATACTATAAGACCATAATCATCCATAGTAGACTGAAGTATATCAAATGTAATATAATATACTTTATTATTGGATAATAGATTTCTAGCTACATGCATCTTATTTGCTACAAATCCAAGATTTACTTTCTCATTTGCATATTGATAACTCAAATAATCATCTAAATTAACTTGAGCGCTAAAATAGCTACAATACAGAGGATCTGTATTTATAATCATATTATGTATTAGAGAATAATAGAATCTTGTATTGTTAAAATAAGCATCTGTAAAATACTCTGGTATTTGATTTGGAGCTATATGCTCTCCGATACCGACATTTTTATCCAATACAAAAGTTGTACCAGCTGGAATTATATATCTTGTATCATCTACTTTAGTTACATAAGAAGTATCCTTTATGTCTATATTCAGATGAATAGAATTGGTTGGTATTATATTATTCATACTGTCTTTCAATACAGTATAAGTATACCATATTCTTCTAAGCTGATTATCAACTTTCTTCTGTGGATGGAGTTTATGCTTACTATCAGATATGAGATTGAAATAGTTTATCAAATCCTGTTCTGTTGTAATGTATCCTCTTGATAAAGCCATCTTTGGTAGCAAACTCTGAAGGTCTTCTTTAGACTTTCTATCACTACCATGCTCAGAATCAGTTGCACAGTTTACGATACAAGTAATCTTCTTATAGTTATAAATAGAAGACTCAAAATCTACATAGAAACCAGTTTCATCTTCTGTATTTTGATATGAGAAGTTTCCTTCTGATCCTACAGTTGTATATGCTACTACCTTTATATCAGAATTAAATCCTGGTATATAGTTTGTACGATCAAATTGTATTCTTATAGTATCATCTGCGGTATATAAATACCAGCAATAATTCTCAGCATCAGGTTCTACAATAGAACCATACATATACGGAGTAAGACGTTTTGTTACCCCATTCTCTGTAACGTATACTACAAAGTCTGCTAACTGATTAGAGAAATTAAATGTATAAGATTTATTCTCTATAATAGTATTTGTAAGAATTGTATCAGATGATATTTCTATACTACACTGTCTTACTGTAGGTTGTAAGAATACATATCTTGTATTATTGAAATTTACTACAAATGGCTGTAATAAATAAGCATTTGTGAGATCAGATATCGGATTCAAATCATTTGGATCCATATTATAACGAGCATTATAAGTATAAACCTTATTTCCTTGATTGTCATATCTATTATGCCAAGATCTTGTAAGTATAATGTCATAATCCAAATGGAATTCATAATTTCCTATAAATATAGGACAAGTCTTATCAAAGACAAATTGTTCTGTACCTGTTGATTCAGCTACAACTGTAGCGTATTTATCAATATCATCTACTTTGATAGCCAAGTTTATAACAACAGATGCCGGTACTGCATTAATATTTTCTATATTATGATATGCAGCATGAGTTATAAGATTCTTTGTTAATCTAGCTCTGCTAGGAAACATTTCGTTTCCTAAGATATATGTCTGCTGAGAAGCCATCTGAATCTTCTTAGCTGATATATCACCTAATACACCAAATATACCAATGGAAAGGGTTTCTTCGTCTTGGTCATTGATGTATCGAGCTTTAGTTTCATTTATCATTTTCAGAATTTCATAAACATCTGAACTCGGATACCAATTTTTATCTGTGGTGCTCAAATCAAACTATCTCCTTTCCATTTTAATTTATAGACATATCCACCTGGAGCATGTAAGTTTCGTACTCTGAATATTCTAGCTGCTTTAGCAGGTCTTGTATCTGGTACATCTAGAGAAGTATTATGGACATTTAATTCAAATTTAGAATTAAACCATTGCTCCTTATAGAAGTCGTTAAATTCTGCCAATAGATATGGTTTCATATCGTCATAAAAAGCAGCACCAAATTCAATGGAATATGATAATCCATTGGAGAAATCGGTGTTTGAAAATACATCTCTAGGAAGATTCTTTGATTTTACCCCAAAGTATTTACCATAATACAGAATAGTTTCATTATCTTCAGCAACTAAGAATTTGTAGATAGAATATTGATCATATAAAGATCTATCTTTTTTATACTTTTCTAATGGTGGTAAATGTCCATGGTGTTTTATAGTTTCATAATCTTCATAAGCTTTGAAGAAATGAAATACAGGAAGATACTTGGTATCTCTGAATTCAAGAGAGAATGTCGGATTGTTATCCGACGCTTCTGAAGAACCTCTGTACGTATAAGATACTCCATACATATTTGCCGGTGTATCTATCATTTCTGCTTCTGAAGCTGGTACATCCAAATTACTTATTACAGTATTACCTAATAGGTTATTGAAAACATTATTTCTATCAAGACTTAACTCCAACTGTTTTATAACTTCTGGATGCATAACAGATAATTCAGTCCAATAAGATTTGGTTCTCAAATATGGCGATAGCTCGCCGTTAATATTCATAATATTTAAGTCTGGTTTTGTAAAGAATAAATATTCTCTTACTGTGGAAACCGTATCATATGGGTTTATCCAACCAAACCTAAATCGTTGAGAAAAAGGATCGAGTTCGTCTCTGTCGAATAGATTAGAGGCATGTCTAGCTGTTCTTACAAAATCTACATTTGGTATAGAAATATCAACTCTAGATTCTCCGTTACTACCTTTAGTAACAGAAAAAGCATCTGCTGTAACAGTACGAATCCGTTCACTAGTATTATCATCGTCCATAGCACCTTGAGATACATTTGTGGTTGCTATAGCACGTTGATCGTTAGTTTCAGCTTGCTGTTGTGCTTGTCTATTCCTTGCATTTTCTCTAGCTTTTTGTTCTTCTTTAACCTGTTGCATAAATGACTTATTTGCATCTATTGCATCAGAGTTATTGTTTTTACTTCTACCAGTGAGATTTACAACTCTTACACCACTACCATCTAACGAATTTACTTTTGCCACGCGCTCTACCTCCTTTCTTTAGCTTAAATTATAAGAATGTTCTGGCTATAGGTATATATCAAACTCTATTTAAATTATATACTATATATTTGTAATTGATAAGGGAAGACCTGAAGAAAGGGTCTTTTCCATATTCTGATTTCATAGAAATCAAACCCCTTCAAAGATCTGTTATACGCTATTTGTATTACATTTGAATTTATTAAGGAGGACTTGATTTATTTATGGAATTATATGGAGAAGAGATTTCAGATTTTGACTTACACCAGCTATTGCTTCGTGCTGATAGGAACGAAACTAGAAATATCTTAAGTGCTATTTCTGCAACCAAAAAGTACGAAGCAATAGAACGTATTAGAAAGGAGGACGACCCATATAAAAGATTTATTATGAAGTCTATGTTTGACGATGGTATTTATGATTATAGCGTTTTATACGGACCTGACTACAAATAAGTTTTCATAATGAAATTGTAATTTAGAAAAGACCTTTTCTTTTTTTTTTTTCTTTAACGTATTTACAAGCTCAACTTCTATATAAATCAATAAAATATAAGGAGGATTATACAATGCCTTACGTACATGAAGTCACAAGTGACATTCTAAATCTTGTAAAGATGGCAGGATCATTTGCTGACAAAATTGATACAGCAGCTAATGGTGGATATAATAATTCTCGTAATAGTACAGGTCTTAATTCGACATCTATTATGAGAGCATCAAAAGATCTCGTAATGTCTTTTCCGGTTCTTTGTGATAATACAGTTTCTCCGTCTACAGCTATAATGGTTACAAAGGCTATAGAGAGAATGTGTGTTGCTCAGTTGCAGCTTTTATTCTCTTCTGCTTATGTAAAGGGAAATGACGGTAGAGAAGTTCTTAGGCAGTGGCATAAGAATATGAATCAGGATATGGGTATAGATGATTTCTTGGCTATATCCGATTCTATTACTGGTACACCTGCTAGTTATGGTGGTGGATGGAATAAGGGAATGTTTGAGGCTTCTTTGGAAAGAATTGCTGAAGACATGAAGAACCAGTTCTTATCAGAAATGGTATTCTATCCTGAGACAAGCTTCTCTGAGTCTGCTATTATGGATTATACAGTAGACGATAGATTTGGAGAGAATACAGTCGTAAAGACTCCGACCAGATATATCAGAGAAGATATACAGGATAATATCGACGATGTTTTGGATAAAGTGGATTTTGCAAATAAATCTGCTAGCAACAGAATTAATGCCGGTAAGCTTGGCGTTGATATGTATAACGCAAAAGAAACAAATCGTCATAATAAGAAAATGGAGAAGGATGCTGACGAAAAGCGTAAAGAAACTGAGAGACATAATAGAGAAGCTGAAGCTGATGCAGCTGCTAAGAGAGCAATGGATATGCAGAGGTATGCTTTAGATAGACGAGCAGATGATAGGGCTGAAAGGCAGTATGATCTTGCTAGATCTAAAGCAAACGTTGATTATTTCAAAGCCCAGCTTCTTGATAGTGATGTAAAGAAAGCAAATGAACTTGTTCCTTCTCTTATGATTATCAGATACAACGTTGTCGATGCAAATAATCCTCAGAACCATAATGTAGTTCAGGAATTTATTGCTGGTGTAAAGGCAAGATTAATTTCTTGTAGCGCTAGAGAAATTCAGGATAATATTACATCGGTTACTTCTAATAGAGTAAGTCTTGTAAACCTTATTAGAGCTACTACTAAGGAAATATCTTTTGCTAAGGATTTCGTTGCAGCTATAGATCAGGCTAAGATTGATGCTAAGCAGAGTTCTAGATTGTCTAAGACATCACCTATTTGGAGAAGTCTACAGGCTAGAGCTACTAAGTCTGGATTAAATAGACTTAGAAAGAATAAAGCTAATGATGCTTCTGCTATAACTTCTCTTATTATTTCTATGGAACTTTCTAACGTTATCAAGAATGATAAGAATATTGATTTATCAAACCCTAAGGTTGCAGCTTTCATAATGGAATCTTATAATCTTATGGCTTTGGTTGTTGTAGATGAGCAGACAGAAACAGCTCACTTCTTACTTGATGGAGAAAAATATTATCAGGATTATACTTTTGGTGCTCTTGAGAGAGAAACCGGAGATGGTTCTTATAAGAAGATTATCAATCTGATTTCTAAGATTAATAGGGGGTAATGCGATATGGTAACCGATTTTGAAATGGTTGTTAGAGAGCATCTCGACTATAACGATCCTGAAAACGTTCGTATCGTAGCTCGTATAGTTAGAGAAGCAGATACAAATGCAGAGAACAGAATGCTTGAAGCGGTAACAAAGAAATTATACGATCATATTCAGGCTAAAGCCGATAAGATCGATTTTTCTTCTATTGCCAAATCAAGAGGTGATATTACAAAGATTCAGAACTATGAGTCTCTTGTAGACTGTGCTGCTACTATAAGAGAGTTTATGGTTCAGTATAGAGCACCTTTAAATTCAATAGATGCTATTGATGGTGCTTTAGCAAATCTCAGATCAAGAAAAGCTATGTTTATGAAAGCTTTTGCTGTTGGTTCTCCTATAGGAACTATGACTTATAATTCTATGGGACTTGGAATTGTATACGCAATTTCATTTATGATTGCTACATGTGTAGAGTATATCAAAGATCCTAGAACAAATGGTTTTACAGTTGCCATCAATAACGTAGCTGTTCGTAATACAGATAAACATCTTATGTTTAATTCTCTTAGAGACTTTAATAAGTCTTGCCTTAGTGGAGAATTTGATCAGGCTATGGGTGTTGCTCTTAAGCAGGCTAGAGTAAGAAGAGAAGCTGCTGATTTAAATATTTCAGCTGATCTTGCTACAGATACCTCTATGGATCCATCTGCTTATTATACAACAGATACAACTGTACTTCACGATGAAGGAGACGACAAAGACGACAGAATGGATTGGGATGTCCATCAGGAGAGTATTGCTCTTGTTGGATACATTGTTGTAAGAGCATTCATTTTCATTGCTAAACTTCTTATCCCATTGATAAGAAACGTTGTATATCTGTGGTATCATACTAAGCAGACTATATCTGATTTCTTTGCTCAGCAGGCACAGCTTCTCGAGATGAATGCTTATCAGTTACAATATAACAATCAGCTCGATGAAGAAGAAAAGAAGAGAATCTTTGAAAAGCAGATGGCTATAGCTCAGAGATGGAAGATGTATGCCAGAAAGTTTGACGTAGATTACAATTCTGCAAGTAGAGCTGCTGAAGCAGATGCGGCTGCAGATGATGCTGAATCTTCAAGTTCAGAGGATTCTGGATATAACGATAACGACGAGGGAGAGTACTATCCTTCTGATGGTGGAATTTTTTAATTCTAACAAATAAGTAATATATAAAGATACCATTGATACTATTACAATGGTTGCAAAACCAAATAATAAACTATTAAGAAAATTTAAGGAGGAATATATATGGAATTCGTAAACGAATTGGCTAATGTAAAGCCTGCTAATGTGATTCCTGATTTCGTTACTACAGTAGATGAGGCTTCTCTCTATGTTGCAGAAGGCGTTGAGAGAAACTTTGCTGATCTTGAGAGAAGAATTGATCTTGCAGAGACAAATTACTTCAAGAGAACCGGTCGTTCAATCGTATATGAGGGCGTTGATCTTAAGGCCATCAAGAATGCGATCATCGATAAGCTTAAGAAGCTTTGGGCTATGATCAAGAAGGCTTTCGAGTTCGTATTCAACAAGATTAAGGAGCTTATCAATAAGGTAACTTCTAAGTTCCAGAGCAAGGATGATATTGCTAAGAGACTTAAGAATGCTGATCCGGATAGAGTTCTTGGTAAGGTTCACAAGTTCCTTGGACTTGAAGATCTTCTCAGCCGCAGTGGTTCTTACATGAAGGATATCCACCTTGAGGCATCTCATGCTAACTCATACTTCGTACAGCTTGCTGCAGCTAACAAGAAGGAGCAGAAGGCTCTTAATAAGGCATCTGGTACTATGGGTCTTGCTGCCGATAACGCTCTTGGAAAGATTCTTGTTGGTAAGGATTCTGCTACATCAGTAGATGCAATTATCAAGAAGGTTCAGGGTGAAGAGATCGAGCTTAAGGTAAGCGACGTTATCAGAAAGTTTGAGGTTATCTGGAAGAAGTCTGTAGACTACGGCTACAATGTAAAGAGAGCTAAGGGTCTCTATGACGATGAGAAGAAGATCGTATCTGATATGCAGGCTAAGGTTGCTGCAGCTAAGGATATCGATACATCTGCATTCACAAAGTATCTCGGCAGAATTTCTACAGCTATCACAGTTGTAACAAACGCTGCTACACGTTGCCTTGCTACAGAGCACAGAGAGCTTGTTGCTGTTCTTAATGCAGCTCGTTCAGTTAAGGAGATCAAGGCTGAAGGCAAGAAGGCTAAGAACGAGTCTTATGTAAATTCTGATCTTGACGTTCTCTTCGATTTTTAATTAATCGATAAGATTGTATAAGTGAATGATTAATAGAGGGAGGATCTAATTCCTCCCTCTGTTTTTTAATTTTAACCATTTTTATACAATCAATTAATTATATATTATTCGTACAGGAGGGAATATTAATGCTATATCGCAAAAGTGATCTTTTAGAAAATAATACAGATTATATTGGAAAAGATACAAGTGTATATGAAGCCTATGGTATTGATATATTTTTGAATGGGTTGGAATATGTATTAGAAGGAAATGAAAAAGTAGCACATGTATTTGAATCTGCGTATTCAAAAGCTATAAGTGCTTATGGTGGTTCTACTTCTTTTAGAGAAGCTTTTAATAATAACTTTGATTTGGTTAGCGTTATACAATCTATATTTGATGCTCATATAGATACAGTATCAAAAATATATCATGATGGTATGGATGCTACAACTAAAGCTCTAAAGTATATTCCATATCTAAAAAATTATAAGACAGCTATAAAAGATGAGAATGAAGATGTAGATATAAGTGCTATATCAAATAGAAAGTGGTACATGCTTAAACCTGAATTTGAGCATTATATCTACACCAATTTAGATGCACTTGTGCCACCTAGAGGTTCAGAATCAAAAATTAAAGAATATTTCGAGTGTATACAGGACGATGTTGATTCATCGCTGTCTGATGCAAATTCTATTGGTTCTATAGAAAATCTGAAGAGAATTAATAACAATGTATCTGGTATTAAAGCTGAACGATATTTGGATTCTATTAGAGCATTTTCTCTTGGTAAATATAATAAGATACGCAAAGAGGATTATGATACTGAGTTATTCAGATATTTTCATAATGATAGTACAGAACCTGATGGTAGTACTGTTACTCCAAAAGAGATAAAAGAATGCTATGATAGATATATGAATGGTAAATCCATTTTATCTAGAGAATCTAAAAATTTCAATAGAATGATATCTGATATCAATAGTACCAAATCTAAAATTATAACTATTGGAGAAAATACATTACGTTTAGCTAAAGATAGTAATCAGAAATACTTAATTGGAATTATCTTAAATTCTGCATGTGGTGTATGTCTTGATATGTGTGATATATATTCTTTATCGTATGCATATAAGTGGGACTCTATAAAGAATTCTTATGCAGATGATAGTAGAATTCTTCTTAGTGTTGTATATGACATATTGGAGAAGAGAAAGAAAGGAGAATTATAATGAAATATGATATAGACCATATGAAATATAAGAACTTTCTTGCTGAACAAGAGCTGAATAACAAGAAGTCTGTAAATAGAATGCGTTCTTTAACTGAAGGGGAAAAAGCTGTTGCCGTTAATGAAGCATTTGATGTTGCAGCATATCTTAATAAGGTAGTGGAGAATGTCCAAAAGGTATGGGATAAGATTAAAGAATCATCTAAGAAATTCATTTCTGATAAAGCAAATGACATTATTTCTGGCATTATCGATGAAACAAATAAAGATGCCACTGGAAATAAAAGACTATATATCACATTAAAAGAAAATGAGAAGTCTCCCAATTTTAAAAATCTTTATCAATTGGTAAATACACCACTAGCAGAGTTCCCAACAGATAAAGATAAAATGGCTAAATATAGTTCTCCATCAATCTTTATCGGTGATAATTATAAAGAATTATTTAGTGCTAATAACGGAGGATCAGAGAAATCTTCTTCTCAATTTGCAGAAGAGCTATGCTTTACAGTTGCAAAAGGTGGAGAGAAAATAGGATTCAATAAAGCTCCTGATGGAATGGCTTCTATTAAAGATTGTATAGACTATTTGCAGAATTATAACGATATTATAGCAACTCTTCAGAAGGATATAGATAAGATCAATACCAATACAAAACAGATAACAGATAAGATTAATGCAGCAAGAGCATCTGAGAATGCATCTTCTAAAGCTGTACAGAATGTAAATGGTTCATTCACTTATAATTCTTCTTATGGTTCTTTATTATTTGAAGCTCCTAATAAAAATCCTGCTGTTGTAAAAAGTTCAGATAGTCCTTTAAAACCAGAGAAATCTGCAGCACCAAATGCTGATAAATCTTCCGGTGGAGATAAAGAGTCTGGTAACAAAGTTAAATACAGCTATAGTGATGCTTTGGAAGATATGTGTAAAGTATATATGAAAGCTTCTGCAGAAATATTATCTATCAAATTTTCTAAAGTATACAAAGCCATGTTCCACTCAATCAAGTATTGTAAAAAATACAGAAATATGGTGGCTGGGAACAAATCTGGCAATCAAAAAGAAAAAGAGCAGATAGACACAAACAAAATTAAAAAGGTTAAATAATAAATATCCCAGTAGGAATTATATCCTACTGGGTATTTGTTTATCTCTTTTGTTTCTTTATATAAGCATCCATTTCTTCATTAAGACGTTTAGATACTTTCTCCATAGTCTCTCTATCAAGTTCATCTGATAGATACTTATTCCACCAGTTTTCTACAGCTTTATCTGTAAGAATAAGTTTACCAACTCTTGTAATATCATCTCTATTCTGTTTAAGCTGCTCTAAATCTTTCATTATAGCTTTTCTTAAAGCAGGACTCATATTCTTCTTCTTAAGCTCTTGTTCCAGAGTATAGATCTGATCTTCGATTCTAGCTATAAGAGAAGGATGTTCGTCATAGATATTTACCAGCATTCTACCAGGAATTCTCTCTAATGCAAGATAAGCGCTAAGTAATGGTATGCTATTGATAAATTTATCAACACCATAATCATTGTAGTACATCTTGGTTAAAGCTGATTGCTGTGCTGCACCATATCCATATACCGTAGGGAATTTATCAGCAGCCATTTCTCCAGTACGTTCGAAGAATTCTTTCTTCTTTTTCTGCTTAGCTTTTGCTATAGCAACTGCTGGTATTTGCATTAATGCTACAATTCCTCTAGGTATACCAAGCAATACCACATTAAGCAATTTAGATATAGAAGATAATACAACCTTTACATCCCAGTCGAATTTCTTCTTATTGAAATCATCTTTTCTTCTTCTTTCAGATGTAGGAGAAACTCTATCTTCTATATAAGCCCAGTTTGATACATATTTGAGAACTTCTGCTTTATACTCATACATAGTATTCAGTATACAATAAGCCATCATCTCGTCATATCTATTCAAGATATATGTATTATCATAAGCCTTCATAGCTGGATCAATGAAATCCTGGAAGTTATGACCAATTTCATGAAGCAATATTGCTACTAATTCCTCGGAAGATATAGATCTATCATTAAATAGACCTGTTGTGATACATACAACTACACAAAGTCCATTATTAGGTTTATATCTAAATCCATCTCTCTGTGTTGCTGATATACCATTGGCTCTGATAGATTGATCTATAGCTACATCAAGCATATATCCTACAGTAAAAGTCCAAGCATTTGGTGCTGGATATGGTTCAAGATGTAAACTGAATAGATCCATTCCAAACTGAGCTTCGAATAATGCATTTATATCCTGTACTAATGGTAATGTATCAAATACACCATACTGATCTTCTGTTATGGTATTTCTAAGCTCAGTAAATTTCTCTTCGATACTGATAAGATTCTGAGATTTGCCAAAGTATACTTCTCTAACTAAGAAAGTATGATCGTTTGGTACAACATCGTTGAATTCAAATATTATATTACCATCATCTGTATAAGATACAGCTCTAACTTCCTTTAGATCTTTTACTCTAGAATCTTTAGAAAGTTTATTTGCTAATAGATCTGTTGGTATAACCTTATCACAAATTATACCGCTGCTCTCATCTATAGATTTAAATATATTTACAGTAAACTGCTTATTTGTCAGATTATGAGAGAAGTACTCTAATTTAGGAATTTTGATATCACCATCGATATCTCCACTTTCTTTAAGAGCAGTCATTGCTGTATACATATCTTTGCGTACAACAATAGAGTGGTTTAATTTCTCAATCCAATCTTTTGTGATCTCTTGTAAAGAATCAGAAATTTTTGCTGCTTCTACCATATCCAAATCATTAGAAAGACATATAGAAGATTTAAATTCACGTAAGTCCACAGCTATCCCTCCTTATACGTTTGTAAAAATATCATTTAGATTTCCTTTATCAGCAGTAGATCCATACATCCCATATTCTTCGTCTTCGTAAATACCATTATATTCATTTTGGATAAATATACTATCAGGTAGTCTTACGGTTGACCTAGCAGGATCTTCTACAGTTGTATTATATTTTTTCTCATAAGCAGCTCTTGCAACTGGATTGGTCAACATTGCTTGAGTTCTCTGCTCATCTATTTCATATTGTACTTTATCAAATTCACTTGCTGTTTTATATCTGGAAGCATCTTTTATATATTCTCTCATTCTGCTATATTCAGAATTTTCTTCTACTTCAGCAGAATCCAAGTCTATTAATTCATAACCATTCTTCTCAAGTTGCTCAAGATCACCATCAATAACTTCTTCATCTTCGTCTGTCTTTATACTAAACTTACGTATACCAAATTCTCTTGACAAGAATGCAGCATTATCATATAGAGGTCTTAATGCATGTAGATATGAGAATACTTGGTCGTCATGTGCATCATTACTGTGTTCGATTTTACCATTAGGTTTCATAACCATAGTAGTTAATTCTGAATGCAATAATGGTGCTATAAATTTATCTTTATGGTATGCAATTCTATCAAACAGAATATCTATCATTCTATTACGAACGTCTTTTGTAGAATCTGTACCATATACTTTTACTAATCGTTTCTCTTTACCAAATCTATATCCATTAAAAGATTCCTCTATAACTTTTTCTTTTATTTCGTAATATAGATTTCTCTTTATAGAAGATTTAGTAAGTCTTGAAATTATCGGGTTTCCAAAGCCACCATTTCTCTCTATAATAATAACACCTTGAGGCATATATTCTGTTACCAACCTAAATAGCAAATCTGCTAAATCATCTGCAGGTATAAAGTTACAGTTGAATGTAGCACATACTCTTGTTGTTCTACTATCAACTACTGTAACAGCAGAACTATCATGATGGGTTGCACCAGAAGGGTCAACTCCAATCAAAGGTGGATAACGTAAATCTATATCCTCATAAATTTGGAATTGATATTGACCTGCTCTACCAAATAGAATTGTTCTAATTGGATCATGACAGAATTGTTTTATAATTTCCAAATCATCTATATTAAACGGACAATCATCTGATGCCTGAGCCCATTCAAGAAGAACTTCTCGTCTAATCTTAGGCCAATCGTTTTCAAGCTCTCTACACATAGCATTGAAGTAATCCATACCTTTACCCAATTGCTGATATGTAAATCGTACCAAGAAGAAAGATGATTTAGTATTAGCATTCTGTAACTCTTGGAATTTGGCTAAATCATAATCGTAATATCTTTCATCCCAAGGAGTAGCAGCATTTCTAATTTTATAAGCATATTTACCTTGATCTGTTGTAAGATCTCCAGGTGTTGTGGTTAATACGATACCATAAGGTGCATGGTTAAGTTTAGCCAATTCTTTTGCTGTTGAATATGCAGGAACAGCAGCACCATATGCTTCGTCATTAAATATCATCCATGCAAACTCATCCCAATACTGTAAAGGTACTGTAGCACCACGACCTAGATTACTAGCAGCTGCTCTAGATCTAGCTGATGCGAATGTGGTAATCTTGTTATTATTGAGAGGGTGTTGCATTGATACTATGGTATTAGGAACTTTAAGTTTCTTTCCATCCATACCTGTAGCAGAACTCATTTGCAGATATGATGGTAAAGCATCTCTTATTTCTCTAAGACGTTTTAAGTTTCCTTTAGAACCAGCATGGTCTTTATGCATAAACATAATTTCTGCATTAGAACTACCAAAATTGTATATCCATAAATATCGACATACAGATGTAGTTGTTTTACCAAACTGTCTTGGGAACTCTACAAACATATTACAGTTTAGAGTAAATAGATAATTCATTGCTAATGAACCTCTATCCAATCTATATTTAAAGAAACCACCAGATGCTGGTATACGTACAACTTCTCGTAAATAATACCAATAGTTTACCATACATTCTCGCAATACTTTTTGTTTCTGTATAGAAGTGAGTTGTGGATCATAAGGATCAACTCCGGCTAATGATGGATCGTATAGTGCTAGAAAGAAACTATTATTTGCAATACCTTTACGTTTCAGATAATAATGCATATCTAGAAACGATTTATTATTTGTCTCTAAGTGCAAATAGATAAGTTGTCTATTAGCTATAGATGTACCAGGCAAAACCGCCATATATTATTCAACTCCTTTCTGGGAGATATCCCATATTATATGAAAGTTCGCCAAATAAAATTACCGAGCTCACAATATTATAAAAAGGAGGTGCCGAATATGAAACAAATTATAATTTATATTATTGGTATCATGATCGTGTGTGTAATTGGTGGTTTTGTTGCTTTTGAGTTGAAGAAATCGAAAAATGGAGATGAGGAATTAAGGAAATTTCTTGATACTCTTAAAAACGAATTGGTAATGTGTATTGTAAATCAAATATCCAATATCAATTTAAATATATTCAAGAGCGAAGAATCAATGCTTGAATTTGAAGAGACTTTTCTTGGTGGTATTTATTCTTCTTCTCTAGAGATAATTACTAGAGAATTAGAGTCAAGAAAAACTCAAATGCCTATAACGTATTTGATCATAAAGCATACTCTTACAGAAGATAAGATTAAAGCTTATTTGAATACACTTATATCTGATGCAGATATACAGACAAAGATTTCTGAGTTATATAATACATTATTATCTAGCAAATATAAAGAGATAGAAGAAGCTGATCGTGAACTTGAAAAAGAGCAGGAAATGTATAATAATGGTTTAGATGATTCTCAGGAATCTGATATAGTTTTAAATACTGACATAGATCCAGAACGTGGGCTCGCTAAAGAGGAACAGATAATTCCTCAGACAGATGAGGGAACTATGTTTGTAGATACAGATATCGATGAAGAGGTATCTAACGCAGAGTATAGTAGTTATCTTGCCGTAGCAAATAAGGGATTATTTGATGTAAGCGAAGGAAAGAAACTACATAATGAGGCATTAAAGAAAGTGTGATAGTATGGAAGTAAAAGGATATACTGTTCCTAATGGCTATATGGGTTATTGTGAAGGGCAGTACAGATTATTCTCTACAGAAGAAGAGTATAGAGAGTATATATCAGAAATCACAGAAGAAGAAAATGACGACTGATAGAGGAGGGATAAAGATTCCCTCCTCTATTTTTATTATTAATATTTTACAATTTCTTTTACTGAGTAATAAAAAGTATTCCGGAGGGAACTCTATGAGCTACATTGGTAGAGAAGTCTCGTTTTCAGTTGACGGTCAACCTAAAGGAAAAATGAGGCCTAGGTTTAATGGTAAAACTGGTCATACCTATACACCAAAAGAAACTGTTAATTACGAGAATTATGTAAAAATATCTTATAGAATGGAACACCAGAATGAAAAGCTTGAAGGTCCTATAGAAGCAGAAATTACTGGGATATTTCCAATACCTAAATCTACAAGCAAAAAGAAATCACAAGCAATGCTTGACGGTGGGATCAAGTATACTAAAAAGATTGATTGTGATAATCTCGCAAAGAGTGTATTAGATGCATTAAATGGTATCGCATATGACGATGATGCACAAGTATACTCTCTAAAAGTCTGCAAGATATATGGAGAACAACCTAGAGTTGATATAACTCTAAGGGAGTCTATCAATGTTGAGCACAAAATTATAAAACCATTATATTTTTTCGAAGGGGTTTAAAATGTTTAAAAAAGAATGCTTTGAATTACAGAAAGTGCTAGTCTCACTTTATCAGAATAATATGGATATAAGGCGAGATAGAGATAGCTATTTTGCTACATATATGTGTGGTAAGTTTAAGACATATACATCTTATTTAACAAATACAAACTCTATCACAGTATCAGTTCCAAAAAAAGATGTAGAATCTGCAAATGTAATTATAGATTACTTTAAAACCACAAACGGTTGTTTTGTAGAGAGATTAGCAACTACATATAGAAATATATTCCACGAAGCCTTTAAGGAAAGAAATTGTAATATCAATTTCTTTGAATTAGGATATGAATGTGCAAATATAACAGATGTTACTGTTGGTTCATCTAATGATTATACAGTCATATTTAATTTCTATAATTAAACTACCATTACACTGGTAGTAAATGTATAAAAATACATTAAGTATAACAAAAATATAAGAAATAATTCTTAATATATAATATTTTGGAGGAAAGTATAATGGCACTTAATAATGCAGGAAATTACAACAATAGCAATGCTGGTGATGGAAGAAAGCAGTTGTATGATCAGACATACTATTCAAGAACTCGTTTCAAGAACCCAGCAGACAAACTCTCACTTGGTTTCCAGTTTACAAAGGGAATGCTTGTTGTTGATATTGCTAAGCAGAAAGATGGATCTGATTTTGGATATGAGTCTGTAGCTCAGATTTTCATTACTCATACCAAGGCAGCTCTTCTTCTTAACCGTATAGCTGAATTTGAAAAGTATATTGCTGATGGTGGCGATGATCCAAACGTTGGATTCTGTATCAATGCAGGTATGGGTGAGAATGTATCTGTTCTTATTCTTCATTTGTCACCGGATGGTAAGAGAAGAGTTATGGTTGGTAAGGTAGATCCATCAGGAGATTTCATTGCTGATAAGACAGCAGATTATGAGTTTGCTACAAATTATCAGTACGCTATAAAGTACAATAATATAGCAGAGAAGTCTGTAGAGAAAGAATATATCAATGATATTGAGTGGAAAGAGTTTGTTACAACCATTGAGGAATTCTCAAAGGCATCTAGCGGAGCATCAGCTTACTTTGTAGCAGATATGACAAGATTTGATCTTGCTAGAGTTCTCAATAAGATGAATCCTATCTATGAGAAACTTGGTATTGAGATCAGAGGTGGTTATAACGGAAATCGTAATAACAGCAATAACTTCTTTACCTCTATGAATGGTGGAAATCAGGGAACAAGTGAACACAAATCTATGGATAATGTCATAGATGAATTTCCCGACGATGACGAGGATTGATAAATGATTGATGGATATACCAGAAAATCCACCGAAGCAATTCAGCGTAACGAAGCAAATACAAATAATATTATGATGCCATTGATAGCTTTCAATGGCATCGTTGATATTGAGATAGGACTTATAAGATTAATTGCTAAAAAGTATCTAGATCCAAAAATGTTTGATATAGATTTTCTAGTCAATTCTTCTATAAGAGATCTAGTAAAGAAACTATATACTAGAGAAAACCCTAATCCTCTTACTGTTATAAGTAACGCTGAATTATCTGAACTAGATGAATTATATGACGATTTCATTACAAATTATTATGACGAGATTTTACAATGTGCTACAGAAACAGAATTGTTCTCTCAGATTCTAATTTGGAGAGAAATTGGAAATATACATTCTACAATTCTTTGTAGAAATGGTACAGAGGTGGATTTCTTAAAACGACATAAATTATTGTCAAAAATGCAAGCAGTTACAATATCAGATACCTGGCTTGATCTTTTTCCACAATATTATTTTAAATCTATAAATGATTCTTATATAGAAACAATCTCTAATAAAGATATAAAAGCTAAAACTGTTTATATAGCTAGATATCAATTTAATCTCTCAAAAGACGAAGAAGGTTCTAAAAACAATAAGAAAGAAACTATATTGTTTAACGACTATATTACTAGGATACTTGCTAATCCTGGTAATCAGTTTAGAACTTTCGATATTTATAATAGAAATAAACTATTTCAATTGGAGGAAAATCATGCCTAAAATCGAAGACTTTATAAAGAACAATCCTGTTGCTGATAAAGCACCTACAGTAACACCAAAACAAGCTGTTGCTCCCACATCTATCAAAGAGATGTGTATGACAAACGTTGTATCAGATGAAACTCTTAAAAAGGTTCAGCAGGATACTCTTCGTAAATTAAAAGATTTCTTATCTAAGACATATGGTCCTATGGGTTCATATACAAAGATCATATCCGGTACAAACAAAGAAACTATAGCTGCAGATTATTCTAAGGATGGTCTTAAAGTTCTTAAAAATATTCTTTTTGATCAGCCTATCGAGATGACTATTCAGTCAGAGCTTAGAGAAGTATGTGGATATGTAGATCATAAGGTTGGAGACGGCACTACATCTGCTGTTATCCTTTCTTCTCTTATCTATGATCAGCTTCTCAATATCATGGAGAAGAGACATACATTACCTAGACTTGTTGTAAGGGCGTTTGATAATGTATTAGCTAAGATGAAAGAGGTTATCGAAAGCAAAGCTAATCCATTAACAACCGAAGATATCTACGATATATGTATGGTATCTACAAATGGTAATGAGGAGGTATCAACTCAGATCAGCAATCTATACAAAGAATTTGGTATGGATCTTGATATCGAGCTGGATATTTCTAATGACCAGTATACAAAGGTAACAGATTATCATGGTCTTGTTATCAATGAAGGATACAGTAGTCCAGCAGCTGTCAATAATAAAGAAAAGGGTATTGTAGAAGTACATGATGCTCATGTATACTACTTTAAAGATCCTATTGATACACCGGAGCTTCTTTCTTATCTGGCTCGTATTATTGAGGATAATATTCTTATTCCTCATGAAGAAGGAGATGATACTGTACCAACAGTTATTATTGCTCCTATGATTGGTAGAGACAGTACCGGTATTCTTACAAAGCTTGATCAAATGCTGTATAGATACAATTCTGCTAATGATTATATGCATAAGCCACAGATTCTTATTTGTACTAACTTAGCTGGTACAGATGAAATTATTGCTAGCGATATTCAGCAGATTTGTAAATGTAAAGCTATCGGTAAGTTTATCACTTTCGAAGCACAAGATGATGCTAGAAAGAGAGGAGAAGCTGTATATATCGATAAAGAGACAGGAGAAACAAATATCCACGAATTCTGTGGTAGAGCAGAACTTGTATCTGCTGATCCGGAGAAGACAATATTTGTTAATCCGGCAGGCATGATGAACGGCGAAAGTATCAACCTTGATATCATATCTTATCTTGAAGCAGAGATAAAGAAACTCGAAGCTATTAACGAGGATAAGGTTAAGATTAGAATGAAGAAGAACGAGCTTAGAGCCTTACGTGGTAATATGATTACATATTACGTTGGTGGTATATCTGTAGCAGATCGTAATGCTCTTAAAGATCTTGTAGAGGATGCTGTTAAGAACTGTCGTTCAGCTTCTATTAATGGATGGGGAAGAGCAGCTAACTTTGAAGGATTTGAAGCTTCTTATGAGTTGATGGTAAATAACGAATATGCCGAGGGTTCTCTTGAATTAGATGTACTTGAAGGAATATTCCAGTCATATCTGAATGCTACAAAGATTCTTTACTCTACAATTCTTCTTGAGGACGATGCTATGAAAGCTGTTATTGATTCTATCAATACTGAGCATGCACCTTATAATGTAGCATCTCTTTACAATGGAGAGTGGGTAACAACTCCTAGAGTAATTACATCTATACGTACAGACATAGAGATCTTAAATGCTATTTCTAAGATCGTTACTCCAATGGTTACATCTAATCAGTGCTTGTTACAGGCTACAGCTTTAAATAAATACTAAACATTTCAATACTGGAGTATAGTGAATGCTATACTCCGGTATTTTGTAATTAGGAGGTAATATATTATGGCTGTTGAAAATCAATATGAAGATAAGAAAGCACCTATAACTTTAGAGCAGTATATAAATAATCCTGCCGGTAAAGGTTCTTCTACAGTTCCTTCTATAGTAAGAGAATCTATTATGAATTCTTATAAACGTAGATTCGATAATCTCTTGCTTAGAGAAAATGGAAAAATAAAATATTACCAATATAAGAACACTGAGAATAACATTTACTATACATTGGTAAAAGTACCTTCGGAAACTATACCTGATTTTTATTACGACGTAGTATTTAAGTTTTATACAGATGCTGGTGTATCTGATGGTGGAAGAGATCTTAAGAAGTACTATGTACAGTTCTTCTCAAATGATCCATCTTTTGTATATACATATGCTTATGTATTTATACAGAAAAATCTATTCTTAACTGAATTGAAATCTAAACTATCAATGCAAGTTGTTCGTGAAAAACCAACAGAAAGAAATCCAGATGAAGTTGTAAACTATGTAAAATCTTTAGTGTTCGCTTATCTCTTTTTAAACGAACGAGGCCTTTTAAATAAAGCAACGTTTGGTTCTGCTCAGGAATTCAATATTAATGAATTATTACGTTTAGTTGAGGATGCAGAAGACAAAATAGCAGACAGACAAAAAGAAGATAAGAAAGTAAATCATCGTAAGAAGATCGTTGTAAACGATAAAAATCTTGCGAATAAATTAAAAAGATTTGGTATAGGAAATAGCCCAATGTCTAGAGTTGTCTTTACGACAAAAAAGAGTGTAGGAGTAAAGAAAACAGACGCGGTAAATAGTATAAAAAACGTAAAAAAGACTAAAAGGCGCTAATAGCCTTTTCAAATATATACTATAGTAATGCAAACGAGAAGAATTAAGTTTCGACTTAAGTAGCGAGATTTGGTAAATGATTAGGAGACAATATTATGACAGACGTTATAATGTCTCTTTACCCCTTGTAAGAATTATATCATATTATCTAAGGGTAATTTGATTTTTTCTTTACTTTGTGGGGGTGTAGAGATGAACGTAAAAATACCAAAATTTGAACAATGGCAACCAGATAGTCCAGACGATGTGATTGTTACAACTCAAAAGAACGTAATAAGAATGCCTATCTGTAAGTTGCTGAATCTTCAATCTGAAACATTAGACATATTCATAGTTAAACCAAAGAAATGTTATAATTCAGATATATTACGAAACCATATATGTCATACAATCAACTTCTTTGAAAAGTATTATGATCCGGACAAAGAGTTGCTTATGACAATGGCTAAAATTAAATATCTGATTGATGTAAATAATACATATAGGAGGGATTCTTTCATAGACCATGTAAGAATCTATATATTAAATCCATCAATCAAAGCAAAAGTTGCAAAATTAGCTCAGGATAATTATAATATGGAGCTTAAATATAAGAATATTCATCCATCATTACAGTATAATGACCATCATGCTACAGTATTGATGGAAATGAGTATACTTATGAATTTTGTAATTCCTTTAATTACTCATTATGCACAGATACATAGAGTAGATCAAATAGATGATTTTATACTCGATGTTTTCGATTATATACTTACAGGATATCCAGATGTAGATATGTTTTCTAAGTTGATAGAAACTGCGACTACCAACGTAAAGAAATCAGAAAACAAAAATCCTATACTTTGGGGAAAGCAGGATATAAGAGGAAAAGATGCTATAACACATTCAAGAGATAGTGTTGATAATATCATTTTGAATATAATGCCAAAGTATAGTTTTGACCGCAATGTCATCGCACTTAATTATACCTCAATACAGAAAAATACTGGGTGTCAGGTGCTTGATATTTCTTATGAGTATTCATTTGTTTCATTGTCATCTTCCAAAAGGGAAGGGGAAGATGCAAGCTCCGAATATGATGCATATGAATCAGGAGTTATATTACAGAATGAGCAGTTAGCAATACAAGCTAAAGTTAATTGTAAGCTAACAATGCAAATGATTGAAAGACGGTATGGACCGTTTGATCAAAATGAAATCAACTTCTTTAAGGAACGATTAGCAAAAGAGAATGGAATCTCTATTAATCATTTCCAAAGAGATATAATATATCATATATTCTATAAAGCTTTTGGTGATGTTGTATCCCCTAAGTTTTTAGATAATCAGGATCAGTATATTAAACTTATGATAGCGGCAAAGAAGATATTATTACAGAATGGTATGATAGTGATGCCATATGTATTAACTTCTAAGGTTGAGAAATTAGTTACCAGAAAAACTATCAGTAAGAAAGAAGAGATGGAATTTACAACTCTTTCTACTTATCCTGAGTTATGTAATAAATATAAGAGTGAGAAAGTTATGATGTCTATTCTATCTGAAATTGCAACTGTAATCAGTAGTAATTTCAGAATCATAGATTATTATAATAAGAATATCGATAATAAGATTATAGATACAAATCCATCTATGGTAATGGCAGAAATGCAAAAGATGGCACTATTATATTAATAAGGAGTATATAGATCTGGGTTATAGACAAACCCAGATCTATTCGTTTAGAGTATGGGATTTGATCATTATTATTGTTATGAAGATAAATTTGGAAACCAAAAAGTAAGGGACGAAGTAATAGATAATCCGATATTGATAGATTATGAAACTTTTCAAGGATTTCTAAATGATTATCCTTGTAATGAGTTAGAAGCTATAAAACAGATATCGGAAGCAGAAGGTGTTTGTCTGGTATATCAATTAGGATTATTGACAATTTCAAATGGAGAAGAATCTGCATCTGTCAAAATAAATCAAGAAAGTAATTATAAGAGATATAGACGTTATCCATATAACGATCAATTATTACGAGAATTATTAGCTCGATATCCAGATAATTTAAAATTATGTCTATCGTATTTTAAATTATTTAGATTGGATGCATATCTAAACGATTTTATTTATGTATCACCTTATGGTGATATAGCAGCACATTATGAGGATTGATTATTATGGGTATGGTAGAGGATATAAAAGAATATTTGATAGCCTCTATTCCGGGGGCTAAATTAGTATCTGGAGGAAGAGTATTACAGTGTAGATGTAGAGAATGTCCAGATAGCTTAGACCCAACACATGCTCATATGGGGATAAATACTGGAGAAGACGGAGGACCAATTTGGTATAACTGTTTTAAGTGTGGTGCAAAAGGTATACTCAGTTATAAGAAATTAATTGAGTGGGGAATATATGATCCAGATATAGCAGATGAATTGACAAAGTATAATGCATCTGTTATGGGCAAGTCTATTAATTCTAAATATTTCTCTAGAACCAAGTATAATGTAAATAATACTTACGAAGAGCAATCTGATAGCTTTACTGCTAAAAGAGATTATATAAACAATAGACTTGGATTAAATTTATCTTTTAAAGATTTAAGAGATTTAAAAATAGTCTTAAATCTAAAATCATTCTTGATTGAAAACGGTATAAGAAAAATAACTAGAGATGAAAATATAATTAATGCATTGAACGATAACTTCTTGGGATTCTTATCTGTAGATAATGCTTATTTAAATATGAGAAGATTGATAAAAGAAGGTCATTTATATAAGTCTATAGATAAGAGATATATCAATTACGATATATTCGGTAAATTTGATAATTCTCAAAGATTTTATGTAGTTCCATCAGTTGTAGATTTATCTAAACCAGAACGTATAAAAGTACATATAGCAGAAGGTCCATTTGATATATTATCTATATATGAAAATATAAGACAAAAAGAAAATGGTATATATGCTAGTGTAGCTGGTGCTAATTATATGAATACTATATTGTATATCTTATTAGAATTAAGAATACCATATATAGAGCTTCATCTATATCCAGATAATGATAAACAAGGATCTGATCACCGTATAAAAGGAATAATAAATCAAATTATAGATCCAACTATACCGGTATACATCCACAGGAATATTTATCCAAATGAAAAAGACTTTGGTGTATTACCTGATCATATACATGAAAGTATAATAAGATATAGATAAAAAATAAAGGAGATGCTTAATTGCATCTCCTTTATTTTATTTTTTATCTTCACTTTTCTGTGCTAATAGATATGCAGATATTATAGAGAATTCTACATCGTGTTCCAGTTCAAGACTTTCCATAGAACGATTAAATCCCTCACATATATCCAATATCTTATCATTCTTTTTCCCGACATAACTTATCAGTTCAGATGATATCATATATTTTCCATTTTCATATATAGAATAGAATAGTGTAGGAGTACCAAATAAACTTACAATAAAAGATACCTCTTTTGAAGCATTATAAGTAATACCTATCACTTCTGATAAAGGAATATCGATATATACGTTATTGTCATCCGAATCCAATATTCCAGTATCATATTTTAAACATCCATCTGCATATAACTGATTGGCAATATCGGTTAATTCAATATTTCCAATATTATCCTTTGTTTTAGTTATAAACATATTGTTTCCTTCTTCCTTAAAATTTATCCAAAGCTGTCTTATTTTAAGGTTAGAGTTTTTAAAATTATCCATCATATACCTCCAATAATTGTTTTATGTTTCATAGCTATAGTATATATTCTAAATGTATTTTAAGAAAAAATAAATGAGGTTTTACCCTCATTTATTATTTTTGCTTAAGTAATTATTGTATCCTTTCTTAAATCCATTTATGAAACTAGATGTGAATGTTACTGCAAAACTAATCACGAAACTAATTACAAAGCTGATAATGAAAGCAACTGTACAGATTAAATTTTTACGCATAATGTATCCTTTCTTCTGGTATATACCAGAACTGCATAATTTATAGTATTGAATATTGAAACATCCTTGTCTCTATATTCACTGTTATAGTATATAACCAAATATCTGAACTTTTACATTTATATAATCTAGAAAGGAGGAGATAAAATAATGGGTAAGTTTATCAACACGACATATCAAAATACCGTTGATAATATAGTTGATTTAAATAAGGATTTAGTTTCTAATCCTTTCTATCTATTCAACAACCAAAAACCAACTAAAGTCACTTACTATAATATTTGTTTAGAGAAGTCTACATTAGATCCTGGATCTGAATTAGCATATACAAATATTGGAGATATGTCTCCATTAAGATTTAACGAAATACATGATTTCTATATCTATCAATTTAATAGAATAGAGCTGAGTCTTGAGAATGGAGATTTTGGTCAAGAAGGTACTCCAATAGAAGGTGATTCTTATATTCTTCCGAATACTATAAAACCAATGGAAGGTGATTATTTTGAAGTAACCCATATTGGAGATAGAAATTGGTTATTTAGAGTAAACGATGTACAGAGAGATACTCTTGATAATGGTAATAATGTATGGAAGATAAGTTGGTCTTTAGATCGTGGTGGAAATGAGCAGATAAAGAAGAATGTAGTAGATGACTATAAGTACGTAATTACTTCTGAAGGTAGCAATACTAAATCTATAGTACAGCTAACAAAATATGAATTAGCTGCTAAGATAGAAGAAATTACATCTAGTCTACGTTCTTATTTTAAGGATTTATTCTACAGCGATAAAGTACAGACATTTATCTATAAATGGGCAACTGATAGTAATATGGTAGATCCATTTGCTATAGAATTTATAAAAAGAAATAAATTATTGACTGATTCTGAAAATGGGTATTGGTTTATAAAACAACAGGCTGTATTGCCAGCTACATTCTCTATAGATTATGATAAATCTATATACAGAATATTTGAAACTAGAAATAAAGATGGTATTCTTACCTGTCAGTATCAATCTCAGGCTGAATTTATCGATGATGCCGTGTCAATATTCGCTACAAGATATGAACCATATTTTGCATTGAATTATAAGACATATTATTTTGATACTAATACTCCATTTACTCCTATGGATATAATTCCTATTATTTCCGAAGATTTGGTTCTTAGAATAAGTACAGGAGAGTTATATACTATAGAGGATACAAATCAGTTATATCTGAATATCATAATTAAGTGGTTTAATCATGCTAATATAACAGAAAAAGATTTAGAGACTGTTTCTTGTATAGATATGAAGACCACTCATGAAATATATTATCATATATTATTTGTGATATTTGTATTGGACAGCTACGTAAAACAGCTGTTAAGTTAATACGTAATCAGGTGAACATACTGATAAATTGTATAGTTTAAGTACTATAAATTATTTTAAGAAACAACTTAATCAAATTAAGGAGGAATAACAATGAACGGATTCCAATCCATGTTCGATGTTGATACAGATGCTATCAAGACATTCGACAGTGTATTTGATAATTCTGCTGAAGCAGCTGAGCAATTTGACAATATTTTTGGTGCCGAAGAAGATGACAGACTTATGGAAGCTGTTATTGGATTCAACGAAGATGGTGTTGAGCTTCCTGACGAGGACGAACTTCATAACAATGAAGATGAACTCGGTGAAGAGAAGACAACTCCTAAGAATTTCGGAGATGGTATTTTTGACGATGAGACAAATAATGCTCCTAAGTGTGATACAGCTGATCTGAAGGGTGTTATCGATCGTACAAAGGGTCCAGAAGGTACAAAGGATGTACTTGATCTGGATTGTGATCATTGTGGTGTACAGAATAAGGGTACAACTAATGTTGATCCTGAGCATATCGAGGATTCTTCTGAGAAGGAAACAGGAAAGTTTAATCTTGAGAGTTTCTTTAAAGAGGAATTTGAAGGACTTGATACAACCGGAGATGATATTGCAGGTGGCGTACAGAATTCTGGAAACGCTAACAATATCGACGACGACGATGTTGAGCATCTTGACGATATGTCTGAGAAAGAAACTTCAGATATCGAGGCTAAGATGGAGTGGGTTAACGACTATGGAGATGATACAGAAAGTATCAACGAAATGGTTGCTGAACTTGGTCTTGAGCCTTTAGATGAATCTTTCTTCCATAGCAATCTTGCTAAGTATGTAGACAAGATGAAGCAGATCAAAGATGAGAAGCCAGATGAGTCTTCTTCATCTAAGGAAGTTAAGCAGTTTGTCAATAAGTACTATGACGATATAGTTAAAGTATCAAAAGATATCGAGAACTATACCGATAACAATAAGGTTGATGTAATACACAGAGTATGTGCTGTAATCGTTCCTTATATCGCAGCAGTAGCAACAATATCTTCTCCACCACTTTTCACAATAAGTATTATTGCAACGATTATTGGATATATTTGCATGATGGTTGGTACATATAATGACATACGTGAGACCACATCTGTATATGCAGATCTTCAGAAGGTAGAGTCTGCCCTTAAGAAGGCTAAGAATGCTAAGGGACTTTCCGCAGAAGATAAATCCAAGATCAACAAGCTTCTTTCAAAGATTGAGGACGCTATGATCTCTGCTGATCCTAACCAGCTGAGAACACGTAAAGAATCTGCTGGTATTCCTGATATGGGAACATCAGATCAGTACGAGCAGCTTGATTCTGTTGATAATCAGGGACTTCCTGAGAAGGATCCTGGTGAGGGTGAAGTAAAGGATGCCAATACAGAATTCCAGGCAGACCTCAGAGAAGACTTCTTCATGGAAGATGACGATTCTCTTGGACTTCCTATGAAGGATGATCAGGAAGGTGAAGTAAAGGATGCTAACTCTGAGTTCCAGGCAGACCTTGACGAATCATTCTTAATGGAAGGCGATGATTGTGAGAATTGTGACGATTCTTCAGATGACGACGACGGTGATAATGACGATGATTCGTCTGATACAGATGATGGTGATGTAGACGACCTCTTTGACGATATCGATTCAACAGATGATAACGACAACGACGATGATTCTTCTGACGATGATGGTAACGATGACGATGACGACGGAGAAGATTCTGTAGACGAAGCATTCTTCATGGAGTCAGAAGAGGAACAGACTGAAGCAGATGATGCTAAGCTTGAGAAGATGGAGAATGAAGTTGAGGAGTCTTTCTTTATGGAAGGAGACGATGGTGATTTCGACGATCTTGTAGATGGAGAAGATTCTGTGGATGAAGCATTCTTCATGGAGAACGACGAAGTTGAAGCTGAGCTTAATGGAGTTATCGACGACGAAGAGATGCGTAATGGATATCAGTCTGCTGTAGAAGATCACGAAGGTGAATCAGCTCCTGCAGATGATCTTACCGAGTCATTTTTTTTAACTGAGGGAGATGATCTCGAAGATAGCGCTATGGAAGAGGCTATCGACGATGATGCATTAGAAACAGTTGAAGATAATCAGGCAGAAGGAGAAGGTGATCTGGATCTGGATTACGAACCTATGGATGACGCTCTTTTTGACGATGTAGCTTCAGATTAACAAGTTTTCATTATACCAACCATCAGATTAAAAAATTATATTATCAACCATCGTTTAATAGCGATGGTTGATATTTTATCTCTATTAGAAAGGATAATAAAAATGGAAAAAAGATTTTTATACGAGATTCGTCCTGTAAGACCAGTAAATATCAATGGAAGAATTACAAGGGTTCCTACCAGTATCAATCTCACAAAGGCTGAAGTTAGACAGTATATGGCTTATGGTGCTGTATACAGAAGATTTGGTGCAACAGATCTTGTTAAGGTTACAGGTGCTAATCTTGATTCTCTCCATGTATCAAAAGAAGATGCTGCAGAGAATAAGGTTATCGATGTAGAAAGACATGGAGAAGTTAATCTTAAAGCAAATACACCCGGTAAAGAACGCTATAGATATACCTGGGTTGAAGGTGAGGAAGGCGTTAGAGAAGAGAAGGTAATCGAGCCTGCAGAAGAAGCTGTTGAACCGGTAGCAGAAGAAGTTTCATCTGATAACGTAGAGGATGATAATACAGAAGATGTTACTGTAGATGATGTAGAAGATAAGAAAGAGGAAGAAGATCCTGTTGATAATTCTGAGGATGCTGAAGAATCTACAGAATCAACCGATTCTACATCAGAAGATGAAATTAACGATGCTGAGAATATTGATTCTGAGGCAGATAACGACACTGTAGATGCTGAAATGGAAAATTCTGAAGATTCTGCTGTAAATACAGAGGAACCTGCTGAGGAGAAGCATACAACAGCTGTTATTGGATATCATGCTAATAATAATCAGAAGTTCAACAAGAAGCATAAACATAACAGATAAAAAAAAAGAATGGTCGCTGGTGTAAAATCCAGCGACATCTTTTCTGCCTTAACAACCACATGTCTCGTGATCGTCGGGCCATTGAATATTATTATACATATTATTCCCTCCTTTCTGGGAGGGATGAACAAACACCCTCCCAATAACATTTTGATTTAGGTGTTTATTCTGGATTTCTTTTTGCCGTACCAATCAAGATACCATTTTCATAGACCTTGATCGGTAACGGTGGTAATCCTAATCTCCGAGCACGATTATACTCAGCTACACCGTATATATATCCGGTGTGCATATCGTAATAGTCTGCCTCATATCCTGTTTCTTCGGCATACTTGTAGATATCCATTTGGATACCTCCTTTCTTTATGCATAACTATAGTTCAAGATATAATTTATTTATATCTCACTATTATAGTATATAATTTCAATTAATATGAATAACAAAAAATAAAATATGAGATGCTTATATAAGCATCTCATATTTATACATTTACGAAAAAGCTAATGGTGTTTTTAAACACACATCCTCTGCAAATTTTTCTGCATTTTCTAATAAGTCATCTGTATATTCAAAATCAGGTTTAACCATCTCATCCTCGATTCTATACAATTCTGCCATCGCTTTATCGATTTTTAAACCAAGAGTATAATTACCATGTCGTGTTAAAATTCCAGTCATAATATTTGCGTATATATTTCTAAGCTTTCTGATAATCTTGTAATCCCTGAGATCTTCACTGTTATTGCTATAGACATCAATATCCTCTTCTTCACTATCAAGATATAATGCCTTAGCAGAAAGCTCATACGCTTTTCCAATCATATATCCTAAATCTGTATCTGCAATATTGTAAGTTCTATACTCTGACATAAATGCCATATTTCCGTCTACTTCTACTTCACCTTTTAAATTCTTGGCGATCTTATTGATTCTTTCGTTCATAAGTACTCTCTCTTTCATATGCTTCTGCTAATTTCCAATTAATCATTGTTGACTCGATAGCTGTTTGTAATTCTCCGTAATCTGATCCATAAATATTAGCTAATTCATCTGGATCTTCTCCATCTTTTATAGCTTCTTCTTTTTCTGGATTATCTAAAACAATATTTCTATCGTTTAGAAAATCTTCAAAGATATCGATAATCTGCCCTACAAATTCAGACAAATTATCTTTAGTTAATTTAGTAGTATTATATTCTGGTTTTTTATCTTTCATTCAAATCTCCTTTCTGTATATCTTACTACTATTACAATAATATAGTATATTATTATATAAAAATTTATTCAAATAAAAGCCGGTAAGCTTTTACGCTTACCGGTTTATTGTTGTGAACGTAAATAATTCAGTATCAGGTTGTTCTTCTATTACATTAATACCATATGGTGTTTCATAGATATTTATAACCTGATTGTTTATCTGACTTATCATAGCAGATATATCAGTTCCTTTTACAATACATGGGTATTTTATTTTGAAACTGATAGAATCTTGGTTGTGAATGACTCCCAATATTTGACATGTTGGAATATATAGATTATAAAGAAACATGATTTGATCAAAATAAACCAATATCATATCTTCCGGTCTTAGATTACCATTGTCTCCGATTGTTCTGAAGAAATTAATTCTATTCACAGATATACACCTCCTGAATTAATTTATTCATATCATCCACCCATTAATCCTTCTCGTAGTGCATCTGCTTGTGCTTGTTGATCTGCTTCTTTAGGATGCATCTTGAGATATTCTTCTCTATCCCGCCACATCTTAAAGAGTGTATGAGAATAACTATTGGGAAGATTTACAAGCTCCCCAATAGTAGTTGTATGCTTCGATATCTCAACTGCCCGCATCATCTTATTTAAGAAGTCACTAAGCGACCCAGTTGACTGCGTCGAAAAACCATTACAGAAGCATTTAATGGTTCTTCTTTTGTTACCTGATGGCAGAATGGACAAGTTACTTCCGGATATACATATGTAACACCGTTTGAATCTTCATTCAGTGCCTGAATAGCGCCATCGATAGCAGCAAGTTCATCTATAGTCATAGAGTTGAATATGTGCTCATATCTGATAACTCTTGACTTAAGAGTCTTGCCCTCGTTGTTTGAATATTCCTTCCATGTAGCAGGGATAAGAGTATGAGTTCTGGCATCAATCTGATAGATATTGTCGATGTAAGGAAGAGTTGCTACAGTATTTCTATACTTATCAATGAAATCGTTATCAAGGAATTCAGAAACCATCATAGTTGAATAGATTGATGGTGTGATAAATGATACCGCATAGTTATCAGAGATAGCAACAACCTCTGTAGGGAACAGTCCCTTTGCTGAATTTGGATCTTCCTTGTAGATCCTTGAGAAGTTTCTCTTAACCTTATCGTCTTTGAACTTAACCATCTGCATGAATGGAATATTGTCTGTAACGTAAGTCTTCTGCTTACAAGCCTTATTAGCACATTCGATAGGAAGATAGTTAGCTCCTACAAATGAAGCACAGTAGATTGCAAAGAAGAGATGATCATAATCTTCAAATGCGATAGACTTCATCCAAGCATCCAGATCGTTTGGCTTAGGAGAAGTGATATGATCATAGATCATCTGCATAACTTCACGAGTCTTATTTCCCTCAATAGAGATCCTAAGTCTCTCTAACTCCTGACCGGAGAATTCCTTCATCTTTACACATATACCGGTATTGATAAGAGGCCATTTTACAACAGATACACTCTTTGCTCTATTAAGATTAAGAGATTCTGTTGTGCCTGACTTAGCAATTGTATAGCTTGTAAGATCGATTCTCTTTACAGCCGGCTTGATCTTCTCTCTTACGAGATTCTTAAGGATTTCTCTTCTCTTCTCAATACTCATAGTATCAGAAGCATCTTCTACTTCTTTCTCTTCATCTTCGAGAGTATCACCCTTTACTCTCTCACCTTCCTGAATATACCCGGTCTCAATCTCGATATTGTCATCTGCCGGTACAGTCTTCACTTCAGAAGTTACAGTCTCAGGTTCACTGATCATATCTACAGGATCATCTTCAGTAGAAGTATCATTCTGAACCGGCTCTTCTGTTGTGGTCTCAACAGTCTTCTCGATATCCATATTGACCATATTTTCCAGATCGTCAGCTGTACCTACTTCATTCTCGTCATATACAGGAATCTCATCCTCAAACTTAGCAACTTCTTCCTGCTTAACCGGTGCAGGTGTATTGATATCCATTGGTGTTCTCTTTCTTGCCGGAATATCCTGTGCAATAGGTGTAGTATCCATATCTCCCATAATATCTACCTCATTAAGTCCTTCGTTATTATTTTCTGCAGAATAGTCTCCTGTTAGAGCAGCGATTTCTTCTGCACTTACAGGTGTACCATCAGGATTTACTAATGGTTTACCGCTTATTTCAGCTTCCATAGCCATTCTCTTATTGAACTCAAGATATTCTTTCTTCTTTCGTTCAATATACTGGTCAAATTCTCCACCAGGTTTAAGAACATCTGTAGCGTCTCTTATCTGTGGTCTAGCTGCTTCTTCTTCACCTGGTTTATATTTTGGTAAGGAAGATAAATCTGCCTTTACAAAACCATGATCTTTAGCTGAAGCTGTTGGTATCTTTCGATCTATCGGCTTACCTGTAGTCATAGAAATAGCTTCAGGCTTTTTAGGAGTAGTATTCTGCGGTTTATTAGAATTCATCTCCTGTAAAATACTACCTTTACCAGCATACATAGATTCTCTTCTAGATCGTTCACCACCATCTGGCTCTGATAGAGAAGGAACAAATCCTCTATTAGGCTCAGATAAAGAAGGTGTGAACGCTTGGTTGTTACCCTTAACATCGTTTAATGTCGACATTATTTATCCTCCTATAATTTAGATTTTATACTTTAAGATCTCCTATAGATATCGGCTGTGGTGCTTCTGTAGAATCATAGATAAACAATGTATCGTCTATTCTTATTTCTACATTTAGAAAATGACCATCAATCAAAACGAGATTAACTTCTGCACTATTATAAATAGGCAGATATTCATCTATTTGATTTTTGATTCTTTTCTTCAAATCATCTAAGGTAAAAATACCATATCGATAATCTGCTATACCAACACCCATATCTGGATGAAGTGGATCTGATCCAGGTTTTAAAAGTAGCAGTCTGGTCAATAAAAGAGAAATTGCCTGCTTTTCTTTTACTACAACTGGATTTTTGAAGTGGTCAATTGACATAATGTATTCTTTGTCTTTTACAGTTTTCATTTTAATCACCTCTTAATTATAAAACTGTGTTTCTATTAAAATTTTACGATTATTAAAAAGTTTCAGAAAACATATACTATATCTATGTATAATATATGGGTGGGAAAACATTTGAATAACTGAAATAAAGGAGGTAAAATAAATGTCTTCTTCTAGAAAATATAAGTGTCCATATTGTGGTCGTTCTCGTACAAGAGAACAACTTCCTGGGCATTTAGAAAGAAATCATATGGATATGCTACCTGAAGGATTTACTCCATTAAGAGCTACATTTCATATTGTAAATAATAAGCCATTTACTTATACTCGTCCTTGTAGAATCTGTGGTGGACCTACAGATTGGGATGAGTATAAGGGAAGATATAATTTTCTTTGCAGTAAGAAATCTTGTCATGATGCATGGGTTAAAAACATGAAAGACACTATGGGTGATAAGATGGGAAGCAATAGACCTACAGCTTCTAAAGAAGGTCTACAGAAGATGCTTGCTGCTAGAAAGATATCAGGTAAGTATAAATTCCAAGATGGTGGAGAAAAATCATTTGTTGGTTCATATGAGAAAGAAGCTCTCAAATTTATGGATCAAGTTATGTATGTCAAGTCAGAAGATTTAGTTTGTCCTGGTCCTATGCTTGAATACGAAATGGATGGCAAGAAGCATTATTATATTCCTGATATGCTCTATTTACCATATAATCTTATTATAGAGGTAAAGGATGGTGGAGATAATCCTAATGGTAATAAAGCGATGGCTGATGTAAGACGTCGTTCTATTGCTAAGGAGAAATTTATTATAGATAATACAGATTATAATTATTTGAGATTAACTAATAATGATTTCTCACAGTTACTGTACGTATTTGCTGATTTGAAAATGCATATGATAGACAATGATTCCGGTAGAGTAATTCATGTAAATGAGAATTCATTTACAGATGACGAATCTGGTTTATGTCTAAATGAGATTTCTAGATTGATATTAGAAATATCTCAGAAAGATATAAACAGAAATAAAGTATTATCTCCGGTATTCATTATCAATACATATACAGGATCTGCATTCGGAGATTTACAGAGAAATTTTTTGAATGCTAAATATACACACGCTCTTATATCTGTAGATCCAGAGTTAAAAACTATGTATAGTTTTGGTTCTGATAAGAATGGTAGACTTGGTCTTGTAGAAGATAATATAGATAGATATAAAGCTATAGAGAATGGTATCATGAGAGTATTATGTCTTATGGTTTCTCCTAAAGCTAAAGCTACTATAAATAAGAGTCTTGAATTCTATAAGAATAATAAAGAGAAAACTCACTATGGACAATTTAATCTACTGGACTATATGAAAGGTTCTAATAAGATTTCCTCTTATGGGGAATTTTCTTTATTCTGCTCAGAGTTCGTTGATGCGGTGTTAAAAAATGCTAACCTGGATGCATCTGGTCATAGTAGTAGAAATACTTCTCCGGACGATTTAGGTGGCAAAGATTCAAGAGTAAAAGGATTCAAATTATTTGAAGGTAAAACTTCTAAGTTTAATGGAAGTAAGATTAAAGATCTTATTAAGAGACTTAAAGCTACAACTTCTTATGATAAACTTAAAGCAAATAGAGTCGGTAATATGACAAGCTCTGACGATATCAATCTTGGTAAAGAAAATAGATGGATTGTTTTCGGTACAAATGCTTTAAAGAATATCCAGAAGATTTTTAAGCATGAGAATTTTAATATCTATGATAATCTATATCCTTCTGTAACAACTCTTGAAGAAGAAGTAGGTGGTATACCTGCTGGTTGTGGTACTATGGATGGTATAATTGTTGTAAATTATCTGCAGAATATGGTATTTGCTAAACCTGAGATAGGTATAGCTGATAATTATAGATTGGATAATATTATTACAACAGCCGGAGATAAAGTACTGCATAAAGAATCTAGAGAGATTCTTAAGAATTCTATATATTCTACGTATTTTGTAGAATGTAATAGCAAGAGGATTTATCAGATTATATCTGAGAATCTGGATAAACCTGTACCAAATCAATTCTTATATAACACGATATTCAATCATAAGTCTTATACTAATGATCAGATCATGTTTGAAGCTGGTTGTCATAAGATGAAAGATTATTATCAGCAGTTAGATGAATTGAGAGAAGGTATAATTGGATATATCAGATATAATATCTTACCAGAATCAGAAGAAGACAAAAATATCTTAAATAGATGGAACGTCAAATCAGATGATGGTGCAGATAATTGCTGTATAAAGGTAAGAGGTTATGAAGGCATTATGAGAGGACGTTCAAGTATGATCATATTGCGTCATAACGGTTTAGACTGGGAGACATTCTTAGATCATAAAAATGGAGAATGGAGTGCTCCTGGTGGTGGATGGAATATAGACGAATCACCTGTTGATGCTGCTATGCGTGAAGCTAGAGAAGAAGCATACATGAACGTTACAGATGTAATGTATGGTGGAACTCTGATAGAGTATCATGAAAAAGTTCAAGATTGGGTTAAGCAACACGTAAAAGATGAATCTCAATGGTGGAAAGGATATTATTCTAGAATATTTGTTGGTATGTACCATTCTAAGTATATGGGTAAAGTTTCTGATATAGATAAAGACCCTATGGCAGAAGAAGGAGAATGGTATAAGGTAAGTGATATAATAGATAAAGTTTGTGTTGAATATGCAAATGCTATCTTAATGTATATCAGCAAACAGGATAAACAATTTTCCACTACAGCACTGGGAGAGAGTTTACATAATATATTATACGAAAGGCAGATTATGTCTGAATCTAAAGATAAGTCTACAATAGACGATAATTTCAAGACAAAAAAGAAAGTACCCTTTTTTGTCGCTGATTTTAATTTAGAAAACGCTACTAAGTATATTAAAGAATTTTCTAAAGAATCTTTAGAATACAGTATTGAAACCAAGAAAGGTGAAATTATTGTAGATAAAGAAACGGATAGTTGTATTGGATATATAATGGTAGCTTATAAAGGCAGATACACTGGAACTATTAGTCCAATATATGTATATGAGAAATATAGAGGACAAGGATTTTCAGAGTTACTACTTGAAGACGCTATAAAGAAATTTGGTGGATATAAACTTAATGTCTACAAAGACAATGAAGTTGCTATAAAATTATATAAGAAATATGGTTTCAAAGTAGTAAAAGAGCATTCTGATCATTACGAAATGGAACTAGATTCTAAAAAGCCTATACAAGAAAGCACCAATATAAGATTATACCATGGATCTCATGCAGATATAGATGATTATATACTCCCTAAGAATAAATCCTTTGAGGATAATAATTATGTATTTGCTACAACAGATAAAAACTTTGCTTTGTGTTATTCTGGTAATATATGGCATGATGGAATTATCAATCAAGGATATTATAACGATCAACTATATCTTGTTGAATTGGTTGAAGGTTCTTTCGATAAAGTTTTCAATACGTATGGATACATATATGAGCTTGAATACAGTTCTCAGTTTAAAAATAGACACAGAACAGAGTATTTGAGTAAATCAAAAGCAAGAATCATAGATAAAACATATATTCCTAATGTATTGGATGCTATTGAGAAATCTGGTATAGAATTGTACAGATATCCCAATAAGCCTAAATGGTGGGATAAGTTTATAAAATCTAAATTTTCTTATTCGGATTCTTTTAAAGACGTAAAGGATATTGTTGATAGTTTATCAGCAGAAGAATTACACAATATCTGTACCGGTACTTTTAAAGACTCACCTTTTGTTGTATACAGAAAAGTCGTTTGTGTTGATAAAGAACCAGCGGCATTTATAGATGCTTATTCTATTCCAAAAGAAATGGAAAAAGACGAAGCAGTTATAGTCTGTGCAACAAAACCAAAATTTAGAGGCAGAGGACTTATCAAATTATGCTATGATGGTTTAGAGGATACTCTTAGATCAAAAGGTATAAAAACAATATATTGGGAAACAACAAAAGATAATAAAGCATCTGCATCTTTAGCTAGGAGTTTAGGATTTACTTCTGGTAAAAATATAAATAAAGATGACGATAATTATCAAAAATCTATCAATGAGTCTGCTCTATTAGAGAGAAAACTCAGTGGATTTAATATGCTCTATCATGGTTCTGCTATTGGTGGACTAAAGATAGTAGATAATAATTCGTTTAATAATGGTAATAAGTTTGAACCAGCTAGACAGAGTTCTTTCTGGTTTGCTAATATGGATTATGCTGCTATGTTTGCTACAGCTGAAGTTATCTATAAAAAATCAAAAGAGCTGGGAAATAAAATTCCTATATTGATAGACAATGATATGAAATGTCTTGTAAAGGAAAATCAAGCTCAGCTTGCATTAGATATCTTAAAGAAGTCTGTTGGTTATGTATATCAGAAAGGTATAGATGGAAAATATATTACTGGAGGAAATAGTAGAAATTTTCCTGAGTATACTATAGATTTTCCTGTAACTCCTGATTTTATTCATAAACTAACTGGTAAACAGATGGCTAAATATGTAAAGGTAGTTACTGAGGATTATTATAATAATATCATAGAGCTATATAAAAAAGATAAGATGTTTTTTGGTGCTGATGTATTAACCAGAATACATGATACTTTCATGTATAGTACTAATAAAGAAATAATAGATGCAAAGAAAGATATTAAAAATCTTTTGACCAAAACAGAACCGACACAAGAAAATTCTTTTCTCGAAGCCAGTAATATTTCTAAGAAGGATTTTGAAGCTATAAGAGATATAACAAATTCTTTATCCAAAGATCAGCAAGAGGATATGAATATTACTGGCATTTATAAAGGTCCTGAGAATTTATCTAGGTGGTTTATAATTTATGATACCGATATAAAATCTTTACCTGTAGCATATTTTACAATTACTAATGATGGTAAAGGTAGTGCTGATATATCTTTAGCAACAAGAGCTGGTTATCAGGGTAAAGGATATGGAGATAAAGTTGCTAAACTTGGGAGTAAATGGGTAGATGATAATTTATCTAAATATACCGGTTCAGTATATTGGGCTACTAAGCCACATAATAAAGCATCGCAACATTTGGCAGAGAAGTATGGTTTCAAAGTAGTACGTGACGATGATAAGTGGAAAACTTATGCTAAGAAAGGTACTAAGAAATATGCTCCTTTGAGTGAATCTGTAGATATGCAAGAGAATATCAATAAAATAAATCTTAATAATTATAATATGATAATGGTGGGAGAAATTCATAATCGTAAAATGATAGAGTATTACGATAAGCTTCTTACAAAGTTTAAACCAGAATACTTTATCTGTGAATTTGCAGATATGGATAAATGCTTGACAGATGAAGAACTTAAAGACAGGATGGATCATGCTACTAATGGTAGTTCTAGTATGGATAGCAAAGCCGATTATCAATATAATTATTGGTGTTATGAATTAGCATTAAAGCATCATGTAAAACTTATAGGTTGTAACCCTTTGAGTAAGTATCCACATGATACATTAGAGGAAGAATATAAGTTTAGAGAACCTTATATGCTTAATGTATTAAAGCAGTATGAAGATAAAAGATGTGTTGTACAATTAGGAGACCATCATCTTAGATCTATTCCCAATTCTAAAGAATTCATAGAGTTCTGTGGAGAAGAGAATAAAGACGAGAGAGGTATAGTTTCTGATTGTACTGTATCGTTTGCTTCTCCAGTATTTGAGTACTTTAAGGATAAGAGTAATGTATTGATTCTTAGAGTTAGAGACAATTATATCAGAGAGCAAAACTTTATAAAAGCAACAGCTATTCCTAAAGATATAACCAAATTATATGAGTATCTATCTAGCTTTGATTATGGAGTTATGAAAGATGGTAAAAGGATAACAGATTTAGAGCATTTTGATTTTTACAATAATTATAAATCTTTAACCTTAAGAGAGTTTGAGTTGTATAAAATTGGAATATGCTGGGATTTTACACATTACGAAGCAGACTGGTTTAAGAAGCATGGTTATAAACACGAGTCTTATTATATAGAGGCTAATGATGCTTCTTTATCAACTCATACATTCACTGTATTCTATCTTAAGAATTCTCCTATGGTATTCTATTTTGAAGTATCATGGGGAGATTATATGGGAATAGAGATATTTAAAGATATAGATACTCTATTGGAGACAGTAATGAGTAGACATGCTAAATTCACTACAAGTAAGAATATCATATGTCATAAATTTACTGCAGAGAATTCGGAATTCGAAGGATTATCTTGTAGAGAATATATGATAAAAGCATCTGGTAGTAAAACTAGATTAAAATAATATTATACCCTCTACTCTATAATAGAGTAGAGGGAATATTTTTAATAATAGAAAGGATATTTATGACTATTAAGGTTACTAACAATTCAGAAATGCCAAGTAGTTGTAAATTGGTGGAATTAGGAATGATTCGTAATGGTTTAAAAGATAACGATGGTAATGCTTATTATGGTAAAGATAGAGTTAAACCTATAGCATTAGCTCTTCTTAGAAATGGAACTATAGTAGCACGGATAGAAAATTCTAATAGTTTTACTTTAAAGCCAATTATAGAAAAGAAAGGAAAAATAACAATAATAGATACTGAAGATGAAATAGTGATTGATAATCAACATGGCATACTGAATGCTGAATTTGTAGTCAGATACAATAGTTCATTATTAGGTGGAAATAAGTCTGATAATGCTATTGTAGCTTGGATAGATATAGAACAGGAAGTATAAATATATAGTGTGGTATACAATACCACACTTTCTTTTTGCTGTTTTTCCGAAGATGCCAAAGATAATTAGCATTATATTTTGTAAAACTCGATAAAAGTAGATATATACTATAATAGTGAATATAGAGACAAGGATGTTTCAATATTCAAATACTATAATTCTGCAGTCGGGTTTAGGAGCCCGAAGAGAGGAGCATAATATGCTTAAAACCAGAGAAATCGAGATGAATATGTTGGCCGGGATGATTCGTAGTAACGCTGAATTGCCTTATAGAACGAAATTCGGTATCACATACATCGAAGTAACAGCCATAGGTGCCGTAGCAGACGGAACCTATATCGCCTTTATAGGCAAAGGCCATTACAAGCCACTCACAATACGAAAGCAACCATTTGGAAAGAACTTCACTCTGTTCGATGGCTGTGGTGCAACAATGGAATGGACATCTAATAGTGTGCCTACAAAGGACGAAATTGAAATATACAATTCAATATTTAAGGCACGTCCAGAATACAAAATTCTGGATGTCAAAGAAATCTAATCTCCAACCATAGCGTGTTGTTTTACAGCACGCTATTTTTTTTTTTTTTTTTTTTTTTTGAATTTATCATCTAGGCGGAACACTTTAATAATTTTATATTTTTTGAAAGGAGACCTATATGATTAATTCAACAACAGATCAGAATGATCCCGAAAGAATTATTAAACTCTCCAACAATATTGCTGAATTGGATGCTGAGTATAATAACTGGCTACAAAATCCATTTGATAGAAGGAAAGTAGGAGATACCAAATGTCTTGCCAAATACGGTTGTACAAATACAGAGTTATATAATAGAATAAGATCTAAATTATTAGCTGTAGAAAAACCAAAGGAAACAATAGATGTATCCGAAGCAGGATTTGTTAATAATACATATAAGAAACAAAACGATCCTGCAGAAATAATTTCCAAGATAAATGCTGCTAATGATATTATGAGAAACAATCCATATATTATCATTATCAACGATTTTATCGAAGGTGAGATTCCAGATTATACAGAACAAGATTTGTTTGATATGTATGAGAAGTTTGTTATGCTTCCTATAGATAGACAAACAGAATCTAATTCCTATTCACAATCTATATGGGGTTGTTCTGTTCACGATATGTATAAAAAGATTAAAGCTAAATTTACTAGAGTTGATATAGACGAATTAACTTCTTCTACAGATAAAGTATTAGCAGCTCATGGTAAAAAGCTTCAATCTTCTGATTTTATTCAGCATGAATTATCTCGTATTGATAGTTTATGTATTACACATAATAGAACTCTTACAGAATCTATTATATTAGAGAATCATGCTAATAAGATGGTCTATATCCCAAATGCTATTCCTGTAGGAAAAGATATTGTACCATATCTTACACCAGATGAATATCAGGATCTAAATGGTGTAAAGATTATCAATCCATATTCATACGTGAATATTGGAGATCAGAAAGCATATAAACAAATAATACATGATTTACAATTAAAGCTGGCTAATGGAGAACCTGTAGAAGAAAAGATTCTCAAATTAGGATGGAATCCTTATGTAAAAATGACAGGGGAAGCTGTATCTTATGCTAAGCATAAACAATGTAAATGGTTTAGCAAACTTGCTTCTTGTAAAGAGATTAATCTCTCAGAATATGATACTAATATTCCTATAGATGATCTCAATACAGCAGATCATGATTTATTACCTATCTTTATTTGTGCTATTTATAATTATTCAAATGGAGTTAAGGTTGTAAAAGATATAGGTATAGCATTGGATTCTTTAAGGAACGTAAGTAGCTTTAATAGTAATGGAATAGCTTATCATAATTTCTATAATATCATAAATGAATATGATATAGTAAATATATCTTGCTTCTTTGTACATGACGAGATATATTTTGAATTAAAAGATAATCTGATGGATATTATTTCCGGTAATGGAGAATTAAAAAATCTTGAATTATCAGAAGCAAAAGATATAGCTGTTAGAGTATTTGTCAATAAACTTAATTCTGTATTGGAAGATGACGAACGTGAGAGATATTTCTTAAAGGATTTTACAATATATGATTTATGGAATGGTACTCTTGACAATTATCTTCCTGGTACATGTATAAGAAAAGCTTATGCTATCACATATTGTAGAAATAAACCTGTAGAGAAGGTAACAGAATCTGAACTTCCAGATGTATTATATTCTGGTCTTATAGAGAATTTATTTGTAGATAGTTATAGAGACAATATAAATTCTATACTATCAGAATTAAGATCATCTATATATCCTGAATCAATACTATCGGTAAACGAATTGAGATTACCGTTTGGATTAGATGATAAAGGATTATATATAAATTTCCCTAAAGATCTACAGAAAGAATACGAAGAAGCTCATAGATTACTTTCTATGTATGGTACAAATAATATAGAAGGTATCAAGCATGAATTAGCACATTTGTATTATCTAAACTGGGTTATAGAGAAGAAACTTAAATATACACCAAAAGGTTCTAAGAAATATAAAGAGCTAATAGATCTTAGAGCTAGAGTATTGAATGATTTCAAGAAATACTTTAAGATCGTATGTGCTGCTGATCCTAATTTTGATTTTATGGAGTATCTCAAAACTACTGAATATTATACTAAACGTATGGAGGTAGATTATGAGATGCTTGCTGCTATAGGAAAAATCATTGCTAAATATGGTGGTTAAATATTATCCCAGTAGGTATAAATTCCTACTGGGATTTTAACGTGTTAATACTTCTATAAATATATACTATAATAAAGATAAAAATATTATTATAAGGAGATTAAGTTATGGGTCTTACAAAAACTAACGTAAAAAAGTATCTTGGTTATAAGCTATATAAGTTTGACGAGAACGAAAATCTGAAAATGATACGTATAACCAAAGTAGCAGAATACAATGATATGATAGATTACATTGATCTGGATACAAATGAAAAGACAGAGTCTGTTAATGTATCTACTATATCTGGATTTACACCATTGGAACCTGTAGGTTGTGTTCTGATTATGGATGTTGGTGTTAGTGACTCTACTGGAGTTATGAATAAAGATGTAATTGTTGCTTGTTATAGAATGATTGATCTTAAACTTAATATCAATGAACCATTTGCTATATGTAGACAGTCCATCAATGATTTCTTTGCATCTGTATTGTATCCGGATAAAGATATTGTCGGTGTATCAGTAACAAGAGATAATTGTCCTGCTGAGATTGACTATCGTTTGATGGTTGCTGCTAATACTGTATTCAAGCAGGATATGATTCATGTCTATTACGAGGATACTATAGACGACATTTTAAAGTGTGCTACACATCTTAAGGTTTATAATAGAACTCTCAATAATCTACAAGAGAGTTATATAAATAGTATGGGATTATTGAATCGTAATAATAAAGCTTCTATTAATGGATGGTGTAAGGATTTATCAACGTTACTAAAAGATAATAATTATCAGAACGATTTGGATACAATGATGTCTATAGAGGCTGTAGATTTTAATATCTCAGAACATCTTGTTACTCGTAAAGTTGGAGATAAAGAAGTAGAAGGATTCGATCCTTTGATTTCTGAGTTCTTCAGAGTTACATTCCGGATTCCAGCAGTAGATACCATAGTTGTAAAATACGATCATGATATAGATCTTGCGGAATTTAACAATACAAACTACATCAAGATGAGAGATAATACAAATACTTTGTATATTGTTGTATATCGTCTTGAAGGACAATTCCTTGAGAAAGAACTTGAGGAATGGAAAAATCGTAAAGATATTTCTGAACAGATTAGAATTGCTTTCTATAATAAGTATGCAGGTGTAGACATAAGAGGCAAGTAAATCTGTTTATAAATATATACTATAACTGTGATATTGGAGTCGGATGACTCTAAGTCATTAAGTTGATTGGTTATGATTTTTTGTAATAAATTTATTTATTGCATTCTACCCAAAATTATTACCAATAGAGTCAACCAATATTCCTTTATCATGTATCTATTTTATCATTTTAATTTTAAGGAGGGCCTAAATATGGCTGAGAACAACAACGTATCCGCTGAGGAAAAGAACACTGGCAAATTCGAGATTAATGTGGAGAAGCCAATTAATTTCGACAATATGGAGGGTCAGGCGATTCTTACTAGCCGTGAGTTTTGTCGCAAGTATGTAAATCCACTTTTCAAACCGGTATTTGCTGACTACATCGGTTCTATCTACACCGTTGACCAGAGAGGAATGGCTCAGATCGTTCTTTATTTCGATCGTAAAGATCATGGAGATAAGGTAACTGCTACTTCCAAAACCCCTTCAAATGACGGTATGATTAATGAGTCTGTAAACACAGTAAGACGTTATGCTAACCGTGCCGTTAACGGTGATAAGTATTATTTCACCGAGGAAGGTAAGCAGGGTCTTGAGAAGTTCTTCTACAATGAAGTTAGGAAGAGAACCAAGGATGGTTTTAAGGTAGATTACAGCAAGGTTAAGACAACAACATCCTTAGGTGGTGGTTATAACGGATTCAATAATGGATTTTACTTTGGCGCTCCAACTGGGCAGCAGGTAACTGCTGTATCATTCATTAGCCCAACTAAGATCGCAGAAACACTCTTCGGATTAGAGGCTGATGGACACAGATTCGAATACGATGTACACATTATCAGATCCGCTATGAATCAGTATGCTATCGCATCTGGATCTGACAGTAGGAATTATCTTATTTCCGTTCAGAGACTCGATGCTACAAGGCTTAATGATCTCTGTGCAGAACTTGGACTTATCGGTGGTGGTATTGATATGATCCAGGCTTAATTCTGGTAATGCCAAAACTGGTTCTTTTGTATTTAAGGACCAGCATCCCTTGTGGATGAAGCTAAATACAATAAAACTTTCAAAATGTGGTAGGGAATCATATCCCTACCACAAGTTTTATTTTAATTTGTTTAATAAGTAAATATAAAGTTTATAACTTTTTTATACTATAAATCTTTATATTTTGGAGGTATCATATGGCATTTAGTACAGATAAAGTTATTAAACCTATCTTCTTCGGAGATATAAACGAAACGTTTGACGAAAGAGGATCGATGTATTTAGCATTGAGAAAAACTCAGTGGGTTCAAGAAGGACAGGAACCAGATGAGTCTAAAGCTAAATTCGAAATAAGAAAATGGATGGTTACACCCGAAGGAGAAAAAGCTAATAAAGGTGTAGCTTTTCTTACAGATGAAGGTCCTGGGGAACTTGCACATGTACTGCTTAAGAATGGATTTGGAGATACAAAGGTGCTGCTGTTAGATCTTAAATCTAGAGATGATTTCAAAGATGCAGTGGACCATTTGTATGAAAACGAAACAGATACTGAAGGAGAATATTTTGATATGAGAACAGCTCTATTATCTGAGGAGCCAGAAGAAGATGACTGATCAGATTCCTGTAGAGCTTATTGTAGCTAGGTATATGGTAAAATACCAAAGACTTAGCCAATTAATACAATTATCTTTCAGTGATAGTGATGCGACACATGTAAATCTGTATATTGATTTATATGGAGTTTATAAGACTTTATTGTCTCGTAATTATAAGACAGATATGACCAATTATACAGCATTGACGTCTTCTATAATTAATATGTGTGCACACTATAGAGGTTTCTTTAAGAAGATAGGAGTTCATACTACTATCTTCTTAATATCTTCATATAACCTTCCTGAGCAGACATTAGCGTATATTCCATCATACAATAAGACCTTCCAAGAAAAACTACAATCTAAAGCATTAAGAAAAATGCTGGAGCTAAATATAGAGCTACTAGATATACTCTGTCCATATTTACCAGATATATTCTTTATAAAGACAAAATATGAATCAGCAGTAATGATTAATTATCTTATAAAGATAGAAGGTATGAAAAAGAACGAAGATCCAAATATAATTATATCTTCAGATTTATATCCAATACAATTGGTAAACAGATTCAACAATACTGTATTTCTCAGACCTATAAAGAATAACGGTTCAGACAATTCATTAATAACTCGTGTAAAAGGCTCTGAAGGCTTCGACGAGATGTTTTGGTCTGTATTTACACGTTCTAGGTCAAAAATTGGCATTTCACCATATATAGGTACAATATTAGCACGTAATTACGTATTCCTAGAAGCATTAAATTCATTTCCTGAACGAAATATTCCAGTTTTACTTAATTCTAATATTGCAGCTAAATATATCACTGAAGTTACCAATGGTACAGATATAACTTTGACAATTGATATGCTATATCAGTTAAGTAAAGACTTAGCAAATCGTTGTCCAATGCAAATTGTAGATCAAAGATTTAAAGCTTTAGATGTCGGTTATCAATCATTATTGTTTAAAGATTCTTTAGAACCAAAAATATTACACTACGAAAACTTAGAAGATTCGGGAGCGTTGCAAATGATTAATTCAAAATATTTTGCAAACGATCCTTTGGATCTTCTAAGATTATAACGAGAAGAATTATTGTTCCCCTAGGGTTAAAGCCCTAGGGGAATTTTTTATTTTGTTTTAAGCAACTGTATTAAGATTAATTTCTTTATTGTATTTTTAAAAGGAGTATTATATGGCTATACAAAATGAAAACAGAGAAAACGTAACAGCTGATGTAATATCTAAGATGCTTGCAATAGAAGGACGTAGTATGTCTGCATCTCAATTAAAGACTCTTAGAGATACATTGGAAGAGACGTTATCAAAATATGATCTTTCAGCAGATCAATCAAAAATAGACATTTTAGACGTACAACAAGAAAATGCTCAAATATTAAAAGACTTTGTTTCAGCAAAAAGAGTAGAAGGTAGATCAAATGCTACACTATATGGATATGCAAGAGAAATAACAAAATTATTTATCACATTAAACAAGTCTTATCGTTATATAACAACTCAGGATATTAGAGATTATCTCGCATGGAGAAAACAGTCTTCTAATCTCCGTCCATCATCTGTAGAAAATATTCGTATGTATTGTTTATCTTTCTTCAAATGGTGTTTTATAGAAGAACTAATAACAAAAAATCCTATGGATAAAATCGGTGTTGTAAAACAAGAGCACCGAATAATTCAAACTCTAACAGATGAAGAGCAAGAGATGATTGTATGTGCTTGTGATTCAGAAAGAGATAGAGCTATAGTAGACATGTTATCTGGTACAGGTATGCGTGTATCAGAATTATGTGCATTAAATAGACAAGACGTAGATTTTGCAACTGGAGAAGTAATAGTATTCGGTAAAGGTTCTAAAGAAAGATATTGCTTCTTAACAGGTAAAGCTAAAGTACATTTGAAATGGTATCTAGATGCAAGAACAGATGATAATCCAGCATTATTTGTTACAGCAAATAGACCTTATAATAGAATAACTAAAAACGGTATAGAGTACATATTAAGACATATAGCAAAGAAAACAGGTATAGAAACTTTACGTCTATATCCACATAAATATAGATCAACCTTAGCAACAAATATGATTAATAAAGGTGCTCCGGTAGAAATGGTACAAGGTCTCTTAGGTCACTCTTCAAGTGCTGTTACTCTTAAACACTATGCTAGAATAGATAAAGATAGATTCAAACAGGCACACCATAGTTTTGCATAATTGGTTATTTTATAAATGATATAATATTCTAAATACACTACCATTATAATGGTAGAAAACTCACCATTTTTCATTTAAAAATATTATAACTTTTTAAATGGTCCTATACATATTAATACTTATATATCTGGAGGTATTAATATGGGATTGGAGTTTATAGATTGTAAGAAGATTACAGATACATTGATGTATTTAGATAATTATATCAGATTAACTTTAACGGTAAATCTTGTAAATAAAGATAAGAATAAGAACGAAAGATTTTTCGAGAGTGAATATATGTATCCTCAGGAGTATAGAGGGATACAGAAGTATAGTATAAATAGAAATTTCTTGGTTTATTTTAATATATCCGATGTAAGAGATTATAAGAATAGTATTATGATTAAGATATCGGATCTTATGACGCTTAGATTAGCATTAAAGAATATTGCTTATAGATGGTTTGTAGGAAGAGATAGAATTTATAGTATACAAGACGGACAATTAGTAATATCTGGAAAATATACAGAGTTAGAATTCCCAACTAACGATTACAATGTATTGAAAATCGTACCGATTATTTGTATATATCCAGATGGAAAAAGATGTGAGGGTGTTAGAGTATTTGTAAATAGTCAATCTATATTTGCAGATATGGCTATAGATAAATTTTGGGAATTCTTTTATTATTTGACTGAAATGGATCCTTATAGTATAGCATGTAGTATGATTAATTATGCAAAGACCAAACCATATTCAATTAATCCGATGGATAATGGTAGATCTGAGTATTATAGTGATTCACCTGATAGGAATGGTGGAGATTCTAAAGGAAATTTCTTTGGTAATCTTTAATATAAAAACATTTCGATAACCAATACATATCTAAGAAAGGAGTAATTCATATGAGCTTTACTATAGATGAAATTAAAAAGCAGATTGCTGAGCTTAAAGAAGAGCTGAAGTCTGATAGACTCTCTGCAGGTCAGAAGCAGGCTATTGTAGACGAGATATCTGCTAAGAAAAGAGAGATCGAGAAATTGTCTCGTAAAGAGCATACTGTAGTCTCGGTAGCAGCACCTGTTGTTGGTGATCAGAAAAAACGTCCTATAAGAAATGAAAACCGTTTCTTTATTTAAGTCGTTTTATCCCAGTAGGTATTATCCTACTGGGATTATTATTCCTTTCTTGTAAAACTATATATTATTAATTATATACTATATTAGTGAATATAGAGACAAGGAAGTTTCAATATTCACGTTACTATATTTATGCAGTCGGGTTAGGTGCCCGAAGAAAGGAGACGTTATGTTTGACGATCTCAAGGTATGGATTGACACTACACAGCAGAATAACTGGAACAATAAAATGCTGGATAAACTCGGTGTTACAGAGAAGCAGGTTTTCGGTATAGAGGAAGAAGAAGAGAAGAAGGAAAAGTCCTTCTTTGAAAAGATCTTCTCATCCGATAACTAAAAATGGGGCGCAGTGAATAAAACACTGCGCCTTGTTTTTTTTTTTTCAATACTCGTTAGCAATATTATTATTTATCATTACTATAGGGAATGTCTCTCTAAGGTTCTGATTCTTTGCTATCATATTCTTCAAGTCTAATGTAGTATCGTCTAAGAAACGATTATCAAGAGTTGTTACATTAGGAACAACCTGTCCTGTTGCTACATTCATAACTTGGAAGAATCTATTACCAGTAGCTGCATCATATACAACAACTGTCTTTACATTAGGATCATTCTCATAAAACATAGTATTCTGCTCAGGAGTAAGATTAGATAGATAATTAAGATATCCTTGATCTGCTACTTGTCCTTTAGTTTGATTAAAATGATCCTGTGTATCAGCCATAACAATATCTGGACCGCCCATTGCTGTCTGCATTGGAGAAGGACCAAATTGTGATAGCTGTTGTGTTCCAGCTGTCTTGATAAATGCGTTATACATATCCATGATATATTTATCATCTCCAGCACTACTCTCAGCATCTTTACGATCTTTCTCTCTACGATAGTCAAGCTCATTAGATTTAGTAATTGTATTATTAATCTCTTTGATTACATTGGCTTTTGTATTGAGAAGAGTTGCCAGATTATTAGCAAGATTTGATAAATACATATACTTGCCTTTCATAGTTCTACTGGCACGTATTACATCCATCTCATCTTTAAGTTCTGCAGCAACCATATTAACCTGTTCAAGAGTTTCACCGAGAAGACTAGAAGTATATCCATACGTCTGTATAGTTTTATTTTCTTCTACAGTTGTATCGTCAGCTAAGACTATATCTTCTCCAACATCTTTCTTTTTTCTCTGTCTCTTAACAGGTGGTTTAGCACCACCGGCTACAACCATATTTGCCTGTGGATCTTGTAATGTCATATTTTTATTCTGAGTCGATTGAGGTTCAGAATCTTTTATAGTAAAACTAAATCCTCCAGCTGTAACAGGTGGTTGAACAGGCGTATTGGCAAACTGATTTACATACTGCTGTTTTGCCAAATTTTCATTAGCAGCTTGTTGCATTAACTGTTGCTGCTGTTGCATATATTGTATTTGATCGTAATTTGGACCACTACTCTGAGGCATTTGATATCCATATGCATCTGGTCCTATAGGAAAATTAGGATACATATATGATACTCCTTTCTATAAGTTATAATTATAGTGGAGTTGAATATATACATTTTTATTGTCGTTTAGACTAATAAATAACTGGAAAATTATATACTATATAATTGAAAGGAGATTTTTGAAATCATATGATAGACCAATTTAAACCAGGTTCTGATTTAACTATCATGAACACATATTTTCAATACGCCAAAAGAGACGATAATGGCAATAAAATATCTAACGATTTGATAGTTGTAGTTTATAAAGATAATACTACAGGTAGAAAATATCATGAAATTATAGAAAATCCTCAAATTACTTTTTATGTGGCTAATGACGATGTAAAATTGACATATAACCATCTATTTATAGAAAAGGATAAGGTACATCCTGTAACCACTCAATATTCGAAACTTAAAAAGAAGATCGCTGAAGTTACAGGAAATATGGATTTTTATAATCAATGTGTTAGAGAGGGAAATAGAAAACCACTTAATGCATTGATGGAAGATAAACGAATATTTAGCAGTGACATGTCTGTTGAAGATTACTATAGAAGTGTATTTGCTAGAAAATTTCAGAATAATATCTGTAAAGTTTCTAAAGCATATTTCGATATAGAAGTTGATGGACGATGGGCTGCTGGAGAATTCGCAGAATTAGGTGAATGTCCTGTAAATGCAATTTCTTTCTTGGATGAATCTCATAAAGTATCTATACAGTATTTATTAAGAAATTCAGAGAATCCACTTATTGCTCAATATGAGAATAAACTTAGATCTGGAGAGATAGTGGAAAATGATATAAAAGAATTTGTTAAAGAAGCCGTTGGTGGTTATAAACAATTCAAACGATATCATCTGGATGAGTATAGTTTTCAAATCATATTCTTTGATAATGAATTAGATATGATGGAGAGATTCTTTAATCAGGTACATATATACGATCCAGATTTTATACTCAGTTATAATGGTAGTGCATTTGATATATCTTATCTTATAGAACGTATTAAAGTATTAGGTGAAGCTCCAGAGCATATAATGGCTGATCCATCTTGGGAGATAGGTATTGTAAATAACTGGGTAGATGAAAAGAATTTATCTGAATTAGCAGAAAGAAACGACTATACTTTTATATCTGGTAATACTGTTTGGATAGACCAGATGATAGAGTATGCATCTAGACGTAAAGCTAAGATTGGTTCTTATAAATCATTTAAGCTTGACGATATAGGTGAACTTGTAGCTGGTGTTCATAAACTGGATTATAGTCATATAACAACAGAGATTACAATGCTACCATGGTTGGATTATAAGACATTTAGTCTATATAATATAATGGATACTATAGTACAACATTGTATAGAACAGAAATGTCAGGATATAGAGTATATATTCCAGAAAGCAATAATGAATGGTACTGGATATTCGAAAGTGCATAGACAGACAGTTTATCTTATTAACCGAATGAGAAAAGAATGGTATGATAAGCATAATTATATTATGGGTAATAATATAAATAAGCATAATTCGAAGATTGGTAAATTCGAAGGTGCTCTTGTTATGGATCCTCTTAAACTTGGAGATGATAATAAGATGCTTATGTTTGAGTGTATACCTATAAATATAATAGAGAACTGTATCGATTTCGATTTCCGTGCACTTTATCCATCTGGTATAGATGAAGGAAATATCGCATCTAATACACAGGTTGGAAGATTGGATATTCCTAATAAATGGAAAGCTATATATCATTACGATAATAATGGTATTAAGAAAGATATACCTGTATGGATATTTGATCCGGGAAATGGTCATGACTTCCCATTCATAATGGTAGAAGTAAAGGATGGTAAAAAGAAACGTAAAGAAAAGATATGGGCAAAAGTATATCTATATCTTGACGAGAAGTTTACTAAACCTATAGATTTAACTGGAAATGGTACAAATGAAATAGAGTATCATCCTGAGTTGTTTACTACCGAAATATATGAGAGAGTTTATGATAACGAAAACAGTTATATGAATAATCTCTATACTCGTGGTGGTGAATTTATAGAGAATAAGGTTTGTGATAATATAATAGAATTCTGTCATAGATGGTTTGGATTAGCTGATTTCCAAGAGATTCTATCTGATATAGACGAGTATTATCATAAGACTTATATAAGTTATTCTTCTCATGGTTATTGGCAAGAGTTTAATAAACATGAAGAGAAGTTACTAATAACTCCATTGTATGATACAACAGATAGAGTTGTTAAACCATTATATTTTGAAAATGACAGAATTCACCCAGTTAGTTTTTATAGTGAAAGGGTAAATAAATAAAAATGGTCAAAACGATTTCAGAAGCAGATTATATAGTTAATGTAGCAAAATCAACTTTGAAGTCTAATGATTATATTGTAGAAAATAATAAACTTATCGGTGCTTTGGTCAATGGTATAATAATTACTGTTGACCTTACCGGTAAAATAGATTTCAATTTTAAATACTGCATTAGTAATGAGCAAAGAGATAATATACTTCGTATGTATAGTCATATAACTACATTTTTAAACGAAGGTGTCTCAATTTATTTTAACCCTTCATTAAGGGAAGACCCAAACTTTGAACAGAAGATAAATGGAAAAGTGAGGGAAGGCGCTTTTAATTACTTCTTAACAACAGATGAATTACAAACGGTATTTATAACTATTTATCCTGGAATATTTCATCTAAATAAAGAGGATAAGATTTCTCTTAACTTGAAGAAATATAATAAATATCCTAATATACTCTTAGCTGATTTTGAAATATTTAAGAAGAAATTAAATCTGCCTTATCATATATACTTCCTATTTATGACTTTCTAATCAATGGAGGTATTTTATGGCAAAGATACATGATACGTTCTATAATACCGTATTACAAGTAAACAACATGATACCTGTGGATAATTATAATCATGCAGAACGTGAAACCATGACTCATATTAATTATCCACCACAGAATCTTAGTTACTTAAACAAATTTGTTAGAGTACGTTATAACGACGAATCTGAAGGACATGGTATACATAATAGGTTCTGGATAAGTGGTGTAGAAAGATTACATTATAATCAGTTACCAGCTTCTTATTATCTTATCTTAAGATGGGATAGCGGATATCCTAATAAAGCTATATTAATGAATAATAAAGGAATTGTTATTGTAGCAAAAACTAGTGATATAACAAAGCTTGTATTCCCACCAAATTATTCTGGTATTACAATAGATGATTTCTATAATAAAGGAGAAGCGATATTCAATCGTGCATCCGATTATGAATCATTTATGAAGGATATGAATTCTGAATTTATATTCAAATATCCTATACAGAATAAACAATATCTTGGTACCACTGTATATACAGAGTACTATAAAGATATTAAAGATTCATCTCTTACAAATCAATTTCCTGCAACCAAATATAAATCATGGAATGGTATATATACAAAAACTGAAGTAGATCTTGAAATGCATAATATGGATTTTGGATCTATGGAGGATAATGTATTTGATTTTACAGAACCGGTTCTTACTATGTACGACTATGGTTTTGAAGATGAAGATACATTTATAGAAGTCGAGAAAGATTACGATTTTGGCGTTATAGTATCAAAGAAAAACGTAACTGAAGATTTTGGTTGTGAGGAAAAAGATACATTCTATTTATCTAATCCAGATACCACATTCTGTATTCCATCAGAAGAAGAACCACCTATAGAGATTCATACTGATCCACAGAATGATACAAATGGTGGTGTTATTACTTTTGAAGTATTAGAGTTAGGTATTGATGGATTTGATACTTTAGATGAAGATGTAGAAAATATAGAATTTGGTAATATGGAAACAGATGAATTTGATTGGAATATGGATGCCGATACTTATAACTATGGAGTTATAAATTTGACAGACGATGATTATTTCAATAAGAAATTTATCCAAGATTATAGCTTTGGTCTGTTTATAGCAGATGATTCTGGTGAAAGAGAAACAACCGAAGAAGATACAGAACCAGATAAGATAGAGTTCTTATACGACGAGCTTCTTTTAGGAGATCCTACACTATCGACAAAAGCAGAATATCTATTACGAGGATTTCCTCATGTATATGATAGACACAGAATGAGTCATGTAGATAGACCTAGAAGAGCAATAAATAAAGGAATAATCATTAGAGCAGATAAAAGTTCCGGTGGTTGTGTTGTAGTAATGGAAATTGTAAATGGAGATGTAAGAGTTGTTACTGATAAAGAAGCATATTTCTATACATCTACAACATTACTTCAAAAAGAATCTCATGTGAACTCCAAAGAGTTCATGTCAATATATCAAAATGCAAAACCAAAGGAGATGTAAAATATGAAATGTGTTAAGATTGGAACGGAGTTGGAAATCAATGAATGTGTAGATGATATAAAGATACATGATCATTCTATTATCGGTATTCTTAATCATAAAGCGGTTAAAGATATGGGTAATTCTGCTTCTCTTTACAACGTTCTCTCAGTAGCTGATTCTAAAGAGATAATAGGTATCAAAACGACATTTCAGCTTGATTCTGAAGAAGACGAAGAATATATTCGTTCAAGCGGATTCAATATAGCAAATATGGAAAAGGAGATTAAAGATAGGGCACATAATATTATTGCTTCTATTCCTACAGACCACTTGTGGTATTCTGATCTATGTCCTATAGAAATGAATGGTTCTTCAGATGAAGGAGAATTCGTAACTATTGTTGGCTATAGAACAGAAGGTAAGAAAGTTTCAAAGGCAAATATCATTTTGCCTATAGCTGTATACATCTTCTTATCCAAATTAAAGAGTGATATTATCACTTATATTCCAATTAATCCATATTATACTTTTACAGACGACGTTTTCAAGTATGAGATCAAGTCTTTTGACACTATGGAGTATCTTGGATCAGAGAATGCCGGTTCGGATGAAGATGGTAGTACAAATGTAGTTTCTATGTATCATCTTACAGGTAAACATGATACAGAACTATATGTAACTATACCTTTTACTACATACGATAAAGTTTCCATCAATAAGAATCTTACACTTAAAGAATTTTCTGAGGAGCATGATAAATTCTTTATTTTCAATCCAACTGCATTTGTATTCTTAGAGCTTGTAGATGGTACATCTACTCCAGGTTTCCTTGTATATGAGACTGATAAGAAAACATTTACAATGTATAGGATTACAGAAGATATAGCAGCAAAACTGTGTTATGCAGATAACGAGGTAATTTCAAAATGAAACAGATTATAAAAGAAGATAATATCAAGGAATCGTTTTGCGAATTGTTTGTCGATCATATTATATATGAAGGTATTGCTGAAGGTGCTAGATTGTCTAATGTACGATCTGTTGGTACCTGTTTTTCTGTAGCAGCAAGTGGTAATATTGATAATCAATATAGAACCAAAATCGTATTTGCTCTTAATGTATTCTATGCTGTAGAAGCTGAAGATGAAGAGTATATGAGTGGTATAGATTGTATAGGTATAAATAATATACTTGCTGCTAGATTAGGAGTTCTCATAGCTCTGACTCCTCTTAAGAGAAAAAATAAAGATTGTTATTATCTATATGCTTATGATATGCATAATACCAATACAATATATAAGATAAACTTTAAGATTCCGGAGGTTGCCGTTTTATCATATATTGATAACTGTTTATCTTCACGTGTTGAAATAGAGGATGTTATTTTATCCGAATTTCTATACTTGGCAAGTGGTAGATATTTCTTAGATTATAAACCTGGAAATAATATCACTATAGAAGATGCTTGGATGGTTGATGGTAGCATCTATGCTCTTTTAAGTATAGAGGATATAAAATTTACTCCAGAGAATAACGGAGATATAGTTCCAAATAAGATATTATTTGGACCAATAAATAAAGATATGTATGATAAACTCAAGATTAAGAAATCTAAAGTATTATCAAAACTAAAAGGATCTAATGAAATTGCTGAGCTTTTATCCAGAGATGACGAAGATCTTTTGATTTTGGCCCCATCATTAGATGTTTCTATTCACTATACATCTAAAACTGGTAAGATGCTAACAAGAGGTATTGGATATGGATGTCTTGGTCCTAAGAGTACAGTTTATATCATACAACCCGATTCATACTTTACATATCTATACTTGATGGAAGACATTATCAATGCCATTTGTGCTTATCTATCTTAAAGAGAAAACACCCAGTAGGATTATATCCTACTGGGAATTCTCTTAGATTGTGTTATTGGAGGAGGTCTGCACCAAAGACTTCTTTTTTAATAGAACTATGTTCAAACCTTTACTAAAGTGTTGGTATAATATTTATCAATTTACGTACATTTTATACTGTTATAATAGTACTAAATTGCTTATTTTTCTATAAGTATAACTACTAAATAATTTGGTATATTTTGTTTATGGAGGTAAGAATATGGACTATGTGATGCTAAGAATGAATGCTCGTGATCAATTTCTAAATTGTTCTGGTTGTCCCATATGGGTATCTAAAGAAGATGGTACTAAGTTTAGTTCATTAGAAGAAGCTAGAGAAAAATCTAATCTTATGTACATGAATATCTTAAATTCTGTGAATTATGAAATGGATAAAATTATGACTCTAGAATTTGTCTACTTTAAAAATGATATGATCGTGAAAACTAGTAGGTATTTTTCTTAATAAGTAGAGGTGATATAGATGAACAGCATTATTCGATACACAGAACACAAAAAGATTGATAATGAATTTAAGAAATATCATCTTATACCATATAGAGTTATAAGAGAAACCAGATATGAGAGAAAAGGATATTACTATAGTGAGTATTGGGGAAGTATATTTAAAGTAATCTCTGTAGATTATGATAATGAGACCGGAGAACTACAGGGAGCTTATATCCGTTATGAGAATGGATATTGTGGTATGCTTTGTACAGAGTTAGATATTAATGATTATAGATTAATTAAAGATACAAAATCTCTTCACAATACTAATATTATCAACTCTGGAGAGCCCTATTCTGGTGCAGAAATTGTATACTGGTTCTTCATAAACAAAATTACAGGACTTAATCCTATATATAGAGGGTTTTGGAAATTTGTCGATATAAATAGCGCTCATAGAATTTCAGATACAGCTAATTATATAGTAACGGCAGAAATAAATCCTAAAAATGGATGCTATGTAGGATGTAAAATGAAACGTGTATAAAATAAAAACCCAGTAGGTAGTAAATACCTACTGGGAAATTATTATTTTTTATGAGGTTTATTATCCTTCTCTGCAGCGGAATCTCCACTCATAGCTTTGAAGTAACTTACCATCTCGTAGTTAGATCTGATATAAATCTTATAATCATACTTATAGTTCTTCTGATCAAAAGATCTAATAACCAGAACCATATACATAGGAAGATACTGAACGATACGCTGAACCTGTTCAGCAGCAAGATCATAAGAACCATCCTCGTTAAAGATTTTATAAGCATCATAACCATTAAGCTTATTTCCATCTTCATCGACAAACTCAGTTACATTTCCATTCTTATCCTGCGCGCAGTAGATAAGAAATTCAGTGAATTCAGATTTGCTGTCAAATATAGGATCAAATTCTTCAGACTTATGAAGATATTCGGTTAGATTCTGCAGATCTTCAAACGCTACCGGTCTGGAGAAATACTCCTTGGCAATAACAAAAGGATGCAAATTCTTATCTACTCCAGACAATAGGTTTTCCATTTTATCAAAATTGATGCTAAAAGAGTAACAATCAGTAACATCTTTTGAATCGTCTTTAAGAACTGTACAGCATTTTAAAATAAGAGAATCAAGTTTTTTCAGTGTAACCATTTCAGATTTTCCTCCTTGGGATTTTTATTTTATAGATTGCTTATATTTTATATCCACCAAAATATAATATTTATAATTTAGTGTTCATATATTGAAAAATAATTACTTGGTCTAAAACATCATATCTTGAGTTGTTCTACCTTGATTATAATGCTCTTTTATGGTTTCCATAGATTCCTCAAACTCAGACATATGAGCTTGCTCTCTAGTTAAACCAAGCTTTTCGACCAAATGCTTATATTTAATTTCTTTTTCAATAATTTGCCGATATTGTTCACGATAAAACTTCTCTCCATTTATGATAGAAGTTTCGAAACAAGATACATCCCAGTATAATGTACTAAGCTCGTCTGTCTGTAAGTTAGTAGATACCTCTTTCAGGTTCTGTTCTAGGGATTCAATTCTTTTTCTATCCGTTTTCAATTCAGCATCAACAGTTTCTTTGTACTTATCTATTTGCTTATTTACGGAGCTATTGAATTTTGAACCGATCCATGCAAAGAATTTAGATATCGGATTGAATTTTATTTTTGGATTAAACTCGATAAAAATCAACACAATAGCCAAAAATATAGACCATTTTGTGTATCCCATATCATATAGATATTTTACTATCGTTTCCATTTCTTAAAGCTCCTTTCTTGGCTTAAAACGAAACACAATAGCATGTAATTTTCAGATTATCCCATTTAGAAATTCTAAGATTTATCATAGTGTTAAGGGTAGGTTCTATTAGAACCCACCCTCTTCATCCTCTCCACCAGCCATACTAGCACCTAAATCGTCATTAGTTTTAAGTTTCACTTCAAGTTTAGCTGCATTAAGCATATCGTCAATTTTACTAAAGTCAAGATATGTACCAAGTTGATCTCTACAATATAGATTTATAAATCTATGTTTTACCTCATCCTCAGCATCTGGCTCAAGAATATCTACTATACCATTAGCATAATCTTTTACATTGTTTAATAACTGCTGAGCATTTGTCATTGCTAAGAATGCAGGTGCAGGAAGTACAACTTTCATTGTCTGATCATTTTCGTTATACTCATAATTGTAGAGTCTTCTGAATATATCTGTAAGATATTTCTGATATATAGATTGTCTCTTATAAATCTTTCTCAAGAATTTAGAATTAGACATTGTAAATCTGGTTGCATAATCTACCTGATTTACAGACTGTACAAATTCCAATGGTACATCTGTAGAAGATACAGCCTGATCTTCCATTCTATCCATAAGATCTGTAGGAGTCTCTATAGATTGTCCAGACATTACTTCCATAGTAACAGGAGGATCACCTGATTGTGATACAGGTATAATATGGTCATTATATCTACCTATTACATTGAATACTGTATTCATATTTTCAAGCTGCCGTATTCCCATGTTTCCCTTCTTTAACTGGTTTACTACATTAAGAAGGGTTCTTGATACATTCTGTTCTACATTCTGCTTTACATAGTATACTCTCTTATCATTAGCTCTTGATACTCTACCTATAGCATCGTTAAGATATAGCATACAATATACCATAGCAGGTACAACAGCTTTTTTCAAATCTGATATACCTCTATGAGTATCTGGATCTAATTTAAAATAGATATGCCTTATATCTTCAGCAGGAATAAATGTTATACCGATATTGTTTATTCCGCAAGTTGCGTTAAACTTATCGTTATATCTCAATACAGCATATATCTCTTTTTTTAGATCCACATTACCATTTATGAATTTGGCATCTATTTTTTGAGAGATAAGAGAAGCTATATAACCAACCAAAGCGTCATTCTCTTTGTCAAACTCATTAGCCATCATCTTTGTATTGTTGGTTAAACTGTTATATGTATATCCATTCAGAACCATGTTTTCCACATAGTTGTTTGCAATTTGGATATAAATATAACCAATACAAGTTTCAGACATGTATATTGGGAATATCTGATCTCTTGGTATTTTATGACAAACAGCACCGTTTATATCTGATTTGACTTCAGTACCAGATTTTCTATCTTTATCTATCAAACCATCTGATGCTATCATGGACATATTAACGCCAAGTTTAATACCATCTCCGACATCTTCTTTTACCGGATTAACCCATTCCATAAAGTAGCTCTCTGTAACAGATTTATGCTTCTTTAAGGCATCATATTTATTCTTAAGCTCTTCTATAGGTTCAGGTATAATTCCAGACTCGTCAAAGAAGATATTTACTTTCATATCATTATCTTTGATTTCATCTAGTAATTCTTTAGCAAGAGTTGTATCTGAATTAATAACTCCATCAAATCTAGCAGCTTCAAATACACACTCTCCATTATATGACTCTGGATCCTTAGATACAATTTCTGCATTCTCATATCTTATAGGATTTATAAACATTCCAGAGTTTCTCATAGCACTCTTTCGTTTTAATAATCTTTCGAATGCTACTTTATACGGAACCAGATATAAGAAATACTCTCCATATTTAGAGACATCATAGTATATCTCGTCTGCTAGATTCTCTACATCGTATTTTTCTTTTACCAGACTAGCTTTATCACTAAAAGTTCTTAAGAATTCCTCAGAACTCTTTCTAGGAACTACATTTATACAATCTTTGGTAAAATTATCAGAAGATAATACATTATCCTTTTTGATTTCCAAAGCATCTTCAAGCTTTGTCATATACTGACAAATCAAATCATACTGATAATCTTCCGCCTGTATAGACTTTCTGATATTATCCACATTGATTGTATCGAGTATCTGTCCTGAATCGTCAAATAATTTACTGAGTTCTTCTTCAAAAGTAGAACCAGAATTATTTTTATTCTGTATTCTTGTATACAAGCTAGATAAATCTGAAGCATTCTGACCATTAATCTTTGATAACAGTGAATCTATAGAATTATCTATACCTGATACTATATTTTCCATATCTTTCTTACTATCAATTCTAGATTGATAAGTATTCTGATACATATTATCTACAGCATTAGATAGATCATCTAATTGTCTATCTATCTTCTTAACGGATTTTTCCATTTCGGTAGTATTAGCCATGAAAATCCTCCTTTCTCAATTAATCAAATGTGGTTATAGTAAATATAATAAAGAAGGGGTGGTACAGTAGCACCACCCCAGCCCCTATTGAAATACTCAATTCCCCTCAAATTAAGATGACTGTGTTGAGTTACCTGTGTAGCTGTAATGGTTATCCTTACCAAGCATACCGTTGTATTCAACAGCCGTTGCATCAACAAGAGACTGAATCTTACCGTCAGAATTACTATCCATAATTCCCCATCTGTAATCAGCAGAATCAAGTACAGCAACGTTCTCTGTCTTCTCAACCTTGTATGTAGGAACACCACTAACGTCAGCAGTAACATTAACACCAGTAATATCCTGAAGAAGCGCTCTAGCAGCCTTATCAACCATATATCCGGTGATAGGGAAGCAGTTGAAAGTAACGTTTACTTCACGGTTATTGATATCACCCTTTGTGGAATCATACATTGATTCCTCAGCTCTATTGAACTGTACATCGGTCAACAGATAAGCCTTCTCAAGACGAAGCATAGTATTATCAGTAACCATGTACATGAATGTACCAACTTCATTCTCGAATGATGGCTCAAGAAGACCGTTAGCAATAAGTCCGTGATATGTCTTAGCCTTAGAGATAGGATCCTTGATACCGCTAAGATATGTAGCAATATACTTGGCGATAAGAGAACCACGTCTCTCGTAGAATACAGAAGTAAGTTCTACTGCTGTATCTCTGGTTACGTTAGAGATGAACTTAACTGTGTTAGTTCCATCACCAACTTCGTAACCATCACCCTGCATATCAGGAAGTCCTGTAAGTCCTCTGAATTCGAACTCAAGCATATGGTTGAATGTATCTACCATGCTCTTAAGTCCGGCATCCTGCTCTGCAAGCATATCCATGAACTTAGGCATCTTGATAACTGCGAGGAAGCTATAACCAGTTTCGAACTGATCGAACTGTCCAGGCTGAGAGAAGTCAATAACGCCACGGAAAGCATTATACTGTGTAAGATTCTTTGGTCTAATAGTATAGTTATTAACGATACCATTAGCAACACCGTTAGAATATGTAGCCATATTTTTCCTCCTCCCTTAATCAATAATCATTTGTCAAAGCGAACAGATCGAAGATTTCGGTCTGAGCCCAGTTACCAAACTTGAATGAGATAGCAGCATGGAATATCTTGTGCATAGACTCGATAGGATCCTGTACATACTCAAATCCAAGCTCTGCGAAGTGACTCTTATAATACTTGAGTACATCTGAAACAGCATCTGCATAGATCTGGAAGTCAGTACCAGTAACAAATGTGTATCTAAACTTAGGACAAGCTGTTCTAACAGCTCTAGCAACTTCCTGAATAGCAAGAGTGTTATTAAGGAAGCTAAGCTGTGAAAGCACACCAGGCTTAGATGTATACAGAGACTGTACAACACATTCTCCCTGCATGAAGATAGCATAATTGATTCTCGCATCGTCGATCATAGCCTTCTGGTTTGCAGCAGGTGTGATCTTAGGAACGAAGTTAATTGTACCTTCAATAGCATTTGGAAGAACCATATTGTTTACAACACCAGCCATAGGTCTATAAGCACCATCAGAAAGTATTGCAATAGCAGCACGAGACATATCGTAAAGCATAGATACACGCTCACGAACTCTTGTCTCAGGATCATAGATCTCATATGTTGTGAAGTAATCGAAGATATTGAAATTCTTATGTTCTGCACTAATGAGATTCTGCTGATAGTTTATGATAGATGTATAGCTGAACAGCTCAAGACCATAATCTCTGAAGTATGAAGTATCCTTACGAAATGATACGAAATCAGCGATAGCAGACTTTACATCATCCGGGAAGTTTGCATCCCAAATTGCTGTAATCTTATATGTGTCTACATCCCAGATAGAGTCATCGAAAGTACCATCAAATACTTCGATTGCTTTCTCTTTCCAAAGCTCTGTTCCGAATGCCTTATCTGCAAATGATCCATCAGAACCATTTACAAGTTCGATACCGTACTGTGCATCAAGTGCAACAGATTCAGGATCTACAGTGATACCTGCAAGAGAAGCTGCTCTTGAATCTTTACCGAGGATAAGATCACAATTTCTAAGCTGATCTACAGTAAGACCTGTAAATCCTGCAAGGAAATTTACATAGCTACTGAACTGACCGGCAATATTGTAGAACTTAACCTGAGGTGTTGTATGCTCTGTGAATCCATACTGAGTATTATTATAAATAGTCTCAGGGTTCATAGTAGCTGTAGCAGCAGCAAGTCTTGTTGTTCCATCATATACATAGAGATCATAGATCATATCAGTAAGATTTCTTGAAAGATCATAGTCTGCAGAAATCTTAACAGACTTAATCTGAGCTGATCTACCGTTATCTGTTATAATGAACAGATAGAACTTTCCAACCTTAGTAATGGTAACGTTATCTGTACCATCTGTTGTAACTGTTGGATCAACAGGAACGATATTAGCAAGAACATCGTTGCTTGTCTTACAGTTTGTAACAGATGTAGACTCCCACTTAAGAACAGCAGAAGAATTTGTTACTACATATCTATCAGTTGCAGTCTCATCGTCAACACCTGTCTGGAGATACTGAAGGCTTACACCTTCCTCACCATCTACAGCCTTTATAGCCTCAATAGTACCAGTAACAGTAACTGAGAGAATAAGGTTTCCAAGCAGTGCATCATCGGCAACAAGTCTCTTGATAAGAAGCTTAGCTCCACCAGCAATATCATTTGCTGCCTGTAAAGCAGGCTGACCATGCTTGACGAAGTTCATCTTTGTACCATACAGACTATGGAACTCTGAAGCTGTATTTACAATTCTCAGATCTTCTGGTCCTCTATCGAAGCTAGAAACGGTAAGATAAAGCGGGGCATTATCCACCGAATTAGCTTCAATCTCAGGTATCTGTGATTGATCTATAATATTTATTATAGTACCAGGATACATGATTATTCCTCCTTGTTAATATATATTTAAATATCATTTAATCGCCCCAATCTGACGATCCCAATCCTAATATTTATAGGAATGTTAATTTTTAATAATACCGAGTAATCACCTCTAGAAATATATACTATAATTGTAATATTATTTAAGGAGGTGACAAAATGAAATTTATAAATTGGAATAAAGACACTGGTGTTTTTAAATTTGGTCAAAAATATCTTAATTTTGAAATCAAATACAAAATAAAAAGAGATTTGGTTGCATGGTTAAGTAACGATCAAGGATTAAATCAGATGTGTACTTCTCCTGGTAAAGCTAAAGAATTTGCTGAAGAAGATTTAAGAGAGCGTCTTATTAAATATTATAAAGAGCAACTACTTAATTATAAGGAAATTGTAGACGTTCCGTATGATAAAATATACCATATAGTTTTTCTTATACCTGTTAGACGTTGGGTTAGAATAGGAGATATCAAAAATGAAGAGTCTGCAAAAATCCAATATAAGATAGGAGATGTGATAGTAAATACCACTGTAGAACAAGTACCTCAATGTCATTGGATAATGACTATAAGAGATAAAGATGGTGAGCAATTATATCAATGGCATTATTTATCTTTTAGAGCAGCTAAACGATCAGGTATAAAATACACTAGACAGTATATGGTAGATGAAATAGGAAAATGTATAGTAGAAATGAATAGTTTAGCAGATACAATTTCTCATACAGATAAAGGATGGGGTGAATCAGATGGATATTGTAAACAAGATTAAGATCCGATCAAAACGTGGTACAGATTTTATATTAACTGTACATACAACCGATGATTATAAAAAGTATACTGTTTTTGTAGAAGATCAGGTAGATAGTAATGGTAACAATATCCATTGTTCGGATATTGTAATTATTAATTATTCAGATTCTATACGAAGTCAAATTTTTAATGCATATTCGTTAGATGAGTCTAATAAAACAGTAAAAGTAAAATCTTCTGAAGAAATAGAGTATATTGAAAAATATATGAAATTAGCAGACGAGCAGTTTGATAAAAGATTCTATAAAGCAACAGATTCGTTTCTAAGAAAGCATGCAGTTAGAGAGAAGCAGGAGTTTGATTTTATATTAGAAGCAGAAAATAATGCTAAAGGATGGGGTAAATCAGATGGATAATAATCGTACAGGTGATATTATAAGTAAGGTTAAAGTTCAATCAAAACATGGTACAGATTTTATACTAACTGTATCTACAACCGATGATTATAAAAAGTATACTGTTTTTGTAGAAGATCAGGTAGATAGTAATGGTAACAATATCCATTGTTCTGATTTTATGATTATCAATTATCCAGACTCTTTACAAAACCAAATTATGAGCGAATATACTTTAGATGATTTGAATAAATTATCTAAAGAAAAATCTTTTGAAGAATTAGAGTATATCAGAAAGTATGTGGTATTAGCAGATGAACAGTTTGACAGAAGATTTGATAAAATTATAGATTTATTTCTCAATAAACATGTGGTTGAAGAGAAGAAGGAATTTGATTTTATATTAGAAGCGAAAAATAATGCTGATACTAATAATGGTCCTTCTGCTCCAGACGTTAAAAACGATAAACAACCTTTTATGCCGAATTTAAAGGAAACATCTTTTACCCCAAATCCAAATGCTCCAGGATTTGATTTGCCTAAAGACCAACCACAATGTTCTACCGTAACCAATGAATTCGAAGAGCATTACTATAGTTTACATAGCATATTAAAATCTCTTTTATTAAAATTACCAAGCGATAACTATAAAATAGATAATAAAATTGTATACGTTAAAGATTATGATATTATAGTAGAAGAAAAGAATAGTTCTTTAATACTTGGTAAAAATTCTATCACTAAAAAGAGTGCTAATGGTGATCAAGGAGAATTAAGATTTGATAAACTTAGTTTAGAAACAAAATTTCGTATAATAAGATTGATGCTTTGTATATCATTTAAATTAAGAATGGATTTAGCACAAGGAGGAATACATTAATATGGCAATTTATTTTACATCAGATACTCACTTTGGAGAGCAAAGAGCTTTAGAGTTATCTAAAAGACCTTTTAAATCAACTGACGAAATGGATAACGCAATTATAGAAAACTGGAATAAAGTTGTTACTCCAGAAGATACAGTTTTCCATTTAGGAGATTTTGGAAATCTTGATATAAGAAATAAATTAATCGGTAGAATCATTTTGATTGAAGGAAATTACGAAGAGAAGTTACCGTTTGTAAAACGTAAAGAGTTGGAGCAGCTGTTTATATATAGAGGTGACAAATATGTCATGAAGATTAATGGTCACGCTGCAGCAGAGTTTACTTATCAGGGAACTTATGACGGAGATGATATCGATGGTGTTATTTTCCGTATGTGTCATAGACCGGATGATTGTATAAAAGATAGGACAAATGTGCCAAAGAAAAAATTTAATCTATTTGGTCATATACACGGAAGACAGATGATTAAGTGGTATGGTATCGATGTTGGTGTAGATGCACACCATTTTGCACCAATATCTTTAGAGGATGTATTATTCTTTAGAAATGCCATTGTAAAAGGATATTACGATAGCAATGTATTTGAATAAAATTATATAGAGAGGATTATTAATCCTCTCTATATAATTTATTTTTTATCCGGTTACTACTTTCTCAAGAGGTGAATTCTTTATCTTATCTTCATCTTCTCCAGATAGCATTATGGAGGCCATTAATGATTCGTCAAAGTTCTTACTTGTAAGTGCTACATAAGGAGATGTATATTTAGGTACTACATCTATAGCCACTTGCTGGTAATTTGTCATATCATTCATAGCTGTATGTCTAAATGGTTTAGATATATCATTTGGATCTCTTTCCAATTCGGAAAACATTATTCCAAAGAATTGCATATTAATCTTAAAGCTTAATCCATTAAGCTCCATAGATTGTTCTGGATATTCATGTAATTTATCATATGGTATTGTATGTGGTTGTCTACCACCTGTAATTACCATAGCACCAAATAGATTCTCTACGTTATCTACTGTATTTGGTATATTAATATCACTTATAGCTTCATCTCCTTTACGAAAATGGAGAACCTGATAATCCATAGGTTTTGTATTTCTTAAAGAGAATGATTTTACTTTCTCTATTCTATACGGTTTGCACTGTATCATTGTAGGATATTTGAATATATGGGATTTTAACAGTTTTCCTTTATCATCTATCAATCCCCAGTCAAATACTCCTATAGCATATACATACTGTCCCATAATCATAGCTGTTGGATTTTTTACGTCTGTGAAATATGCATCTGGGATATAATAAACTAATTCGCCTGTACTATTATAAACAAGAGCATTTCCCTCTTGTTTAAGAAATTTAGGTAATGCTGACATATCTTATACCTCCTCTTAAATTATTTAAATGTCTTTTGGTATAATTAATATTTTGCCAAATTATATACTATAGTAGTGTAATATAAATTTAAGTTTCAATATAAAAAGGAGATGAGAGAATGAGACTTAATTTAAAAATGGATTTTATTGCAGATTCTATCTGTAATAGAAAACTATCAGCAGAAGGAGCACTAGAATTATTATACGTAATGAATCCTGAGTTAATAAAGATAAAGGGGTGTGATCAGGATAACCCATATCATAGATTAAATCTATGGGAACATTTGATAGCAACTACAAATAATATTTTGGAGTTGGAGAATTTTAAATACTTTGGTCAAAAAACCAAAAGTATTTTGGTAATAGCAGCATTGCTTCATGACGTTGGGAAACCTGATGTAAAAGCAACTAAATACGTTGAAAGATACGGTAGAGAAATAGATACATTCTATGGTCATGCTGCTGTATCTGAAAAGATAGCTAGAGAAATTTTGACCAGAGATAATTCGTTTAATTATAACGAAATATCTATGATAACTTTTTTGGTAAAACACCACGATGCATTTTCTAATTTTAGAAACGATAAAAAGAACTATACATCTATCACAAGAAAGAATGTATTGAAGTCATTAATAAGAACAGCAGATACTATATCAGCACAAAACTACAACTTTCTTATCGATAGACAGAAAGCTTTAACTTATTTAGCTGAGGCTGATATAAAAGCTCAGGCATTAATAGTCAGAGATAAAGATAATAATATCGTTGATACAATGGGAGATAAGTTAGGTAGAATAAGAGCTATTAGGAAAATATTTAAGGAGGAGCAAAATGTTTGATCACTCAACACTGTACAACTTTATAGCAGAGGAAAAGAAAAATCAAAATGTGGTACTGAATATAGCTAAGCTTAAAAACCAGGCACTGAATCTAAAAACATTTGATAGATTCTGTGAGGTTCTCGGTTTCGAAAAAGGTTCTGAAAAATTCAACAAATTCTTTACTCTTAATTATTCACTATTAAGGTATTCTAGAATAAGAAAGGAATTTGAAGATAAGTATCCTGAATTTGTACCTGCTGATGTGGCTGCAAAACCTAAACATAAAGACAACAGACATGAAGTGGAGGGTTTAAGAAAGATTCAAGATTTTATAATCGAAAAGAAAACCAAGATGTATCCTGATATGTCTATTAATAAGCTTGGTAAGTTATTAGGAGTCAATCAGATTTCAAATATAAAGAAGTTTGGAATTGATCCTACTTCTTTATGTAAGATAGTGGAGGTTTTTAAGATACAGGTTGGTTCTGAAGAGTTTGACTATATAAACAATCTTATTGGTTCTCCTGATAATATAAAAGGTGTATTAAGAGTAAACAGATATCATGATGCACTTGAGAGTCTTGGATATATACCTAAACCGGTCAATAATACTATCAGTACAATGTATTTGGCAAAAGATGATGCAGATCCAAAAATTATACCAGAATCTGTTGCTAATAGTATTAGTACCATTAAGGAATTTAAAGAAAATGAGAAGGTAGGTCAAGATGCGGTATCACCCATCATGCAAAACCCAATGACACCACCAATACCTTTTATGCCTTTTGTACCTATTAATTATAGCAAACTGTTTGGTAATTTTATACCTTCACCAGTAACACAACCTTCTCCTCTTACAGTTTCTAATGTAACAGAAAATAAAGAGTCTACTAAAGATAATGGAGATATAAAAGAAAATGTTGCAAATCCATTATCATCGGCATCTCTTAATTCTGATCTTGAGATCGGCACTATTAATGTAAATGGTGTACCAACAACTGTTGCTCGTAAAATTGGTACCAATAAGGAAAGTGTGGTAGAATCTGGTGCATCTCGTTTATATAGATCTTCTAATAAGGAACTTGAAGTAAAGAAAGCCAGAATAGAATTTGGTAACCTTATAGCAAAGATTGCTTTTACTAAAGATATTCCAAGAGCTAAACTGTGCGAGTTATTTGAAGTATCTAATCATGAGATGGATAATATCATACTTGGTAAGACTGATACTCCTGATTATTTCCATATAAAGAGAATATGTGAAAGATTACATTTACAGAATCTGGAGACTATTAAACTTATAGGATATGCAGGTAAAGGCAGAACTTCTACAGAGGTAGTTATACCTAAGATTGTTAAGGAGTATTTGAATAAGAATCCTTTAGCATTAGAAGCTTTATATAGAGCAGCACAGGAGAATTTAGATTCTGATGTTTGGGAAGACTTTATAAATAGTTTTGATAGGAGATAAATAATGACTGCATTAGAAAAGAGATTACTCACAAATCAAATTATATTATTGCATTATATGAGAGAAAGTTTTAGAATATGCAGTGATCGGATTGGCATAAAGAATGCAAGGTATGATTTTCTGGAGTATGAGGAGAATAAATTAATTAGCGCTATAAAGGAATATCTTAAAGATTTTGGTTTATCTGATCAAGAAATTGATAGTGTTATTAAGGATGATATTAAAGATCAATTAAGTATTGGTCAATATAGCAATATTATAAGTGCTATCGAATTGGTTGAGAAGTATTACATACATTGATAGACGATGATTCGAATAGATTTATTTCATCTTCTATTCATTATATTACAGGTATAACCTAAAAAATAAAATATTGGGACAAGTCTTAAAGACTTGTCCTTTTATTTTTATTTCTTTAAAAATCTACTCTCTATTAATTCTTCTATATTACATCCTAAACTATCTGCTAGTTGATATGCTGTTTCTAAAGAAGCTTTATTTATTTTTTCAGGATCTTGTTCATATACAGCTATACTCTTTATATTTATTCCAGATAAAGTTGCTATATCTTTTTGAGTAAAGCCTCTCATAACTCTTATACGTTTCAAATTAGAATTATATCCATTTATTTCTTCATTCTCTATTTTCATAATATACCTCACAAATATCGAGATTAATAAATCTATTTATAAATTATAATATTGTAAGATAATTATTAAAATAGTACTACCATTTAAATCGTAGTAAATTCTTACAATTTCGATTAATTAAAGATAATATAATAGTAGTAAGGTATTATAACCTTACTACTATTATATCTTTTATACCCTTATTTCTCACAATTACCCTTTATATTTACACCTATTTAGGTATAGATATTTAGCTTATAATACTCAATTTTAAAAATATTTTAGATTTATCTATAAACACAGATTAAAAGAAATAAATAGGTGATATAATAGATCTTCTATCTTTTATATCATCTTTTTTATTTACATCTTTAATTTCATCTATAGTAGGAAGTTTATAATTATTATTCTTTATCTCTAATAATCTTCCTTGCATATTATTCTGTAGATTATTAAAATTTGGTAATGAATATGGATTATTCTCAGTATATTCATAATGTATATGGTTAGGTTGTAATATCTCTAATGTCTTTAATAATTCAGAATTATCATCTGAATATTCTATCATTCTTTGAGTTGTGTCTAATAAATCACTTCCTATCCATTGTTTATATAAATCTTCGAATAATTTCCATCTACCAAATATCTTATTTACTGGGAAGAATAATTTTCCTTCATGCATTAATTGGTGTTCTGTTTCTGTTACAGCTATTAATCCAACTAATAATTTATAGTGTAACATCATAACTTCTCTAGCAACCATTTGTACTTCTAGAGATTCTTGATAATAGCACCTCTTATGATACACTATATTTACTATATCATATAAACTATAAGGAAAATGGTGTATCTCTATTTTTACTGCTTTATTATCTTTACAGTTTATTTTTTCAAATGCACTTTCATTCATACTATAATGCTCTTTTATATAAGGAATAAATTCTTTATATTCAAAACTATGCCTTACTTCATTTTCTATAGTTTTAAAATATTTCTTTAAATCTTTATCACTTTCTAAATCCCATACTAAGAAGTCATAATCAGGAACGTCTTTTAATACTATGGTATGTTGTTGATTTATCACAGGTAAAGTTATATTATCAGGATCTATCATATATCTATCATCTCCTTTCTAATTATTTATAAAGTTTTATTCTGTAAATTTTCTATAAATTATATACTATAAATATAATAGGAGGTATATAGGTATGTATAAAGGATATAATCCTATAACTGTATTGAAATCTTATTTAAAAGAAAGTAAGGATAATTATTATATGAATAGAAGTATGAAAAATATAGTAGATAATATAAAAGATTCGGAGGAGATTATGGAGTGGTGTACACCTTGGAAACCTGGTTTTAGATTTATAATAAATAGATATGAAAATAGATATATTGGTCAATATAGTTATCCTAAATATACTATAGAATTAAAAATCTTAGATACGTTTTATAATCTAATTACTATAGCAAAAATGAGTGAAACAGATCTTATGCAATTTATAGATCAAATAGAAGCATTTATAAATGAAATGGACCATCAAGAATATTCTTCTGTTTGTTGTCAATTACGTTCTACATCTACTGGTGTTGGTGGTTTTATAGAATTATCTAGACATACTTCTATAGCATATACAGAAGATGGAGAAATAAATCCATCTTATTATGATACCGAACACGATGATTTAAGAGATATAAAATTCACTTTATTTTCTTATAATATGATATATGGTACTGTACAACCTTCAGTTACATTTGTATTATCAGATGAAGAATTATGTGATTTTGCTTATTGTTTATTTTTCGTTGGATTAATAGATTTAGATTTAGAAGATGAACCAGATTTGAATTATAATATATCTAAATTATTCTTGGGAGATGATGTTGAAAATGAATAGAGAATGGTGTACACCTTGGAAACCTGGTTTTAGATTTATATTATCAAGAAATATTTCTAAGTATTCTTGTATAAGTAATATAGATTTAAAAGTCATGGATTCTTTCTATAATTATATAACTACATTGAAACTTAGTGAATTTGATATGTTATCTTTTATAGATGATATAAGATTCTTCTTAAATGATCCAGAAGAAGATCCAGAAATATCTATAACTATTAATTTTAAAATGAATAGTTCTGGTATAATGCATTGTGTAGAATTATATAGACTAGGTGCTCAATATAATAGTTTTCAAGAATTAGGTTATGAATTAGATACTTTATTTGATGGAGATGACGTTAGAATAGGATTCTTTGATAATGTCAATAAATCATATAGAAATATAAAGTTTACTATATATTCTTATAATTATAAAGAACAATTTATGAGTCCTGTGGTAACGTTTTTCTTATCTAACGAAGAATTAGAATCATTTTCAGATTTTCTATATTATAATTATAATAACGATAATTAGAATAAATAATCCTGTAGACATTATAGTCTACAGGATATATTTTATTTTTTTAATTATTAAACTCATCTGATCTATATTTTCTCTCAAGAGTAAATTTATAAGATACAAATTTCTTATCTTCTAACCATATATGCAGATGTATAGAATATCCAGTAAAAACATTCATATTGATCTTACCATGTACATTATCGTAGTTCCAAGAGAATCTATAATAAGAATATTTCTCCTGGCTCGGTACATGCGGGTAATATAATACCATATCGAGATTAACTTTCTTTCTTAACTCCTCAACAGACTTTGCTTTAGTATTCCAATCATCTTTACTAGCAAAGAGAGTATTAAACAGTTTCGTCGATCCATAATTATAAGCCTGTTTAGCAGCATTATTCTGATCTTTAAGTTTATTTATAGCGTCATCTTTATCGATATTATATATCATTTCTACATAACGCTTCTCAAACTTTACATCCTTTACCTCAATATATCTATAAGGTTCTTTCTTCTTAAATATATCAAGAATGCCCTCAGTAATAATCTTATCTCTTTCAATAAGCTCTCCTCGCTTTATAGCTTCTACCTCTTTAGCAGTCATAGGCTTAGTACACCTAATTTTATCAAGATCTTTCAGCATCTTATCAGTAAAGACAGCAGATATTAAATCGTTATCTTCTTTAAGAGCATCTATTCCATAACTTACATATTTCATCTTAGTATTATTCCTTTCTACATATTTTATTTAAGAGAACTATAAATTTTTAAATTATTTATAAGAATGTAAAAAGGCCGCGGCGGGGCGGGCGCCGCGGCATATTTATATTATATTATATTTATGGCTTTTCCGTCTAATACTTTTCTAATATCTTTCGTTTAAAGTATTATAAGTATTTTTCTATTTCATTTTCTATATATTATTTATCTTTATTCATACTCTCTTTTTTTCTTTTTAATATTCTTTATTTTTATTCTTCTTTTCATATTTTCTATATTATAAATTATTTATAATATATTTATTTTTTTTTTTATTTTTATATGAAAATATTTA